CGCCTGGCGCAAGATGCACGAGCTGGCGCACGCGATCACCAAGCCGATCGTCAACGCGAAGTACGGCGAGGCGCAGCGCATCGGCAAGCTCGGCCACCACCGCTCGATCCACGAGGCAGAGCGTTCGGTGGAGTGGGAGTGGCACGCCGCGCACAAGCAGCGCGAACTGTCGGCGCAGATCGGGGTGCACGTCCCGGATCACGTCTTCCACAAGGAGCTGAATACGGTCATGCACGACGCAGTGCACCGCGCCGTGACCGGGAAGTTCACCAACCCGGAGCAGGAAGGCTACGTGCCGCACAGCCACAAGGTGCCGCTGGCGACGGCGCTCGGGTTGATTCGTCACCACGCGCAGCGCATGGGCTTGACCGACCGCCACCAGACGTTCAAGAACTCGGCGCGTGTCACGGCCTGAACTCCTGATCGAGAACGGTAAGGCGTGGGTGACCAAGGACGCGTGGTCGCTCGCCTGGCAGAGCGCACGAGGCCACTACCACGGCGTCCACGAGGCGTGGCTCACGCTCGGCTGGGCGTGGTGTGGCCTCTACCGCATCCCGGTCTACATCGTCGGATGAGCCCACGGCGGACGGACCACGTCAGCCTCTCTGATCCGGACTGGGTCGAGTACGTCTGCCGGAACACTGTCGGCCTGATGTTCTGCGACGCCTGCGGGCAGCAGCTCATCAACTACGCTGCAACGCTTGGGCACAAGGGGCGGATCCAGCTGATCGGCATGACGAGAGGTCATGCACTGCTTGCACACCACGCGGCGCATAACCGGAGCCCACCGGCAACGCTCAGTGTCCACGTTGCCGGTGGGGCGGTCCTGTGGGAATCAGGGCAACCGTGGCGGCGGGTTGGCTTCGCTAGCCGCCCCGGCGTCCCTGGGGTGGACTGACTTAGCTCTCCTCGTCGAGCTGCGCGCCGTTGCTGCGGCGCCGGGTGCCACTGCGCGCGGCGATGAACGCCCCGCTGCGCTCGATCAGCTCGGTGATACCGTCTCTGTGGCGCTCATCGAGCCGGCCGTCGCTGAACGCTGCCTGTGCTCCGCGCTGCAGCGCCGCGATGAGGTACGGCCCCGCGAAGGCCATGAACTCCTCGAACGGGTTGAACTCGTCCTTGCGCATCCGATCTTCCATGATCTGGCGGTGCTGCAGCATGGAGTCGGCGGCGACCAGGAGGTCGGTCGCGTTGACGAGCAGCGGCTGGTCGTCCTGGACGTAGCGAATCGCCGAGAGCTTCGCGCGCGTGATGATCTCGGAGATCATGGCCGGGATGATGCCGGTCAACCGCTCGCCGACCTCGGTGAGGTCCGCGTCATCGGCGATGAGGCCGGCGCCGTAGGTGCGCACGAGGCGAATGGCTGCCTCGGCGTCCGGCGGCTCGATCTCGATGATGTCGTCGAAGCGGCCGGGGCGCAGCGCCGCCTCGTGGATCAGGTCGATGTTGTTGGTGGTGAGCACGGTGACGACCTTCGTGCCCTTCGAGCCGACGCCGTCCATGATCTCCAGCAGCTGGTTGCCGTCGTCGTCGCGCTCTTCCATGTCGCGGTCGATGTCCTCGAAGAACACCATCGCCGGCTGGTACTGCTGCGCGAACTGCAGCGCCTTGGCCAGGTTGTCGCGGGCGTAGATGAACGTCCACCCGTGCTCGACCGCGATGATCGCCGCCTTGTAGGCGGTCATGGTCTTGCCGGTGCCGTAGGTGCCGTGCAGCAGCACGCCGCGCTTCAGGCCGACGCCCTCGCGCTCGCAGCGCGCGGTGTTGCGCAGCACGGTGAAGAGCGAGGCGTCGATGCGGTCCTCGATCCGCGTCGGCAGGACGAGGTGGGCGGGGTTGATGCCCTTCAGGTCGAGGAACTGCGGCCGGCGCATGATGTCGCGCTTCCTCGGGTCCGGGTCCTCGACGAACGAGATCTGGATCGCCCGGCCGCGGTAGATGCTGTTGCGCTGCAGCTCGATCGCCACCAGGTCGGCGATCGCCTTCACGATCGCAGCGTCGACGCGCTTGAACGAGCCCGAGAGCACGAACACGGTGCGGTCGGGCTTGATGGCGAGGCTCGTCTGCAGGACGGCCGTCGTGTCGGGCAGCTTGAACTTGCCCCAGATGACGTCACGCGTCTCGGTCGGGCTGACCTCGACGCCGACCGACGCGTTCTGGTTCTCCCACCAGAAGGCCTTCTCGGTCGAGGTGTAGCCGAACTCGCGCTGGAGCACGGCCGCGAGCGCGTGCGCCCCGTCGTACGGGTGCGCGTTGTACTCGCGGTTGATCTCCAGCTCCTCGTCGTCGAGGTGCAGCCGGCGCGTGAGGATCTCGATGCCGGTCGCGTACGACATCCCTTCGGGCAGCGTGACGATCTTCTTGTCGGTCTGCGTGAACTGCACGTCGGTGTGCCCCGCATCCGCTTCCGCCTGGAGATCCTCCAAGAGGGCCTGCAAGACGGCGCCTTTGCGGCGCGACTTGAACACGGCCCCGACGTCGGGCATGCCCTCCACGCCCTCGGCGCCGTCCATGCTCTCCATGGCACGTACCATCATCGGCTTCTTCCGTGCTGCTGTTGCCATTCGTTTCCCACCTTTCACCACAGGATAAGGCTCCCAGCCCCATGCCGGGAGACGGTTACGCGGCTGCGTCCTGAGACCGCACGATCGCGATGGCGAAGCCCGCGTCGCGTAGTGCGGCAATGATGTCGTCCGCTGAGCGCTTGCGCGCGTAGTTCACCTGCAAGAGCGCCCGCGTCGCTGCGTCCTGGCTGAGGATGTCGCCGCCGGTCTCGACCTGCTCGGCGGGGGCCTCGGTCGCGAGCCACTTGCTGCCCGACTCCCCCACCACGAGCTTGCTGCTGCAGAGCAGCCGGTTGTACTGCCGCACCCGCTCGATGATCTTCGTTTCTGTCTGCTGCGCGTGCTTGGGACAGAACTGCGGCGGGATGTCCGAGTAGATCGCGTAGACCGCGTGCGCGGTGCAGCCGTTGTAGCAGCAGGTGTACGTGGTCACGCGGCCACCGGCGTCGGCATGAGGCGCTCGAACGCGAGATTCCAAAACGCGCGCCAGAAGCCCATGACGTCGGTGAACCCGCGCACGGCCTCCACGCGCGTGTGCCGGTCGCGGATGTAGGGCAGGCACTTGCCGTGCGCCCAGATGATGTGCGACGGCTCGACCTGCACGTGGATGCGCAGGTACGGGTCGGTGTCGAGCAGCTCAGGGAAGCCGGCTTTCTTCACGACCTCCATGAGGATGAGCGTGATATCGAGCGCCGGGTGCTCGAAGCCGCTGACGAAACCGGTCGCTCGCGCCTCGGACATGCCCGGCAGCAACGACATGAAGTGCTCGATGATGGACTCGGCGCGCTCGTTCAGCACCAACGTCCCGCCCATCTTCTCGATCAGGTGCACGAGCAGATCGTAGTGGGGCTCGTGTCCCTCACCGGTCAGGCCGTCCTCTTCGAGGTAGTTCGCCATGAGCTGCTTGCGTGAGGGCTGGTCCGGGTACGCCGCAGCACAGCTCAGCAAGATCTGCGGCGTCCGTCTGGAGAAGCTGTACCAGATGCAGAGGAACTCCAGCGCGCGATCGCGCGAGAGGGTCTGGACACCGTTCAGGCGAGCGAGGTATGGGTTCTGCTCCCCGTGCTGGTAGTCCGTGTACTGCGCGAAGGTGTCGAGGAACTGCGCTGCCTGTGCTTCGAGGTCCCGCATGGTTGGTTCCCTTTCCCACAGAGTAGAGGTGATTGACCGGTGACGCGCGCGACAGGGCCAGCTAGCAGAGTTCTGCATCGGTTGTCCATCTTTTTCGGACTTGCGTTGTGACTTCTCCGACCTACACCCTGCAGGACCCCAACACGCAGACCGGGGAACTGGAGGCCTGCGTCGCCTTCCTGCAGTGGCAAGGGCTCCCCTGTCAGACCTTCTGCACCACCCAGGCGCTCAAGCACAGCAAGGGAGTGCGCCGACCGGTGTTACTTGACCGCAAGGGGAAACCCGTAGCGGTCGGCTTCTTCGAGATCGTCAAGTGGATCACCGGCCAGGGCCTCGTACATTGCTAGACCCCGGCAGTGAGTTTCGCTGGTGGCTGGCCTTCGGGTGTTGGGCCGTCTTCGCAGCCATCGTCTTGTGGAGACAGTGGCGGTAACGTGCGCGCCGCGCGGGCGCGCGACGACTCGGACCAACGGGCCGGCGACCTCCCGCCGAGTTGGTAGCAACGGCCGGACGGTCCGGCTGCCGCCCCTTTCTCCACAAGGTTGTCCACAGGTTGATGCCGCCCACGTCCTGCGCGATAACCAGGGGCTGGAGGTGGTGATGGACGATGAGGGTCGGGTCTCCGCAGTCGAGTACCGCAAGCTCCCCACGCACGATTTTCTGATCTACTCGCGCGCGGCGCTGGAAGCATCGCACCCGCCCACGGTGCCGCACGTGGTCATCTCGATCACGGGCTACGACGAGAAGGTCGGGCACAAGGCGAACGTGCCGACCAACGAGCACACGTTGGGTATCCACCGGGAAGTCTTCGCTGACGTCTCACGCACCATGGGCGAGTGGGTGCGGATGACGCCGGAACAAGCCGAGCGGATCGTCGACTTCGTGCGCTCGCATCAGGAGCAGGTGCAGCTCGTGATCGTGCATTGCCAGGCGGGCATCTCCCGGTCCTCGGCGATTGCACTCGGGCTCCAGCTCCTGCTCGACAATCACATTCACACGGACTTCCGCGATCGCTACGTGCCGAACCTGCACGTGCTGCGGCTGATTCTGAATGCCGGACTCCGGCATCTCGACCGATGAGGAGGTGAGGATGATGAGTGCTTCGATCTACACAGTACCAGGAGCCACGCCCGTTGCGGGCTCGGCCATGGGGAAGGCACCGGACGACTACCTGGCGCCGCTGCTGGGTCAACTCGATTCGGTGTTGTCGATGAGCGGGTACCTGCACGCGGAAGTGAGCTTGCTGGAACGCAGCATCGGCGTACTGGCCCCCGACGTGGTCAGCACCGGGGCGAAGGACGCGGCAGCCGCGCCGTCGGCCAGTGACTTCGCCGCCATGGTGGCGCAGAACCTGAGCCTGCTGTTGCTGCGCTTGCAGGCGGTGAACACGCGCATCTCTGGAGACAGCGCGCCCCGTGTGGTTGGGCAGGGGCCGCAAGGCTGAGCCCAGCGCTGCACGCTGTTCTAGCCACGGATCCGCAGGCGCTGTGTCGCGGGTGCTGGCTGAAGATCAACATCCCCGCGGAGGAGTGGGACGCCATCCTCCGCGGGGACGTCGACGACACGATTGACCCCGAGGCGTTTCTGCACTGGCTCCGCACTGGTGAGGGTGATCCATGCACATCAACGCCATCTTCCAGGCGCTCGTAGAAGCGCAGGCGAAGCCGCCATGCTGTGCCAAGATCTCGGATCCGCACGCATTGGACGCACACATGATTCGTTTCCACCTCGGGAAGTCTCGCCACCAGACCTTCGAGCCTGATGCGGACTGGCGCACGGACAAGATGGGCAAGACCGCACCGGGAGCGCGCCAAGCACTCGACCGGTCCGAGCTAGGCGCCCCGTGGAAGCGCGCCCACGTGCCGATCGCGCAGTTCATGGATCGGCCTGCGCACGCACCGTCGTGTTGCACGCGCCCGAGCGATCACAGCTTTCGCATCAACGGTATCGACCACTGGGTGCGTCGCCGGCACAAGGGCGACGTCCAGCAAGCGTTGCGTCAGAACCCTGTCGTGCTGGCCCAGAAGCCGGATGGGCAGCTCGACCTCGTCGACGGGTACCATCGCACGTTGCACGCCCAGGCCAAGGGGCACACGCACGTGCCAGCCGTCATCGTCCGCTCCACTGTCAACCGGTCATGGTGACGAATGCCTGCCTCGGTGAGCTACATGGCCCTGGAGCGGGATAACCCGCGCCAATGGGATCCCGCGCAGTTGCTGCGCAAGCTGCTCGAAGACATCGAAGACGGGGAGTTCCACCCCGACAAGATGGTGATCGTCTGGAACGAGCAGCCGAAGGACGGCCCGTCCGGGATCCGGCCGCGCGTTGCGTACGCCGGCACCGAAGGGTATGAGGCTCTCGGCGTGATGCGGCTCGCCATGTGCGACATGGAGCACGGGCTGCTCGCGCAACAGCAAGCCAGTGAGGATGACGAGTGAGGGTGTCGTTCACGACATCATGGCCGATCACCACGAAGTCGGCGGCGGCGAACTACATGGCGCAAGCGCTGCGGGCCGAAGAGGACCTGAGCCTGTTCCAGCGTGGACTGCAGTTCTGGCTCACGCTCGGTAGTCCGTACAAGTCCACGCGCATGCCGACCATCACGCCGATCCAACGCGGCAGCACCGTCACGCCCGACGCGATCGAACAGTTCATCCGGCACGTCGAGTGCACCAAGGGTCAAGAGCGCCTCGCCGATGATGAGCCGTACGGCAACGCCACCAAGCCCAGTACGCCGCGCGCGTCGGCGGGGACGGTGGACCTGCGCGAGTGTGCCGGACCCAACCCGACGATCGCGATCCGCATCGAGCACGGCCCCGTCTTGTGGGAGACCGGCTGGTACGAAGGCCGCGTCGGCTACACGAGCCGCAAAGAGCACCGGTGGGACAAAGGACTCACTGGGGAAGACGTCAGAGTCTCGCGCCGCCGGCAAGGGGTGGTCTACAACTTCGCGTGCCCCTCGTGCAGCGCTCCGGCCGATCCTTGCCAGACGCTTCGCAACGGTGGGCACCAGGGCGCGTGCATGAACCGGCACCTCTACCAGGTCTGTCGTCTGCACTTGCGGGCCGAGGCCGGCCACTCGATCACCGAGTTCGATGCGGACACGTGCTCGTGCTGGATGCCGCGGCGCTACGCGTGATGACGCACCCCACCACCGTCTGCGACCAGGCGTCGCACGTGAACTGCGGTTGCCTGCTCTCTACTCCAACACGGGGTGAAGAGCCGAGCTTCATGGCCGAGATCCGAGCGGTAGACGCGTACTTCGATCGGCCGCGCTGGTGGCATCGCTTCTGGCCATGCCGTCGCTGAACCTCGGCGCGGCGAACACGCGCATCGCCGGCTTCCTCAACGTCGACGCCGACCCGCGCTGGCGCCCAGACGTCTGTGCGCTTCTGACCGAGGTCGAGTTCCACTCCTGCTCGATCGACCGGGTCTACTGCTCGCACACACTCGAACACCTGCCCTACCCCGAGGCGATCGCAGTGCTGCACAAGATCGGCCGGTGGATGAAGCCGGGCGGTACGCTCTGGCTCGCTGTGCCAGACTTCGAGCGGTTGTGCCTGATCGTGGCGATCGGTGAGGGTGACAGCGACTACATCCGCAACCACTTCTACGGCAACACGCTGGAGCCGTGGAACCCGCACCGCAGTGGATGGACGCGACCCTACCTGACGCAGTGTCTTTCTGACGCCGGCTTCGAGGTCATTCGAGACTTCGAGCCGTGGGTTCGCAACGTCGACGACTCGGGGGCAGACGCGTCCGGTGCCTGGTTCGAGTTGAGTAGCGGAGAGCGCGGCCCGCTCTCGCTCAATCTGGAGTGCCGGCGGCGGGAGGGCGAGGATGCGGGTGGACGCGAACCATGAGCTGGCCAAGCACGTCGACATCTACTGCAACGGCCAGCTGCTCGATCATGTCGCCTGGGCCGACGACGTCGAGGGCGTCGTGAGCCAGTTCAAGTTGACCGCCGCGGGCCTGATCGACACCGCCTATGGCGAGCCCATCAAGCAGCGCACGGAAGGCACCGTTGAGATCTACCTGCGGCCGAACGCTCCGGATGCCGCGCGCAAGCTCTACTTCCGAGTCGCTGGGCTCTTGAAGGAGTGACGTGATGATACCGCGCGGACGCGCCGGCTACGAGTCGACCCCACGCCCCACGCCAGAAGGCAAAGCGGTGCGGCGCTTCGGCGCTCGGATGGCGAAGACCGACCGGTGGGCAAACAAGCCCAGCAACAAGGTCGCCTATCAGTACGGCGACGGGATGGCGAAGCACTTCGAGCGGCCGGCACCCTACTTCCAGCATCAGCCGACCGGCCTCTACGTCCAGCAGCATTCCACGGTGATGGGCACCGACACGCGCCTGACCGGTGACGTGCAGTACTCGGTGCCGGGCATGGGACGCCTCGCGGTGATCAAACACGACGAGCTGCGTCCCGCCCCGCATGGCATGGACGTGCTGGCGGCGGCTCGGCACAACCGCACGATGACGCGTGGCGCGAAGTGGCCGGGGCCGGTTGGCCGGCTGGACTATCTCACGCGCAAGCACGAAGGGATCAACGTGCGCTGGGACGACATCCTCGCCGAGGCGTTGAAGAAGTCCTCACCGCTGCTCGGCAAGACCACCAACATGTTCGGGCCGACCTCGCAGAGCCCCGATGTCCACCAGCGCCTGCGCGCGGTCCTCAGCAACCCGACGCACGACACCTGGGACAACGCCCACGGCATCGTCGTCTCGCAACATGGAGGCCTCGGCGGCACGACCCTCTGGCAAGCGGTGCTGGCGGTCGACCCGAGCTTCCCGAACGTCGGTCCCCGGTCCGATGCGTCTGGTCGACGGTTGAAGGGGTGGGATCGAATCCCGGATCAAATGACGTTGGCGCGAGCGATCAAGCACGCCACGTCGCTCAAGCCGCGGCGCTAGTCGCGGCGGGTCTCACTGCGGTCTCTGCGGCGAAAACGTCACCGCACGATCACCGGCAGTTCACGGGTGCGGTGCTACCGACGGGAGAGGTACGCGCATGCAGCCGGGAGAAAGGGGGTTGGTCGCGAGTCTGCGGAGTGAGCGATGAGATTCACGCTCCCGCCGCCGAAGCTCCTCGCCGAGATCAACGGGCATCTCGAAGACTTCTTCACGGAGCACGACGAGGCCGATCTCACCAGCGCGCTCGATCTGCTCTGTGCGTTCTACGACGTCGCCCACCCCCGCGTACTGTGGCGCCGCACGATCGACCGTGGGGTCACCCTCGGGATCACCTACCACCACAACACGCTCCACCTGATTCGCCCCGCGGTGTGGGTCACGCGCAAGCGCGACAACACCGAAGAGGAGTGGATCGAGACGTTCTGGCACGAGTGGTACCACGTCGTGCACTACGTCGATGACGAGACCAAGGCGGACCAGTTCGCGCGCCTCTGCATGGAGGTCGCCGCCTGATGCCACAGGGAAAGTCCGAAGGGGTCGTCCAGTGCCGCAAGTGCGGCACCCACAAGAACCTCTGCACCGACCGCTCGAACCGCAGCGGCGTGCGCAGCATCTGCCGCAAGTGTCAGCGGCAGGAGTGCAAAGACGGCCGCGCCCGTCGACGCTCGACCAACGGCGGCACGATCAAGCCGGCGTACCACGCCGCGATCGACGCCGATCAGATCACGCAAGAGACCGAGGGCAACTACGAAGTCGTCACCACGGTCTCGAAGACGATCCGCACCGTTCCGCAGCTGCTCGACGCGATCAAGGTGCCGCGCAGTGCGTTGCTGGTGAACGGCAGCAGCGAGTGGGTCGTTGACGGCAAGGAAGCGCGCAAGTGGGATCAGGGCGTCATCATCGACGGCGTCCACCGCGTGGTCGAACTCTGGTACGTGAAGGTGAATCTCAAGCGCCGCCGTGCGGTGCCGATCGCCTTCGAGCCCATCCGGCCGCTGACGCTCACCATCCACATCCCGAGCCGCGCCGACACAGCCCCGCCCGCGAGCTTGCGCCGCGCGCTCATCGTCCCGGACTCCCAGCACGGCTTCGCCCGTGACGTGCAGGGGCGGCTCGATCCGCTCCACGATCGCCAGGCCTGGGCCTGCATGGTCGAGATCGCCCGCTACGCGAAGCCCAACCGCGTCGTGTTCCTGGGCGACATGCTCGACATGACCGACTGGTCCGAGAAGTTCATCACCGGACCGGAGTTTCGCTCGGTCACTCAGCCGGCGCTGGTCGAGCTGGCGTGGAACTTCGCGCAGGTGAAGGCGACGCTCGTGCCGTACAAGCGCGAGCAACCGCATGGGGACTGGCTCGCCGGCAATCACGAGTGGCGCATGGTGAAGGCGTTCTACCAGCACCTGCGCGCGGCAGCGGAACTCCGGCCGATCGACGAGCCCGACGGGCCACCGATCTATTCCTTCGAGCGGTTGATGAAGCTGACTGAGAAGTTCGGCATCACCTACCACGACAAGTACCCCCACGCCGAGCTGTGGCTGAACGACAACCTGCGCATTTCCCACGGGGAGCGGGTGCGTGGCGAGTCCGGCGAGACCGCCAAGTCGGTCATCCGCGATGCGCGCTGCTCGGAGATCTACGGCCACGTGCACCGCATCGAGCAGATCCACAAGACGGTGCACCCGCGCCATGGCGCGGTCAGCTACGTCGCGTTCTGCCCTGGTACGCTCGCTCGCATCGACGGGACGGTGCCCGCGGCAACCAGCCGGGTGAACTGGCAGCAAGGGTTCGCGATCGTCGACTACGAGCCTGGCAACGGCCGCTTCTGGATCCAGTCCGTGCCGATCCACCCCGGCGGGTGGGCGATCTACGACGGCAAGGTGTTCCGCGGGAAGTTCAGCATGGCGGCGCTGCGTGCCGGCACGCCAGGATGGCGATGGGCAGCCTAGAGATGACACCGATCGGTGCCGGGCCTCGCCGCGGCCGGCCGCGTACGCGGGGCCTGTTCCAGGAACTGGTCCGTTCCGCGGACAACGGAACAGGCCCAAAACTGGAACAGGCCGTGGTCTGCCCGGTCTGCCGGTACAGCAGCTTCACCGTGTTCGAGCGCTACCGCATCCGGAAGGACGCGGTCGCGTGGGGCGAGTGGTGCCAGGCGTGCGTGGAGCAGTTTGAGACGCGGGGCTGGTTCGTGCTGTCGATCGTCCCCGATCAGCCGTAAGCCCAGCAGCGACGATCAGGCGTTGGAGATCCGCAAGGGAGCGCACACGGCATCGCTGATTGTTCGCGCGATCGCGCTGGGTGCGGGGTGATCGCGATGCGCGGCAGGCCGCGCAACGCAGGCGGAACGGGACGGTCGCGAAACGTCACAGGAACTCCTCTCCCCTGCCTTCATCTTCGATGAAGCGGTAGATGATCTCGACGTCCTCCTCGTTGCGGCTGTAGCGCGTGACGAAGACCGCGAGCACATGCCGGACGCGCAACAGCCGTTGGGCTGTGCGAGTCGCATCCCGTTTCTGCGGCGACGTCCAGCCGATGTCTCGCTCGCCGAAACCGATCCCGGACTGGCAGCAGCCGCCGGCAACCTTTTCGAGCACGTGATCGAGCGCTGGATAGTGCTCGGCCGAGTACATCGCCTCGATCAAGTAGTATGGTCGGCTCATGTGTGCTTCACGTCGGTGAGCCCGAGCGCCTCGACGACCAGCTGCCGCATGCGGCGCCCGAGCGCATCCACACTGCCGTCGTGAAAGGTGTAGCGTCCAGGGTGGTGCTGCTTCACCATCGTCGTCCACGCCGCCTTGGCGGTCTTGCAGACGTAGACGTGATCCGCGTCAGTCATCGTCGTGCGCATCGGCGCTTCCGGCGGGAAGGTGACCACTCGGGCCGGGACACCGTCGACCAAGTGCTTGATCCGCGCGGCCTGGTTGTCCGGCAGGCCGACGACGTAGAGCTTCAGCTCGGCCGGGCGGTGCTCGGTGATCTCGATCCGCGACGGCTTGATGATGCCCTTGTTCGCCAGCTCGCCGATGATCTGCGCGAGCAGCTGGCGGTTGCGTTCGACCCGCGCCCCGAGCGCCGTGTTCAGCATCGACATCCATCAGCGTGCCGATCAGGCGCGTCACGACCGTGGCCACGAGCTGGTCGGTGGACAGCTCGGCGAGTAGTTCCTCTGGTGTCGGCGGTGGGGGCGGTGGCTCAGGCGGTGGGGGCGGCTCCGGTGCCGGCGCGTCCGCACGCGCGAGCTTCTCCTGCACACCGATTGCGGCCTCGACCAGGCCGTCGGTGAACCACTTCTCGCCGACCACGGAGATGATGCCGTTGCGCTGACGCTCGGCAGGCATCACCTCGGCCTGGGCGCGCAGCAAGAGCTTCACCGGCCCCTGTAGACTGATCGGATCGTCGAGCCAGATTGCGACCGCTCGCGCGAGCACCGCGGCACGTTCGTCAGCGGTCCAGTCGATGCGCCGCCGTTTCTTCGTCGGATCGTTAGGGACGCCCTTCGGCATCACGGCCTCCTACTCAACTCGAACTTGATGGCGCGCACGACGTCGCGAATCTTCTGCTCGTCATCGAGTCGCACGCTGATCCTGACCCCGGTCCCGTTGCCTAACGCCTCGACCTCGACTTTGTTGCTGCCAATCTCGCTGCCGAGCTGCTTCCACTTGCCGCGGGCGCGCTCACGCTCTCGGCGCTTCTCCGCGTCGACCTTCGCCGCCGCAATCCAGGTATCGAGGCGATCGAGCACGGCGTCGATCGGCACCGCGGCGAACGGATAGACCGCGCGGTACTTCGGCCGGTCGGTGCTCCCGCCCCACTCGATCGCGACCCGCCACCGCTCGGGCAGCTCGATGTTGCGCTGTACGCGCGGCGGGTACACACGGTGCGTTGACAGCCGGAGCCGTAGGCGCTCCCCATCAACCGGATCGCTGACGTCGAGCCCGGAGAAGAGGGTTGGGTGGCCTTGCATCAGCTTGTGCCCGCGTCGGCGCAGGCCTTTGTTGAGCGCGTCGAGCACCTTGCCGGGCGCATTGGCGTTGAAAGCGACTGTCGGGCGACGGGCCATCAGAAAATGATCTCCCCTGCGTCCTCGATCGGCATGCACTGCAGATGCGAGGTCTCGTAGCGGAGCACGACCTCGTGCTCGCGTTGCTCCGTGATCAGCACCACCTTGCCGTCGCGGATGAGCTTGTAGATGTGCGTGACCAAACGGACGCGGTACGCTCCATCGCCTGAGAGGAACGCATACGGCGGTTCCTCTGGCTGGCGATGATCCGGCACCATGATGAGGCGGGGCCGGCCTGCGTAGTCGCGTTCCATGTCGTCACGGGAGGTGGGTGAGAATCCAGGTCTGGTGCGTTGGCGACCAGTAGAGCGCGATGTGGTCGTGGATCTCGATGGGGTCACCATCCTTGAGCGTCGCTTCGTTGTGCAGGACGGTGTCCTGCGCGTAGAGGAAGGCCAGCAGTTCCACCTTTCAAGGCTGGACGCGCCGAAGCACGTCCAGGTCCCGTTCCGCGCCCTGTGTGATCAGCTCCCCTTTGCGCTTCTCGGCTTCGAGGCGCGCTTTGAGCAGCGCCACCGCCTCCGCGGGCGTCTCGCTGTAGAGCGTGTCGAAGTACGCCCGTGCGTAGTTGGTCAGCGGGCCGTCGTTCGAGCGGATCCGAGCATTCCCCTCGGTGAGCCCGACCACGACGGCTTCGCTGATCGTCACCCGACCCTCGGTGATGAACGCGATGTAGACGACCTGTCCCTTCTTCATGACCGCAGCCCGAGCCGCTTGGCGTGGTCGAGGTCGTGCACCGGGATCGGGATGGTCTCTCCTGTCGGCGTCGGGAGGAATACCACGCGCTTCAGGCTGCTAGCCTGCGCCGCCGGCACGTCGGTGAACACCGACGCGTCGTCCGGTTCGTGGACCCGGATGGAGAGCACGGAGGAGACCGCGCGCAGCGGCAGCGTGATCTCCTGGCCCGGCTGGAACGTCAGGTTGGCGCGGGCGCCGATCACGGTGTCGGCCGCGACGCGCAGCCGCAAGGTGCCGCGCTCGTCGACGGCGAGCACCTCGGCGGTCGCCAGGATCTCGCTGGTGACCTCGACGACCTGGTTGGCCGGGTAGTAGCCGATCTGGATCTGGACCTGGTCGCCCACAGCCGGCTCGTCGAACCGCTCGTAGAGGTAGCGGTAGCCGACGACGTAGGCGCTGAACGGGAACGACGTGCGGTTGGCAGTGATCTCTACGCGTCTCATTGGGTTCCTCCTACCGGGACAAAAGTGCGAGAACTATGCCATTAACGGTCCGCGATTGGAACGACGATGCGTCCGGATTCTACGCCGTAGATCACCGTCATCCCTTTGCCGCACCGTCCTACGTCGCTCGGGACGCACCACCGCCCGCCGGCTACGCCGCCCGGCACGTGCTGTCCTTCATGCGAGATGCTCAGATCGTGGCCACGGCCGAGCTGACCGTGGCCGAAGGCGTCTGCCATATCAGCTTCCTGACGTCCAGCGTGGGCGTCCAGCCGCTCCTGCGGCGCTTCCGTCAACTCTTCCCCGATGTTCGGACCTTCCGCGGCACGCGCAGCGGTGGGATCCGCACGGGCTACCACGAGGTCCTTGCGCATGCGTGATTGGCTCACCGAGGCGCGCCAGTTCCTGCCCTCGCGGGAGCGGCCCGTCGTGAACATGGAGAAGGGCGATACCTTCTTGCACCCGAAGCACGGCCAGCTGACGCGCCGGGAGACCGACGCGCTGCAGTTCCGCGGGGCGGACGCGATCCAGCAGATCCGCCGAAGCCCTGACGTGCACGGCAAGACGGGCAACGTCGACTGGATGGCGCTGCACAAGACGGCCACTGACTTCGGCTACCGCACCCGCTCGGTTTCCAAGGGGGTGCGCGCTTACGAGCATCCGCAGCTGCGCCACTCGCTCAAGATCTTCTACAACGACCCCTCGAACGACGCCTGGGCGTTCATCGCGGGCCGGCACCGGGTCGATCACAAGCGCGGCGCTGACGCCTGCCAGATTGGGTACTCGAACGAGGACCTCGGCACCTACCTCGCGCACGTGCACACGGCCCACGCTGAGGGCGGCAACCACCCCGAACTCTGCCAGCACACCGACCCACGCAAGCGGGGGATTCGGATCGACGTCGGCGAGTCGCGCTTCGCGCACCTGATCGACGCCGTGCTGATCGAGCGCAGCCGCCACGGTGTCGGTGATGCGAAGCTCCACCACCAACACTCGCGGTGGTACGCCGCGCGCCCAACGCGCACCCGCGCACACCCCCTGCAGCAGTCCGACGCGTACCACAGCGGCTACGGGTACGGCGATGCACACTAAGGAACTCTGGTGATGGCGAGCAAAGAGCAGATCAACGCCGCAATCGAGCTGGTCATGCGCAAGGCGCCGATCGACCAAGTCACGGCTGCGCTGATCGAGGATCGCACCTTCCACGTCCGCGCGATCGGACAGGCGAAGGGACCGGGCGAGCCGCGTGCCGCGTCCGGGCTCAAGCGCACGCGCAAGCTCTGCTGAAGCGCTGCCTGAACTGTGGATCGTGAAGCTGAACCTCGGCGCGCACGGTACGCGTCTCCCTGGCTTCCTCAGCGTCGATCTCCTGCCGGACACGCAGCCGGACATCGTTGGGAATCTCCTCACCATCGAGTTCGCCGACGCCTCGATCGAGGAGATCTACTGCTCGCACACGCTGGAGCACTTCACGTACCTGCAGGCCTTCGCCCTACTGGAGAAGTTCGAGCGCTGGTTGATGCCCGAGGGCATTCTCTGGCTCGCCGTGCCGGACTTCGAGGCGCTCTGTCAGATCGTCACGGCCGGTGAAGGGCACAGCGCGCACATCCGCGGGCTCTTCTACGGCGGCGACCACTACGAGACCGACGTGCACAAGAGCGGCTGGACCCGCCGCTTCCTGCGCGAGGTCCTCGAAGCACGAGGCTACGAGATCATCGGAGACTGGAACGCGTTCGTCACCAACGCCGAAGGCGATGGCAGCGATGCGGCTGGGGTCTGGTTCGAGTGGAGTGACGGCCGGCGCCAAACGCTCTCGCTCAACTGGCGATGTCGGAAGGTGGGTGGCGGTGGCGCATCGAGAGCAGGCGGACTTCCTACACCGGGTGCGTGAGAAGTTCCCCGAGAGCTTCCGCGGCACGCGCGTCCTGGAGATTGGCTCCTACAACGTCAACGGCACCCCGCGTGCCTTCTTCGAGCAGTGCGAGTACACCGGCCTCGATCTGCTGCCAGGGCCGGGCGTCGACGTCGTCGGCGTCGCACACGAGTACGATCTGCCGGACGCCAGCGTCGACGTCGTGCTCTCGTGCGAGTGCTTCGAGCACAACCCGTACTGGGCCGAGACGCTTGGCTGGATGGTGCGCGTCCTGCGCCCCGGCGGGCTCTGTGTCATCACCTGCGCTACCACCGGCCGTCCAGTGCACGGCACGTGGTCGACGGACGCCGACGGGCGGGCGGCACACGAGCAGTGGGTGACGTTGCCGAACGCGCAGTGCGAGCGGCCAGGGTGGGACCGCGACTACTACCGCAATCTCACCGAGGCCGACTTCCGCTCTGTGCTTTCGATCGGCGGCGCGTTCACCGAGTACGTGTTCGAGATCGACACCAACCACTGTGACCTCTTCTTCTGGGGTCGGAAACGAGTCCGCTGATGCAAGTCGCCATTGGGGTTCCCAGCTGCATCTACCCAGAGGGGCTGTTCCACTTGGGGCGTTCGATTGCGGCGGCAACCCAGCACGATCACTACCGTTTGACGGTACTCCTCGACGGCAACCGCGACTGGCAGCGGCTCGATCGCATGCCGGAGTATCAGGCGCGGTTCACCACGCTGAAGCTCCACGACGATCCCGAGACCGACCACCAGCGGATCGAGCGCAACAACCCGAACGTCGGCGACTACGCGTTCCTGCAGGGCTGGCATGCGGCCGGCACTGAAGTGATCCGTCACGCGGAGCGTCGCGGCGTCATCGCGGCTTGGAACACGCTGGCGATGCATCTCCTCCAGACCGATGCCGACTACATCGTGATCATGAACGACGACGTGGTCGTGCAGCCTGGCTGGCTGAACTACCTGCTGGGCTGCGCCAACAAGGGCTACCCGAAGGGCATCATGTTCGGCTTCGGCAGCGCCGGCACGCCGTCGCATCCTGGTCCGGCATGGCCGGGGCTGAAGGAAGAGAACTTCTGGGGGCCGTGTCTGTTCCTGCGCGCGAGCTGTGTGCGCGAGCTGATCGGCGATCGCGGCTGGGTGTTCAACCCCGAGTTCACCGTCTTCAACTCCGACGGCTGGTTCATCCAAGAAGCCCTCGGCCGCGGCTTCGACATCGTCTCGATCGCCGACCCGCTGAAGCTGAGCACTGTCTGGCACCGCTCGCTCGGGCACTGGGTGTACGACGAGGTCATGCGCGACCGTGCCCGCGTCGACGAGTACCACCGCGTCGGCAACTACCCGGCGGCGAACGGCAAGCTCTTCACCTACGTGCGGATGAACGACGCGTACGACGTCATCGACGAGAAGCTCCTCTAGTTGACAAACTCCACAGATCCCTGCTGAATGGCAGACGATGTCTGTCGCTCGGCGCCGCTTCCGCGCCCAAGTGGTTTGCTACGCGGTGATGTCGCACGTTGGCGGACCGTCCGCGAACCCGAAGCGGTTCGCTAATCTCATGCAACGGCAGCTGAACGGCTGGTCGTCCGACACCGCAGCCAACCTTTATCTGCGCCCGATTGGTCTCGATCGCCGTGGCTGGCGGCAACGCGCGCAGGCGCCGCGGCGCTTTCTCCTTCGGCGCTACCAGCAGGTCGGGGTCAATCTCTCAGTGTACCGGGATCCCGCCAACGGCATCGCTTGGGTCGAGGACCACGACACGGGCTTGCAGTATGGCGCCCACCCGTTCATTGAGATGCCACACGATGACCAATCGTTCCACGAACGGATCTTCTCGAAGCGCCAAGTCGAAAAGGCGTGGAACAAGCACTACGTCATCGGATACGTCCGCACCGATGACGCGCTCGCGACGATTGCGCGGCTCTACTGCCGCTGCAAAGGCAACCACGATGTCGACCCGCGCGCAGCGGCGGCGTAGGCGCACCCAGGGGCTGATGCCCGCCAAGCACCTGTCGGTTGTCGGCGGGGTCTACATCGGCAACGGGAAGTCGATCCCTGTGCGGCTGGTGGATTTCGACGGCGAGCGGCGTGAGCTGACGGTCGAGATCGTGGCGGACACCGACCACGAGATCAAACCGTTGAAGATGCTCTACATCGACGGCCGCGCGTTCACGTACTTGCTGACGCAGCCGCACTTCCGGACCGACGGTGGTACGATTCGGTTCGTCTACCTCGAACACGTGGCCGGGACGTCGCTCATCGACCAGCCGCGTAACTTCGCAGTGCAATACTGGCCCGCTCCGATTGCTGTCGCACAAGAGCTTGGGGTGCGCGGCACGCTCTACTGCGTTGCCGGCACGCCACATCGCCAAGGGGGTACGTTGCCGCACAACGTGCACGACGAACACGAGGGCAAGCTCGAAGTCATGGGCTACGACCCGAGCCGCCAGATCACGCTCTACTTGAACAGCTCGCTGAACGTCTCGTGGCAATCACCCAGTGCCGCCCGTTTGTCCGCGTTGCTGCTGGACCGCCCGCAGCCTGGTCAGCTCGTGCTGCCGAGCACGCAGCTCCAGTACCAGCTCCCCATCGCCCATGAGTGACGAGTACGACGACGTCGGCTTCGTGGCGCACCACACGCGGTTCCGGCACACCCCGAGTCTCGACCAGCACCGCACCCTTTTCCAATCGCTCCTCCGGCTCCCTGGCGTCGTGCCGTACCGGCAGAAGATGCAAGTCGGCCGCGATGAACAACACGGCTTGGGCGCCCTCGTGCAAGACCAGGCACGCCGCCGTGAGATCCTCGCGGAGATCCGGGCGATCGCAACTGACCACAAGGTCGGCATCGACCTCGTGCAGCGGCGCACCAGCGAGTACGTCGATCGCGTCTTGAAGGGCGAACTGCCCGGTCAGTACTCCGACGATCTCGCCGTGCAGAAGGCATGCGTCGGCTGCTCAGACATCGGCTACTTGGACGACGACGGGCTCTGCGCGAAGTGCATCGCGCGCGTGACCTACCACGTCGTCGACCACGAGACAGCCACCGACCGCTTCCACGTGGTGAATCAACTCTACGGCGTGCGTGTGTTCGCCTCGAACAACAAGGGCGAGGCCGACAGCGCGGCGCGTGACTGGACCGCCGGCCGGCGCGCGAAGGCCCGCCAGGGCATCTTCATGAACGCGGGCGAGGCGATCGACGCCGTCGCCCACGGGCAGCCGGTCCGCGGCGCCGCGAAGACGCTCACCAAGAAGACCTTCGTCCGCAATGACGTCGTCGAGTTCACTGATGGTGCGGGGATCCTGCAACGCGGAGTGGTCCTCCGTGCCCACCGTACGGTGCATGGGCTTGGGTATGTTGTCCAGGTCACCCGGACGCAGCACAATGTCTGGGTGGTGGCCGCGGATCTCCGCAAAGCGAACCCCGAGCACTGGCAATGATCCGGTGACCACGGAGCTGAAACGGAGCCGGTGCACGGTGCCTACCACCATCCACACCACCGCAGGCCAGTGCCACTTCGTCATGATCCCTGGCGGGTTCGTCGCCATCGTCCCTGGCCGGGTGGGTTGGTACTCGGTGCACTCTCGACAGTGCCCGGAGCCCACCGTGGATGAGCCGAACCGAGCCAGCCGATTCGCCCACGTCGACCGCGTTAGTCGCCGACTCGCCCGCAAGCGCTGACGCCACGTTGTACTGTCCTGCGTGCGGGCATCGCGGAGAGGCCCGTCGATGCAAACTCGTGTGCGCCAACCCCGCGTGCAGCGTGCAGATCATCCTGACGTGCGCGGACTGATCCGCCACGAACCTGAAGTCGATCGGTCGTGCGCCGGCTGCGGGCGCATCGCCAAGAGCTGGGCACGGATGCCTCAGCCGAGCTACTGTGTCGTCTGCGCGGCACGATGGAGTGACTGAATGAACCTGGCATTGGACGAGGGGCGTCAGCCCGGCCACTTCAACACCGCCAAGCGCAACGCGCGCAATGACGCGACGCGCCGCGGCCACAACCTCGGCACGTGGAACAACACGGGCTTCGGTGCGCACGTGGCGGTGTGCAAGGACTGCAACGCACAGGTGCGCGTGCGGATCACGCCCGACCAGAAGGAATCGTGGATCGAGTCGAAGCCGGCCCTGGCGACCGATTGGTCCGAGGGACAGCCAGAAGGTGGCGTCTGCCGCACGCGCAAGCCGACCTACGGCGGTGGTGGCCGCGGTGGAATGGCCGAGCACGTCATCGACGCCGTCATGAACGGCGCGGGGGTGCTCGAAGCGATCAAGGACTTCCGCACGGCCTATCCAGACGGTACCAAGGTGCCGATGACCGCCGACGATCACCGGCCGATCGGCCAGCGTCCACGTGGGCTCAACTACTCGCACCGCAAAGTGTTGAAGCAGATGCGGGCCACGGGCCGCACCGCGTACGACGACCTGCAGGCGCAGCAGAACCCTCGCCCGCATCTTCCGTGCGGAGGCTGCGGTCACCCGAACTGCGGCTACTGCGCCTGAAGGAGGTTGATCGTGCCGGTCAGTGACATCCGCAAGAATCACAAGGGGCACTTCTTCGATCGCGACACGATGCGGTTCTTCAAGAGCCGCGCCCATGACCGTTCGTACGAAGGCCCCGGTGGGCACTACTTCGTGACCAGCGAGCAGCAGCCGCGCTGGGGCGGTGGCCACCAGCGCCGGCACTACAAGGTGCGCAGCTACGACTCTGCGGCTGACCGCATCACCTCCGCGGGCGAGTTCCTCGGCTACAAGACCGCGCGCCGCGCGCATCGCGCTGCCTCGAAGCTCGCACTCACGCCGCGCAAGATGAAAGTCGCCGAGGCAGCCACTGCGTTGCTTGCCGGGACGCCTGTCGCCGAAGCGATTACGGCGATCGTCGAGGGCGAGCGCGAGTAGCATGTCACTCTTTCGTAGGGCGGGGCACGCTGCCTGGATCGCTCCGTCCGGCGAAGTGCACCCGCTCGACACCAACGAAGGCCACTGGCTCTGGGTGGAGAAGAATCGGCACCGGATTCCGGAGTCGCTCCATCGCCCGACCGCGGAGCAGACCGGCTACAACATGATCCAGCGCGGCTGGATTCGTCAGGCAGCGCCGAACGCGTACCACATCGGCCGGCCGCAGGACGTCCGCCGCGTGCGCGATCACGTGCTCATGCACCATCCGAAGCTGAAGACGGTCTTCGTCGATCAGATGGGCGGGCCGTCACGTGAGGTGGATGTGCACGAAGATCTCGAAGGGCTTGCTCAAGCGCGTGCCGCCACGCACCCGGCGCCGAGCGAGGCGCAGAAGCGCGCGGGCAACTACGCCAAGGGCAAGGTGCAGCTGCACGGGATGACGATCGCCATCGAGAACGCCAGGGGCTCGCTGCGCACCGGCGTCTCGAAGGCCGGAGTGCGCTGGTCGAACCGGATGAAGCACGACTACGGCTACATCCTGGGCACGCTCGGCAAGGACAAGGATCATCTCGACGCGTTCGTCGGACCGCACCACGAGTCGGAGCTGGTGCACGTCATCGACCAGTACCGTCCCGACAGCGGCGCCTTCGACGAGCACAAGATCGTCTTCGGGGCGCGGTCAACAGCTGAGGCCAAGGACATCTACCACTCCAACTACGCGAAGGGGTGGAAAGGGCTGGGACACATCACGCCGATGCACGTCACCGAGTTCAAGGCCTGGTTGGCGCACCACAACACGATGAGCCCGATGCACGCACAGCGCCGCGCGCCGCACGACACCTTCCGCACGGTGCGCGAGGCGATCGCCGCCGTCGCGGACGGTGTCGCCCCGGCCGACGTCATCGAGTCAGGTTGGGACGATGCGGTCTATCTGCGTGGCCGGCACGGCGCGTGGCTGAGCCCGCGCGGGAACTTCCACCCGCTCCAGCGTGGCGAGCTACACAAGGACTGGGTGCACTCGCACGCCAAAGAGCTGGGCGTGAAGGTCCCCAAGCGTCCGGGCCGCACCGCACCAGGCATGGGCGACACCACCGAGGTCGAGCATGATCTTCTGCGCTCGGGCTGGGTGAAGAAGTCCGACGCCACGACGTACGAGGCGCACTCGGCTGAGCCGCGCGTGCTGCGCAGTATCCGGCAGCACATGCGCGAGTATCACCCCGACGAGTCGCACTTCGCGTTGCAGGTCGGCAAGGTCGGGGCCGGCGCCACCGGTCACTACCTGCCGGTCTGGGAAGGCCTCGACGAGGGCGACGTCATCCGTCCGCCGGTGGCCTGGTGGAACGATCCAGTGCGCATCAAGTTGCCGATGAAGGGACAGGTGGTGCCGATCAGTCACGGCGTGCATGGCCGGACGCCCCGGCCGACCGCGACCCCCATTGACCCCGTTGCGTTCGAGAAGGGCGTTGCCAAGCTCCGCGGAGTCCGTGCGGCGCTCGACCACACTGAGCTGAGCCACCGCTCGAAGCTGCCGTGCCCGCAGTGCAAGGGGCCGACCTCCATGCGCGTGACGCGCCGCGCCACGATCCACACGTGCAAAGACGGGTGGTGCAAGCACGAGTTCACCAAGCCGCTCGCGGAAGAGCGCGAGCGCGATGCTGTCGCCGAGTGGCATCGTCGCCTCAAGCAAGCTCTCGGACAGGAGTGATCGTGAACCCAGGAGTGCGCCTCGCCATCGACTTCGCCACGCAAGGCACGCCGGTGAGCGTGCTCGCCGAGGCGCTCATCAACGAGATCACCAAGGGCCATCTGAGCGCCCTCATGGCGCACGACCCGCACGCCCTCATCTACCACCCGCAGATCGAGCAGGGCGGGGAGCGCGAGACGATCGACTGGCACACGCGCAAGAAGCGCAACCCCGGCGAGGACGTCACCCGCTACACTGACGATCTCCGTCCCGAGGTCCGTGCGCAGTTCCGCTCGCCGAAGGAAGGGGCGTACCGCAAGACCGACCTGACGGTGGTGAAGGCGCACATGGGCCACCCGCTCTACTCGCGTTCCGCGGTGGCCCCCAACCTCCACGGCAAGCCGAGCGGCCGGCCGGCGCCGTCGATCTCCGGGGAGCACCTCGACTTGATGACGCACGCGGCCAAGGGCCAGGCGGAATCGCGTCACTGGTACGAGCACATCGCGCCACACGTGCAGCGGATCTTCGACTCTCCGCACTACAAGGACTCACACATGATCATGGGCCTGCTGGCGGCGTACTCGCCGCAGACCCACCCGCACCCGAACGTCCACAAGGCACTGCGTGGCTGGCGCGATCTGATCCAGGGCAAGCCGCTGATCGGCTCGCACTCGGACAACACCAACGCGCTGCGCGCCGCGCATGGGATGCACCTCTCGGGGCCGAAGGTCCACTGGTACAACCGCAACATGCAGCACGGCATCACGCCGACGGCGACGACGCCGACCGGGGATCCGATCGGCTCGGTCGACCACCCGACCAACGATCGGCACATGAAGTACGCCTTCCTGCGCGACTACGACGACGAGACGGTGCACCCAGAGCAGCACGTCGCGATCACGCAGGCGACGCGGCACGTCGCCAACAAGCTCGGCTGGGGCCAGCACCAGGCGCAGGCCGCGGTGTGGGCGCACGACATCCGTACCACGGGCCTGAACGATCCGTCGTTCCACACGCCGGGCTCGCCGTTCAAGAAGCTCTCGCAGCGCTACGGGGGCTACCTGCCGGTTGTCGACGACAAGAAGCCGATCCAGGACTACGGCCAGTTCTTCCGCGAGAACGAGCACGCGCTGCGCGGCATGAAGCACGAGATGGATCAGTACCGCATGTACCACCCGAACTACCGTGAGCACGCTGGCAAGGGGACGCCGTTCCTCTTCCACCCGGCAGGTATTCGCGGCGCGGCGATCAAGTACGGCCACGAAGTCTCGGCCGAGCACTTGTCGAACGCGCGCGAGGGGAAAGCGGTCCTCACCGATCTGAAGAATCGCGACATCACCCGCACCGATCCCAAGTCGGGATGGGAGATCGGCCCGACTTCCGGCGCCTTCACCGGTCGGAAGAAGGATGTCGTGCGGCCGAACGTGTCGTTCGTGCACCCGACGCAGAAGCGCGTCACCCGCAAGGACCTCAAGAACCTGGAACCGGCACCGTTCTGATGGCCGAGTGGGAGCCGCTTCGCAAACACTGCTGGTCGATTGAGGGCCTGCCGGATGACCTCACGCTCAGTCTCGCGTGGATCAAGTCCGAACCAGGCCGCTGTGTCATCGGCTTCCGCAGCTGGGTGGATAAGCCGTCCGCGATGTTCGCCTTGCTGAAGGACTTCGCCCGCAAGCCGCTCATCATCGTGCAGTACGGGCCGTGGATGAGCGATGACCCTGACGGGGCGGTGGTGCGCCGCACGAAGGTGGCGTTCGACGAGATGAAACCGATGCCCTTCGACCTCGACTACGGTGCCGACCCACAGGCGCCGGACAAAGGTCAAACGTTCGAGTGCGTCCTGTTGACGCGCCCCGAATACACGCTCCTGCCCAATGCGCGCTCCGCGACCTGAGCAGGTCCTGCACGGCACGCTGCTCTTGCAGCGCCGGGTCACCATCGACCCACCGCTCCACGACGACGAGCCGTGGCAGATCCGTCTTCCGAACGGGAAACGGATCGCGGTCAGCGAGGAGACACTCCGTGCCTACGGCTTCGAGACACGGGCGCGTATCCCTGCCGTTGAACGCTGGTAGTTCGGCCCGTCCTGTGTCAGCGTCGGGCTATGCCCGCCGCTGACGATCTCCAGGACTCACTCTCCACGACCAAGCGGTTGATGGAAGAGTTCGGGTTCACCAAAGAAGAGGTCCGGCAGCACTTCGAGAACGTGCAGGCGGACATGCAGCGCATGGGTGAGTCGAACGGGGAGCTTGCGGAGGCCGCTCGCTACCTCGTCGACGAACTGCGGAAGGCGTACCCCAAGCGGGTCGGCGACTTCTCGCAGCACGGCCCCGCGTTGCCGGACGACCAGTTGCGGAAGGGGCGAGGGGATGGCGGGGCGGTACGACTGGTACAGCATTCCGAAGACGATCATTTACCACAACAACTGCCCGGACGGATTCACCGCCGCCTGGGTCGCTCACTCGAAGTTTGGCGACCACGACGTCCAGTTCCACCCAGCCAACTTCGGCGAACCGCCGCCCGACGTCGCTGGCCATGACGTCCTGATCGCGGACTTCAGCTACGCGCGCGACGTGCTCCAACTCTTGCACGGGCGCGCGAACTCGCTGCAGGTCCTCGATCACCACTTCAGCGCGGAGCAAGATCTGCGTGGCCTGCCGTTCTGTGTCTTCGACATGGAGCGCAGTGGCGCGGGCCTCACCTGGGACACGCTCTTCCCGGACACGCCGCGGCCGTGGATCGTCGACTACATCGAAGATCACGACCTCTGGCGGTTCAAGCTGCCAGACTCCAGCGCCGTCCGTGGCTACCTCGGCAGCGTGCCGCGCACCTTCGAGGCCTACGACGCGCTGGTGCAGGTGCCACTCACCGAGGTGATCGAGCACGGCCGCACGGTCGAGCGCTACGTCGCCAACCACGTCCGCGAGCTGGTCGACATGTTCGCCCGCCAGGTCGAGTTCGAGGGCATGCGCGTGTGGGCGATCAACCTGGGCGGACGCCTGGTGAGTGAGACCCTGCATGCGCTGAACGAGCGCTCGGCGGTGTCGGTGGCGTGGTGCCAGAAGCAAGACGGCAAGTACCTCTACTCGCTGCGGTCCAACGGAGACGTGGACGTGAGCGAACTCGCCCGCCACTACGGCGGCGGGGGCCACCGAACGGCTGCGGGCTTCCGCACAGATCGGTGCCTCTGGCTGTAACCCCCAAGGAGATTCGATGCCCACCACGCATGAGCTAGCCGACCAGCTGCTCGACGCCATCGACAACGGCATGCCCGTCGACGAAGCGGTCGAGGCCGCGATCAACGAAGCGCCCGCCAAGGGTCCGCGTATGATCCGGTTCGGCACGAGCAAAGAGCGCCTCGGCGCTCGCCCGATCGCACAAGCACGCCAGCAGTAAGACGCAGGAGGTGGCGGTGGTGTGGCGGCGGTTTCTCATTCTTGCGCTACTCGTGTGCCCACGGCTCGCCCTGGGTGGTGAGCTGTACTTCGACCCGGCTGGTGCGATCCTCGACGACTGCGCCACGACGCTGAAGGGCGCGTCTACAGCCGCGCGCATCGCCGCCGTCGACTGTCCGTACGTCAACGGCACGCAGCGCACGTTTTACTACGCCACCTGGTGGCCGGCCGGCGCGGGCGTGAACTGGACGCCGAAGGTCACCCACCAGACCAGCGCCACCGGGCGCGTGTGCTGGCGAGTACAGGCGACGGCACTGGCCGGTGCAGGCGCCTCGGGAAAGAGCCTCAACGACCTCACCTTCAGCGGCGGCGCGCTCTTCAACACGAACTTCGCCTCGGCGAACGTATCGCTGGCAGTGACCGGCTCGTCGTTCACTCCGAAGCAGGGCGACGGGACCACCGACTGCAGCACGGTCACCTGCGCGGGCGCGCGAGTGCTGGTCAAGGTGCAGCGCGAGATGGACGACGGCAGCTGTGCGGCGACGCAGTCTGCGGTCACCGCGAACTTCCAAGGGCTGCTGCTCACGCATGACTAAGTGGGCAGCGCTCGCCGTGTTCCTCTGGGCGAGCGCCGCGGGAGCGGGCGAGTACTACTTCGAGCCCGGCCAAGGACTCGTTGACGGCACGTGCAGCCGGAATGTTCGCGGCACTGGCGCCGAGCCGCGCACGCTGGTCCTCACCTGCCCCGACCATACCAGCAGCAACTTCTTCTACTACAACTTCTCGTACCCCGAGTCGGTCGGGGCTGGGTGGTCGCACATCTGGACTGGATCCTTGCAGTTTGAAGCCGTGGCACCTGGCCGCGTGTGCTTCTCGTTCTCCTTGTGGGTCATTGACGAGACGGTGCAGTCGCTCAGCAACCTGTCCCCGACGACGTTTGTGTCCTTCGCGACGCGGACCGTCTCGGCCGGTGAGGTGAACCAGACGCTCAGTGTGCCGATTGCGACGCTGCTCACCACGTTCGGTCAGAACTCCATCCCGGTTGGCTGCAACACGAACGATTGCCGCCGCCGTCGCGCCGTATTGCGCATCGGCCGCGCGCCCAGCGCGTCGTGTGCGCCTGGACCAGCGAACACCGGTGCCATCGACCTTCAAGGGATTCGCTTGCGGTTCGACTGATGAACGAGGCGCGTAAGCCGCGGCGTCAGTTCCAGGTCAACGTCAACAGCCTCTGGCAGCCAGATGACTGGCAGACCGGTGCGTCGTTCTCCGTCGGCGGCACCGGACCCGGCAAAGCCGCGCTGCAACGGATCCTGCGGGATCTCACGCCGCGCCCGAAGGGGAAGAAGAAGATGAACAACGAGAGCGCCGCAGAGGTGGTCATCGCGCGCGTGATGAACGGCGAGCTGATCGAAGACGTGGTCGCCGAGATGACGCACTGGCCGGCAGTGCCGACCTATCGCGTTGTCCCCAAGCCGAAGCCGGCGCCGCAACCGAAGCCGCAAGTGAGTCCCAGCGCGCACGCGTCGATGCCGAAGTCGTGGGGCAAGTGAGCGGCATCCAAGAAAGTGAGGTGGTGGGATGATGCGGAAGTTGGTTCTGATCGTCGCAACGCTCCTGATTGCGAACACAGTCAGCGCGGAAAACTGGACGCAGTTCCGGCGCGATGAGCGCCACTCTGGCTGGGCCACGCTGACGCTCGATACGCCGCTGCATCTCGTCTACGACGGCACGCTGCGCTGGTACAAAAGCGGATGGGTGCCGTCCCCGGCCGTGCAGGTCGACAACCTGACGATCCGCAACGACACGGTGATGCTGATGGGCTCGGTCGCGGGCGGTGACCCCAAGCAAGCGCACGGCGCCGCGCGGTGGGCCGCGTACCTCTCGCGCTCGAAGAACTTCGCCAACGCCAAGCCAGGCGGACAGGCTGCCTACCGGCCGTCGCTCTATTTCCTGGAGAGCATCACCCCGAAAGCGGGCATCGAGACGGACTCGGGGCACCACCCGTGCCAGTTCTCCATGGGCCTCACCGATGCCGGCGGCTGGATGATGGAGTCGGGCTTCCTGAAGTTCAGCGGCAACGTCGTCAGCACGCGCATGCAGTCGGACATCTTCGGCCCGTCGATCTGTCGCGATGACGACTCCGAGGGCCTCTTCATCTCGCGCCAGCAGTGGCATGGCGGCGGCATGTACGCCCGCCGGCAACCTATGCGGAGCCAGGCCACGGGCACGGGGACGCTCTGGGCGCAGTGGGGCGCGGTCCCTGACGGCGACAACAGCGGCGACGTCCTCGGCTACACCATCGCCTACGATGCGGTGTACGCCGGCCAGTACCTCGTCAGCAACTTCGTCACCTCGGTCGGCAACCCGAAGAACCTGCCCAAGAACTACGAGTTCGCCCCAGAGGTCTCCGGCCTTTGCAGCTGGCAGCTGAATCCGCAGCAGCGCCTCTCGTGCCGGCCGGGCTCGTGGGGGCAACTGGCGACCGACGGGATCCGCCTGTGGACCTACGAGCAGACGCCGTACGAGCGCATCCCCGACGGCTACTGGCAGGTTGGCGGGGCCTCGCGAAAGCTCGTCGCGCTCAGCATCCCTGACCTGGTCACGATCTTCGAGGCGGATGTCGGCAACATCCCGCTGAACGTGCAGGACGCGCCGCTGGTCGGCCCGTCAGTGATCGCTACGATCGCCTACCACAACGATCAGCCGTTCATCGAAGCGTACGACCAGGTGACGTTCACGAAGCTCTGGTCGCGCACCGTGCCGATAGTGCCGCGCTCGGGCGGCTGCGCCTACTGGCCGGCCCGTGGCACAGAGCAGGTCGTGCTTGCTGCCTCCGGCGACACCATCGTCGTCGCCTCCAACGGCATCAGCGTGCTCGACGCCACCACGGGCGAGCTGCTCTTCCAGGACAAGCTCGGCACCACCTACTTCAATCCAGTCATCGCCGACGGGCAACTGTTCGTGCTCCGCGATGATTCTGGACCGGGGCAAGATCCGGTGACCAACAACTGCTCGGGCAATGCGCTGGAGGTGTGGGCGGGGGTCAACGTTCCGACCATCCCACTCACCCCGCCACCGACCGCCAAGCCGACGCTCACCGGAACAGCCACGCGGATCCCGACGCGGACCGCCACGGAGACGCGCACGGCCACGCGTACACGGACGCCGAGGCCTACACGGACACCGACCACGACGCGCACGGGTACGCGCACCGCTTCACCGACGCGCACACCAAGCGCAGCGCCAGCGTCTCCCACGCCGACCGAGTGCACGTGTCCGTGTCCGTGCCCGCCGACGGCAATCGGAGCGCAGTGATGCCAGTCCTCGAAGACGGCACTGGCATTCTGTTCGATCCGCCGGAAGAGGACCCGTCTTTCGATCAGGACCTGAAGGAAGAGGAAGCGATTCGCCCGAAGGAGGCGAACGTCTTCCAGTTGCAGATGGACAGCTTCGACTACTTCCAAGTGTTCTGGGTCGATGCCCAGGGCGGCAAGCACTGGCAGGAGTTCGCAGACTACGCCGTGCTCGAACGGTGGGTGAAGCGCCAGGTCCGTGATGAGTGGCTCGCCGAGCAGGGGCTCACGATGATGTCGAACTTCCGACTCGCCGAGATCAACCTGCGTGACCGCACCGCCTTTCCGGTGCGCGGTTACAACAAGGTTGGCCAACTCTGAGCCTCGCGCGTCTGGGAAAGGAGTTTTGGCTCGGAGGTATCACGGTGAAAACGTCCCTACGTGGTTGCGCGCTCGCGCTCATGATCGTCGTCGCGCTGGCACAGGCTGCAGCAGGCGTGACGTACACCGTCACCAGCACCTGCGATACGGGCGACGCCTCTCCGGATGGGACGTGCAGTGACCCGTGCTGTCTGCGCGAATCCATCGACGAGGTGAACGCTGGCAGTGGCGGCGACACCATCGCGTTCGCCATCCCCGGCGCCGGCCCGCACACCATCACGCTCGGCTCGGCCTTGCCGACGATCAGCAAGGCGAACACCGTCATTGACGGCACCACCCAGAGTGGGACGGTGTGCTGCACAGGCTGGGACTGTTCGGCCGCGGTGTGGAAGATCCGCATCGACGCGAACGGCGGGGACTTCAACATCATCGAGTTCACCCTGGGTGCGACCGACGCGATCGTGCGCGGTCTGGAACTGATCAACGACGACCCAGACGCAGAATACGGTCTGACGTTCGACACGGTCGAGTCGGTCACCTGCAACAGCATCCACGGCGGGCGCGGCGGCATTGCGATGTCGAACGGCGGGACCATCGGTGGCGTTGGGGTCAACGACGCGAACGTCGTCTACGACACCGGGGAGTTTGGCCTCACCTCTCGCGGCACCACCGGCACGAACGTCATCACCGGCAACGTCGTCTGCTTGGCGCCCGACGGGGAGACCGACGGCGGGCCGATGAACTACGGCATCTACGCTGAAGACTCCGTCGACTTGGTGATCACCAACAATCTCGCCGCCAGCTGTGATGTGGCCGGCATTCTCACTCGCAGCAGCGGGACGGTCGACACGGTAGTGACCGAGAACACGCTAGGGCCGACGCGCAGTGGCGCAACCACCCACTGCTTCGGATTCACGGTGATCGAGGACAACGGCACCGGCACCAGCCTGAGCGACAACACGCTCTGCCCACAAATCGGCTGCTGCAACGTGACCGGACTCGAAGAGTTCGACGTGACCTGCGTCGACCACACCCTCGGCTCAGGCAATCCCTACTCTCAAGCGGACTGTCTGGAGATTGTGGGTGGGGTTGGCGGGGTGCCGACGAGTTTCAACCCTGACGCTGTCTGCGACCCGGATGTGAGTGGTACCTGTCCGGCAGCGGTACCGACCGCCACGCCGACTGTCACGGCGACCGCCACCGCCACGGCAACGCCCACGTCTGGAGGCCTGACCGACGTCGTTGTCGTGCCGGGCTCGCAAGAATGCCCATCACCGTACGAGACGTTGCTCGCCGGCCACGTGCCGTACGCGAGCATCGCCCAGCAGTTGCGCGGCGCGTGCCTGCAGCAGCCGCGCAACGAGTTCACGATCGGCCCGTGCGCGGTCTGTGGCAGCGCGCAGCACGTCGCCATGGTGCTCGGACGCCAGACGTGCCCTGCCGGGTCCGCGACAGTGTCCGGCTCGATCTACACTTGGGCGGGCCTCTCGGATCAGTTGTGTTGGCCGACCCCGCCCGACGAAGTCGCGACGGCCGCGGGATCCTGTGTGCTGTGTCAGACGGACGACCCAGTGTTCTCGGTGCACGGGGCGGCAACCTGCCCCCAGCCCATTCACCGCCTACACCACCGGCAACGTCTACCAGTGGCCGTTGAAGCACCAGGCTGACGGGCTCTGCTGGACGTCCGCTCCGCAAGGGCTCGCCACCACGGTCGGCCCGTGCGCCCTGTGCACCAACAGCGTGCGGCCGTTCACTGTGTACGGCACCAGCGCGTGCCCCGACGGCACAACGCAGGTCTACGCGGGAGGCATCTACCAGTACGGCCTCGGCCCGAAGGTCGATCGCGAGTGCTGGAAGAACCCACCGTCGGCGAGCGCCCTGCAGGTCGGCCCGTGTGCGCGGTGCGTGGGCAACGGCAAGGAAGTCACCATCAACGGACAGTACGGCTGCCCTGGTGGGTGGACGAAGCTCGCCGACGGGCAAGCCTACTCGTGGAGTCCTGCCCAGCGGCCGTCAGACCAGTGCTGGCAGCGCGCCCCGACGAACGTCCTGTCACAGCCGGTCGGCCCGTGCTCGCTCTGCCAGCCGTCGACCGACGTCGTCTCGCTGCTCGGCGCGACGCGCTGCCCCGACACCGCCATCACTACGATCTCCGGCAACGTGTACTTCTGGCCCGGAGGACTCGTCGACAACGCCTGCTGGGTACAGCCGGCGTACGACACGACGATGTCCTACATGCCCTGCCAGCTGTGCGTGCTGCCGTAGGTTCAAGAGGGAGCCTCACATGCTCGATCCGTCCGGAAGCCGCGACTTCCTCGTCATCGACGCGGTGCCTCGCATCGGCGGCGATCTTCCCGGTGCGGATGACACCGGGGTGCCGCGCGCGGCCGGCCCTATCTCCATCGCGCATCCGCTTCAGGCTGGGGAGCGCGTTCGTACCCTGTCCGGCATGGCTGTCGTGCTGGGCGTCACCGGATCCCGCGCAACCCTGCGACTGGATCATACCTTCGACGAGATCGTCGTGAACGCCAGCGGCTCCTCCGGTAGCCACTGGAGCACCTCGGTCTAACAACCCCACAGGAGGGAACGCACCATGAGTGGAGCGACTTCGTTCGCCCAGCTGGTCGCGGCCCACATGGACGGGATGCACCCGACGTCTGTCGTCGAGAGCATGCTGGGTCCGGATCGCACGGACGACTTCACCAGTGACGACGTGCGAGCCCGCGAGTTCACCCGCATCGCCTCGCAAGCAGCGTCGGCCTTCCCGTACATCGGGCCGGACTGGATCGGCACGATCGCGCAGGCAGTCCGCCAGGCTGATGCGCAGGGCATGCAGGAACTCGTCCGCATGTCTACCCAGAACCGTGATCAGTATGCGGGCACCGCCCGCATCGACTCTGACGGGTCGTTCGCGCTCTGGGACGCGATTCTCAAGGGGCTGCTCGCGGTGCCGACCACCCAGCTGCCGCCGCCCGCCCCGCCGCTGAACACGGCCCCGCTTCCGTAAGGTCGTGGCGATCTACCCGGATACCTCGGAGTTCGAGCATCCGGAGTTCACTGAAGCGGATCTCCCTGCGCTGCGTACGCACCTCGAAAACGCCGCGCAGCAGTTGGAGCTAGCGCTCCGACTGACCACCCACACGTCCAACCACAACCTGCGCGCCTGGCAATCGCGGATCGCGAATCTGCGCCACGGCGTGCACGGGCTGCTGAACCAGCTCCGGCATCGGTTCTAGCCCGACTTTCCCAGGAGGTTCATCATGCAGAGTTCCGGTCGCCGGCAGCTGTCGGCACCCAAGGGGACTGCGTTCACCGGCACGGGTGTGATGGCGGCTTCGACGTCGGCTACGGTCTACGCCAACGCCAACACCACGCTCACGGCCAACGCGGCAAAGGCAGCGACGAGCATCGCCGTCGCCGAACGCCGCGGCATCCAGGCGTCGCAGTCGCTGATCGTCGGCTTCGGAGCCGATTCGCAAGAAGTCGTCACCGTCGACGGTGGGTACTCGCCGGCCACCGGCGCGGGCTCGGTCACGGTGTCGGCGCTCAAGAAGGCACACCTCGACAACGAGACGGTCGTCGAGCAGCTGTCGAACACCCCGGTCATGCCGGGCACGGTGGTCGTGAAGTCCGGCTCGGATGTCGCTGGCGTCGACGACGGCGCTGGCAACCTGGTCGCCAGCGGCGTTGCCGACCCGATCAGCACCGGCACGATCGACTACACCAGCGGCGCGGTCAGCGTGACGTTCGGTGGGTCGTCGTCGCGCACCATGACCTACAACGGCGACAAGTTCTCCGACCAGGGCGCGATCGACTCGCTCGACGGCTCGGGGTTCTACCGCAACTTCCAGGTCCTGCAGTACACGCGCTTCGACGCGCCGGACAACGTCGCGCTCAAGAACCTCGGCACCACCACGGTCAGCTGGCTCGTCGAGAAGTCGCTGAACGGTGGCAAGTCGTTCAAGAGCGCGGGCAAGTCGGGCACGCTCAGCTCGCTCGCCAAGGCCGTGTCGATGCTCAACTCGGGCGCCGGCACGGACATGGTGCGCATCCGCGCTGGCGCTGCGTCCACGGGTTCGTCGTCGGTCCTCGAAGTCGACACGTACTCGGACATCTCGGACAACGGCCAGTAAGCCGGCGTCCGCCCAACTCACAGGTCACGATCGCCGATGCCTGGTCCGGATTTCGCCGTCGACGGCTTGTCTCCCACTCAAGTGCCGGGGCTGGGTCTCCAGCCCCGGTCACTCGGGAGCTGCAACAAGTGCCGCTACTACGGCGAGCCGGCGTTCGACGATCGCTGCCCTCAGTGCGGAGATCCTATGGAACTGAAGACGCCTGCAAATCCTGCTGCCGACACGCGTACCAACGCGCCAGGCAGTCAGCCGCAGGCGCCCGCGGCGCTCACCTCGTCCGCCGACCAATCGACCATGGAATCCATGGTCGAGGGGGCTGACGGACTGGAGTGCGCCTTCTGCGGGTTGGTCATGGGCCTCGAAGAGGAGTGCTGCCCGCGGTGCGGGCTCACGGTGGAAAACACCGAGAGTTCTTTCGCAGCCAGTGCCTCCTCGCCGAAGTCCTACCAGCCTGGCGGGCTCCTGCCTTCCGAAGATCATCCCATGAACTGCGCAGCCTGCGGCATGCCCGTGGGTGAGTCGCTCTGCAACAACTGCGGCTTCCGTGCAGTCAGCGAAGACGAGGACCTCTCGTGGTCCGACATCGTCTCGCCGGCTGTCCACGCGAACTCCCGCTTCGCGGTCTCGGCCGCGATGCAGTGCGACGAGCAGGGACTGAAGCAGCTGGCCAACTCGCTCGTCTGGGGCGAGGACGGTCAGCGGCAGCTCGACCCGGAACAGCTGGCCGGCGAGCCGCCCAAGTGGCTCCCAGCACAGCACGAGTCGCTCTGGCGCGATCTCGTCACGGACCACTCGTACACCACGTACCGTGACGCGGTCTTCGCGCTCAAGCGCGAACTCCTGGCCTGACGGAGGGAACGGCGATGGCAACCATTCTCGTTCCCGGACAAGTTCCGAAGCGCGCGACCGACGGCCAGCCGCTGGCGTCGTCGAGCGACCTGAAGCCGCGATCGGAGGGGCCAGTCACGCCCTCCCAGCCGCTGCAGGTCGGCGACATCGTCGACACCAAGGACAACCGTCGTGCGCAAGTCGTCGCTGTGTCTGGGCAGCGCGCGACGCTGCTCTTCGAGCACCTCGACCACACCGGCTACGGCGACGGCTTGATCACCGTCGACGCGTCCGGCTCGACCGGTTCGACGGGGCCGCTGTAAGCCCATGTCGGATCCCGTTACCTCCCCGCTCCTGCTGGAGGAGACGCGCATCTTCACGCCCCAGATCGTGGAGCGCGCAACGCCCGGTGGTCGTCTGCGACTGCAAGGCATCTACCAGCTCGGCGAGGTCGTCAACCAGAACAAGCGTCGGTACCCGAACCCGCTCTGGGATCGGTTGCTGGGGGAAGGTTCCGCGTTTCAGAACCGCGTCCGCGCTCGCCGTGTACTCGGCGAACTCGGGCACCCCAAGGACGGCAAGACGCTCCTCGAACGCGTCTCGCACCTGATCACCAAGACCTGGATCGACCCCAACGGGCGGCGTGACTGTCTCGCCTGCGAGCAGAGCCTCAACCCCGGCCACTACCACGTCATGGCCGAGGAAGAGGTGCTCAACACGCCGCACGGGAAGATCCTGGGCGAACTCTACGAAGCTCAGGTCGAAACCGGCGTTTCCTCGCGTGGCCGCGGCACGCTCGTCCCGATGGGCGAGTACTCCAACGTCAACGACGACTACGCCATGGAGACCTTTGACCACGTGCTCGATCCGAGCACGCCTGGTGCGATGCCGCGCGTCGTGTCCGAGAACGTCGTCGGCGTCATCTCCCGCTTCGCCAACTGCGACGCCACCCCTGCGGAACTGCAGGGGTACCGTTCCATCCTGGCTGAGGTGACCGAATCGGCCGCGCCCGAGATCCGTTCCAACGCCCACGCGGTGATGGAAGCGATCGAGGTGCGTCTTGCCAACGCGAGTCGTGGACAGGTGCAGTGCTCGGTGCCGGCGTCGGCACCCCTGCTGCACATGTCCGACAGTGATTCTCGCGTCGAGTCCCCTCTCGCCGCAACCCCAACCCTGGAGGCACGCATGACCATCACCAAGGACCTGCCCGAGGTCCGTGCGATTGTCGCCGAGGCCGTCCGCGAGCACGAGGCATCGCTCCGCACGCAGTTTGACACCGCCATGTCCGAGATGGTCGCGACGGTGGAGAGCCTGCAGCAGGAGCTGCTCGCGTCGCAGCAGCGCAATGAGGCTGCTGACCTCGTCGGCAATGAGCTGGTCTCCCAGCTCAAGGAAACGAATCTGAAGCTCACGGCGTACTCGACCGCGAACAGCGGTGGGCATGACGTGCTGCAGAAGTTCGACACCGCCAAGGGCGTGATCGAGGAACTCATCGAGCACGTCCGCAGCCTGCGCTACGCCGAGGCCCGCGCCGATGCGGCCGAGCGTCTCCTCTCCGAGGTGGTCGCTCGCACGCAGCGCGAGCATCTGATGGCGCACGTCGACCGCCTGCTCCAGGTGGTCCCCGAAGAGCACGTCGGCCGCGTGAAGCCGTTCCTCACCGAGGCGAGCAGCATCGCCGAGGCGAACCGTCGCTTCTCCACCGTCACCGCCGCGCTCATCACCGAGGCGCCGGAGACCGAACAGCCGGCCGCGGTGCGTACCGACGGCGCACTCCCGCCGACCGCGGGACACCACGCCGCCGCCCTCACCGAGTCGACCACGCTCGTCGGCACTCCTACCCAGGGGACGCAGGCCGGGCAGCAGGTCAACGAGAGCGTGAACATCACCCGCGCGATGGTGCGCCGGCTGTCCGGCCGCACCGCCGTCGGCGCGTAAGCGCCAGGTGCGTTCACCCAACCCCCAACGAGGTACTACATGATCACTGCCAATCTGGTGGAACAGACGAGTGGTCGTGGCCTGAGCGACAACTTCCTGTCGCTGGGTCGCGTCCTCTCCGAGGAGCGCTGGGCCGACTACTGCAACGACCCCGAGATCCCCATCGCAGAAGACGCGACCCGCTACGGTCTCGCGTGCATGCTGGAGAATCTCGATCGCTTCCTCGGTCAACTCGACGAGACCACGCGCGCGGTCGCGATCGGCGACTTCCAGAAGTACGCCTTCCCCCTCGTCCGCGCCATCTTCCCTGAACTCGTCGCGAACAGCCTGGTGTCGGTGCAGCCGATGCTCGGCCCCACGAGCCTGATCTTCTACCTGGACTTCGTCTACGGGACGAACAAGGGCTCGGTGCGTCGCGGTGACACCGCCTTCTCGGCGGTGGCGCGCGGCCCGAACAACCCATCGTACACCTCGCCGAACGTCGACGAGGAGCAGGTCGCGACTGGCGACGGCACCACGGTGGCGTTCACCGCGAACATCTCCTTCACCCCGATCGTTCCGTCCTCGATCGTCATCACCGACGGCATCCAGGTCGTGACCGACAACGGGGCGGGCGGTGTGACCGGCGACGCGTCGGCCGGCTCGGTCAACTACGCCAACGGGTCGCTGGCCGTCACCTTCAGCTCGGCGCCGTCGTCGGGCACCCCGATCACCGTGTCGTACACGTACGACATGGAAGCCAACCCCCTCCTGCCGGAGATGGACCTGGTGCTGCAGAGCACCCCGGTCATGGCCCGGCCGCGCAAGCTCAAGACCAAGTGGTCGCTGGAGGCGGCGTTCAACCTCCGCTCGCTGCATGGTCTGGAGGCTGAGGTCGAGTTGACTTCGGCCGTCGGCAGCGAGATCCGCTTCGAGATCGACCGCGAGGTCATTCTCGATCTGCAGAAGCTCGCGGGCGCGGGCTCGGTGTTCTGGAACAAGGACCTGCCGCAGGGCGTGTCCTTCACCGAGCAGAAGCTGTCGATCATCGACACCTTCGTCACCGCCTCGAACCTCATCCACAAGACGACTGGTCGCGGCACCGCCACCTGGATCCTCGGTGGCGAGGGCGTGGCCAACGTCATCGAGACTCTGCCCGGCTTCGTGCCGACGCCGGGTCTCCCGAGCGGTCTCGTCAAGGGCGTGTACCGCGCGGGCCGTCTGAACGGGCGCTGGGACTTCTTCAAGGACCCGTTCTACACGGACAACTTCTTCATGATGGGCTACAAGGGCATGAGCTTCCTGGAAGCCGGCTACGTGTACGCCCCGTACATCCCGCTCTACACCACGCCGACGATCGTCCTGGACGACTTCATCGCGCGCAAGGGTCTCGCCACGCAGTACGGCAAGAAGGCGGTGAACCCGCTCTTCTACGTCACCGGTGAGGTCGACCGCGGTCTCGCTCTGGAGACCAAGGCTGGTGTCGCCGCGGGCACCATCTCGTCGAGCGGTCAGGCCGTCCTGACCCACGGTTCGGCGAAGGAAGACCTCGGCCTGGCAACGGGCCGCGGCGTCTTCGGCATCTGATCGAAGCGGGAGGTGGGCTCGCTTCGGTGAGTCCACCTCCGTCCTTCCCCACCACGGAGGATTACATGGATCCAAGCAACAGCGGCGAGTGGATCAAGCTCTTCTCCACGCTCGACATGGGCGTGATGGTCGCCATCGGCATCATCGCTCTGATCTGCGAGCGCGCCTCGAAGGTCAACGACGCCATGGCCCTCCTGATCCCGCTCGCTCTCGGCACCGCCTGGGGCATGCTCGAAGCGTCGCAGCAAGGCTGGGGAGAACCGTACGTGATCGCCAAGGGGGCGCTCATGAACGGCGCCGGTGCCTCAGTCGCCGCGCAGCTCGTCAGCCAGGGCTGGGACAAGTTCATCGAGAAGGTCTCAGGCAGCAAGACGACTCCTCCACCGCCACCGCCTGGCGCGTAACACCGGACGACCCATGTCGTTCATCAACTGGCTATTCCAGTCCGACTGGATGCCGCACCGCTACTGTGTGCTCGGCAACCCGTGGCTGGTGTGGCCGCAGGTGATCGCGGACGCCATCATCGCCTTGTCGTTCATCACGATGCCCTTCGCGATTGCCCAGTTCGTCAACAAGAACCATGAGAAGCTCGTGGCAGCGGGCATCGGGTTCGTCCGGCTCTTCGCGCTGCTGGAACTGTTCATGTTCTGTTGCGGCGTCCGGCACCTCGTGCAGGTCTACACCATGTTCGTCGGCGCCTACGTGCTCGATGAGATGGTCACCCTCGTCACCGCCTGCTTCGCACTCCCCACAGCGGTCGCCGTGTTCTGGGGCGTCTCACGGGCCAACTTCATGTGGGCGGACTCGCTCGTCATCGAGCGGTTGGAACGGGCCATGACCCGATTGGCGGGGATCATCGTGCGCATTCGTCCGAAGAGCACCATCATTCCACAACCCGACACCATCATCACCCATGAGACGGCCCCCTCCCCATGACCGAGCAGTCGTCGACCGACCTGGAGTTGGTCGAGGACTTCGCCATCGTCGCCCAGGACTTGCGCGAGGCTGTGACGCAGCTGCGCCGGCTGAACGCCTCTCCTCCCCCACCGGCCGAGGAGAAGACCTGGAAGCAAGTGATGGTGAACGTCCTCGGCACCATCATCGCGTCGCTGCTCTCCGCAGCGTTCGGCGCCTACCTCGGGCTCGCCGTGAAGATGGGACAGATCGACCGTATCCTTGAAGATCTCGCCAAGACCGACACGCGTCACGCCGAGGAAGCGGAGCAGTTCGAGCAGCGCGCTTCGCGCGACCAAGAAGACACCCAACGCATCATCGACGACCTGCGCTCCAAGCAACAGGACCTTGTCGCTGAGGTGGTGGGATTGAAGTCCACTGACCGGCTGCACGAGCGGGAACTCGACTCGTATGAGCGCCGGCTCGCCACCGTGGAGTCCCGGCCGCACAAATGACCGACGTTCAGCCGCTCCTCCAACCGAAGAAGCTCGTCGAGGACGACCTCAAGACCTACGTCTTGCACATGCTCGGTGCGCCGTTCGTCACCGTCGAGGTCAAGCCCGAGCAGATCACCACGTTCATCACGAGCGGCCTGGAGCGGTACTCGCGCCTGATGCCCAAGCTCCGCTACTTCTCGATCCCAGCGTTTGCCGGCATCCAGGAGTACGAGCTGCCGCGCGACACCATCGGCTTCGGTGTGTGCGACGTGATGATCCCGCGCCTCGATCCGATCGCGCCATTGCTGCTGAGCAGCGGCCCGCGCCTCGACATTTTCGGCTACCGGTACTCCTACCCCTACCGCGACATCTCCGAGCTGTACATCGACTACTTCTACTTCAAGGAAGCCACGCGCATCCTCTCGGCCGACTTCGACTGGGAGTACCTCGATGGCGCAATCCGCATCCATCCGAAGCCTGACGAGCCGTTCCCGCTGACCTACGTGAGCGCGTTCCCGCGCGACCTCGACTCGTTTCCCGCGGACGACTTCGACTGGTTGAAGGACTACGTGCTCGGCAGCGTGAAGGTGGCCGTCGGTCATGCGCGCCGGAAGTTCGGCACGATTCCTGGTGCGCAGACCGGGCAACAGCTCGACGGCGCGCAGATGATCAGCGAAGGCATGCAGATGGTGAAGGACGCGGAAGAAGACCTGCTGCTCCGTACGCCGCCCTTCCCGCTGTGGCGTACCTGATGCCGCCGATCGAAGAGACGCCGCAAAGCGTTCCCACCCAGGACGTGCCGCTGGCCGGTGGCCGGCAAGACCTGGAGTTCGTCATCACCACCAACGCCGAGCAGTTCACCTACCTCTACCCGGCACTGCGCTTCTTGCCGCTCGACCGCACGCGCGACTCCGACCCGCTCTACCGTGAGAAGGTGAAGCCGGTCTTCCTCGACCCGGTCACAATCCCGACCTACGTCGAGCTGCAGCCGCAGCTGAAGCTGCTCAAGCGCTTCGGGATCGAAGAAGAGCAGGAAGCGATCGCTGTGTGGTCCTGCCGGCACCTGAACCAGTACAAGCTCGATCCGAAGACGGGTGACCGCCTGCAGTACTTCAACATCCTCTTCGAGCTGTTGACCGTGAAGCTCACCGACTACTTCCTCTCAACCCAGGTGCCGCTGAACAAGGTGGCGACCCTGAAGCAGGTGGCGCAACGATGACGAATCCTCTCCGCGCGGTTGTGGATGCGATCGCCAAGGACTACACGGCGTACTCGACCGGCGACGTCGACCGGATCAGCGGCGTGATTCGTCAACGGCTGGAGCGCACCCATCCGCACTTGGTGAGCGGGGCCACGAGCGGTTCTGTCGATGTGCACGTGCATGACCACTTCCGTGAGCGCGACGCGCGCCACCGCCGGCAGTTCTATCGCGAGGAGTTCGAGGGTATGGTGAGCCCGATCTGGGAAGGTGTGCTCAGCGAGATGCCGATCATCGGCGGGACCAGCTACAGCGACCATCCGCACCCCGAGGTGTACACGCACCTGGAGAACGCGCGCCTGCGCGGCACGCGGCTGAAGATCACCTACGGCGACGTGAAGACTGGCCGTTCGTGGGAAGATCCCAGCGAGACCGAGCAGCTGAAGCGCCGGCCTGGCTGGATCCGCGCCTACGGCGCCCTCGGCAAGATCGGTCGGTCGATGGGACCGACGAAGATCCCTCTGGAGATCCCCACCGCGCGCTCGATGGGTGGCGGTGGGTTGCTCGTCAGCAACATCGTCAAGATCGAGCACGCCAACAAGAAGCACGGTGGTCTGATCTGGCAGCACCCCAAGTACCATGTCGGCAGCAATCGCGTCGGCGACGCCAGCGCGGGCGGACCGCCAACGTCGGTGGGCGAAGCGATCCTACAGCGCATCATGTACGCACACGAGGACGTGCGCGACGTGATCGAACAGCTGACGCGTCCCGACCTCGACGAGGCTGAGAAGCCGGCCGCGCGGTTGATCGACAGCGTGCGTCCGCACGATCGCGTCACCTATCTGATCCACGCCGGCACCGGCCGCAACGGGCCGGAGTGGAAGCAGCACACCGGCCGGGTCGTCATGGTGAAGCCGAGCGGGCACGATCACCTGGTCGTCAACGGTGGTGGGCGCCACGGGACACCGCACGTGGTCACGCACGACACGCTGCTGAAGGTGCACACGCGCAAGGTCGACGGGCCGAGGCCGTTACCAGCCACTGCCAAGCGCGACCCACACGGCTTCAGCGAAGCCAAGGTGCGCGACACGGCCAACGAGCTGGGCTGCGAGCACTGCGGTGGGCGGGCGAAGTTCTCCTACGGCACCGCCGGCAAGATGCACTACGCGTGCACCACGCCAACATGTGGCAAGATCACCAGCAAGCGCGTGCTCGGGAGCGCAGGCGCGACCGCGGACCCGTACGGCTCGCGCTTCCTCGTCCCACCGTCGCGCCGATGATGGTTCCCGACGCACCAGAACTCATTGACCAGTTGCTCTCAGTCGCACTGCGACTCGGCTGGCGCGTCGCGGTGCTGCCCAATCACCCCGGCGGCATGATCATGGGCACCGACGCGTACATGAACGCGGTGCAGGACGAACTCACCGGCGAGAAGCTCCAAGTCTACGAGCAAGTCGCCGGGCTCTGCTAGGAGGATCCATGGCCGGCCACGTCTACATGACGACGCAGTTCGCTCTGAGCGCACGGGTGCCGGGGATGCTGATCACCGACGACCCCATCCGCGCAGGGTTCGACTGGCATCACCTCTACCGGGACCAGGTGAACCCTCGGCTGCGCCGGCTGCGCGAGCCCGAACGAACCCGCGAGTCCCTCGACCGTCTGCCCTACTACCAACGGGCGTGAGCAGAACAGGCCGAGACTGCGGGCACCCTTGCTACGAAGCGAGTAGCGAGCAGAAAAACTCGCGCTGTGGCTGGTCCAACTCCTGGACCTGGTCGTAGAGCGAGACGACTTGCGCAAGCCGCGGCGGCTGGTGGGCAACCCTCGGTTCGGTCCGGACCGTCGGCTTGACCGTGAGCCGCCGCGCGGTCGCGCGCTTCGGCCCAGCTCCGTTGCCGGCGGTAGCCGCTGCCGCGCGACGTTTCGCGTGGCGCTCGGTGGCGAGCTTGCTCAAGTGCGCTCGCATCTCCTTGCTCATCCTGCGTCGTGCCATGTTTCCTCCTTCGCTGTGAGGTCCTAGTGCAGACCTCTTCAGCCTATGTCTTGGCTAGGTGATCATGCCAACTACGGTTCCGCAAGCCATCCAAGCGGTTTTGGACGGACATTCCACAAAAAGTCTGGTGGAAGCCCTCCTCGAAGGCCGCAAAATCACCCGGTGGTGGCAGGCGCATGCTGGGGACCTCGTGACCGACATCACGATGGGACAACCGGCCGGCGTCGGGCGCGTGAAGCGCCAAGACAAGAATGCCCGCGTGGAAGTCGAGTGGCTGTCTCACCCGCACTACAAGGGCAGGACGTTCACGCACACCCAAGGGGAACTGCGGAAGCTGCGCAAGCCTGGGGAAGGGAGCCAGCAATGACCGATACCAACCGCGTGAAGTACGTCGGCCTCGGAGATCTCATCCGACTGACGACGAAGTCCATCGACGATGGCATGAAGGTCGGTCTGCGACACAAGCTGACGCAGACCTCCGAGCAGCTCACCACTCAGGTCCTCGACGAGGAGCAGGTGCGAGCGGTGCTCGACGACCTGCAAGCCTTCGCGCCGTTGCGCGAGACGATCGACGCCGTCCGTCACGCGATCCGCACTTCCCGCGACCTGCAAACCTTCTGCTCGACGATGCTGCGCTACGTCGAGGAACAGGGCGAGATGGCGGCGCAGACGATGCGCTCGATGCCGGACCGTCCACAGGGCAACAACCCACAGACTGCGAGCGGTGAGCACTACCACCGCGCGCAGGACGAGATGGAGCGCCTGGCGTGGGACTTGATCAACCAGTCGTAAGCCAATGGCGATCCCGGACATCACAGCGATGGGCATCTACGTAGATCACGGGCGCAACCTCCGCGGAAAGCTGATGGTCGAGCACGGCGCGTGGATCGCGCTCGGCCGTACCAAGTTCGACACGGTCGACTACCCGTGGTCGAACGAAGGCGCGCCGCCGGCCGAGAGCGCCACCGACGACGAGTTCACCATCGACAACGAGATGACCTCACCGCTCGGCAGTCAGGTGATGGTGCCGTTCAAGAAGGCGACCATCTGCGCGATGGTGAAGCAGGACGCGGAAGGAACCATCGAGTTCGGTTCGCAGACCTGGAAGGTGTCGACCGAGGCGGACGCCAAGCACATCTACTTCAAGTTCATCATCGAGCCCGAGGACTTCGAGCCGCTGTCGGGGACACCGCACCAAGGTTTCCCAGCCATCCTCGGCTATCGCCGGCTCGAAGTGCATCTCGGCACGGTGCAGAACGCGCAGTTCGCGAGCGATCTCACCTCGCGGCGCAAGCTCGTGCTCGCGACGACTCCTGGCGGCAGTGATCTCGGCCGACTCTTGTTCGTGTCGAATGAGGTCTTGCAGAACCGACTGCCGGAAGAGCGGCACGTCATCGAGATTCTCCTCCTCGCATGAGCACGCTGCTGACGTTGAGCGGAACGATCATCCGCACCACCGACATCGAGAACCGCGCCTACCTGCCGGTCTCGGCCCAGGACACGATCACCGCCGACGAGTTGAGCACGGTGGGCATCGCGCCGACCGGTTCGTTCGTTGCCTCGTTCGTCCAGGTGCCGACCGGCTCGTTCGTCGCCTTGCAAGCGGACCGTCCGGTCGACCTCACGCTGAACGGCTTGGAGCCGCTGCGCGTGCGCGAGATCTATCTCAGCGGCACGCGGGTCCTTGGCATCACGATCTCGAACCCTGACGCCCAGAATCCGGTGAAGGTCCGGCTGCTGGTGGGAGGCTGACCATGGCGCGGTTTCGCACCCGCACGGAGATCTACCGCGCGGACACGCGCGACCTTGTCAAGCTCGCCATCTGGCAAGGCTTCGCAGAAGTCGACCAGACGCAGGATCTGCAGCTGGTGCTCCCGATGTCGGGCAGCACCGTCACGCTCGACCCGGCCAACTACGGCATGACGCGGTTCGAGGAAGTGTACCTGGAGAGCGAGCAGGAGATCACCGTCACGCTCGAAGGGACCACGACCGCCGAGCTGCAGCTCGAACAGATGCTCATCCTGCGCGGCACCGACATCGCCTCGATCACGCTGTTCAGCGCGTGGCCGGTCGAGACCAGGGTGCACGTCATCCTGGGAGGCAGCTGATGTACACGCCCCAGGGCCTCACCTGGGTCTCGGCAGGCCAGCGTGATGCCCAAGGGCGCCTGCGCCGCGGCACGGTGCCGTGGGATTCCGTGAAGCCGATTCGGTACAAGAACCCGATCGGCCCCCACACCACCGCTGTGCGGCACACGATCTTGATCCGCGATCATCACTTCGGTGGTCCTACCGGGACACCTAACACGCTCGGGTTCGGCGGGAGCCTTGGCCCGGTGACGCGCAAGGACATTGGCCGAACCCTCACCGTCGACAAGCTGCCTGACGGGCGGTGGATCGACCACATCAGCACGGAGAAAGCTGTGGCACAAACCCGAGTTGGTGACGCGAGTCGCCGTGGTTCCGATTGGAAGAAGCGCAACGAGGCAGTCGAAGAGAACTTCGGCGCGATCTATCACCACCACTTCGCCGTCCCGGCCACGGGCATCTCGGCGCAGCGGCCGTGGTCGCGTCAGGACTTTCGCGACTACTACCAACAGCACCCCGATCTGCCGCAGCTCGTCGGTGACGAACTCGCAGAGCAGATCCGGAAGGTCTTCGAGTAAGCCTTCCCTGACGGAGGATGAGCATGAGCAACTGGTACACGGACCGCCTGAACGACGTGTCGGCGATTCGCCAGGCACACTACGGGCGCACCGATCACGGCCGGCCGTTTCAGGTGAACGAGTCGGTGCAGCTCACCGCACGTGTGGTCACTGAGAGCGCAACGCTGCCACCCTACATCACCGGCCGCGTCACGTCGCTCGATGAACACGGCGTGACGGTCGACTTCAGTGGCTACGGCAAGCAGCGTCTCGGCGAGGCCGTCGCGCGCGACTTCCTGGTCGGCTACCGGAACCACACCCCGGTCGACGTCCTGTCGCGCATGATGGGCAAGGGGCCGAACAAGCTCCACGAGTTCAAGGTTGGCGACACGGTCACCGACCGCCACGGGGCGGCGTTGGTGATCGAGCGCATCGACCCGAACACGCAGACGGCGATGCTGACCGACGGCTCGCACCTCTACCCGCGGCCGATCCGCGAGTTGAAGCTGGCGGGAGGCGGCGCCGCGATCGGCGGCGGCAAGGTGGTCGCCGAGCGTGGCAAGCAGGGCAACGGCAAGCAAGGCACTCTGCAGGAAGAGGGCGAGCGCCAGACCGTTGGGTCCGACGGGATCGCGCCAGGCACGAAGGTGCGCGTCACGAGCATCGACCCGATGTTCAACCAGTGGCGCCGGTTCGCTGTGCAGCAAGGCGAAGCGGAAGGCATCGTCGGCCAGGAAGGCACCGTGATCGCCGCGATGTACCCGACGGGCGTCGGGGCCGGTGGGCAGTCGCAGGGCGAGACGATGTACCGCGTACTCTTCCCGTTCGGCGGCAAGAAGGACCTCTCGGCGAAGGAACTCGCCATGGGGGGAATGGGCGGTGACGGCCTCGTTCGCGAGTCCGTGAACCGGGGGTTGCTTCGGCGCCCCGGCCAGCGCCCGATCGACGAATCGCTCCTAGAGGAAGGATCGGCGTTCAGTCGCCGGCACTACGAGCGCATCGCGGACCTGATCCGCGAGTCGAGCATCCCCGAGAACGATCGACACGAGATCGTGCAGAGCTTCGGCCGCACGTTCATGAACGACAATCCCTACTACGACCACGCGCGGTTCGCCTCGCGCGTGCACAACGACATGGAAGGGGCCGGTCGGCAGTCGCGCCAGGGCATCACGGCGACGCCGACGCAGCGCCACTTCGTCGAGGTGGCGCGCACGCTGCGCGAGGCGCACATCAACCAGGACTCGCGCAACAAGCTGGTCCAGGCGTTCGGTCGGCACTTCAGCGGCCTCAACGAGCGCTACAAGCACCACGTCTTCCACAAAGCCGCTGGTGGGGTCGGGGATCCGATGGCCGGGCTGCACGAGGCCGGTGGGGTGACCCAAGGCTCAGTCATTCGCCAGCCGAAGCCGGTGACCGACAAGTCGGTCAAGGCGGCGACCAAGCCGCGGGCAATGGCGTCGAAGATCGGGCAGACCGTCAAGACCGGCGGCACGGGCGGGGTCGTGGTCGGCGAAGAGAAGGGGCTGCTCAAGGTGCTGACCGACGATGGGCGGCAGGTCTTCGTCAACGAGTCGGTGCTGATGGCGCCGGCCGGTGGCCAGGCTCGCTGGACCCCTCCGCAGACCGAGTACAACGCGCCGCCCATCGCGCTCGCGGTCGGCTCGACCATCAACTTCGATGGCCGCTCGGGCGTCGTGGTCGAGGCCGGTCCCGCCTCGTGCCGCGTCCTGATGGACAACGGTGAGGACCTCCGTGTCGCCACCCGCTCGCTCGCCCTCGCCGAGGGTGAGAAGCCGGCGTTCTTGAAGGACAAGGACGACGACAACGACGACTCGGGTTCCAAGAAGAAGGACGAGAAGTCGGGGTCCAAGGACAAGTCCGGCTCCAAGGACAAGGACGACGACGAAGACGAGGATGAGGACGACGACAAGAAGGACGAGAGCGTCGGCATGATGGCGCCGCAGTCGATGGGCCTCACCGCACCGTCGCTCGCACGTCCGGCTGGCGCCGCCCAAGCCCTCGAAGGTCAGACGATCGACGTCGCTGGGCAGCCGGCGATGATCCTCGGATTCACCAAGTTCAACCAGGCCGGGCAACCGACCGAGGCCCGCGTCGCCTACGAAGGCGGCAAGGAAGGGCTCGTCACGCTCGCAGAGAAGCGCGTGGACGAGTCGATGCAACTCGCCAAAGGGCTGACTCGCCGGCTCATGCGGGCGGACAACGCTGCGCGTGTGAGCGCGCAGAGCGGCACGGTCGACCGCCAGGTCGCCCAGGTCGCCGCCCGTCTGCGCCCAGTCAGCGAGAACAACCATCGCGCCCGCGCGGTCGACCTCGACCAGAGCAACGCGCTGGCGATGTCCGCGATCCAGCCGAACGGCCAGATCGTGAACCCGGAGATGGCCCAAGCGCTCGCCATGGTGCAAACCAAGCTCGGCAACTCGCCGGCCGTCAAGCAGGCGGAAGGTGTCCTCGCTGGCGTGCGCCAGCCGGGCGCGGCATCGCCCAAGGCGATGAGCGAGGAGCAACTCAGCGAGGAGCGTCGCCGCGCGCTCACACGCGGCCTCGTGCGCAGCGTGAAGGAAGGCAAGGGCTTCAGCCCCTCGCGGCCGATCGTCACCTCGACGGGCACGGCCGTCACCGAAGACGTGCTCGCCGGGGCGCAGTTTGTCCCGAACACCGAGATCTGATCACTCGGCCGCTCACCCGCGGCCAACAGCAACCCCTGATGTGGGGAGGAGGTGGGTCATGTTGAAGGCCACTCGGGATCGCTCACTGGTGGCGGTCCTCCTGGTGCTGCTGGCGTTTGCGAACGCCAGCTGTTCGGCCATGCCCTCGTGGCTCGGCGGCACGACGCCGCAGACGCTCGATGAGGGGATTGCCACCGGCTACGTCACCCTGACGGCAGCCAATCGGACGTTCGCCACGCTGGTCCAGTCCAAGGTGTTCAGCCCTGAAGACGCGCAGTCCGTGTCGAAGGAGTTGGACAACGCCGGCTTGTACCTGCGCCAGGCGAAGGGCGCGCTCGCCAACAAGGATCCGGACTCCGCAGAGGAGTATCTGAGCCTGGCGACGCAGATTCTCCAGCTCGTGAACAACGAGCTGGCCAAGCGGTCGGCGAAGTAGTTCACCCGGAACGTTGGGTGGTGGAGGAGGTGAGGTCATGAATCCGGAAATGATCGCGCAGATCATTCAGTACATCCTGCTCGGGATCCAGGTCTCCGAGCAGCTGCTGAAGGCGTCCGCAGAGTTGAAGGACGTCCTGGCAACCGCTCGCGCCGCGGGCGGGGTCACCGACGAGCAGTGGGCTGAACTGGAAGCCAAGCTCGCCGACGCGGAAGCGGCACGGCGCGCAGCCGTCGCACAGGCGGCGGACGGCCAGTAACCGTGTGGTTGCTGGGCCTCGCGGCCTGGTTCTTCCTGTGCGAGCCGGCGTGGGCACAAGAGCCTACGCCGGCTCCAACAGGTGCCGCCGCAGAATACGACCGCAGCGCGTGGCCGCTGTGGACTGATGAAGATCGAGATCGGGAGGACGCGCGCACGGAGGTGCTGATTCGCGACTCACTGATCCCGCCGCGCGTGTTCGTGAACAACCGCGGCAACCGATTGGTCAGCGAGGGCGTGTGGGTCTGTCCCTACACTGGACAGGTCATGACCGACCCGCGCCAACTCGACATCGACCACATGGTACCGCTCGGCTACGCGTTCCACGCGGGCGGCAAGGACTGGACGCGTGAGCAGCGCCAGGCCTATGCGAACTGGCTCCAAGATCCGAATCACCTGAAAGCGGTGAGCGCCTCAGCCAATCGCTCGAAGAGCGATCAAGGTCCGGCCGAGTGGAAGCCGCCGCTGAAGACGACCTGGTGCGAGTACGCGATTGCGTTCGCGGAGGTCGCGACCACGTGGCACTTGACGTTGCCGCCGGCTGATGCGCATGCGATCGTCGAGATGATCGCGACCTGCCCGCTCTCCAACCGGTGGGATCTCCGCGAGTAACACGATCGACGAAGTGCCGGCTCTAGCTACGCCGCCGGCAAGCAGGTAGAGCAGAGCAGAGACGTCGCTCGGCCAGATGGAGACCGGGGTGTAGGGCAGCCAGGCCAGCCCACCTGCCTTGGGAGCAGGTTGCCGCAGGTTCAAATCCTGCCACCCCGACCATCTAGGCGACGACCCGATCGACGCGCTTCACGGGCGCATCAACGGCGTAGAGCGGTGACAAGTGCCGCGGCTTCATGGTCGCGATGAAGTGCTCGCGCCAGCCGCGGGCAAACGCATCGAGATCCTCGATCGACTGCACCACGAGCTGTCCGTGCGCCGCGTGCCGGATGCTGGTGCGCACCACCTGCTGCGCCAGCTCGTGCGCTTCGCTCCAGGTCGCCGTGCGGCCGAGGTAGGTGTCGATGCGCTCCCAGAGCTGCTCGCGCTTCTCGGGGGGAATCACCCGAGCGTGTCGATCCAAGGCTGAGGCCGACCGGATGGCCTTGCCGCGGGTGCGGTCCTCCTCGGAGACGTCCTCGACCGGCGCGCCAGGCTTCGGGATGTTCAGTGCCGCGGCGATCTCACAGCGGCGCTGATGGGCGAGCTGCTCGTAGCGCTCGTGGCAGTCGACACAGAGCGCGACGACGTCGTACGAGTTTCGAGAGCCCAGGCGGTTGGGAAACCACCGCCGGTAGCAGTACGGCACGATGTGGTGCTTGGTGAGCCGCTCAGTGACTCCACAGACGGCGCAGTGGTTCGCCCGCGGCAAGAGCATGTAGGCGTTGCCCTTGTCGCCCGGACCGTTCGGCTCGAAGGTGAGCCGGATCTGCTTGTCGCCGACGTACTCGGCGAGGTTGTTGCGCAGGTAGAAGTTCACCTTGCGCTGTGATGCTCGACACAATGGCTCCCCCTCACGGGTGAGGATCAACCAGTTGTCGAACAGGACCCCCCGCCTCGCCTTCAACCGCCACCGCATGGCACAGGAGAATAGGCACGATGGCCGACCGCGTCCAGGTCCAGTCAGAAACGACCACCTCCGTCGGTGTTGGGCCTGGTCTGGTGCGCCCGTTGGCGCTGCAGCACAGCGGCCTCGCTGACGAGTTCTTCCACCGCTTCGGCCGCATGCACCCCGGCGGCATCCAACAGGCCTTCTCCGACTTTGCCCACGCGCGCGACCTCTCCAGGGACGACGCCGAACAGTTGCGCACCCGGCTGCATCAGGTGTACGGTCTCACCGGCATTGCGACGCGTGTCTGGTGAGGTGAGGGCATGGGTGAGGGTGGGGACTTTTCCTTTGTCGATCTAGGAGAGCAGTGCACCAGCGACCGCGCGCTGGCGATCCGGTTCCTCTGGGAGAGCATGCAGGCCGGCCTCATGCAGCTAGACGAAGTGCGCGCCGGCCTCGACCTCCCACTGATCGGGCAGCCGCCTGGCCGTGTTGGTGACTTCTCGAAGAGCGGTCCAGCGCCGCTCAGCTTGCCAGGATACTGCTGATGCTCACGCGCAAGCGTCTGCTCGCCGCGGTGAAGTACCCGACCCGGTACGATGACCGCTGGCGTGAAGAGAGCTGGCCGGTCATCCGGTTCACGACCGACCAGATGTCCGAGCTGAAGCTAGGGGATCGCATCAGTGTCGACGTCGGCAAGGCGAGACAGAGCCGCATCTACGTCGTCGACTCGATCACGCACACCCCCGAGGGCGGGACCAACATCAGTGCCCACATGCCGATTCTCGGCGACGCACCAGGTGAGAAGACCTACGACGTCTTGCTCGGGCCACCGAAAGGGCGTGTCGGGTTCTTCTCGAACGACGGCCCCGCGCCGAAGACTGCGAGCTGTCCGTGAATGGGCGATCGCCTTCCAGATTTCTTCCACAACGGCACGTTCGACTTCGAGCCGCTGACGCGGCATCTCGACGAACTCGGTTGGCAGACCGAGGCCGCAATGCGTCAGTTCGCGCGATTGGCGGCGCTCGCTTTCCGTATTCCCGAGGAGTACCTCGTGCCGCCGATCCCGACTGGGAGAGTGGGGTCGTACTCGGAGGGTGGACCAGCGGCGCGCACAGCACTGCGGCCATGATCCCGAAGGGCGAGAAGCCGTTGACGCGCAACCAGCAACGCATCGTCAACGCGCTGAAGGTCATCGGTGAGAAGGGCCTCCTCGATCATCCAGTAGAAGATTTGACCGAGAGCGAAGACGTGCGCAGAGCTGTGGCAGTGCTCAAGAAGTTCTTGGTGCCGAAGAACGGCCGCGTCGGGTACTACTCGCAGCACGGACCGGCGAAGTCGACGAGTCGCTTCCCATGAGCGGCAGCGGACCGGTGATGACGTGCGTCCAGTGCGGGAAGATCGGTCTGTTCCTACGCTCGGACAACCTCTGCGATCACTGCTGGAAGCAGCTCATGCACGCTCGTAACTACGGGATGACCGGCAGGCAGTTCCGAGACATCATCGAGGCGAGCCACATCGCGATGCCGGCGCCGATCCCTGACTGGATCACGGTGCTATTCCCAGCGGGGCGCGTCGGCTTCTTCTCGCAGTTCGGGCCGGCGCTGCGTACCGACACGCACCCATGAAAGACGCCCCGCCACCGAAAGGGGTCGTCTGGGTCGACCGGGAGGGCGTCCGCGTCCAGAACATCGAGGACTTCGAGTGGTACCGTGAGCACATCGAGAAGCCGCTGAAGGCTCTCATGGAACGCTCCGGCCAAGAGGTCATCCCCCTACGTGGATGGACGTTCACGCCGGACGGCAAGTGGGCGATCAGCAAGAAGCTCCCTGTGCACGGAAGCGCCGGTTCCTATTCGATCAACGGTCCGGCAGACTCGACGAAGACATGTCCTTGATCGACGAGTTCCCAGCCTTGCGCGGCTGGTACAAGATCACGCCACAGGCGGTCGAGTTGCGTGGCCGGGGAATCTCGCCGCTTGCGCCGATACATGTGTGTACCGGTCCGCCGGTGATCGAGTGCCAGTTTGACGACGATCGCTTGAAGCTCGAAGAATACCTGCGCCGGCAGATGAACGAGGAAGCCTGGCGGCTCGACATGCAGCTGCGACACTTCCGTGGGCGGCTAGGAAGCGTCGGCTCGTTTTCGCTCCAAGGACCTGCGCCGCGAACGGAGAACTACCCGTGATGGACTCTGGGACGACCTATAAGCGTGGCCCTGCCCGCACCGGTGGTGAACAAGACGTGATCTCGCGCCGCTGGCGCAAGATGCTCTGCTACTGCGTCCGCACGGGCGTCACGGCGAAGATCAAGCGCGGCATCCGCCGCCGCGAACGCCGCGAGGGGCGGCACGAGGCACAGAGCGAATGGTAAACGAACGCTTCTTCGATCGCTCCGGGCCAGATGGGCTCGAAGGTGGGCAGGGCGGGGTCGCTGGCGGCTCTCCTAACTCCGAGTTCTCCGGTGGTGGCGCGAACAGCCAAGCCGGTCGTTGTCCGAGCTGCAACGCCAACTTCCCAGTCGACGATCCGAACCGGACGACGTTCTGCCCTGAGTGCGGGCAGCAGCGGCAGGGCGTGGTGGCGACGGCGGCAGCCCAGCAGCGCGGCGGGTGGGGCGTCTACGGCACTGGCCGGCCGGGCTATCTGCGTGTACCGGGCGGGCCGATCTCGACCAATGAAATGGCCGGCAAGCTCCGGCTCAAGTATCTCGGCGGCAATCTCTTCGAGATGGAGATGCAGGGCGCGACGCTCGAACACGCGCTCTCATCGTCGCACTCGGTGATGTCGCATCGCCTGCGGGCTCTTGGTATGAACCAGGATCGCGTGATGCAGACGCTGATCCACTGGCTCTTCAACGAGGCCAAGGCGGGACAGGAGTACGTGTGGGATCTCGCAGGCGGCACGCGTATGGTGGTCGACGAACGCGGTTTTCGTCGCCACGTCGAAGTTTCGGAATAACCGACGACTTCGACGACGTCCCGGAGTTGAACAGCCTCCCGAAGCTCGACATCGAGTTCGCCCCGCCGGTGAAGCGCCGCTCGCGGCGACTCGACGGCTGGACGCACCAAGACAGACCCTTGCGTGTCGAGGGCGTCGCCCCACCAGCAATCGACCGGCGCAAGCCGTTGCGCCGCGGACAAGTCGGCTACGCCTCGCGTGGCCGGCGCAAGAGGACGATCGACGATGCGTGATGTCTCCGCGGCGATCAGTGCGATTCTCGACGGCGCGGCCGTGCCGGTGATCGCCGAGGCGATGATGCGCATGGGCATGGGTGCCCCGCCGCCGGTCAACACCGGCGCCACCGGCGAAGCCGAGGATCGCAAGCACGCCGCGTGGATCGAGCCCAACGGCCGTACGCACGTGCTCGGCAGGGAAGAGATTCACGGCGACTGGGCCACGGCACGGCCCGAGATGTGGCCCAAGCGAGCGTACGCGGTCTACCGCGCCGCGGCCGGCCGCGGCGACGACACCTACCACGACGAATCGCGGCAAATGAGCCGCATGATGAAGGCCGGGTGGGTGCGCAAGGCTGGCGCCGCCGCGTACCACGTCCACGCCCGCGAGCAGATCCCACGGGTCCTCGCCCACGTGCGCCGCTGGCATCCAGACGTCGACGAGTTCCATGTCGACGTCGGCTCGCCGAAGATCAAGACGACGGTCACGATGAACGCGCACACCGGGTGGCCGGTGCGGAGGTAGACTGACTCATGCCCATGGACGCTTCGCCCTACCAAGCTCAAGGACCGGGTGACCCGAGCGCAGGCGCGGGGCCTCCGGCGTCGCAGAATCCGCCGCCGCCAGGCCCACCACAGGTCCCTGGGGCGCCGGATCCGCGCATGCAGCCGTTTGGGCAGCAGGCGTCGCCCGGCAACTTCCTGCAGCAGATCCGACAGTTCTCGGCGGACTGTGCCCAGGTCGAAGAGATCGTCACCGAGCTGCAGAAGCTCCTGCTGCAGATCAAGATGTCGATGCCGCCCGATCGCGTCGAGGCCACGACCCAGGCGATGGGGCAGCTGCTCGCGGCGCAGTCTGGGCTCACCGGTGCTCGCATGGTGCTGGAGATGGCCACGATGCCGCAGCAGCAAGCCGGTGCCGGCGGTGGCGGTGTGCGAGAGGACAAGACGCCCGAGCCGACGACGTTCACCGCGCTTGTCGAACAGGCGGGCAAAGCAAAGTTCGGCCTGCCTCATGCGCCGCGGCGCTACACCTGCCAGGACTGCGGCCAAGAGCAGAAGATCTCGACCAACCACACCGACGACGTATCGGACTACTGCCGCGGCTGTTCGTGGAAGCCGTCGTTCGGCAAGACGGGCCACAACATCCCCGCGCTCGGTGGGCATACCTACCGCCGCTTCTCCTACGTCGGTGAACTGAAGGAATCCGCCGATGACATCGAGCGCACGCTCGGGGTTGGTCGCTACGCTCGGCCGCAGACCGCCGCTGATCGCAAGCTCATCCGCGACTTCCTGGCGCCGAACACGACGGCAACGGCAGATGCATGGGCACGCCGGCCGGCCGGTCCGGTGACCACGCACGCCCGCTCGCCGTTCCAGCTGTCGATCCAGAAGACCGCCCTCGGGAAGAAAGGCGGCGTGCACGAAGCGCTCGCGACGACCTCGCACCACATGAGCGGGGGCGGTGGCACCGCGACGCAGACGCTCACCATCCCTGAGCGCGAGTACCAGATCCGCGAGTTCACTGACGGGCCGGTCACCCGTTACGAGCTGTCGCGCATCGGCAATGACCTACGGGCGCAGGTGCCGATCTACGTGTTCCATGACCAGAAGACCGGCGCGTGGAAGTCGACGCTTTTCCAGGAAGACGACGGAGGCGGCGATCGCCACGCCGAGCTGGTGAAGCGCTGGCTCTTCCAGGGCCGGCCGGCACGCATCACCGACGCCATGGAACCGGTTGGCGGCTCGCCGCCAGCGTGGCCGTTCATGGACAACGACGGCTACGAGCGGCCAGGCTTCCACTCGACCCAGCGGCCGGTGGGAATCCCCGATCCAGGTCCGGGCCAGGGGCACTATGCCGAGTCGTCGTTCGGCGCGCTTGTTGACGAGACCAAGCGGTTCTCGAAGAGCGAGGTGGTGGCGTCGCTGCGCCAGCACGCACAGGACATCCGCGACGGCAAGATCAAGACGCGCTCGCCGAACGATGAGCCGCACACCATCATTGGCCCCGACGGCAAGCCGCACATCCCTCGTGGCCGTGTCGGGGCTGCCTCGCGCGTGCGCGTGAAGAAAGGCCGCGTATGAGCTTCCAACGGCTCGTCGACCAAGTCATCGAGTCTGACAAGGACCCGTCGCACGCCAAGGCGCCGTCGCTCGGGCAGATGAGCAGTCAGTTCTCCTCGCGCTTGCGGATGCCAGGGAAGATGCCACGGCTCGGCAGCCTCCGGCCTGGTACGGGCCGCGCGCTCCCGCTCGCCAACCTCCGACCACAGTTGCACCAGGGCCAGCACGCGATCCACGGCCCTGGGGACCTCAAGCCGAAGTTCCGTTTCCACTCGCAAGCGATCGCCGGGCGCGTCGCGCAACTCCTCTCGATGCGCTCGAAACAGAAGCACGAAGTCCGGTTGAGTCCAGTGGCGCAGCGCCATCCTTTCGCGCCAACGGGCTAACCACCAGCCGACGGCCTGCTCTGCCCAGCTCGCCGACCCGGCGCGTCCTGCGGGAGCGCCCTCCCCCGGCGCTCCCGTAGTCGACCTGTTCAGCACGGGAGGCTTACCCGTGCGGCAGCACCAACGGAGACAAGCACATGGCGCTGCTGGACATCTTCCGTATCTACGATCGGCACGTGGTCGACTTCGTTCGACACACCGTGAATCCGATCATCACGCAGTTGGACGTCGATGTCAGTGACGACGTCTCCTTCGCTTCGCCCGAGCGTCCCTACGCGGCTCGCGGCAACAATCCCCAATCTCGTGAACAAGCAGAACGCACCAAGCACGTCTCCGGCCTGATCGGAGACTTCCAATACGACGACCTGGTCGGCCAGACCGAGACGACGATCGACGAGCAGCGCGGCGTGCAGACCTTTGCCACGCCACGAGTGTCAGTCACGCGGCTCACCTGGCAGTTCTCCTCCGCACGCAACAACACCGTGCCGGTCCGCCGGCTCCGGGTGTGGGATGCGGACGGCAAGCAGAACTTCTACCTGCAGACCGCCAAGGGCATCCGTCCGTGGGATCTGCACTACCAGCTCGACTTCCAGACGCGCTTTCGCGAGGACATGAACCAGCTCCTGCGCTGGTACCTGTACCACCCGGACCAGACCTACTCGATCCAGGTGGACTTCCGGTACCCGTGGGGCTTCAAGTCCATCCCGCTGCAGTTCGATCAGATCGTCGACAACTCCGACATCGAGACCGGCGAGAAGGAACGCGCGATCCGCTACACCATCCCCATGACCGTTGAGGGGTGGATGCTCGAAGCGTACGAGACCGAGCGGGACATTCCGTTCGACTCGGTCGCGCCGAACTTCTGGCTCACGCAGAAGACCCGCATCGCCAAGACGGTCTGCATTCAGCACGCGCTGGCGTCGTTCGACGCCGCCGGCAACGTGCGCTCCTCCACCATCATCGAGCTGCCCGAGACGTGTTTCTCCGGAAGCACCATCGCGCTCCAAGGCAGTGGGAGCACGACGATCTAATGCGCCCCTCCGATCTCACCAAACAGGTCCACCGTGCGCTCAAGGAAGAGTGGGACCGGTTGAAGGAGCAAGAAGGGAAGAAGCTCGCGCGCGAGTTCAAGAATGACCTGCGCACGCGCATCAAGCTCCAGGCCTTCACCAGCTGGGTGCCTCTCTCACCCGAATACAAGAAGCGCAAGGAGAAGCTCGGGCTCGACCCGCGCACGCTGATGGCACGGGGCGACTACGTCAACTCGATCCGGATCCGCCGCACAACCGAGAACACCTACGTCGTCGACGTGCCGCAGACCGTCAAGCACTACTCCGGTCTCACCTACAAGGAGCTGGCGGCGGTGCACGAGTACGGCAGCAAGAAGGCGCACATCCCGGCTCGGCCGCATTGGCGTCCCACCATCCGTCGCTACCAGGCTCGCAAGCGCGAGCTGGAGAAGGCGATGCAGGAGAAGCTCGTGCAGCGGGTCGAGAAGCGCGTGAAGGCCTCGCTCAGCGGTGGGAGCTAGAGCGCGACCAGGAGCCCGGTAGAGACGATCAGGATCAACACGAAGAGCATCACCCAACGGGTTGCAATGATCCGAATGCTGATGTCCTGGCCGAAAAACTCCGTGCTCTTCTTGCGACGACGCTGCCCGTCGACCGGCTCTAAGACGATGCTCTTGATCAGGCACATGCGCCGGAAGAAGTAGACCCACATCGGCACGAAGGTCGCCAAGAACAGGACGCCAATCACGACGTGCAAGATGTCCTCGCCCGCCACCTTCCAGACGATCAGGGCGAGCGTGACCTTGCCGGTTGTCGAGGCTAAGAACTGGTCCGCGGCCACGCCCAACTCTTTCGCCACCGTGGTGAAAGCGAGAGCGATGTCCTTGCCGAGCTGTGCCCAGTCGCTCACGCGTTCAGGGGTCAGTGCGCCGAGCGCGTTGGGGTCTACAGTCGGGGTGGAACGCATCCGCTCAGCCTGCTGGGCCAGGTCCAGCTTCTGCATCTCTGACAGCCCGCTCGTGTCAACGGTGACAGCAGCGAATGCTCCACTGCTGAACACCAGGGCTCCTACGACGATCGCCACCGTCATCCTCATCGCTGTCCTCCATCCTCTTCTCGGCGAAACGCTTCGATGTCGCTCTTCGTCACAAGCGCGGTGCAGGGGACGTCCAGCTCGTCCTCGATCCGGCGTCGCCCACCTTCCTCGCGGTCAACGCACGCGAGCACCATCAAGACCTTCAGTTGCGCGGCTTTGCATGCTGCCGCCGCTCGTAGCACGCTTCCACCGGTGGTGATCACGTCCTCAACGAGGATCACGCGGTCGTTCGGTCGTGTCGGGCCGGTGATGACGCTGGTGTCGAGCCCGTGGTCCTTGGGCTCGCGGCGTACGCTGAACCAGTAGAGGTCCGGGCACAGTGCGAGCACCGCAACTGCCATCGGGTCCGCACCGAGCGCCGGCCCGCCAACGCCATGGGCAGAGCCAGGGAGTGGACCAATCAGGTCGACCAGCGCCGGCATGATGTCCCCGCGGCGCAGCGCCTTGCTGGCGTCAATCAAGACGGGGCTACGTCCACCCGAGGACAGCTTGAAGTCGCCCGTGCGGTAGGAGAACGCGGCGAGTGCTGCCAGGAGTCGTCTTCGGCTCGGATTCATGGCTCCTCGAAATGTCCCCGACGGGAATCGAACCCGTGTTGCCGACGTGAAAGGCCGGTGTCCTAGACCGCTAGACGACGGGGACTGAAGTGCGAAGAGGGGGAGTCGAACCCCCACGGATTGCTCCACTAGGCCCTCGACCTAGCGCGTCTGCCAGTTCCGCCATCCTCGCCAATGCTGTCAGAAAACTGTGCTGGTTTTTCTGACAAGGAGTGCGCGGAGAGGGACTTGAACCCCCACGCCGTGTGGCCGGCAACAGGTTTTGAGCCTGCCGTGTCTGCGATTCCACCATCCGCGCTTACTGTCCATTCCACCCGGCCGCAGTGATCTCGCCGCGGTGTTCGTGCAACATCTCGTTGAGCGGGAGGATCGGCTCTTCTCCCACCAGCTGCCGTTTCATCAGTCGATCGTACAACAGCACGTTCACCGCTGCACTCAAGTTCAAGCAGTGGAAGCTCGGGATGTGGACGAAGCGGTGACAGAGTGTGCGGTACGCTGGCGGCACGGCGCCGTCTTCCGGACCAAACACGTAGACTGGGCGCGCCGGATGCTCGAAAGTCGTCAGCGGCTCTGAGTGCTCAAAGAGATCGACGCACACCGGCGTGCAGTCCACCGGCAAGGCGTCGAACGGCCGCTCACTACGCTGCCAGTTCACGGCTGCGTACCCTTTCATGCGTTCCTCACGTGGCAGGCGTTCGTACTCATCGCCGGTCACACGAGTGCCGGTCCAGAAGAGGGTCGATACGCCGAAGCACGACAGCGCGCGGATCGCTGCGCCAACGTTGTGCGAGTACTTCGGGTCGACCAGGACGACCGCAGGAACCTCCAACCGTTTCATCGTCACACCAGCGGACATCGTTCGCATAGCTCTGTGTTGGTTGTCAACGCTGAGCTTCCGCCCGTCCCCTAACCTTCGCGCTCTCTCATTCGACTCCATGTGACCGAACCATCCTTGGGCGGATGGGTCGGCCTGCCCTGATGGCGTTGGGAGAGGCGACCACCACAGGAGGGGTGCGCCTATGGCCACCGCATTCGTCTCTCCCGGTGTGTTTGTCCGGGAGATCGACCAATCCCTGTACGTCCGGCAGCTGTCGGATACGTCTTTGGGAGTGGTCGGTACCGCCAGCTGGGGTCCGGTCAACGAACCGCAGCTGATCACCAGTGTCAACCAGCTGCTCAACACCTTCGGTCCACCACTCGGACTCGACACGAGCAACGCCTACGGCACCGCCGTCCACCCGATGATCAACACGGTCATGCGCTACCTGCGCAAGGGTCGTCGCGCGTGGGTCGTACGTGTCGAGGGGTCGGGCAGCAACTCGGCCGTGGAAGCCAACGTCGATCTCTACGCGATCGCCGGATCGGGCTCGGGGCCGTCGATTGCAGTGAACGCCAAGCACGGCGGCACCTACGGCAACCAGATCCGCCTGCGGATCTCGAACGGCACGATCACTGGCCGCAAGAAGCTGACCGTCTACCTCGGCTCGCCGAACGACGCCGCGGTCCTGCAACAGGTCGAGACGTTCGACAACCTGAAGAAGACCAACGAGGCGGCCACCGCGACGACGTCGACCGACGTCGACTCATGGCTGACCAAGATCAACGGCGTCTCGGCGTACATCGAGGTCGCGCAGGGTGGTGACATCACCAACCAGCCCGACAACGTGAACCAGTCCGAGCCGGCGTCGGCGGGTCTCCAAGACGCGTCCGATCTCACCAACTCGGCCGATCAGCTCGACACCAACGACACGTTCTACAGCTTCGCGAACGGCGCCGACGGTGTGGGGCAGGTCTCGGACTCCGACTTCATCGGCACGCCGACGGGCGGGCCGAACGGGCAACCGTCTGGTCTGCACTGCTTCGACAACGCGGAAGCGTTCGTCGTCAACGTGCTGGCCGTGCCGGGCGCCCAGAAGCACTTCAACTCGACCGAGCACATCCGGCCGGGGCACACGTCGGCCATCGTCAACGCCCTCCAGTCCGTCTGCCTGATCCGGCAGGACTCGATGGCACTGGTCGACCCACCGATCGCGCTCACGCCGACGCAGGTCGCGCACTGGCACAACGGCGACTTCAACCTCGACGGCACCGACGAGTCGGCGGCGTTCAACTCGAACCTCCTGGCGCTCCACTACCCGTGGGTCCAGGTGTTCGACGAGTTCACCGGCACCAACGTCTACCTCCCGCCATCGGCGTTCGTCGCCGAGGCGATCGCCAACACGGACTTCGTCTCGGATCCGTGGTTCGCACCGGCTGGTCTCAACCGTGCCCGGATCGAGGCGGCGATCAAGGCCGAGCGCACGCTCACCCAGGGCGAGCGCGACTTCCTCTACTCGGGCGGCAACGTCATCAACCCGATCGCCACGTTCCAGGGCACCGGGCTGGTGATCTGGGGACAGCGCACGATGCAGCGGCAAGCCACCGCGCTCGACCGCATCAACGTGCGCCGCATGCTGCTCATCCTCCGCAAGCTGATCGCCACGGCGTGTCAGTCGCTCGTCTTCGAGCCGAACGACGCGACGCTCTGGCGGCGTTTCCGTGGCCTCGTCTCGCCGTTCTTGGAGGCGGTGCAGAACCGCCGCGGCATCACGCAGTTCCGTGTGATCTGCGACGAGACCACCAACACCCCTGACGTCATCGAGCAGAACCAGATGATCGGGAAGATCTTCATTCAGCCGACCAAGACGGCTGAGATCCTGGTCATCGACTTCGTGCTGACGCCACAGGGGGCGCAGTTCCAAGAGATCGTCCAGTCGCTCGGCGGCTCGGTCTGATCTCAGTCGGCCCCGGCGTCGGTTACCGCAACGACGCCGGGGCCTCTCCCTTCACGTCACGGTGTACAGAAGCCGAAGTCCTCGCTGCACTTCGCCTTCACGCGCCCACGGACCTGCACCTGACGTCCCAACCCGTCGCGGTAGGAGTAGAAGAAGTCACCGTCGCTGCTGGTGAAGCGAAGCGACGGCCCGGACCCACTGAATCGCCACTCTTCGGCCATGCCGCCGACGAGCACGTTCTGGGTGGAGAGATCGACGGTGTCACTGCCCAGGACACCGGTGAACAGGAAGCGCCGCGTGAGTCCGGCTTCCTGCTCGCGGCCACGGAACGTGACCGTGTCCGCATCAGCATTGAGCGGGCAGTTCACGTCGAAGTCGATGATGCGCAAGGACTCGGGGTCGCCGCCGGCCGGCGGAACCCACTCGATCAGGTTCAGTCCGCCGTGGCACGAGATGGTCTCGCGGTTGCCGTCGATCACCCGAGTGCCCTTGATCTTCGCCGTACCGATGAACTGCGCGCTGGCCGTGCTAGCCGCGGTCAGAACGAGCGCGGCGAGTACGAGTTTCTGCAGTCGATACATTGTGGTTTCCCCCCACAAAGCTGAGGTGCATTGGCATTCGCACACGATAGCCCCCACGTGTGCGAGGGGGACCACGACAGTTCATCAGGGTGTCACTCGGTCAAATACGCACGGAAGCGTATGCGATCGCCGTACACCACTTCGAGTTCGTGCCCGTCGGGCCAGCGCTCTTCTGCGCGCGGTGCCCACGGCAGATACCGACCGAGGAAGAAGAACGCCGCTGGCGGGGTGACATCGCCCCAGGCGCCATCCTCGGCCGCACGAAACTCGCGCGATCGGTCCCGTGCATCCAAATCCCCAGCAAGGAAGCGGAGCGTCTCGTAGTGCACGCTCCAGCGGTCGGAGAAGAAGTTGACCTGCGTGCCCGCCGGCAAGGTGACCACCTGCTCGGCGAAGAGCCGCAGTTCGGGTGCAAAGACGTGCTCGGCCTCTTCGGTCTTGAGCGACGCCGGGTAACGCAAGATGTCCACCGCGGCACTGAGAGCGAGAATCGCCCCGAGCGCGGCCGTCCACTGGTAGCGCTTGGAGTGCCACAAGGCGCCGAGCGGCAGCGCCGCCAGGAACGCGATGAACGGCGCGAGCGCCAGCGTGCGTCGGAAGTCGCCGTTGCCAGTGGTCAGGATCGCTCCCCACGGGAAGATCAAGACAGCTGCGCAGCAGACGGCGCACGCCCAGTCGAACCGGCGATGCCAAGCCAGCACGAAGCCGACAGCGGCGGCGATCGAGATCAGTGGGTTGATCGGTGGGAAGCCTGGACTGGACAGGCCGTCACCGAAGTCTGGGCGCCCGCCAGCGAGAAGCCCAACAACGAACTTCCCTAGCTCGGCGATGATGAGCGCCACGCGCTCCCACCAGTGCGCCGCGGCCAGCCACTCCTCGGACGTGAAGATCATCAGGCCGGAAGCGCGGTTGAAGTACTGCTGTGGGTTCTCGACCGCATACAAGATCATCGGCACCACCGCGGTGCTCACCGCCACCGCGAAAATGGTCGCCCGCGCCAGGTAGCGATCAGACGGCTCACGGATTTTCGCCAGCACGAACATAGCCGCGTAGAGCGCAAAGGTGAGTGGATAGGCGTTGTACGTGTAGATCCCCAAGCCTGCGAGGAACCCCGCGGCCAGGGACAGCCCTGGGTGCGCACGGGTACGCAGCGCGTAGGTGAGCACGATGCAGGTCGCCAGCATCACCAGCGGCCAACTCGCCACCATGTAGCCGGTGCGGCTCAGGTGGAAGTGCCACGGCATGCACGCCAGCAGGAAGGCGGCGATGGTCGCCTGTGGGCGTGAGAACCAGAGCAACCCGAGCACGTAGGTGAGCACCACCGTGGCGATACCGAGGACCGCGATCGCCCCACGCAGCGTCGTCATCGAGACACCGAAGACAGAGAAGACGGCGGCGACCCAGTAGAGCGGCCCGGCCGGTTGCCCCAGTCCGCTGGGGTAGACGTAGGGACCGATCCAGCCTTCGTCGAGGATGCGCTGGGCATCGAGCCCGGTGAGCGCCTCATCGCCGTGGAGACCGAACGGCACGTCGCCGATCCCCACCAAGCGGACCAGTGCGGCGAAGACCGCCACCACCAGCCCCAGGCTGATGGTCAGCGCCCGCTCCCGCGTCGCCGTCGCCACCCCTGCCTGCGCCGGGGCGGCGGCAACCCGAAACATCATGGTCGGCGCGTAGCATACCTCTTCAGCTTTTGTCCAGCACCACCTCACCACCCCACCACACTGACGGCACCGGTCGTCATTAACCGCGGCCTTTTTGTGAGCCGCGAAGCGAGGTCACCCGCATGGGTATCCATGTCTTGGCAACGAACCTGGCGCAGCAGAATGGGTTCTTCGAGCCCCAGCGCCAGCACAACTGGAACCTGGAGATCACGGGTATCGGCGACGGCAACGACGCCGAGATCATCTCGCTCTCGCTCGCCAACGGATTCATTCCCCAGGTGGCGAACGAAGAGGTCGAGATCCCGTACGGCAACGAGCGCGTGTACGTCGCCGGCAAGGCTGTCTGGGCAGCCGGTACGGTGACGGTGCGCGACTGGGTGGACCGTCGCACGGCGGCAGTGCTCTACAACTGGCGTCTGCAGGTCTACAACCCGGTCACCGGTCGCATCGGTCTGGCGAGCCAGTACAAGAAGAAGGCCTTCGTGGTCCTCTTCGGCCCGAACCAGGACGAGATCGGCGGCGTAGTTTCCAACCCGAAGATGGAACGGGAATGGGAGCTGATCGGCTGCTGGCCGCAGACGGTCAACTACGCCGCGAACGGACTCGACATGTCGTCCAGCGGACAGGTCATGATCGAGCTGAACCTGCGCTACGACAAGGCCATCGCAACGCAGATCGAGTCGGCTGGATCTGGCGGCAACATCATCAACCAGATCCTCACCAACCCCCTCGCGGTGGTTGGTCTCTGATGCACGTTGCCGAGCTGTTTGGGCCTCCTTGCAGCTCGGCTTCCGGAGCCCGGTGGACCATCACCGGCACCACCCACCACCCGGCGACCCACCGGGCTCCGACCCATTAGCCGCGCCGCGTGTAAGGCGCAGGAGAAGACATGGACGACCGTGAAATCCTCGGTACGTCGGTGGAGCTGCCGTCGCACGGCCTCCCCTACGACGACAAGCTGCCCGATGGTGAAGTGATCGTCGCGCCGATGACCTCGCAAGAGGAGAAGGTGCTAGCCGGCTCGGGACCACAGGCTGCACTGCGCGCGATGGACATCCTCATCGACCGCTGCGTGCCCAAGCTCCGTGAAGTCGGGCTCAAGGCCAGTGACCTGGTCGTGGGCGACCGCTTCTATCTCATGATGGTGATCCGCGCCGTCACCTACGGCGCGCAGTACCAGTTCCAGCTCACCTGCCCGAGCTGCAGTCAGCGCTTTCTGCACACGCTGGAGGTGCCTGACGACTTCACCATCTACAAGCTCGCCGACACGTTCAGCGAGCCGTTCATGGTCGACCTGCCGATGTGCAAGGGCAAGCTCGGCCTCCGGCTGCTGCGCGGCAAGGACGAGCACGAGATCATCAAGTACATGGATCGCGTGTACAAGAACGTCGACCGCCGCTTGGCCGGCGATCCGGCGTTCACCTACCGCCTCTCGCGCCAGATCGAGTCGATCGGTTCGGAGAAGGGCACGCTGACGCGCAGCGACAAGGGCGCCGAGGACAAGATCCTGGAGTTCGTCGAGCACCTGCACGCGCGCGACACTGCGGCAATCCGCCAAGCACTTTCCGACAACGATTGCGGACCAGACCCGGAGGTTTCGACCGAGTGCCCGCGATGTGGCCAGCCGCTGGACACGTCGCTGCCGTACTCGGCCGAGTTTTTTCGTCCGGGAGGTCGACGCCGACCCCCAACAGCCCCAGCTGCGTCCGTGGAAGAACCGAGTGCAGCAGTGGCTGGGGGCGAGTGACGTCCAGCAAATCTACCGGGAAGAGTTCCAGCTCGAATACTTCCTCCACTGGACCAAGCGGGACGTCGAGCACTGCTCGGTGTTCGAGCGGCAGGAGCACATCCGCATGCTGGTCGATCAGTTCGAGAAGGAAAAGGAAGCCATGAAGGGTGAGAAGCGCGGTCAGTCGCTGCTGCGCAAGCCGATGCCTGGTGAGGCGCACGGTTCGACTGACATGGAGAAGCTGCACCCCATCATGGGGGCACGAGCACAACAGCGGGCCACCCGTGCGTCTTCGCTCCGCGCGACGGCGCCACAGGGACCGCTGCGGATCTCCACGCCTGAGTAATGGCACAAGACCGCAACGGCCGTCTGGTCGACGTCACCAACAAGGGCATCGAGTTCACGCTCTACTTCCGCGACCTCGCGACGAAGGCTGTCGAGGGGATGAGCGGCGCCATGGACAAGATGGTGAAGGGGCTGGAAACCGCGATGCGCAAGACCTCGTCTGGTGCGCGATCAGCGGCCGATATGCTGCAGAAGCTCCAGGAGCGCCAAGACCGCGAGCGCGGGATGGTGACGCCCATTGGTGCGTCCAAGCACGCACCGGAGTTCATCGAGAAGCTGCGGCTCATCATGGAGCGCTTCAGCACGCGGCAGATCGAGCTGATGCAAGAGCAGCGCTTCGAGCTGGAGCGGCTGCTGGGCAGCTTCACCGAGGTCAAGCACGAAGGCGAGGGCGTCGAGGAGCAGTTCAAGGAGACGACCGACCAGGTCGGGAAGTTCGTCGACGCACTCGGCAAGATCGGCGTCACGGCGTACGGCGCGAAGCGCCTGGCTGGCATGTTCGTCGACTGGACTGCGGAGATGGCCGACGCCCGTGGCGAGCTGGAGCGGTTGCAGATCGCGATGACCGCCGGCACGCCGCAGATCAAGACGTGGCGTGAGGAAGCGCGAGCCGCGGCCGGCGACCTGATCAACCTCACGCTGCAGACGCGAACGACCACCGAAGAGCAGCTGCAGGTCTACCGCCTGCTGATGCAGCAGAACATCGCCTTCGAGGGACTCGGCCGGCGCATCGCCGAAGAGTCGCTCAAGCTCGGCAAGTTCACGCAGCTCGGCGCCGAAGGGTTCGAGCAGATGTTCGCGTACCTCCACAAGACGCTGGAGGTGTCGGAGAACGACATGCCGCGGGCGATGGACCGTATGTCCGGCGCGATGATCATCGCGCGCCGGAACGGGGTTGCCTCGTTCTCCGAGATCCAAGAGCAGATGAATCGTCTCTCGGACTCGGCGACGTACATCTACAACCGGCTGCGCAACCTGGGGGTCGGCTTGGAAGAGGCGCAGCACCGCGCCATGAGCTTCACCGAGCGTGCAACGGCGATGGGCACGGTGCTTCGCGAAGTGGGTGTCAATGCCGACGTCGTGCAGTCGGCGTTCAACACGCTGACCAAAGTTGGCACCGACGAGTTCAACCGCTTGGTGACCTTCATTGCCGGCAACTCCGGCGTCGCCGCCGATCACATCCAGAAGATGCTCGACTCGGGCGATCCGACTGCGTTCATCGAAGCCCTGCTCACCACAGCGCAGAACTTCTCGGGCCGTATCGGAGATCTCACCGCCGAGGCGCAGCAGAAGATGCTCGGCTCGCTTGGCCAGGACATCCAGCACCTCACGCAGATCACCGCGGCGCAGAACGACAAGATCCGTGACCGGATGCGCTCGACCTTCGCGGAGCTGGACGCTAACGCCAAGAAGCCGGTGGTGTGGCAACACGCGTGGGAGGAGTTCTCGAAGACGTTCGGTCAACTGTGGGAGCGGCTCACGGCGGTCGGGCGCGCGTTCAAGAACGATCTCGGGCTCACGCTCTCCGACGTCGTGCTGCCGGTCCTCATCAAGGTCGTCGACGTCATGGAGTACCTCTTCATCACCACCGACAAGGGGGAGAAGAAGCTCTCGACGTTCGGCCACGCGATGCAGCTCGCGTTCTCGGCTGCAGCGATCGCCGCCAGTGCGTTCTTCGGGTTCGCCACCGTGCATCGCCTCTGGAAGCTCGTCACAGGCATGGAAGAGGCAGCAATGGTCGCTCACACCCTCGGCCGTGCGTGGACGGCAGCGCGCACCGCTGCGATCGCTTTCGGCACCGCCCTGCGCGGGCTCACGCTCGCCAGTGTAGGCGCCGCGCTTTTGAACCCGTGGATCGCCATCCCGGCGCTGATCATCGGCGCCACCATCTTGGTGGTGAAGTACTGGGACACGATCACGGAGGGCTTCGAGGGCGCGAAGATGTTCGTCGAGGACCTCTGGCTCGGGATGAAGGATCTCTGGAACACGAGCCTCGTCGGTCAGTTCATCAACACCATCGTGAGCGGTGTCGGCACGGTGATCAGTGCATTGCAGGAAGTGGGGAAGGTGATCATCAAGGCGGTCATCTGGCCGTTCAGCAAGCTCTCGGAACTCGTCGGCGGCATCTTCGAGGAGATCTGGGCGCGCCTTCCTGACTGGGGCAAGACCTTGCTGACGCTTGGCTCCAATGCGTTGCGGATGATGCCTGGCGTCGGCCCGCTGTTGCAGGCGGGAGATGCCGTTGCTGGTACGGCGAGCCATGGCCGCGACGTGCGAGCGGAACAAGATCGCCTCGCACACATCGAGCGGCTGGTCGCCGCCGGCTACTCGCGTGACCAGGCTGAACAGTTCAGCAAGAAGGCGTCTGCAGTCGCTGTCACGAGCAGCACCGCGCCGACTGACCAGGCCGGCGACATGGCGAAGGCGATCGGAGACCTGTCAGGTTCCACGCAAGAGCAGGCGTCGGTGTTGGAGAAGCAGCTCGCCGCCCAGCTGCATGCGGCCGACGCGCAAGGGCAACTGACCAGTGCGACCGATGCTTTGCGGACCACGATGCAGGCCGGCCAGCAACAGGGGCAGCAGATCATCTCCGCGCAGATGCTGGCCTACCAGCAGATCCAGCGGGTCCTGCAGCAGTCGCTCACCAACGAAGCAACGCAGCGCACCGGGCTCACGGACATCCAGCGGGCGATTCAATCGGTTGCCGCCGGCATGCAGTTCAAGTCGCCGGAGCAAGCCACGCCGGGCAATCCGACCGCGGCGTACGTCGCCGGGGACGGAGCACCGCCGGTTGCGATCCCCGAGCCGCCGAAACAGGAAGACTTCGACACGCGCATCGACTACCGCAACGCACTCGATCAGTGGCAGAAGAACCGCGAGTCGCTGACGCAAAAGGTCGACCAGGCCTGGTCCGCACGGCAACAGACCACTGCCACGCCGCCGCCGGCAACGGACCCATCCGCCCCCGGCACTGACACCACGCAGTCGATGCTCGGGCGGCAGCGCGAGCGCGTGCGCGTCGACAACACGGACGTCGTCGGCGCGATCAGCGCTGGCAACTCGCAGATCATCGCGCAGCTGGAGAAGCTGAACCAGACCGTCGACCGCCAGAATGCTGGAGGCGGTAGCGCCATCAACACGTGGAGGATGCAACAGTGACGCTGCCGACCGGACAGGTCCATGACGCGATGATCATCGACCTCTTGGAAACGCGCGTGCTGGAGTTCGTCTACATGCCAGCGGAGTTCTCCGAGTCGAAGGCTGCGGAGTGGGCGAACGTCAACATCCTCGGTCGCTCTGAGCCGATCGTTTCGTACTCGCACTCTGGCCCGCGTGTCTTCAACCTGAACCTCTGGTTCATCGTGCACGGTGAGCGCTCATACGCCCAGGAGATCCTCGAACCGATCCGCCTGATCCGTTCGTGGGTCTACCCGTACTACTCGACCCAAGAACGCGGGCAGCCCAACACTCGCCTCTCGACGCCACCGACCCTGCTGTTCGTGGTCGGCAGCTGGTTGCGTCAGCGCTGCATCGCGCAGCGCTACAACATCACCTACCGCGCGCCGTGGGGCCGCGACGACGTCAACCTGTCGAGTGCCGCGACGGTGGAGAACGTCACCGACGCGTTCGGCAATGTCATCGGCCAGCAATCTGTGCCGGCGACCATCGTCGCGCGCGGAGACTCCATGGTCCCCTTCGTGGTCGAGGTGAATCTGCAGCTGCAGGAGGTGAACGAGAACATCCCGCAGCGCTCGCCGTTCGACACCTTCCAGGTCCGCCACGGCGACGACCTGATCAACCTCGCGGAGTTCCTGCGCGAGCGTCCAGGAACGTAACGTGGCCGATCCACAGGGCATCCTCTCGATTCAGCGAGTCCGGTTGCCGCGCACGTCGCGGTACCGGACGACGCTTGTCTATCCCGACTTGGGGCCGAGCTTCGGCCGCTTTGACCACCGTCCCCTCGACTTGCCATCGCACGAGAGCGACGACTACCACCGTGTCATCTTGGGAGAACAGTTCCGTCTCGATCTGGTGGCGTGGAAACGCTACGGCACGCCGCGGCTGTGGTGGGTGCTGGCACTCATCAACGAGATTCGGAACCCGTTCGTTGCGCCCGCGGTCAATACGCTCCTGCGCGTCCCGACCATCGAGCGCGTGGTCTCACAGATCCTGAAGCAATGAGTACGCGACGCGCAGACGCTCAAACCCGACAGATCATCGAACGCGAGGCCGCTCAGGCGGGGATCGACCCCGACCTGTTGGAGGCGATCTACAACCAGGAGTCGAGCGCGAACCCGTTCCAGGAAGCGCGGACCGACACCAACGGCAAGCTCTCCTACGGGCCGTTCCAGATCCAGCACGCGCGAGCGATCGACCAGGGGTTCTCCGGCAATCCGAATGAGCTGGTGCCCAACCCGCTCTACGGCAATCCGAACTACCCCGGCGCGCCGCAGTTCGTGAAGCGCCTGGACGCGTTGGATACGAACATCCACTTCGCGGCGCTCGCCATCAACGACAATCAGGCCCGGTGCAGCGGTGATCCGCAGTGCCTTGCGGCCGGCTACAACTGCCCGGCCTGTGCCCGTGGCGGGGCTGACGGCAACTATGGGGCTGCCCAGATCTACTCGAACAGCGTGATGAAGCACTACGCTGGGATCAAAGGCGGCACGTACACCGCGGACAACGTCAACCCGCCCGGCAATCACCGGCGCTACACTCCGAATCGTCCTGGCGGGCCGGGTGACGAGCCGATCGACCCTGCGCAGTTGGAGTTCGTCTGCAAAGCGGATCTTGACGAGGACCTCTTTCCCGACGGCGCGCCGCTGCCACCAAACCCGAACCACCCTACCTTCCAGTTCACGGTTGGCGCGCTGCTCACCGCCGAGGGCGAGCCCACCGGCGGCTTCGATCTCACCCCCACGCGCCCGCAGTACATCCAGTACTTCGAGTACGTCGACAACATCGGCGTGTGGTCGGACCAGTTCACGTTGCGGATCTTCGATCCGAGCTGGGACATTGTCGCCGAGAACGAAGTGCTCTCGGCGATCCGCACGGCGAACACCGAGAACCCACAGGTCGGTGGGGATTCGCGTACCACGCGGCAGATCTTCGGGTTCGAGAACTGCATCATGAGCTGGGGCTACACCGCCGCGCCCGAGCGCACGCTGAACCAGATGCTGCGCACTGACGGGCTCTGGTCGCGCAACCATGCCGGGGTCGTGCTGGAGTACTCGCCGCGCTTCCTCGGCTTTGGGGTCGAGATCACGCTGAGCGGCCAGTCGAACGAGTCAGTGCAACGCCTCACCGCGAAGTCGCGCACCTGGCCTGGGCAGATTCAGCGGTCCGGCACCACGATCTCCGACATCGTACAGCAGCTCTGTGATGAGAACGGCTGGGGCTCGTGCATCTTGCCGACGCAGCCGCTCACCCTGCACAACGAGCCGCTCAAGTTCGACCAGGCGCAGATGGATGACCTCTACTTCATCCAGCACGTCCTGCGTCCGTTGGCGGTCGCTGCGCAGAACCCTTCGTTGACGGGCTTCCTCGCGCACTACGACTCGCGCAACAACGTCCTGCACTTCCACCCGCCGATGTTCTCCAAGCTGGCGCGTCACTACACGTACGCGCGGCAGCGGCTCGGTGCGGTGATCAGCTTCCAGCCGCAGGTGAACCCCGCGATGATCGTGGCCCTTGGTGGGCACCGCATCGACTTTGGGGGCCTCGATGACGAGACCAAGGAACCGTTCACGGACTTCGTCACCGATCGCGACCTGCCAGACGCGCCGATCCTCGGGCCAGTGGGACCGCCCGACGAGATCACGCTCAGCACGCAGAAGTTTCTCATGGGCCTCACCTCGTCCTACCCGAAGAAGGACCTGGCGAAGATCGAGGCGAAGGCCATGTACGAGACGATGCGGTGGTCGACCGTCGAGTCGACGCTGGTCGTCGTCGGAGACCCGACCATCCGCGCAGGGCAGGTAGTGCGCGTGACGGTCTTCAGCAAGAACGGCGAGCCGCACTACACGAGCGGGCTCTACCTCATCAAGGAGGCACGACACGTGATCCAAGGTGGTGAGTACACGACCACGCTCTCGCTCCTGCGGAACGCGTACACGGGAGAGGATTCGTCCACGGTCGGGAACCTCGGCCAGGTCCTCTTCGGTGACCAGGTCTTCAATCGGGTGCGCTGATGTCGTTGAGCAGCCTTTATCCCTACCACGTCGCGCTCACGCGCAACGTCCGCCAAGCGCTCGTACCTGCTTCGGGTTCGACGGTGGAGATCTTTGTCTCTGGTACCGGCGTGTCCAAGCAGCTCTACAGCGATCCAGACGGGCAGATCCTGCTTGATCAGCCGTTCCCGGTCGACATCGACGGGGAAGCGAATCTCTGGATCCAGCCAGGGCGCATTCGCGTCGTCGCGCGCCTCGATCCCGTGCACGAAGAAGTGTGGGAAGACGAGGTCTGCGACTGCGATTCGATCCCAAGCCAGCCGAGCCCGATCACCGGCCTCTTGAAGAACGAGGTCGAGGTCGAGATCGTCGGCACGACGATCAACGTTCCGTCGCTGCTGGTCGCGAACACCCAAGGCTACGGCGTGACCTGTCTGGTGACCTCGCAGATCACCGGCACGCTCACCGGCTTCTACCTCGGTCTCGCGAGCCCGGCCGGCATGTTGCAGGCCTTCTCGAAGCTCGGACAGGTCGGTCTGGCATCAGGCCAGAAGACGGGCACCAAGGACATCGCGATCAACAGCCCCTGGAACCAAGCCAACGGCGGCGATGCCGTGATCACGGCCGTCAACGGCTCAGGAACCGGTGGGACGGTGCTCTGCACCTACTGGTACCTGCAGCTGGAAACCACGGTGGGGTGACGCATGCGTACATGGGTGGCGGTGGTAGTGACGGTGGTGTTGGCAGCAGGTGCGTACGCACAGGACCCGCCGTGCCTGACGCCGTTCGGCTTCAACAACAACTGTCAGTTCATTCCGGGGGCTCCGCTGATCGCTGACTCGACCTCGTCGGCGCGGTTCCTTCCCGGTGGCGCAACGCACTCGATTGACTTCGATGCGCTCTCGCTCTCGCACGACGGCTCGCAATGCACGGGGCCAACCGATGTCGAGCTGAACAGTGGGCCGCACGACTTCACGATCAACTGCAACGATCACGCAGACTCGATCGTCGGCGCGAGCATTGGCATGCCGACGGGATGGGATGGGGGCTCGGTCTCGTTCGAGATGTTCATCGTCTCCAACGACCCGGTCCCGACCGGTGTGTACTACTGGGACTTCGTGTGCGGCTGCGTCGCAGACGGCGATGTGGTGAGCAGCTCGATCTACAGTGTCTCCGACTCGATCGACGACTTCGTGCGCATCCAGCTCGACATCACCGACGAGTGGACGGTGCGCATGGGGCATACGGGGCTCGTGACCTGCGCCGGCACGTGTGAGGGCGGGCAGATGCTCTTCTGGCAAGCGCGGCTAAATGCGCCAGAGACGACCGCAACGCCCTGCGAAGACGTCGGCATTTTGAACATCAAGCTGCGCTACAACGTGTCGGGCGCATTCGATCCGATCCCGACGCCGTAAGCGCGGCTGGGCTGGTGGAGGTGGTGGTGATGAAGCGATGGCTCATGGTGGCGCTCGTCCTCGCCTGGGCGAGTGTCGCCCAGGCGGGGCAGGTGCACTTCCTGCCGCTCGGCTCCTTTGTGCGTGCGGGGGTCTGCGCGACCGACGGTGTGACGTCGTGCGCGTCGGCCGCGGACTGCTCCAGCGGTACCTGCCAGCTGAACGCCGGGTGCAGCAAGCAGCGGGTGATCGGGACGAAGTTCCCGGTGGTCAGCATGCAATGCACCGCGACAGGCATCCAGGAGTTCTTCTGGGAGTTCGTCACGCCGCCAGACATGCCAGCGAGCGTTGTTGCGCAGGTCTATTTCCACACGGCAGCCACCACCGGCGCGGTCTGTTTCGACGCGACGGTCACCATCATGGACCACAACCAATCAGTCCCGTTGCTGACCACGGCATTGGATCCGACCCCAGATGTCATCGCGTCAGGGTCTGGCAACCCGTCGATCTCGCTGCCGGCAAACCAGCTCTACCAGTACAGCCAGACGCTCACGCCGTACCGGCGCTCCAACGACGGCGACGGGAGCGGCAACTGCTCGGCGACCAACTGCCGGAGCCGGTACGCGATTCTGCGCCTCGCGCGCAAGAACAGCGGCTGTGCCGGCAACGTCGCCAGCGACGTGTTCGTCGACGGAGTGGGCTTCACCTACTGAGGTTGTTTGTGACGCGCGCGTGGTGGGTTAGCGTCCTGCTTCTGATCTCGGTGCAGGCGGCGGTGGCACAAACACCGACCGCAACGCCAGGCGTGTGCCCTGGGGATTGCAACCACGACGGCGTGGTGACCATCGCCGAGAAGGACCAAGCGATTGCCATCATCAACGGCGCCGACCTCTCCACGTGCCCAGCGGCCGACGTCAATGGGGATGGGCGCGTCCGCGCGAACGAGATCACGATCATCATCAACACGATCACCAACGGCCAGTGCGGGCCGCGGGTTGGCCCCCAGCTGTTGCACAACACGCCGACGCCGACGATCGCCGTCACCTGTCCGTGCGATTGCGACAGTAACGGCATCGTCACCGAGTCCGAGAAGGACATCGCCGTCGACATCATCAACGGGATCCGTCCGCTCACCGACTGCCCGCAGGCAGACGTGAACCAAGACGGCCAGGTGCGCGCGAACGAGATCACGCAGTGCATCAACGCGATCGTCAGCGGCCCGTGCGCGCTGCCGCGGTACCTTCCCGGCTGCGCCGGTGACTGCAACAACGACGGCCTGGTCGTGCAGTCGGAGATTCAGACCATGACGGACATCGTGAACGGTCTCCGGCCGTTCAGTGACTGCCCGAACGGGGATGGCAACGGCGACGGTCAGATCCGCGCGGCCGACATCACGATCGCGATCAACGCGCTGAACTACAGCTGCGCCTACGACGACCCGCCGCGGCTCTATTTCTCGCTGCCGCCCCCAACCGGCACGCCGACGCCAACCGTCGTGCCGACTGCCTACGTCGTCCCGGTCCTGATCGGTCACACGAAGACGCCGACGCCGTCCCTGGCAATCGTGGTCAGTACGCCGACACCGTTCTTCACCTTGACGGGCACGCCGACTGCCACGAGCACGCCAACACCGACAGAGATCATCTGTGGCAGCTACAGCGACGTCGTCATGGACGACGACCCGCGCGTCTACTACTTGCTCGACGAACCGAGCGGCGCGACGATCGCGAAGGACCGCATGCACCGGCATGACGGGCTCTACGCGGCGACCGACATCGCGTTCGAGGAACCGGGCTGTTGCGTGGGGCAGGCGACGCCAGAGCCCACGCCGACGCCCGGTACTCCGTTCTTCGCCCACGGCTGCTACACCGGCGACAACACCGATGACCGCGACATTGCGGTTGGCTTCCGCCCCTCGCTCGTGTGGCTCGGCGAAGCGACGGTAGCCAACGGCAACACCAACAAGATGTCCTACCGCGACCGGACTCACGCAGACGGCGAGTCGGGCGTCTTGCAGACTGGCCTCGGCAACGGAAACCAGACCAACGCGATCCAGTCCTTCGGTGACACGACCTTCCAGATCGGCACTTCGACGCTGGTCAACGGCCTCGGGCGTCCGTACTGCTGGGCGGCGTGGCAAGAGGCGCCCGACTACATGGAAGTCGGACAGTTCGCCGGTGATGCGGCTCCGAACCACCAGATCCCGACCGGCTTCACGCCGGATGTAGCGGTGGTGCATCCAGTGGTCAGCACCATCTTCAACCGCATCGGAACACCTTTCCTGCGCACGACGGCGATGGGCACGGGAGATTTCTCCTGCGTGTGGGCGAACGCGAGCGCCATTGAGTGCAAGGACGGTGGCATCACCGCACTCCTCAGCTCGCCATTCACTGGCTTCTCGATCTCGAACTTCGGACCGGTGTGGCCACTCAACCACATCGGCGGTGAGCATCACTACGCCGTCTTGAAGGAGCACACGAACTATCTCGACTTCGGCATCTACACGGGCGACGGGCTGATCGGCGGCAACACGCAGACGATCACCACTGACTGCCCGGCGGTCGCCGCCGTCTTCATTCGCGGCGTGCCGAGCAACAACACCTGCTCGATGTGGCGCTCCTCGTCGATGGAGACGCCGTACGTCACGCACGCGGGCTTCGCGATGGGCGTGAACCAGCCAGGTGGGAACGCGGGCGGTATCCGTCCACTCGCCGGCAACACGGGCGAGTTCACCATCGAGAAGGGCAGCTCGTCACCGGACGCAGATTGCAACGTCAACAACACCACCTACTTCTGGTGGGCGATGTGTGAAGGGCCGAGCCCGACGGCGACGCCGACCGTCACCATCACGCCGACGCCGACCCACACTGGCACGCCGACCGACACGCCGAACCCGTCGTTCACGCAGGTCTGTGAATCGCGCAACAACGCGGCTGCGGCCGGCACGGGCTGGACCGTCGACACCGGCACCGGCACGGTCGTGACCGGGTACAACACCACCGGCCCATCGAACGTCTTGAAGCTCCAGAACTTGGGCTTCGCGATCCCGCCGGGCTCGACCATCCTCGGCATCGAGGTCGACATGGGCGGCGGCGGGCCACGCAACGGGCTCACGTCGAGCTTCCTGCCGGTCACTACCGTCTGCGACTCGTGGACGACCTCGCCGCGCGACACGATCGTGCAGCTGCTCGACGCAAATGGTGATCCGGTCGGGGACAACAAGGCCACCGGTTCCAGTTGGCCTCCAACCGGGAACAGCGTCCTCTTCCCAGATGGCTACGGCGGGGCCACGGACCTCTGGGGCTCGACGTGGGACGCGGCCACGATCAACGACACGAGCTTCGGCGTACAGGTGCAGGTCGACTGGGCTTCGTCGAACGACGAAACCGACTGCGACCAGTACTGGACGGTGGAGTTCGCTGACCCAGACGACAAGCCTGACATCAGCGCTGGCTTGGCGAACATCACGGTCTGCTACGAGGGCATCGCCCCCACGGCGACCGAGACCCCAACACCGTCGTCGACGCCTACGCCTACCCCGACCGGCATGGGCTGCTCGACCTACTCGTTCGACGTCGGGTTCGAGTGCCTGACCACGTTCACCACCACCGCCAGCGGCGGCTCGGTGGATTGGGGTGGTGACTGCTCGACGGCAATCTCGGCGAGCGTCAGCTCAGGGGCTGCTGGGACGACCTATCTCTTGAAGATTGCCGGCGGCACGCTCACGGCCGGTGATCCAGTGCCTGGCAGCGCGACCATCGACGGGATCCGTCTGACCTCTGGCATGGGCTTCACGCACTCCGACGAGTTCTGCGAGCCAATCATGTGGGACGCGGCACCGCAGGATAACGTTGTACGCCTGGTCAACGCCGCCGGCACGGTCGTCGGCACTGACAAGGGCAACGACGCGACGATCATCCAGGGGACGATCTACGGCGGGCTCGCAGACGACTGGTCCGCCAGCCTCACCGGAGCAGACTTTGCTGGTGATGACTTCGGCTTCGCGTTCCAATCGACGTTCGATGCGACCACCAACACCGCTGACGACTGCGGCGGCACGCGTGGGGTCGTGTTCAGTACCACGACCATGGAGGTCTGTTGGCACGAATGAGCTGGCAGGTGGCGGTAGCCGGAGTGGTGTGCTTTTGGGCGGCAGCTGTGGGCGCTGGGGAAGTGCCCCTGCTCGCCGCCCGTGCACAAGACCCGGTCAACACGCCGGCCCCGCGCGTCCTGCGCTCGAACCCCGATCAACGCTACTTGGGGGTCGAGTTCGGCGGCACGACCGACACGTGCACCATCTTCGAGTTCGAGCTGCCCCGCGCCTACGGCACGACGGTGGACGGCCAGTGGAGCGCCCGCCTCGGCTACTTCAGCTGCGGGACCAACTGCAGCACAGTGGGAGAGTCCATCGTCGACACGACCAACGTGCCGCGGTTCCAGTTTTCCTCGACTTGTATCGGCCCCGGCGACAACTACGAGAGCGCCACACTAACGGCAGGAACTGCGTTCAACGCCGAGGCCGTCGCGGGCGAGAACCAGCTCGTCGAGTACACGGCGACGCAGACCAACTGGTTTGTCGAGACGGGCTGCGACGAAGGCGACACGGTGCTCGTGCAGCTGTGCCGCCTCGGCAGCGTCGACAGCAACAACGATCTCTTCACGCTCACGGGCGTGTCGTTCTCGTTCGTCGAGAACCCAGATGCCACGCCAACGGTGACGCACACCTTCACGCCGACTAACACGGCAACCGCGACGCCGACGCACACCTTCACCCCGACGGCCACCGCGACCGTGACGGACACGGTCACTGCTACGGCCACCGAAACCGCGACCGACACTCCCGAACCCGTGACCGCAACGCCGACCGCGACGGTGGATCCGGAACAGGGTCAGCTGTTCTTCAAGGGACTGACCTGGACCACCGGCCAGGCGATCTTCACCACCGACGTACAAGGCTCGAACTCCGACGCCAATGCGCGCAAGTTCCTGCCAGTCGGGATTCGGGTGCAGAATCTCTACGTCTCGTGCGTGGGCGGGCCAGGCGTCGGCAAGACGCTGACGGTCGGGATCATGAAGAACAACGCGCTGATCACTGGGTCGACGTGCGTTCTCGCAGGCGCTGGGACCGGTGACGGGGTCTCACGGTGCGATGTCACGTTCCCGAGCCCGGACTCGACCTTCGCGTTCGCCGCCGGAGACCGGATCACGATTGACGCGACACAGACCGACTCTGGCTCGACCAGTCAGTTGTGCAACGTGTCCATCTACTACAAAGACAACGCGGGGACCGCGGAGCAGGACGCGCTGGTGTCTGGTGGCGGCAACTCGTTGAACCTTGCCGCGTCCACGACGTACTGCGGGGCGTGGGACAACAACCCCGGCGGTCCGGAGAGCACGCTCTTCAAGTGCGGATCGCTCAGCGCGGACCACAGTCAGTGGCTCTTGGCTCGCGCAGGCACCTTGTCGGCGCTCAGCTTCAACGTCAACGGGTACACGGAGACCGCCGACTGGGTTGCTCAGACCGACGCGGGGACGACCGACTTGAGCGGGCAGATCACCAGCGTCGTCCTCAACATCACCGACACGGCCTGCACGACCAACTGCGCGGTCGCGGCCGGCGGCTTCTTCCGGTTGCAGCACACGCAGAACACGAGCAACTCCAACTCCCGGTTCCGCAACTGGATGCTGGCGATCAGCGGGATGGGGCAGACGTTCTGGTTCCAGAACAGCACCGTCAACGGCACAGTGTACGGCGGTCCGTTCGGAACCACGTCCAGCGCGAACACGATCTCAGCTGCTTGGCCGGTCGCCAAGCGCTCGACGATCCAGAACTTGATCTTGAAAGGCTGGGGGTCGTTCAACAACGCGGCAACCGCCACCGTGCTCACGGGGACGGACCCCGCCAGCATGAGCGCGACCGGATTGACGTGCTCGACCAGTGCGAGCGGGTCCGACCTGACCTGCACGAATACCTCGCGGCACATTGGCGTGGATGAGGGGGCCTACTTGTCCATCCAAGTGGATGCGGTCGGAACCCCGAAGCCGTTCCATGCGTCGTTCGAGCTGTCCGCTGATCCGACGGAGACGCCAACTCCATGATGCGTGCCATGTTGGTTCTCGCCTTTGTGCTCGCGGCTCCGGCCGCAGTGGCGGATCTCTATCTCCGTGGGGGTGAACTGCGGCCAATGACGCTCAATCCAGCCGCGGTGACGCTCGATGAGTCTGGCACCCACACGATCAAAGTCATCGACTTCTCCGGATCGGCGCAGACCTGCGCCATGACCCATGCGCTCTTGCCGGCGACCTACCCGAAGTTCGCCCGCTTGGGTGTGGAGCTGACGTTCGTGGCGCGATCGACCTCGACGGCGCTCTCGCAGTTCGTGATTGGTGGGGTCTGTCAGCACGAGCCGGCCGACTTCCCGTTTGCGACTTTCACCACCGGTGGGCTCACGTCGGTTGGGTTCACGAGCCCGTCGGTGGGGGACGTGTTCACGCACGAGTTCACCTTCCCGGTCACCAACTGCCAGTCCGGCGACACGGTGAGCTTGGCGGTGTGCCGGCACGGGGAGCTGGACGACAACCCGGCCCTGATTGGTCTTGTCGATGTGCGTTTTCGATTCCCGTACATCACGGCCACGCCGACGGTCACGTTCACGCCGACCAACACGGCCACGGTGACGGATACCCCAACGGCCACGCCAACGGTGACCGCGACCGCGACGGCCACGCCGACGACCTAAAGGAGAGGCTTGATGAAGTGGTGGTGGGGGCTGGTGGTGGGAGTCCTCCTGGCGAGTCAGACCGTCTACGGCACCATGGCGGTCACGCTCTATGCTGGGTCGGCGACGCTTCCAGCGACGACTGCAGCGACGATCACGACGATCACCGGCGCCGCGCGCACCTTCGCGCGCGTCGACTACGCCGCTGGTGCGACCTCGTGCGCGGATTGGCACTTCCAGCTGCCGCTCGAATACGTCGCCGGCAACGCGCTGGAGCCCGTGCTCGACTACTACACCGCGGCCAATGACGCGGACGTGAGCGTGCGCTACAGCATCATCTGCGCAGCCCAAAGCGAGGCGTACCAGTCGGCGTCGTTCGTCAACGGCTCGATCGAGGCGCTCACCTCGGGGCCGTCCGATGGTGTGGTACAGCGTGTGTTCGGCGGCTTCACCGAGATCAACGAGACGGGCTGTGACCCGCTCGATCACGTCGTGCTTCGCATTTGCCGAATCAGTGACTCGAACTCCGGTCGGTTCTCGATCGTGAAGGCTCGGGTGCGTTTCTGATCATGCATCGAGTCGGCCCGCCTCCCATCATCTGGATTGTCGGTCTCGCCGTCCTCGCGGCGTGCTTCTACTTCTACCAGCCATCGGAGGGGCAGCTGGCCCCGGCGCAGTTCGTGTTCAACACCGACACGCCGACGCCGACCGTCACCAACACCCCCACGCAGACACCGACGCCGACGGCCACGCCAACGCCGGATCTGGTGAGCAATCTCCAGGCTCACATCCAGTTCGACGAGACGCCGGTAGTGACCACGAGCTTTGCCGACAGCTCGGGCAACGGGAACGCGGCGGTCTGCAGCCCGTCCTCTCAGTGCCCAGACGCTGGCTTCCCCGGCCAGTTCGGCTCAGGCGTGAACTTCAACGCTGCACAGAGCGACCAGCTCGCGATCGGCATCGCGGCCGATCCGTCGCAGTACACGATCGCGGCGTGGGTCTATCTCCTCAGCACGGGCTCGCAGGACATCCTCGTCCGGACCAACAGCAACGGGCCGGTGAGCGACTTCTCGCACTTCCTGCGCACGGACAGCTCGGGCAAGTTCTCGCACTACGTCGACACTGGCACGAACACGTACTCGGCGACGGCCGCGGGCGCAGCCGGGACTCACCAGTGGTATTGCGTCGTCGGCACTTCAGACGGCACGTACGTCCGGCTCTACATTGACGGGGCGCTGGAGACCGAGACCTCGATCCCTGGCGCGTTCCAAGGCTTGTGGAGCGGGGGCGATCGCTGGGCCATCGGGCCGGCCGCAGGCCTCTCAACCAGCAACTTCGCCAGCCTCATGGACGATGTGCGGATCTACGATCGCGCGCTGCGGACCGATGAAGTGGCGCAGCTCTGCGCGGTGCCAGCGACGACGCCGACGCCATGGCCAGGCCCGCAAGAGATCCCAAATACGCCGGTGGGCACCTTCACCTTCACACCAACCTTCACGGCGACGGTCACGCACACCCCCACGGTGACGGCGACACCAACGATCACGTTGACGCCGACCCCGACGCTCGCGAGCCCCGAACAGGGCCAGTTCTTCGGGAATGTGCGCTCGAACACGAATGAGACACCTCTCATCGGATTCTCTGGCCCGACGGCGTTCTCCAACCAGTCCAATCCGAAGCGTCTCCCCCTCGCTGTTCGAGTGCGCAACCTCTACGTCAACTGCCGCGACGGAGGGCCTGGTGCATCCAAGACGCTGACCTTCGCGCTGCTGAAAAACGGGAGTGTCGTCACCGGCTCCGACTCGTGCGTGCTCGCAGGCGCCGGCACCGGTGACGGTATCTCGCGGTGCGACCAGACCTTCGCGAACACGTCGGACTTCGACTTCGCTGCCGGAGACATCATCGCCGTCCAAACCACGCAGTCGGCCTCGGCGTCCACCGGACAGACTTGCCACTTCGCGATGTACTACCGGCAGGCTGGTGATGCAGGCGAGCAGGACGCGATGATCATGGGACACGACGGGACCGGCAGCATTGGCGCGGGGACGTCGTATTGCGGCGGCTGGTCTGACGCGACAGCGACCTCGCCTGTCAATCCCACGTACATCTGCGGGCAAGCGACGTCGGCGCACGCCCGGCACGTCATCCCGCGTGCAGGGACTCTCACTGGGCTCGCGATGCGCAGCCCAGCGTACAGCAACACGGGCGCGTTTACGATTTTGGTGAACGACACGGTAGATGCGACTGACCTCTCCGTCTCGTTGACGTCCGGTACCTTGTCCGTGTCGGATACGACGTGCACGACCAACTGCAGCGTTGACCAAGCGGAGTTGATGCATCTGGAGATGGTGCAAAGCGGCGGCTCCTCGGGCTCCACGAGCGCGCGTAACTGGATGATCTCGCTCGACGGCATGGGGCAGGTGTACCAGGGTAGCAACGACGTCTTCGGCAACACGGCCAACGTCAACTCGCACATGGGACCATCCGGCGCTGCGGTGGCGGGTAGTGCACAAGGCGTGTGGCCAGTCGCCAAGCGCTCCACGATGCAGAACCTGTGCGTCCACATGACCAGCGGGGACAAAAACGGCCAGGTCATCGTCACTGCGCGCAAAGGCACTGATCCTGCCAGCCTGTCCAACACCGCCGTGACCTGCACGACGGGCAGCGGCACGGGCGAGCAGTCGTGCTGTGACACTACGCACCACGTCGGCGTGGAAGAGGGCGAGTACGTCGAGGTGCACGCGCAGTTCATCGGGACGCCGTCCACGCCGCGACCGATCGCCATGGGCATGGAAATGTCTGGGGATCCGACCGACACGCCGACGCAGACGCCGACACCAACTGGGACTCTGCCAACCTCGACGCCGACGGCCACGGTCACGCACACGTCGACGCCGACGTTCACGCCGGGCGGGACGCAGCCGAACTGGGCGAGCGGATGCTTTGACGGGAACGCCGCTGACAACCGGCAGATCACGACCGGGTTCCAGCCGGACTGGGTCTTCCTGTCGTGGGACCACTCAATCGGTTCCAGCCGCATCCCGGTGTTCCGGTCGTCTAGCTCACCCTTGGGCGATGCCTCGTGCGACACGTTCACTCTGCCGGGAGATGATTGCGCCACGACGAACAACATCCAAGCGCTCAATGCGACAGGGTTCGAGGTCGGCACGGCCTCGAACGACGGCTCGTTCAACTACTGCTACTTGGCGCTGCAAAACCTGGCTGGCCATGTGCAGGAAGGGCGCTACGTCGGCACGGGCACGGACAATCGAGCCATCGACGTCGGCTTCGTACCTGACGTTGTCCTCGTGTACAACGTCACCAACGTGGTCGTCGACATCTGGAGCTTCCGGACGGCCGACATGCCGTCCGATTTCTCCATGCGCTTGAACCAAGCCTCCGGCTTCGCCGAGACCGACCGCATCCAAGATTTCTTGTCCATCGGCCTCGGCGACTCGGTCGACGGGTTCGAGGTCGGGACGGTCATGAACACGAGCAGCCGAGTGTACTACTGGGTGGCTCTCAAGCAGCTCGACAACTTCATGGAGTTCGGCCACTACACTGCCACTGGGGCCGATGACTTCCACATCGACACTGGCAGCTGCTCACCGGACATGGTTCTCATCGCCGCGGACGAGTCAGGCACCGTGGCCGAGTGCCAGCGGCACGCCTGGGACGACGCGCTGTGGCCGATGCCGCTGTCGCAGTTGGTTTCGGGTTTTACGGTCGACAATCGGATCTTGAGCATCGACAGCAGTCCGGACGGGTTCACTGTTGATGCCATCTGTAACGACACTGACGCGGTCAGCGACTACCACTGGCTGGCGTTCTGTGCCGAGGAAGACTTCCCCACCCCCACGCCGACCGGCACGCCCACCGTGCCGCCCGCGACCAGCACGCCAACGGTCCCGTCGTGTGTGACCGTGTCGAGTTCGACGATGGCCACGGTCTCGACCCTGGCCGGTCCAGGGGACGTTGACTGGACCAACCAGGCGGATTTGAGCGATGGGTGTAATACCGAGACTACCGAGGCTACGTTCCCCCAGTTCACCAGCGGCAACACTGCGCAGCTGCGCGGGCAAGCATATTCTGGTCTCGGTGCCATCCCGGACGCAGCGTCGATCACCGGCATCAAGCTCGACGTCACGCGCCGGCTGGTTGGTCCTGGAGTATCAGCCGCGACCGACCAGCTCATCAAGCTGATCCGGCCTGATGGGAACTACACGTCGACCAACAAGGCGGACCTGATCACGCAATGGCCGAGCACGTTGACGCTCAAGAGCTATGGCGGGCTCGCGGATACGTGGGGGCAGTCGTGGACTGGTGCGGATGTGAAAGACCCCGACTTTGGTGTCGTCATCAGCGCCGAAGTCGCGCGTGACGATGGATCGAGTGCTGATGCGCTTGCCGAAGTCGACTGCGCGACGATCACGATCTGCTACGACAACTCGGCGTCCCCGACGCCGGCTGGCTTGGTCCAGTACCACGTCACACCGGCCCCGAGTTTCACTGGCTCTCCCACCGCAACGCCGACGCCACTGCCCACGCCGTACGCGCAGGCGCAGTACAACCTGAACACGCCGACGGACACGGCCGCGCCGACCGGCACGCCGACCCCTGGGCCGTACTACCCACCGCAGTACATGTTCAGCACTCCGGCGCCGACGGGGACTCCGACGCCTGACATCCCGGACGATTACGACCTGCCAACGCCGACGGCGCTGCCGCCGTCCACGCCGTACGCGCAGGCCCAGTACCTGTTCACGATGCCGCCGACCGTCACGCCGACGGCGATTGGCTCGCCAACGATCTTCATCCCGCCGCAGATCCTCTTCCAGACGCCGACCAACACGGTCGGTGCGGCCCCGACACCGACACCACTGGCCGAGATGATCTGCTCGGACGGTGGTAGCGTCGACCTCGGCGACAGCTACTGGACCAACCTCGCCGCGTTCGAGACGCAGCTGCAGCATCCAGCCCCGGTCAACAATGAACTGACGCTGGAAGCCTGGTTGCGGTTCGACCACGATGAACTGAACAAGCCATGGATCGCACGCTGGAACAGCGACGACACGCAAGCCCAGTACGTGCTTCGCGTCTCGCCGACCACGGCTGGCGTCATCGAGTGCTGCGTGCACACCGACACCGGCACGCAGCCGCACTGTGTTGCCTCGCCGTCGGATGCGCTCCTGAACGACGGGCTGTGCCACCACGTGCTGTGCCGCTACAACGACAACGTGGCGACCGGCAACGGGCTTGCGCTCTGGGTCGACGGCGTGAAGGTGGCGACCAACGCGACGGCAAAGGGTAACCTGTCGATCACTACACAGAAGACACGCGTCTTCTGCTACTCGGACAACCGCGACTGCCCGGAGAGCGAGATGTGTATCCAACACGTGGCGCTCTACGACTTCGCGGTCTCGGAGGAACGGATCCTGAAGCATGCCCGCGCGTGCCGCTCGGGCTGCGTGCAGCCGACGCCTACGGTGACTCCGGCCGTGACGCCGACTACCCGCCGTGGTGGCCCGGTCCTCTTCCCATGAGCAACCTCCTGAACTCGTCCGTCCCTACGCAGCGACATCTGCGTGAGGTCGAACGACTCTTCCCGCATCTCTACGAGGGCACGGTCGAATACGTCAGCGACCCGATGAACCTCGGACGGATCAAGGTGCGCGTGCACGGCGTCAACGATCCCGACTCGCAGCGCACGCCGCCAACCTCCTTGCCCTGGTGTTACCCCTGTCACGCGCCAGGGTCGTTCCATGTGCCGGAAGTGGGCTCCACGTGTTGGGTCCTCTTCCGGCACGGGCTCTCGGACTACCCGGTCTACTTGGGCGTCTGGCACGGGCAACTGAAGAAGCCGGTGGTGAAAGGCCGGCTGCCGGTTTTCTCGACGCCGGAGGCAAAGCCGACCAAGAACAACGCGGCCGACCAGGTCCTCTCGACCTACCAAGGGCTTGGCGTGCCTGATGACCTCCGCTTCCACAACGCCGTCGCACCGCCGGCCCTGCCGGTCTACCAGATCCTCTCGGCGAGCGGAGGCCTCGCCAACTTCGCTGCCGGCACCTCGATCACCGTGCAGGACTCGACGTTCAACAACGGCACGTTCCGGATCCTCACTAACAACGGGTTCATCATGACCGTCGATGGGCCGCTCAACGAAGAGGACCTCTCGACGGCGACGATCGGGCAGATCCTCGTCCCACCAGCCTCGAACAACTTCACCTCGTACTTGGAGCCGCCGGGCAACGAGTCGCCGCGGGAGTCGTACGATCTGAAGCAGTCGATCGACCCGACGGTGAAGGTGCACTGGCAGACGCCAAAAGGGGCGACCGCGTACAGCGTCGACGACGACGGGGAAGAACGCACGGCGATCGTCGATCGCATGGGGCAGGGGCTGCACCTGGTCGGGGCAGTCACCAGCTCTGCGAACCAGCACAACAAGGCACGGCGCCGCCGGCAAGAAGTGCGCGACGGTACCGGGCTCCCGGTCGACCAAGCCGTCGACGGCAAGGCGAGCGTCGAGCTGTACGACCTCCTTGGCCAGTTCGTGAAGCTCATGTCCGACGGTGGAGGTAGTTGCATCGTCGAGATTCACGGGAAGGACGGCGCCTCGGGATTCTTCCGCATCGCGCAGGATGGCATGCGGATCACAATCCGCTCTGATGCCGACTCGCAGATGGTGATGGACGAGTCGATCGTCATGCAAGCACAGGTCGACGGCAGCGGGCCGAAGCTCTCCCTCCTCTCCTCGGGAGTGGCGAAGCTGGAGAATCAAGCGGGTACCGCGTCGCTGACACTCGATCAGTCTGGGGGCTACGAGCTGAAGAACAGCGCAGGCGCGCAGGTGACGGGGAGCCCGGCCGGCACGCTCGCGCTCAAGTCGAGTATCACCATCACGATCGACGCGCCGATCGTGCAGACCAACGGAGGATGATGTGCCACCGAAAGCGCGCATGACGGACACGACGATTGGCCGTTGCACCGAGCACGGACAGCAGTCCGGCGTCGTCATGCTCGCCTCGTTTGACGCGTTCACTGAAGGCCTGGGCGACGCCCGCATGACCGATACCGTGATGGCCGCGTGCGGGGACACGGGCACCATCATCAGCACGTCGCTGACCTCGTACGTCAACGGGCTCGGCAGCGCCCGCCTCGGCGACACGTTCGTCGGCAAGTACTCGGGCACGATCGTCTTGGGGTCATTCACACATCTGGTGGGGGACTGATGGCACTTTCTGGTGAAACGCTCGGCAGCTTGTTCGGCGCTCAGAACTCCGCGGGGTTCATCAACCCGATGGCGACGGTACTGGGTGACGTGCACACGAACGCACAGGCGGTCTCCGCAATCATCCCCGCGGAGAACCTCGGCGTAGGGTGGACCGCGCAGATGCGCGACGACCTCGCCAATGCGATCGGTGCGGTCACAACCGCATCGGGCGGGAATCTCAACGAAATGTCCGGCTTCACGGGCGGACTCGCGTTCATGAACGGCAACCCGACCTACGACGCGCACACGACAGCGATGATCGCGGAGATGTCGGACAACATCACGCTCGCGCGCAGCTACGGGTCGGCTGCGGCGCAGCTCGGCGACAAAATCCCGAGTTGCACAGCCGCGGTGAAGAAGTTCTTCGGGCCGTTGCTGAAGGAAGCCCAGGAACTCTGGGATGACGTGAAGAGCTTCCTGAACGACATCCGGGAGCTGATCCTGCAAGGCATCGAGTTCATCCGCGATGTGATCAACACCGTCGTGGAGAAACTCTTGGAGTATCTCGCCAAGGCCATCAACTTCATTCGGGACTCGATCAACGAAGGGGTGCGCATGGCGAAGGACTTGCTCGACTATGTGATGGCGCAGATTCTTCCCGGCTCGTTCGAGGACGGGTGCTTGAAGGAAGTCGTTGAAGCTGTGGTCTCACCTGACACGTTGCAGATCCTGTCGAATCTGCCGATCCCAGCCTGATGGCGCTCTACTTCGGCCCTGGACTTCCCACCGCCGCCTTCTGCTTCCCCGCAATCAAGCGGGATGAGGCGCTCGTGCGCGACTCCATCGTCCAGATCCTCGGCACACGGCAAGGCAGTCGGCTGCACCAGCCGGAGTTCGGCTCCCGTTTGGAAGAGTTGGTGTTCGAGCCGAACGATGCGGCGCTGCGCACGCTGGTCGAGGAGATGATCTTCGAGGCGATCACACGGTGGGAGCCACGCGTGGATCTCGTCGGCGTTGCCGTCAACCCTGACGAGAACCTGCTGCGTGTGTCGATCTCGATGGTGATCAAGCGGCTGAACATTCCGTTCGACTTGCCGCTCACCATCTCGCGGAACAACATCTAGCGAGCGCGGCCCTGCTTCGGCCGCACGTACCGCGCGGTCGCCTTGTGTACGACCATGACGTTCCCGCAGTCACAGAACGGCACGTCATCAGGCTCGATCTCACCGGGTTTGATGTCGCGCGTCTTCTTGCACCGCACGCACCGCACCGTGACGAACCCTTCGTAGGGCATCAAGCGACGCTGCGGCGCGCGGCGGCGTAGTGGTTGGCGCAGAAGCCTTTGGCGACGTACGCGCGGTCACAGCCTGCCTTGGTGCATGTCCGCTTCGGTTTGATGAGCGGTTGGCGCTTGGGTTTGAAGTCGCGCAGCGTATCGGTGGACTTGTCGAGCCCTTCGTTCAAGAGCGCCACGACGACATCGGTCTTCGTGACGCCTAGCTCACGCGCGACGCGGTCGATTCCATCGGCCACGTTCGTCGGGATCTTCACGTTCATGAGCTTGCTGGTACTGGTGCTGCCTCGGCCTTTGAGGTCGATCAGCCGCAAGTCGGACCGCATGGTGTCTCCTTCCGCATATGGTGGATTGGTGAGTGGGCTGCCCGAGGGTCGAACTCGGAACCTACCGATTAAGAGTCGGTTGCTCTAAGCCATTGAGCTAGCAGCCCACAGGGACACGCGCATCTTGTCCACCACCACACCGTCCAGGCTGATGCTGCTTCACGCCCTTCGCATCCTGGTCCTGCAGACTGTCGTCTTTCTTCGAGTCACTGGCAAGCGGAGTTGACGAAAGTGAAGAGGGACGGATTTGAACCGCCGCGGCGCACGCGCTTCCGCTCTACAGGCGGATGCCTTCAACCAGACTCGGCCACCTCTTCAAGTGTGCGAGCCTAAGCACACTTCTTCGCAAGTTGTCAACTGCGTACTTGCGCGCATGACACGGCGTGAGACGAAGGAGATCCCTCGTGACGCTTCGCATTCCCTACACCAGCCGAGAGTTCGAGACCATTCTGTCCGAGATCCGTGATCGGATGCGGGCCGAACTGCCGGACTCGAACGACTTCCTCGAATCGAACGTCGGCCGGTTCATGATCGAGCTGTACGCAGCGGTCGGCGACATGATCGCCTTCAACATGGATCGCCAGGCTGCCGAGTGCTACGTCGATACGGTCGAGACGCGCGAGCACCTGGTGGGCTTGCTGCGGCTGATCGGCTTCCAACCGTTCAACCCGGTGCCAGAAGAGACAGCTGTGCGGTTCTCGCGGGAAGCCGGCCAACCGCTCGACACGACGATCAACGTCCCGAAAGGGACGCGCCTGTTCTCGTCGGCGACCAGCCTGCCATGGGTGACCACGGCTGCGGCCGTGCTCTCCCCGTCGGTCAGCTCCGTGCTCGTGCAGGCGAAGCAAGGCGAGTACCGCACACTGAACTTCGTCTCCTCTGGGAACCCGTTCCAGGAGTTCCTCATCAACTCGCGACAGGTGGCTGAGGGCGAAGTCTTCATCACCGTCGATGGTACAACGTGGAACCAGGCAGAGCAGAACTCGCTCGTGGGTGAGGGGCCGGACGCCCCCGTGTTCCAGGTCGTGCGGACGCAGGATCAGCGCACCATCGTGCAGTTCGGCGACAACATCGACGGCTCGATTCCAGCCAAGGGCAGCGCGATCGCGATCCAAGTGTTCCTGACCGAGCACGTGAATGGCCGCGCGACCACTGGGCAGATTGACCAGCTGGTGGACACGCTCACAGCGCCGGTCACCGTCCGCAACCCGGACCCGTCGCGCGGCGGGGCTGACTTCGAGACGGTCGCCAGTGCGCGCATCCGGTTCCCCGAGGCGTTCGCGACGCAGAAGCGCGCCGTGACCCGTGGTGACTACGAGGCGCAGGCGAAGCTCGTACCGGGCGTGCTGCAAGCCAAGGCGGTCGACAACCAGCTCGACCCAACCGTGCCGCTGTTCAGCGTGCACGTCTTTGTCGTCGGCAATGACGGCTCAGTCTCCTCGACGCTCAACGATGAAGTCGAGGAGCTGTTGAACGAGCGCAAGGTCAACGTGATGAAGGTCACGGTGAAAAGCCCCACGCCGATCGAGGTGCGCGTGCAGATCGACGAGTTGTTCGTCTACCGCGACTTCGTCCCATCAGAGGTCGAATCGAACGTGCTGACGGCCATCGACAACTTCTTCATCCTGAGTGCGGATGACACGGGCGAGATCGCCCTGGGCACCGACGTCGCGCTCTCGCGGCTCTTTGCGACGATCTCAGCCGTCGAGGGGGTCTCCTCGTTTCGCAAGACCGTGTGGGTGAACCCCTTGCCCTTGGATGACGACGGGCGCTACGACCCGCTGGGGACGCCAAGCAGTGGGGATGAGGGGATCGGAGTGATCGTCGACACAGACGATCCGGAGCTGGACGAGGTGAACACCGGCGGGGTGATCCCGGTCGGGGTGACGTCGTTCGCGCGCCTGGAGCTGGCAAGCATCGCACAGATCCCCATCAACCCGGACGATCTGTCGCTGGGGACGAAGTCGAAGATCACGGTCGTCTAACCGATGGCGGACCCGACGTTCGATCACACGCTCAGCGACGGGACAACCGTCACCAACGACCAGGACACCGCGCACACGCTGCACGGCCGGGTCGTCACCGGCGACATCACCCAACGTGTCAAGGACACGTTCATCCCGGACTTCTACCGCGGTGATCCGAAGTACCAGTGCCTGGTCGACTTCCTGGAGATCGTTGCGCCGAGCTTCGACTACCTGCTGGAGCACGGCAAGGCACTCCCGTTCCTGACACAGATCGAACGCTGCCCACCGGAGTTCCTGCCCCACCTTGGCGCGATGGTGGGCTGGCACTGGGATCCGACGCTCGACGTCGGGATTCAGCGTCGCTCGATCGAGCAGCTGGTCAAGCAGCACCACACCAAAGGGACGATCCCCGGCATCGAGCGCATCGTGCGCAAGCGCGGCGCGCAGTACGTGAAGGTGAACATCCTCTCGGAGCGCCTCTTCACCACGTCGGTGTCGACCACCTCTGGACCGGATCGGATCCCGGACGCGCTGACCTTCCGGTACGGCAGCTACGAGATCGTCACCGACATTCCTCGTTCAGCGTTCGAGGACGACCTGTTGCGCTATGCGCACCCGGCCGGCACCCGCTACCGCGTCGCACGCACGTCGATCGGGGATCCGATTGACAACCCGCGCGACATTGTCACGCCCGGCGATGAGGACCTTGATCTCGATTTCAAGGTCTCGGTGTCGGTGTACGTGTTCATCCACTTGCTCGAAGAGAACCACCAGACGGACGACAGCGTGCCTGAAGTCACCATCATTCACGCGCTCATCACGCAGCCGCCGCAGGTGCCGGATCCGAACAGCAGCGACACGGATCCGCTGAGCCCGGAAGTGCACTTCCAAATCACCACGCAACCCGCATAATCGGACGGCGGTGGAGGAGGCTGATGGGGATCTATACGAACACTGGTCGCAACCTGCGCGGCGAAGACCTGATCACCAAGCGTGATTGGTTCGTCGTGCTCGGCCGGTGCCGCTTCATGAACGTCAACTTCCCGTGGGCGAACGAAGTCAGTCCGCCCGATGAGGAACTGCAGCCGACGATCTACAACGGGCAGGCGTGGCCGGACATCGACATGGATGCTCCGGCGCAGCTTGCTGTTGGGATCCGCAAGGCGGCAGTCGTCTCGCTGGTCACCCCCAACCCGTCGGGCGTCATCACCTTCGACGGCCAGCAGTGGTCGGTCACCACCGACTCGCAGGCAAAGCACGTCTACTGGAAGTTCTACATCGAGCCCGAGGACTTCGTTGGTGACGCGCAAGGCGACAACATCGTCGGCTACCGCCGGTTGTCACTGCGCGCCAACTGCGTCCCGAAGTCCGACAGCAACAAGGACCCCAACACCCAGTCCCTTCGGGGTTTTGATCTGAGCGACCTGGGCACGCTGTTCTTCTACTCGAACCAGACCATCGTGAACCGGGCTCCCAATGAGCGGCACGTCATCGAGATCATCCTGCCGCAGTAAGCTCAGGAGACAGCAGTGACGGACATCATCTACGACCGCTTCGCGGACGCACTCGACGCCGACGGTGACCCGACCCCTCCCAAGGATTGGGATCGGATCGTTTGGCGCGCCGGCCTGGGTGTTCAGGCAGCTGAGCTGAACGAGGTCACCTCGATCTCGGACTACTACCTGCGTCGTCTGGGACTCTCACAGTTCCCCGACGGGTCGTTGGTGAGTGGCGCCGCGGTGAAGGAGCGCGACATCGACACTGGCGTCATGGCAGTGTCCGATGGTTACTTCTTCATCCAAGGGAAGGTGCGCAAGGTCACCGGGGCGACGTTCGTCGTGCCGGCTGTTGGCACCTACCACTTCGGGCTGAAGACCGAGATCGTGCTCGTCTACCCGACCAATGCGCCGAGCGGTGCGGAGACCGATCAGGACCTCGTCGACCCAGCACAGGAGTTGGAAAACGCCGGACTGCCTGGCGCGCTGCGTCAGAAGGTCAAGGTCTCCTGGGAGATGCATGCCGACGCGGACCCAGATGACGATACGCGGCACGTCTACGAGATCATCAACGGCATCCTGAACGAAGCGTTCCTGCCACCGTCGCGCTTCGACCTGACGCTGGAGGAGTTCGAGCGCCGCACCTACGAGTTCTTCGGGCACTTCAAGCTCTACGGCTTCACCGGCGCGTTCATCGGTCCATTCACCTCGACCGTGACGCAGTTGAAGGAAGCGGTGGCTGCCGGCTCGACCACCATCATCGTCAAGGACCGCGGCCAGCTGCTTCCGAACCAGACGCTGGTGGTGGGCGTGGGCGCGACCCAAGAGCAAGCCCTCATCTCCGGCACCTACACGCCCGCGACGGGCGAAGGCGCCGTCACGCTCGCTGGTACGCTCGACGAGGATCACACCGCCGACGAGATCGTGGCGACGCACAAGACCGAATCGCTCGGCCTGAAGGTCGATGGTGGAATCGGCTACGTGCGCGGTCGGCGCGTACAGATGGCCGACTCGCAGGTGATCGAGTACCCGCGGGCTCTTGATTCCAAGTTCCGCCGGCAGTCGGTCCTCATCACGCAGCCTGAAGTGCTGAGCGTCGGCGCGTCAGCCGATCTCACCAATCCGAGCGGCTCGTTCATCCCGACCAGCGCTGCGTCCATCACGGCCGGCGCCCCGTCGGCAACGGAGTGGGGCAACGAGGATAACGCGAAGATCCAAGATCAGAACCCCGCGGTTCTGCTCCTCAACAACGACTCGTCGAGCTTCCTGCGCGTGAAGGGTTTCGAGCGCGACGGCGAGACCTTCGGCGATGTGATCCCGAGCACGGCCACGATCCGCGGGATCGAGGTCACCATCGTCCGCGGCACGCTCACAGGCACTGGCAAGACGTACGATCACACCGTGCGCCTACAGTCCGGAGGTGACGCCCCCGGTGATATGCTCGGTGAGAACAAGGCCAAGGCCGAGGCGTGGAAGAACGTCATCTCCAGCGGCTACCAACAGATCACCTACGGCGGTCCAGAAGACCTCTGGGGCCTGTCGCCTGGGATGACGCAGGCGCAGCTGTACGCGGCGGTCACCGACGCCGACTTCGGCGTGCGCTTGGCGATCAAGACGCAAGGCGACTCGGCGATGATCAGCCTTGTCGACGCGTTGCGTCTCACGGTCTACTACTCGCTCCTCGGCTCGAAGGCGGTCTACCAGCTCGATCAGCCGTTCGTGAAGAACGCGAGCCGCGTGGTCGCCAACGTCGACTCACCGATCATGCGCGCCCTGCAAGCAGCGTCGTCGGCGCTGCTCACGGAGTCGTCGGTCTACGACCCGTACTACGAGCCGCACCTGGTCGTACCGTCGCCGGATGCGCCGGCTTCAGGCTCGGCGTACGCGCTCGTCGTCGGCAACGTCGAGGTGTGGGACAGCTTCAGCAACGCCACGGGCTCGACGCCGACCTACGAGGAAGGGGTCGACTACACCCTCTCGTCCGGTGACCAGATCGAGTGGATCACCGGGCCGGGCATCGGGCAGCCGTACTTCGTCCGTTGGACGTACAACACTGACAACGGCAACTCGCAGGCGGCGCTCAAGCAGGGCAGCCGGATCCGGACCATCCTCGGCGACGACAGCCCGACAGATCTCCTGCCAGCTGTCGGTAGCATGCCGTCGTCGTACAGCGCCACGCAGGACGTGGCCGTGCCGCTCACGTTCTCGAACGGCTCGACGGTCCTGAAGGACGTCTTCAAGATCAACAAGATCAACGTCGGCGTCACCGTCTACGTCGCCGGTCGCGATTACGTGCTCGACTCCGGCCGGCGCTTCGAGTCGGTGGACCAGGCGCGCATTATCTGGAAGGCACACGGCAACCGGCCATCCACGTCCACGCAGTTCCAGGTGCACTGCGAGTACTGGGCGCACGCCCCAGAGGGCGACTACCTCTCGGCGGGTTCGTACTTCGACACCAACGGCATCACCCAGATCACCGATCGTGCCATCCTGCGTGCGGCCGACGATCAGACCGTGGTCGACATTAGCGAAGACATCGCGGACGCCATCGACTTCCGGCCGCTCGGTCGCAACCCGGTCACGCCATTGGTCGGTGGGCCAAACGAGCTGCCCGACGAAGAGGGCGCCTCGACGGCGATCGTTGACTACGACTTCTTCCTCCCGCGCATGGATGCGCTCGTGCTGGCCATCGTCCCTGGCGGTGGCATCTACAAGCTCCTGCTCGGGTCGTCCTCGGCCTCGCCACAGTTGCCGGCAGTCCCGGACGACGTATTGCCACTGCTCTACATCTCGTCGGATCCGGCTGCTACCGATCCCAAGCTCCGCGAGGCACCATCGACCCGTTTCACGGTTGCCGATCAGATCAACATCCTGCGCCGCTTGGAGAACCTCGAAGTGGCGGTGCTCACGAGCCTCCTGGAACAGTCTGGGGAGAACGCCTCGAACACGCTGATCAAGCGTGGGCTCTTCACCGACCCGTTCAAGGACTTCACGCGCTCGGATCTGGAGTTCAACCGCGCGGCCACCAACGGCCTCGAACCCGAGGACGGCGGCGGCGATGTGTCGTTCGACTGCGCGCTGCAACCGCTCGCGCAAGCGATCCGGATGCCGTTTGAGTTGGAGCCGTTCGCGCTCCAGCTGGACACGACCCTTTCGTCCAACGTCCACACCACTGGCAACCAGCTCCTGATGCTCAAGCACACGGAGAAGGAACTGGCGCGCCAGCGCTACGCCACCAAGACGGTGCAGGTGAATCCCGGCCTCGTCTTCAAAGCGCCGATGGTGGTGGAGCTGACCCCGTCCGTCGACTTCTGGCTCGACGACGCTGTCGACCCGATCATCGTCGTCCCGATCGAGGCGCAGGACCAGACGGTCAACTCGATCGCGGCCAAGCCGGCGCAGGTCCCCGACCGCAAGGCGATTCCGAACTTGCTGCGCAGCAAGTACCACGGCTACTGGAAGCTGCACCAAACCGGTGTGCGCAAGTCGGACACTGATCTGCCGTTGGAGTTCGCTCCCGCGGCGTACAACCGTCTCCACTCGGACGGCCGCACGGCCGACGGCGTCAAGCGCGGGCCGTCGATCGAGCAGGGCGGTGCACCGATCGCCGGCTCAGGCCTCACCGAGGCGTTCTCTCGGATGCGGCAGCGGTCCTCGCAGCAACCGGCCAACAACGAGTTCATCGTCAGTCACGACATCTTGCCGGCCATGCGCCAGGAGCTGGTGCAGTGCAGCGGCAAGCTCTTCCCGGCTGCGACGCCAGTGCGGGCGACGTTCGGCGGTGTGCCGATCTCGCTCACGCCAACCGGCTCGACGGCCGCGGGCACCACGCCCGGTACGATCGTCACGGACACGACCGGTGCGTTCACTGCCTCGTTCACGGTGCCCTCGGGGCAAACTGTCGGCACCGTGCAGGTAGTGTTCTCGACCGAGACCGCTTTCAGCTCGCAGGGACCGGTCAGCGTCGCGATCGACCCAACCACACCAGGCCTCTACATCGAGAACAAGACCGACCCGTCGGTGGGCTCGGTGATCTGGAGCAACAAGGCCAACGCCGAGACGTTGAACGGCATCGCGGCCGGTGCGGTTATCCCCGGTGGGCAGAAGTCGCAGTACTTGTTCTTCAAGCGCTTCAGCTTCGCAATCCCAACCAACGCCACGATCACTGGCGTGGTGGCGCGCGTCACGCGTGGCCACTTCACCACCTTCGGTAAGGTGCGCGATCTCCAGCTGCGTCTCTTCAAGAACGGCTCGCCGATTGGCACCAACAAGGCCGACACTGCCACCGACTGGCCGCAGAAGCTCACTGCGCGCGACTACGGCGGGCGCACCGACACGTGGGGGGCGACGCTCACGCCGGCCGACTTCAACACCCAGGACGTGATGGGCTTCGGCATCGCCGCTCAGTCGCTGTCGACGATCGAAAACGCACTCGTCGACGCCGTCGAGATCATCGTCTACTACACCAACCCCGATCTTCTGCAGGAGTTCTCGACGTCGGTCGCCTACGTGGCCCAGGGCCAGATCGCTCGCTCGACGGCGACCTACGCGTCGATCCTGAGCCTGCCGTACAACAACGCGCGACTGACCGGCCCGATTGCGCAGACGATCTTCACCCGCGAAGACACCTTCCTCACCTCGCTCGATCTCTACTTCGCGACCAAGGACGCCGAGCGCGGCCTAGTGGTCGAGATTCGCAACGTTGAGTCGCGCTCTGGCATCGGCGGGGCACGCCAGCTGTACACCGGCAATCCAGGCGGGCAGATCCTCGGCCGCGCGGTGCTCACACCGGCCGACGTCACCGCCAACGGCACCACGCCCACGCTCACGCGCGTACGCTTCACCGACCCCGTCTTCCTGCGTCGCAACGAGGCGTACGCCATCGTGCTCCAGACGGACTCGGACGCCTACCGCCTGTGGGTGGCACAAGAAGGCAGTCGCGACATCTCCAGCGGCACGCCGGTCACCAAGAACGCGATCGTCGGCGACTGCTTCATCTCCCTGAACCAGTCGCTGTGGAGCAAGCAAACCGACACCGACCTCATGTTCACGCTCTGGGGCGCGCGGATCGACGCTGACACCACTGGGATCGCGGTGTTCCGCCCGGTCGACCTGGTCGACCGCGACGATGACCCGTTCTCCGTGCACGCGATCGTTTTGTCCGCCCCGCAGCTCCTGCCGGACAACACCAGCGCCCGGTGGGAGCTGAGCGTCGACGCCGGCCAGAACTGGATCCCGATTGAGCCGGGCGTCGATCTGTCCTTCGCCACGGTCTTCTCGAACGTGCGCTTCCGCACCCACCTCGCCACCACTACCGCTGGCACCTCGCCGGCCATCAACCGGCACGCGCCTGGCTTCGCCGCCTACGTCAACGGCGGCGACATCATCGGCGGCAATCGCCGCGTCGGCCAGTACATCACGTTCAAGAACGCGCTGTCGCAGACCTTCAACACGCTACGCACCGTGATCGACGAGCACGTACCAGCCGGTACTGATCTGCGCGTGTTCTACTCGGCCAACGACGGCGCCGCGTGGATCCCGTTCCCGATCTCGGGCTCGCTCGTGCAAGAACTCGATCTCGGCAACGACGTCATCCAACGTTCGCGCAACTCGATCGTGCCGGAGTGGGACTACGGTGTGGTGTACCTCCCCGGCCAGGTCACTCGTCCCAGTGGGAGCTTGGCCACCAACGGCCACTTCTACCGCGCCCTCAACAGCGGCTCCTCGCATCTCTCGGTGCAGCCGTCGTGGAACACGGTGTCGGCCTCGATCACCCAGGATAACGGCGGCGCCTCGGGCTCCGGCCTCGACTGGGAGGAGGTCGGCCCGTACCCGTGGTCGGACTTCCGCGTCCGAATCTGGATGCGCACCGACGACGCGAGCGCGTCACCGCAAGCTGCCAACCTGCGCGTCATCGCCTACGACCAGTAAGCCATGGAACGGCGGCGCGTCAGTCCTGGCATGATCGAGTACCGCCACACTCCGCAGGAGGAGGCGGCGATCCGCCACGCACAGGTCGAAGAACAACTGACCACGGTCGAGCACCAGCTGCTCGTCGAGCTGACCCGGCTCGTCGAGCTGCTGGTGCAAGATCGCAAGCAGCCCCCGATCGTCATCCAGCAGTGGAACAAGATCCAGCCGCTGGTGAACCAGATCCGCGCGCGTCGGCCCGGCTTCTTCAGCTAGTGCTTCACCTTCCTACCGCGAGTTTGCTACGGTAGCGCGCGGTTGGTGGGGAGGTGCGGTGGGATGAAGATTCTCATCTTCAGCGACTCGCCCTGGTTGCTGACAGGGCAAGCGCGAGTCGTACGCGAACTCGGACGGCGGTGGAAGGACAAAGGCCACCGGATCGTCAGCCTCGCGTGGAAAACGCGGTCTGATGATTTCTACGATCGCGAGTGGCCGACACACGGCGTGGCTGGCTCGTACGGGATGCGCGACGACGCGACGATCGCCGACCTCGTCAGCCGCATCAAGTCCGAGAAAGCCGACGTGCTCTTCTGTGTTGGCGACATCCACCACTTCGTGCGCATGCGCGAGTTGCGGGAGCTGTGCCCGCACGTCTTGATCTACGGCTACATCAACGTCGATGGCACCCACATGCCGGCGAACTCGCGTGCTGTGCCGGTCGGGTTCGACCAGATCACCTGCACCTCGACCTTTGCCGCGCAGCAGCTGCAGCGGCTCGCCGGCAAGACCTACCAGGTCGTGCACCACGGCGTGGACCCCAAGGTCTTCCGGCCGCTGGATCGTTTTGTGGACGAGAATGAACCGTGTGCGCCCCAAGCGCTGTTCGATTCCCCGACCGGTGGGTGGAAGGATCACTTCTTCGCGATGTTCGTCGGCCGTAACATCGGCCGTAAGAATCTCCCCGCGCTGCTCGAAGCGTTGGCGATCGCCGTACAGGGCTGCCCCGAGATGCGGCTGATCATGCTCACCAATCCGCGGGACGGTCACGGCTTCCCGCTGGTCGACATCGCGCACCAGCTGGGAGTGCTACCGCACATCGGCTTTGTCATGAGCATGCTGACCAAGCAGAAGGCCGTGCCGTTCGTGAACGATCGCGACCTGAACGTGCTCATGAATCGCGCCACCGTGCTGGTCGAGCCGTCGTACGGCGAAGGCTTCGGCCTGCCGATCATCGAGGCCATGGCCGCAGGGTTGCCGGTATTCGCCGCCGACAACTCGGCGATGTCCGAACTGGTCCACGGCCGCGGCGTCACGATCCCGTGCAACTCAGCGATCTGGGCGACCGACAGCGGCGTGCGCCTGCAGCTGGTCGACGTGCCCCTGCTCGCGCAGGCGCTGATCGGGGCCTACCGCGATTGGGAGACCGGCGGCACCACCTTGGCCAAGTATCGCGCTGCCGGCCTCGACTTCACCAAGCGTCGCACCTGGCGCAACCAGGCCGACCAGTTGCTCACGCAGATCACGGACGCCGTGGCGAAGAAGCCGCCGCCGACGGTGCTGTCGAGCCAAGTACAGATCGACGAGACCGTACAAGCCGCGGTCTGCATGATCACCAGCCGTGCTCCGGACACGCCGACGATCTTCGTCGCCAAGTTCGGCGGGCTCGGCGACTACGTGCAGCTGATGCCCGTGCTCGCTGGCATCCACCGCCGCCATCCGCGGCATCAAGTGTTTGCCGTCGTCGAGCAGGACTACGGCATCTTCGACAACAGTCCCTTCGTCGACGGCACCACAGCAGTCGGCCCGCGCCCACAGTTCCGCGTCGTGCAGACAATCCGCCCCTACTGCGACATTCTCTACGACGTCCGCTACGTCTCGCGCGTCTACTCCGAGGTGGACCCGGCGGTGCAGTCGCCACCAGATGCGCCGTACGAGTGGTTCTACAATCACTGGGCGCACTCGAACGCGCGCGTGCACACCCTCGGCAAGCACGTCGTCGACCTCATGATCGAGTCGACTGGTCTCAGCGGCTACTGCTCGCGCGCCGACATGCTCATCGACCCGGTCGAGCACCCCCTGCACGCGCAGATCCCGCGCCCTTACGTCGTCGTCCACAACGCCGCTGGCAACGTCGGCCACTTGAAGACGTGGGACATGGCGTCGTTCCAGCAGGTGATCCGGTGGCTGCGGGGCCATGGCTATACCGTCGTGCAGACCGGGATCCCCTCTGAGCTGTCCCTGGGGCCAGACGTGCTCGACGTCCGCGGCAAGCTGCCGCACGTGCTGCACACCGCCGGCCTCCTAAAGGGCGCCGAGTTCTACTTCGGCGTCGAGGGCGGACTCTTCCACCTCGCCAAGGCAGTCGGCACGCCTGGTGCGGTGCTCTTCTCAGTCACCCCACCGGTCTGCTTCGCGTACCCCGACACGGTGGTGCTCATGAACGAGCAGTGCCCGCCGTGCTGGTGGCGTCCGGGCACGTGGTCGGAGACGTGCCCGCTCAACTACCCACGCTGCGTCAACTTCCCGTCTGTTGAGCAGGTCATCACCGCGCTCAGCGCGATGACCGGAAAAGGTGCGTGATGTTCAAGTGGATCCTCTTGCTCGTCGCGGTCGTCTTCGTCGGTTTGATCGTCGTCGTGCTCACCGGTGATGATGACGACTGGAACGGGGACGATGACGACGATGATGACGATGGGCTTCCACAAGCCGCCTAGCTGGCTTGGGCGACGGTCCATGTTTTTCGCCGGCTACGAGATCGACCGCCGCGGGCGCAACTACGAGCTGCACTCGCTCGGCGGCGAGTGGTACGCCTCACGCATGCACCTGTTTCTTGACCGCCGCCCGATGTGCCGGATCGGGGTGGAGTTCGCCTCGAAGCTCGAACGCGAGCCGTACATGGGAGGGCGTAGTACAACCAAAGGCGAGTGCAAGCTCTGCGCGCGTCGCGCGCTGGGCGGGTTGCCGCCACTGCGGGTGCCGTGGCGCGTAGGAGACGGAGCGCAATGGGAGAAGAGTGGGCCAACATCAGCGTAAGCTGGCCGGCGCTGCAGGACGTACGCGTGCTCGTGCCGAGCGAGCGCGAAGTGCCGCTCATTCTCGGGATCGCGCCCTCGCCGATCACCGGCACCGTCGGCACCCAGCCCGTGCAGATCACCGGCGTCGGCTTTGAGCCGCGACCGGCTCCGATCGTTGTCTTCGAGAACCTCACCGCGGGTGAGGAGCACCGCCTGCGCCCGCGGACGACCACAGCGACCTCGCTGCTCTGCATGCTCGACACCGACGTCTTCGCGTCGACCTGGACGGCCAAGGTCGTCAACGCCAACGGGACGGTCTCTTACCGCTTCCCGTTCACTGTCATCGCGCCGCCGTAAGGAGAGCCATGACCGCCATCGACGCCTTCACCGAGCAGCCGGTCTACGGCCCGATCCCAGAGGAGTCGACCGCCATTGTGCGCGCCGTCGTGACCGATGCGAACGGCTCCCCGCTGACGGCGCTCGACTCGCTTACGGTCTCGCTGTTCGATCGGCTGACCGGCGTCGTCATCAACGGCCGCAACAAGCAGTCGCTGCTGAACGCCAACGGCGGGGTCTTTGACACGGTCACGAGTGAACTGACATGGACGATGGCGCCGAAGGACAACATCATCGTCGAGCAGCGTAATGAGATGGAGGAACACCTGGCCCAGATCGAGTTCACCTACGCCAGCGGCGCCCTCGGGCGGTACGAGATCGTACTGCGGGTACGCAATCTTGCCCGTTTGAACGAGGCGCACTGATGCGGGTCGCTGTGGTTGCCCCGCCGGAGGCGCAGGAACAGGTCCGCTGGATCGCTGAGGGCCTCCTGGCTGCGGGTCACGAGGTCTTCCAGCTGCAGGCACGGGACGTCACCCGGACGCTCACAGACGTCCTCCTGACGCGTGCAGAGGTGCTTGTCCCGTACCACGTCGAGCCGGCGCTGGTCGCCTGCGTGAAGGAGTTCGGCGTCGGGGTGGCCGGCGCCGACGCCCGGACCCGTCTCTACTGCGAGAACGAGCCCGAAGTGCGGCGCACGCTCGACGCGTTCAAGGTCAGGACGTCAGAGTGTGACGGAGAAACAATCCCGATCCTCGTGCTGGGCGATGGCGGCAGCCTGCGCTGCGTGCAGCCGCGGAACATCGAGTGGCGACTACACCACTGGCTTGCCCGTGAGACCGTCGCCACCGAGGCCTATCGCGCGCTCGGGCTCACCGACTACGGCATCGTCGAGCTGACGCCCGACGCGGAGCCTGCGGTGGTGCGCGTCCGCTGCGACGCGCTGGATCTGCTGCACGAGGAGCGCTTCTGGGTGCAGTGCATCGCCGCCGGCAGCACGCCGGCCACGATGCTCGATCAGGTCGTGCAGCGCGCCCGCCAGCGCTCGCGCGAGATCTAGTCGACGTCGACGGTCTCTGGGCGCTCGCCCATCATCCACAGATACTGCCGCGTGGTGCCGGTGATCGGTACCCAGCGCATTCCCCCGTCGGCGTTGTGCACGACGATGTACTCGACGCCGTCTCGTTCCTGAAACGACACGCCCAGACGATCTCCGTCTGGACAATCCACCGGCAACAGCTCCAGCCCGTCAGGGTCAACGTGACGCACGAAGCGGCGGCGCCCACCAGCGGCCCACTCGACGTCGGAGATATTCACCTTCCCCCGCCAGTTCCCTCCGATCTCCACGAGATCGCCCGCCTGGAACGAATCGCCTCCCCTGTTCTCGATCCGCCAGCGAACGCGCGCGATGCGGCCTTCGTAGTCGCGTAGCTTCACGGCACCACCGGCAACACCAGTGGTGAGAAGTGCGTGTGGTACCCCGGCCAGTCGCTATCGAGCGGCGAACCGCTGTACGGCGCCTCTTCCGGCCGCGGCCCGTCGCCGCGATCCACGAAGCACCACCAGAGCTGATCGCCCATGTCCTCGTGCCACTGGTCCAACGGCCGCACCGTCTTGAGTGCCGCCAGTTCTCCCTCGGCCGCACGTAGGCGCTCACCGACGTGCGTCGCCGCCTCGGCCGCGGTCATCGACGCGTCGACGCCATACGTGCCGAACACTTGCAGGATCGTACCGAACTCACGCCCGGCACGCTCCGCATTCTCAACCAGCGCCTGCTCCAAGCGCTCGGCGAGCCGCGCCATGTGCTCCATGACGTTCAGCATCTCGACCCACTTCGCGGTGCCGCGTTCAAGCTGCTCCGGCATCCGGCCAAGATCGTAGAGGAGGCTCATGATCTCGGGGTGCTTGTGGAAGGCCTCGAACAGCTGCTGCTCGCGCCCTGCCCACCACGCAGCGACTCCAAGCTCGTTCATTTACCGTACATCGCCCACTCGGGCGCGATGCCGATGATGCCGTAGGAGCAGCCTGGCGGGATGTGGCCCCAGTCGCAGTTGAAGAGGTACCACCCGAGGCCGTTTGAGCCGTCGTGGTCAGGCTCGGGCGGTAGGGGTGCGCTCTTCAGCCACTGCTCGATCATTGGCTGCACACCGGCCACATCAAGCGGCACGGGGAATGCGTTCACCGGCGAGCCCCACTCCTGCTCGGGGTGGTGCCAGAAGAGACACATCCACGGTTTGGCCGGCAGCGGCTCTCTGCGCTCGCACACGTCATGGATCTTCTTCGTGTCGATGATCGCCCAGTGACTCACCTTGCCGCCAGCTGCGCCGTGGTTGAAGGCGAGCTGCAGCGCCAGCCTCAGAGAGTCGCTGCCCTCAGCGACGACTCGAAGCGAGAAGTTATCCATGGTGCTCCTCCACATCGAGATGGATCCGGCCGAAGGTGTGGTGCGCGCCGATGCGCAACATCGGTGCGAGCAGTGCCCACTCTTCCTGGCTTGTCGTGAGCGTCCCGGCCCGCCCGAGGGAACCGGACTGCTTGCCGACGAAGATGTCGGCGGTGACATGCGACCGTTCGGACTGCACCGCCCCATCGTGGCGTACTTTCACAAGCAGCTGCGGCGTCTTCGGCGGCTTGCGCGGCGCACGCGTCACCTTGCCGTTGCGCTCGTCATAGAGCCCCGCCTGCGCCGAGCCGCGCTGAAAGATCCCGCCGTCGACGTAGTAGAGGCGCGAGGGTCCACCGATGAGACAAGCGTCGCCGTCGGCGAGATAGTGCCCCCAGGACTGCTCGCAGGCGCACTGCCGCAGTTCCCACGAGAGGAACACCGAATCGTGGCACTCGATGCAGAAGATGAACTTCATGCCTCGCTCGACGGCGTGGCCGGCAAGCGCTGATCGACTGCCAACACCAGCAACATTTCGGGCTGGCCGTCGACGGTCGACTGGTCGAAACCGACATCGAGATCGTAGAGCCACTCGCCGTCGCCCCACTCGGAGGCGAGCACGACCGCGCGCTGCGCGGTGGCGCGGTGCTCGACGAGATCGCCGACGTTGAACTTCGGCTCGGTGGGCTCGTCGTCCTCTTCCTCACGCTCCTCACTCATCTCAGCGTCCTCATCATCGTCAGCTGGGTCGTTGATCGTCTCGACGTGGAATGTCGTCTGGGGTCGCCCACGCAGCCACCGCATGAATGCAGCGACGAGCGCCAACCCAACCCCCAACACCGCAGCATGCCACAGTTCCATGAGACGTCCTCAAAGCGACCGCGAAGGGACTTGAACCCTCAACCCCAGGATAGACAATCCTGTGCTCTGCTCTGTTGAGCTACGCGGCCAAGAAGAAGGTTGCGGGGACGGGACTCGATCCCGTGACCTCCGGATTATGAGTCCGGCGCTCTACCACCTGAGCTACCCCGCGCCAACCTTCAGGCGTTCGCTATCATAGAACGCCGAGCGGTGTCTAGTTTGAAAGAGCGGAGGCGGTGCGATTTGAACGCACGAGACGACCACTGGTCGTCTGCCGGTTTAGCAAACCGGTGCCTTCGGCCTGACTCGGCCACGCCTCCCTAGACGAGTTCGGCGCTGCGACGATCGGGGAACAGTGCCTCGGTCACGAGGCTGAGCTTGCGCGATTCCGCAATGGTTTGCGGCGTGTACTCGAACACTACCGCCTCGGTCTGCGGCGTGTGCGTGTGCCCGATCGTGAACGCGCGCTTGTTCTTCAGCTGCGACCAGTACTCCCCGGTCTTGCGTGGGTGGAAGTCGCCAAGGTCGTCGCTGGTGCCGGTCGAGGTGTTGACGAGATGAACACGCCCTGACGTTTCCGGGCCAGCGTAGACGACGAAATCTTGCTGGTACTTCTTCCCGAGCTTCATGGCGTGCTCGCGCGCGACGCCGTGCACAAAGACACTGGGCTCCTTGGCGACGGTTACCTCGCCACCATGGACCTCCTGGCCGTAGCCGGTGAGCTGGTTGTAGCCGAGCCCGGCCGAGCGGAGGTCGTGGTGCAACGAGGCCATCGCCTGCTTGTTCGCAGCCGGTGAGCGGTCGCTCTGACGCCAGGCGGTCAAGATGGCGAAGGACTTGTGCGGCGCGTTCTGGTGGTGCTGCCAGACGCGCGAGAGCGAGGCCTCGGTGAGGTTGGCGCCGTTCTCAGCGGTCGGTGCGAGCCGGAAGGCCTCGCGGGCGCGGACGTAGGTCTCGTACCAATCCATCGGCTCAATCTCTCTGCGTGGTGAAGGTACCGGAGGCGTGCTAGAAGAGCAACGGAAATACGGTGGAGGAGGTGGAGGATGGGGCACATCATCACGCCCGGCGCGCGGCAGTTGAAGGTCGTACATGAGCCGCCGCCAGGTCCCAGTATCGGTGAGGAACTTGGACTTGAACGCCTTGATGTCATCGAGATCGACCAGGTGCACGACGCCACGGTTGCAGCGAACTACCGCCTGCGCTCCGGCACCAAGTGTCTCATCGTCCCCAACGACGAGTACTTCGAGGCCTTGGAGATCGACCGTGAGCGGGAGTCGATGATGGTCGGCGACCCGAAGCATCTGATCGCGGTGGCGATGGTTGCGCCTGGTGTACAGGAGCCGTTCGGGCTGATGGTACTGCGCAACAAGCAGGTCAGCTGGCGCAAGGTTGGCCGCGTGCGCGACATCCGGTGGACGAGTGTGTGAAGGTTCTGGTCCTCAGCTCAGCCGCGTTGGAGTTGGACACTGACTGTGTCCGCAACAACGTGATCCCTGGCCCGTACGCCAACCAGGCCGGGGAGACGGCGTACCACCTCCTGCACGAGCTGGCGCGCCGTGGCTACAAGTTCCACGTCGACAACCGCGTGACACCGGATGACCTGCGGCTGCGCGGCGAGCACGGACCGGAAGTGCTGTTGAACCTCATCGACCCGCTCGGACTCAACTACGTCGGTAGCGCGCCATACTTCGAGCGGCACTACCAGGCGCAGATCGCCTCGTTGTGCGAGATGGCGCGCATGCCGTACGTCGGCTTCGGCCCGGCTGCGTGCGCGATCACCGCCGACAAATGGCACACCAAGCAGCTGCTACAGAGCCAGAAGATCCCCGTACCAAAAGGGATCAAGCTGTCGCGGCCGGAAGACCTGGCCACGCTGCTGCGGGAGCCGGGTTACCTCGCCACGGTGCCAGGACCGTGGGTGGTGAAGCCGGTGATGGGCGCTGATCGCTTCACGATCTGTGACGACTCGTTCCAGTCCGAGCCGGCTGCCGTCGCCGAGATGGCCCACGTGCTGATGGAGCGGCTCGAAGCGCCAGTGCTGGTCGAGCAGTACATCGCCGGCCGGGAGATCGCGGTGTTCATCGTCGGCGATCTGGAGCTGGATGAGGAAGTGCGCGTCGTTGGCATGTGTGAGGTGCACTTCCCGCGCGGGGTCGGCAACGGTCCGTGGCAGTTGGTGCGCGATGTCCGCTTCCACACCTCGTCGCTCGGCGCGCTCGTGAAAGACGCCGCGCTGAAAGCCTACCGCGCGCTCGACTGTCGCGACTGGGCACGCGTCGACATACTGCTTGGGGACGACTTCGTTCCGTACGTGCTTGAAGTAGATCAGATCCGCGGCGTGGGTGGGGCGGCTGGTCGATTCCTGACCGCACTCGACAACAACTTGACGCTCCTGGGCGATCTCGCGGCACAGCGGATCTCCGGCGCGCAGGTGCGGGTGTGGCACTTCGTCGAGGAGAGCGATGGATCTGACCGACCAGGAGTTGCTCGAAAGCAGTGAAGCCATCACCACGTTCCGCGTCCAGTCGACGCTGAACCCACGCGTGTGGTCGGGGAAGACGATCAAGCCGGCCATTCGCAAGCAGCTGCTCGCGATCGCCAAGGACTTCCTCGACGACGACGAGCTACCAGCAATCGGCACACCCGAGATTACGATGACGGGCTCACTCGCCAACTACAACTGGTCCTCGCAGTCTGATGTCGACCTGCACCTCGTCGCCAAGTTCGACGGCGCCGACGGGGCGTTGAAGCGCCAGGTCTGCCAGCTGAAGTCGGGCAACTGGAACAAGGCGCACGACATCCAGATCGAGAACTTCCCGGTCGAGCTGTATGTGCAGGACGCGAAAGAGCCGCACTACTCGACTGGCGTCTACTCGCTCACGGCCAACAAGTGGATCCGCGAACCGTCACGTGCCGAGTTCGAGAAGGTGATCGACTGGAACAACGTTCACAAGAAGGCCGAGCGCATCATCACGCAGATCGACCACGTGGCGGCGCTGGTGAAGCGTGGCGAGTTCAGCGCCGCGCAGATCGAGGCGACGCATGTCCGCGATCGCCTGAAGCGCCAGCGGGCTGCCGGCCTCGAAGCGGGCGGTGAACTGTCGGTCGAGAATCTAGTGTTCAAGACGCTGCGCCGCTCGGGGGACATCGAGCGGCTCTTGGCGCTCAAGCAACAGGCCTACGACTGCTCCAAGTCATTGGCCAGCACATCGTGTGGAAAGGCGGGTGAGGTGGCGTGACGCGACGGATCGTGATCCCTGGAGACCCTCTCAACGAGTTCGACAACGCTGAGGATCTGAAGCGTCTGCGGGATCCAAAGCTCACGCGAGCGCTTGCCGGCCGCGTGCTCTTCCTTGACGACAGCCACACGCGGTGGAAGACCTTCCGCTCGCTCCACCCACAAGCCGATCGCGTGGAGACTGCGCATGCTGCCGTGCGCGCCTTGGAGCGCTCGGTTGTGCTCGTGCGCCCTTTCCATGCTGTCTGCCTCGATCACGACCTCGGTGGCGAGCACTTCGTCGACTCGTCGCGCCGCGACTGCGGCATGGAGGTCGTGCGCTACATGGTGAAGATGCGCCCGCCGGTCGGCCACGTCATCGTGCACACCAACTTCGCCGAGGCCGGCAAGACCATGCGCCACATGCTACGCGCCGCCGGCTACGACGTCGTGTACTGGCCGTTTGGCTGGGACTGGTGCCGCTGAGCGCGACGCATCACCGACTCGCGTCATCAGGCTCTCGATCATCTCCTGGTCGTGGATGTTCGCGCCCTGCGGCATCCCACACGCCCGGCACTCCAGGAACCGGTAGTCACGCCGCCCCTTGTACTTGTGTGGCTTGATGATCGTGTAGCGCTCTGGTTCCTGCAGGAGAATCAAGAGCCGCTGCTCGATCGTGCCGCAGGCGGATCCGAAACCGGAGCACGCCACCGTGCGTTTCCCGTCGTCGTAGATGTAGATGTGCAGGAACTCGCGAGCGAGACTTCCTTCTCCGATGTACCGCATGAGCGCCCACCCGCGTTCGAGCGCGGCGATGAGGTCAGCGGCTGGTGTGGGCAGGCTTGGAGGCATCACCGACACGCGGGGTGAGTTTGGTGATGAAGTACGGCATGCCGCCGGGGAGTATCTCCCACATCGTGCGCTCGCCGGGTAACCACTCGGCCAGCCCCAAGCCTATCGAGAGGACGCAGAACGCTTCCATCACGCGGTGCTCGCCGGTCCACTGGTCGCCGTCTTTCGTCTGGCAGAGATTCAAGAACGACCAGCCGCCGCCAGCGGCGTTGTGGAACTCGTCGGGGAGCTGGCGCAGCCAACCCTTCACCTTCTCGCGCTGCGCTTCGAGGCGCTCGGGGTGAAGGCCGAAGTCTCGGACGACGCCTTGGACAATGGTCGGTTGCGGCACGCCTCCGTGCGGCGTGCCTTGGGTGTTCAGTTCCTCGGGGCGATACAGGCACTCCCGTATCGCCCCGTCCACGTCCTGGGGGTCGATCATGCGTCGAGCCGGTCCGCGACGCCGAGCGCCTCGCCCGCCACGACGGTCTTGCCGCCTGCGCCGAGGGTCTTGTCGATCGCGATCCCGGCGTACTCCGCGTGCTTGCCCGAGAAGTAGCCGCAGCGACGCAGGGTCACCGCGAGCAACGGGCTCGACACGATTACCCCGTGCACCAGCTCCGGCGTCGGCTCGTACTCGGCGACCGAGACCGGGCGCGGCTTCACCCAACCCTTGCCCTCGATCCCGTGCCGAGCGCACGCCGCCTCGATGTCCGCGCGCGTGCAGCGCATGCCTTGCATGACGTCCCACGGACGCGGCACCGCATTCCAGACGTTGGTGTCCGGCTCCAGCCCGCCCGAGCCATGATGGCGGTGCATCGCGACGACGTCGGCAGCCATCAGGCGCAGCGCCTTCCCCGGACAGAACTTGTCCAGGACGGTCGCCATGCCCATCGCGTAGAGCGAGCTGATCCAGCCGTCGCGCGCCTTGGTGAAGGCGCCGGCTGCCTCGTTCCACGTCGAGCTGTCGTTGCCGCGGCTGACCACCAGATTGTGGAAGTCGTACCCCGGATCCTTCGCCAGCTCGCCCAAGATCTTCGCCGCGCGCTCCATGACGTCGAACCACTCACCGAGCAAGCGGCCCTTCTGCTCGTCGTTCAGCCGCTCGATCACTTCCGGCATCGGATACACGTGCGCGATCGCGAACCAGTTGGTCGACGGGCTCGCCACGCAGTGCTCCATCAGGCTCTCGCAGACGACGTCGTACGGCCGCGCCTGTGCACCCCAGGTGAACGCCGAGCGCACGCCGAGCTTGGCGGCGAAGTAGGCGCAGAAGTAGGCCGTGTACGGGTCGGTGAGGTCCGCCACGTCGATGCGCGAAGCGAGCCGCGACTTCGCGATCTGCGCGAGATCGGTCATGTTGCGCGTGTGCTGCCACTGCGTGAAACGCTCGGCCATGCGCGCCAGGAGACGGAAGCGCTTGTTGTACGCCCGGTGGCCGCGCGCGAGCCCCTGCGCCTGCCGCTTCTCGCGGTTCAGCCGCCCGTTCAGGAAGTCGCGGTTCTGCGGGTCGAAGTGCAGCGCCTCGTAGAGCGTGTCGATGTAGTTGCGCACGACCGACGGGTCCGCTGCCGACACCGCCGGCACGGCTGGGAAGAGATCCGCCGCGACTTTGAGCTGGCGTTCCATGCCGACCGCGCGCCGATAGTCGGTCGACATCGACGAGAAGCTCCACCGCGGCCGAGCGCGCTTTAAGCGGTCAACGGCCCGCTTGTTCAGTGCGATCCCGTCGCCCGTGGCGGTCTCCAGGATCGTCTTGGCCACCGTCTCCGGCAGCCAGCGCTGGTTGATCGACTTCTGTAACGCATCCATCGTCATCGTCGTCCTCCTCACGTGAGAGTGCCGGCAGCAGGGCTCGAACCTGCGTCCACGCGGTTAGGAGCCACGCGCTCTACCAACTGAGCTATGCCGGTACAAGTTCTCACGGACACGGAGTAGGGCTCGAACCTACGTCCACCCGGACCCAGAGCCAGGCGCTCTACCACTGAGCTACCCGTGTCGTGAGCGTCTATACCTGCGCGCAGAGGAACGCGCAAGGTTCTTCAGCGCACGTCCGTGGAGGCGGGCCGCGAGGCGTCACCGACGTGCATCGAGAACGTCGTGCGCAAGTGCTTCACCGCCGCGGTGATCGCAGCGTGTAAATCGTCTGGCGTCGCGTCGGAGTCGGTCGCGACCATGATCAGCGCATCGTACGCCTGCTGGCACGCGTCGCGCGTGTCGACGATCGCCATCGAGCGCTCGTGCGATAGCTCGCGGGCGCGGTTCAGCGTCTCCAGCAGCTGGCGCGCGTACTGCTTCGCTTGCGTGATGAACGTCGCGAAGAGCTGCGCGTGCTCACCCATCGGCACCGAGGCGACTACCTTCGACGTGGTTGCCTCACCAATCGTGATGCCGCCCAGGTCGGCGTCAAGGATGATCCACTCCGCTGCAGGTACGCGCTCTGCGAGATCGAGCAGCTTCAGCTCGTGCGCAAGCAAGTGCGGCGTGTTCGGCACCGTCGCGGCGACTTGGTGTAGCAACGTCTCGACCTGGTCCACTGTCTGCTCGATGCGGGCGCAGACCGGGTCGAATGCTTCCGGATCTTGATTGCCCAAGCTCAGCCGGCGAATCTCTTTCATCGAGGCCCACAGCACCGTCATGGCCTTGTCGACGTCACGCGCGGTCATGCGGCCTCGCGAGAGAAGTTCCCAACGCGCGGTCCGTAGAGTGCGGCGTCGTAGTAATCGTAGTCGTTGGTCGACCGCCCCCAGGCGAGCACGTAACGGAACAACACCAGTGTCGTCAGCGGCACGAGTAGCGACATTTCCTCCTCATACCAGCCGCGGGCGATGTACCACTGCCCCTCCGTGAGGTTGTAGAGGTAGTTCCATTCCAGGTTCTCGTGCGCGCGATAGGCGGCACGTGAACGGTAGCGCCGCCACTTGTTCTCTTTCCACGGCCGCTCAACATCGCGGTGGTACGCCGTCACCATGTGCCCGAACTCGCGCTCGTAGATCTTGCGCTCATCGGGGTCGTCTGGCAGCTGCCCAGGATGCTTGCAGCCGAGATCTCGCTTCAGCTCGCGCAAGCTGCCGAGTCGGATAAGCGCCTTGATCTTCTGCTCGTCCTGGTAGTGCTGGTAGAGCAGCCAGCCGACGCCCCACGTCGCGTCGCCGTCGATCGGGTAGCCATCGAAGTGGCAATAGATCGCGTCGACCACGCCGCTTGGGTACTCGATCGCAATGGTGGAGTTGGTCGACATGTCAGACCTTGAGCTTCGCGCAGCGCTGCCCGACGCCGTAGCCGTCTCCGGGCACTTTCAGTTGCGCATGGAACCAGTCCACAACCTCGTCGTTGGTGCGGTAGGCCTCGGCGTTGTTGAAGTCGAGCAGCGCACAGCCGTGCTCGTCCCACACGCGCAGACGTGTGCCCCACCGACCCTTGCCTTGGCGGCGTAGGCGCGTGCCTTTGATCTTGCTGTCAGTCGAGTCGTAGCCGCGCTCGACCTGCACGCGCCATCGCGGAAACGCCGCCTGGATCTCGGCGGCGACTGTACGGAGCCGGATCATTGCCGAGCGAACCACGCTGCGACGTCGGCACTGGTCAGCGTCCACGAGCCGGACTGCTCCCACTTGGCGACGACCTGGAACTTGAACGTCTGGTGCGCCAGGAACGCCCGCTCGGCATCGCCCGTCTCTTCGAGGAGGATCGCAAGCGCGAGCTGCGCCGGGCCGCTGCCCCCGTAGCCCCAAGCGAACCCGTCAGGGCTGTGGTTGTACACCGCCTGCGACGGCGTCGGGTCGAACGGGTGCCCGTTCAGCTCGACCTGCCACTCACGCTGCAACGGCCGCGTGCCGTTGTACGTGCCCGTGTAGACGTTCTGCTTCACTTGGTGTCGGGGACGAAGCTGAAGTAGAAGCGCGGCCGGTGCTGAAACTGCATCGAGCCCACCACGCCGTCGGCCTTGCGCACGACGCCGACGTACGGCGCCATGAAGCCGGTGATGGTGAACTCGGCGTCCAGCTCGGCGAGCGTGTAGACCTTGCCGTGCTCGGCTTCGAGTGCGGCGCGGCCGTCGTCCTCGGGCGATGCGGCAGCGAGCGCCGCGCCGGCCGCGTTCAGCTCGACGACTTCGCGACGGCGGGTGGCCTCGGTCGGGTCGTGGTCAGACATGCTGGTTCAGCTCCTTTCCTTCGTGTAGCGCTCACCTGCGTCGAGCAGGCCGCGCCACGGTTCCTCAGTGGTGGTCAGCAGACGGTGACGGACGACTTTCAGCCGACTATTGCAGCGCTCGGCCCACTGCGTGTTCCAGCGGTCACCGCGGTCCTGTCGCCCCTTGTACTTGGGCAGCGCCGCGCACACCTGCCGCGCGGTGCGGACGCGATCCGCACTCGCAAAGCCGATTGCCAAGACCAGTAGCTCGGCGAGTTCACGCCGATGCAGACGGTCCCGTCCATGACGTACACACGCAGGCCGCAGCGGTCATGGTCGTGACCGGTTGAGCGTCCGATGGCGAAGTGCTCCGCGAGCGTGTTGTCGGCGTAGCGCGCGAAGCGCCAGTAGAGTCCGCCGAACTGCAGTACCGCGAAGTCCGACTTGTGTGGTGCCCAATGGCCGGCGTTGTAGGTCGCCTTCGCGGCGCGAGCGAGCCCCTCTGGGTTCTGCGCGCAGACCGCACGGAAGAGGGTCTGCAGATGGCCGCCGTCATCAGGCCACGGCAGCGACGTGTCGGGGCGCTGTGAGACGTCGAGCGCAGTGTCGCGGATGCGTCCGAGCAGCGTGAAGAGCCCGTAACGCGGCTGGAGATTCAGGCCGCTCAGCTCGACGCTGACCTCGTTGAAGGCCGGCACTGCGGCCTCCGCGTGGGCGCGCTCGTAGTCGAAGTCCGACATGAGGGTCAGAAACGGTTGGCGCGGCGCTCGAAAGCCAGCTCGGCGCGGCCGTCAGCGAGCTGCCCGGCCTGCTCGGCGGTGACCAGGCCGGTCGCCTCCAGCGGGAACTTGAACACCTTGCCGCCACGGACCCGCGCGGCGAGGACCGGGAACTTCGGCGCGCCCGGCTTGATGCCGCAGATGCGGTAGTCGTTGGACTGGAAGCGGAACACGTGGCCGAAGTGCTCCGGCTTGAGCCCGAAGGCGTGGCAGTGCAGCTCGAACTCGCGCTTGGCCTTGTCGGCGTTCTGCGCCGCGACGTTCGAGGCGTCGCCGACCTTCGCCGACAGCTTGAGGGTGAACTCCTCGGCGCTGAACCGGCCTCCGGCGTAGGTGAAGGTGACGCCGAACTCGGCGCCGACACTGGCCAGGGCCTTGACGACCTCGGCGCTCAGGACACGGGCGGTGCTACGGTCGAATGCAGTCAACTTGGGCATCTCTCACGTTCCTCCTACCGGGACAAAAGTGCGAGAAGTGTGCCAATCACGCTGCCGGCTCGGCCGGCTCTGGGGCATTCCGCTGCCGATCGCGCAGAGCCTGCCAGCACGGAGAGCTGCACGTATCCCACTCCCGTTCGAGCGCCTTGGTGGTGAAGAACTCCGAGCGCCGTCCGCAGATGACGCACGCGGCGAGGCGCTCGGCACGGGTGCAGGAGCACTCGCCGGGGTAGATGGCGTGCCGGGCGGTGTGCGTGCTCATTCGGTGATGAACGGCAGCTCGGCGAGGCTGCCGTGCCGGCAGTGGCCGATCGGCTCGATCTCGTAGATCGTGCCGTCCTCCTCGACGATCAGGTCACCGACGCTCAGTGAGCGCTCGGCGTTGGGGAAGGCCTTCCGGACCTCGGGGTTCTCCTGCCAGAAGGCCACGATCGAGTTGCAGAGCTGGAACACCTGCCCGCGATCCTCCGCGATGACGATCGCCGCCGGAATGTACTCGGCCGGATCGAGCGGGTGCGCGAGGCGCGGTCCGGTCGAGGCTTCGTGCGCGGTGCGGAAGGTGTTCAGGCCAACCTTGTGGTAGATCGTGAATGTCGCCATACCGGGACAAAGGTGCGAGATCTGTGCCAGCTAGTCCAGATTGACGCCGGCCGCGTCCGCGAGCGTACACAGCATGTGGTCGAGGGTGCCACCGTCGAGCCGACCCAGCTGCCCGTTCAGTAGTCCGCGGATGCCGATCAGAATGTCTCGGAAGTTCGGCCCGAGCACGCCATCGTCACCGATCACGCTCTCGTAGCGCTCGGCGTGCGCGTCCGCATAGCGAGCGGCGCCGACGATGAGTGGTACCAGCGCCGCCTCGAACTTCCAGGCGCCGTCCCTGTCAGGCTGGTCGGGGTCGTGGTCGGGAACAAACGGGTACCAGGCCGTCAGGAAGTCAGCCTGCCAGTCCGGCCGACCACTTGGTGTAGAGAACGCCCCAACCATGCCGCGCGCACGGCGCGGGCGCGCGTCGCTAGTGAGTTTCTCCAGTGTCCGCTCGATCGCGTCCATCGCGGTCATGTGTTCTCCTCACTTCAACGTTGAACTGGACTGGTGGTCGTGCCGACCGACGCAGAAAGATGTTGATCGCGATGCGCGCAGACAGGTACCCGAGCCACACGAAGAAGATGGCCACAATGACGAGCCCGCCCAAGGCTTCCGCCTCCGGCCTTGGTGGTGACTGGTGCACGACGACAGGCATCAGTGCACCGCGGCCTCTTCGGTCCAGCGCGGACCGAGGGCGAGCCGGTTCATGCGGATGCCGTTCGCGCCGCCGTGCTGTCTGACGTCGATCTCGTCTAGCTGGATCACCTTGCCTTGGTCGATGTCGGCGGCACCGGGCTCGCGCGAGTAGGTCTGCTGCAACCGCATTGCGGCACGCATCGGTAGATGGACGCTGTTCACGATGAGCGCCTCGCGCCGCCCCGGCATGTCCTTTACCTGCCCAGGCGGTCGGCCTTCACCGGCTGCGACGTGCGCGACCCACACGTCGAGCAGGATGTTCCAGCGCACGTAGTTCCCCTTGCCGAGGACGTCGTAGAAGAACATCGGCGGGCGCTCGATCGAGCGGTCGCAGACCATGTAGTCGACCTGCCCGTCGGCGGTGATGAACAAGCCCTGGCAGAGCACGTAGCCGTGCTGCAGGATCTGATCTTGTCCGACCGCGAGGAGCTTGAACGCTTCCAGGTGGTGTTCGTCGATTGTCGTCACGGCGCCTCGCACGGATGGTGGCCGAACATGTGGAAGTACTTGTTGCGCTTCCGGAAGCGACCCTTGACCCAGAAGCCGAACTCGCGTTTCTCGCGCCCGGTGATCAGTAGTGAGACGCATCCGCCGGAGTCGACCTTGACGGCGTGGCGGTGCGTGGCGCGCCGCAAGCGCACTGAGCCCGCGCGCAGATGATCTTCGCCGTGCTCGTTGCGATCAGTGTAGCCGCCCCACAGCACGATAGTGAGGAACCAGAAGCTGTGATCGTGCAGGTAGCGCTGGTCGTCTGACGCGTGCCACCAGTGCAGCCGAATCGAGCCGAGCCACTGCACCATCCACCGGTGCAGGTACGGGCACTCCGGCAGGCCTAGCGGTTCGCGCCAGGCCCACCGGGGGCGCAGGTCCAAAGGAAGTCCAGGGGGAGGGACTCGAACCGCCCAACCTCTGAGGGATCTCCCCAGCGCTCTACCATTTGAGCTACCCCTGGTCATGTGGACGTCCGATCGTCGACGAGGTCGACGTTCTCACCGTCCAGGATTTTTCTGATGGCTTCGATGTTGCCCTCGCGCGTCTCGGCGGACCCGTCACGACGGAAGGCTGTGCGTGGCAAGCATCCTTTCAACGCGCGCTTCGCGACCGCTCCGTCAGGTGTCAACGTCACGTGCTCAGCGCGCGTGCTTGCGGAAATGCGTACGATGGCTCCCACTGTCAACCCCGGCTGGCAGAGATATGTTGATCTGTCCCACGCGTCAACGCCGCCGGAAGCTCTTCCAGAAGTCTTCGGGTGTGAGCGACACGGCGCCGCGACCTTCCTGCGCCCCACGACGCAGCTGCTCTTGCAGGGTCTCGCGCCGCACGCCTTTGATGTTGCCGACGAGGTCCGCGATCGCCAGCTCCTGCGTGTGACCGAAGCCGACAAAGCCGCCGGTGCTGACCTCGGCGACGTGGAAGTGCGTAGTCACCGGATTCTGGAACACGGCGAACTCGAACCCGCGACGCTTGAAACGGTGGATGGGCTCGACGTCGGTCTCGACCGGTTGATCGGTCTTGCCGCCCATGACGAACGCGTTGTAGCGCAGCGTCCAGACCTTCACGACTTCTCCCGGCCGGCGAGTCGGTAGCACTCGTCATACGCGTGCAGGAGTCGCGTGTGGTCGTTCTGGATGCCGGTTAGCTGCGCGAGCTTGTCGGCGAAAAGTGCCATCGCTGGATGCTGGTTCACGAAGTCCGTGCCGAGCTTGCGCTCGGAGGCGATCGCCCACAGCGCGTCGGCCACGCGCTTCCACGACCCGAGCACGCCGCTGGCGTTGGATGCGTCCTGGACCTGGATTGCCTCTTCGCAGAGCTGCGCTTCGGTGCGAATGGTGCCCATCAGTGAACCTCCTGGAATCTCTTGGGACCAGCCGGGCGACGGGGTGCGCGGCTCGCCGAATACGTTGGTCGGGCCGAACGCTTCCTTCACGATGCGGCCCATCAGCGGCAGTCCTTCAACGGCCGCGGCGTCCAGTGGATGTCGCGCTCGATGCCGAGTCCGCCCGGCCCACGCACGCTCTGCAGCTCGCTCAAGGCGAAATAGCCCAGCTCGCGTTCCTGCAGCACGGCGACGCCGAAGAAGATGATCTCGACCTCGGCCCCTTCCGGCACATCGACCAGCGCGACCTCGCGCCCGCCTGGTAAGTGCGCGGACGCTTCACTCGCGTACCAGGTGCCGATGCTCCAAGGGCAGAAGAACTTGACCTGCGCGATCGCGTCCTCGCCCTTGCCGTCCTGGCTGTAGAGCGCTGGCAGACGACGACAAATCTCTTTTGTCAGCAGCTTCATCGGGATCCTTTCGCTCGGGCGTCGAGCTGCTGCGCCCGCTCCAAGGCGTACGCCGCGTAGCGGTAGTACTCCGGCTTGCGTGATCGCAGTGCGCGGGACGCCCACTGATTGGCGCGGTGGTAGTAGTTGGCGGCAGCAAGCGCGTCGCGCAGATCGGCGAACTCCCGGCGCGCCGCCGGATTCTTCTGCACCTGCCGCTCGAAGGTCCACCCGTGGCGCAGCTCCGAGGAGCTGATCACGGCGGATCGTGGCCCGGTCCGCTTCACGCGACCTCCTCAGTACCCGGCACAGGCACGCCGTCCGGGACCGAGATCGTCTCCTCGATCACCGCGCGGTTGATGTGGGTTTCCTTGCCCCACTTCGCATCTTCCTTGTGCTCGACCGGCGTCGCCTTCACCTTGTAGACGCCACCGATGACCAGCTCGCTGATGTAGCGCGTCGAGAACCACGTCAGGCGGTTCCCGCCTTCGTCGGCGAAGCCGTAGATGTGCTTGGTGCCGAAGCCGGTCTCGTAGCTGTGGTGGCGCAGGAGAGTGAGGACGAACACCGCGCGTTTCTTCAACGTGCCGACCCACTCGCGCGTCAGCGCGGCTTTCTTCTCGCGTTCGATGCCCGCCGCGCGTTCCAGCTCGCGCTCGTAGGTCGCGATGATCGAACAGGCGAGCCCGGCGTTCTTGTGCGTGACGTAGCCGATGCGGCAGACCTGGGCGATGTTGAAGAAGTAGTCGTTCAGGTTGTCCTGCTCGATCAGCGACTGCGCCCAGGCGAGCGCGCCCTCGGCCTTCGCGTCGTCGATCGCCGCCACGTAGGCGTCGTGCGCTCGCTGCCCGTCCTTGTCACGCGGGTGCGGCTCGATGGCGCAGAACACGTTGCTGACTGTCGAAGAGTAGTGGCGCTGGTGCTCGCCCGTGCGGCCTTCGATCTCGTCGGCCTTGGCGTTCAGCTCGCGCGCTTTCTTCACCGACGTCCAGCCGTCGATGGCGATCGCGCCGGTGGTGAAGCGCAGGAAGTAGTCGAGGCTCCAGCGGCGCTCGCGCCGGCTCCCGCCGCCCAGGCCCTCGAACTCGCGCGCGATGTCGGCGGCGCTCAAGATGGTTTCGAGGATGCGGGCGACGTTCTCCGGGTTCTGGTGGCCGAGGAAGTCGGCGACACACTGCCGGCCCACCTGCACGCGCTTGCCCTCGTCGTGCTGGCAGACGAAGGTCTCCAGGCGGAAACGCTTGGTCTTGCAGTGGTCGCAGTCGGGGTGCGCGTCGCGATACTCGGGCAGCTCGAAGCCCGGCACAGCGCGCAGGAAGGTGACCGTCGTGCCGTCGTCGGCGCGCTGGTGATCGAGCGTGCCGATGAACGACCAGCCGGCGAACTTCGGTGCCTCGCCGATGACCTGGATCGAGTGGACGATCTTGACCTCGCCGCTCCACTCCGCGTCGCGATGGGTGGCGGTGACCTGCCGCCCTTCCTTGTCGCGGTAGATCTTGAACTCTTTGGTGTCGACCTCGACGAGGACGATCGGCTTGGCGCCGAGCTTCGCCGCGCGCTTGTTCAGCTTGGCGATCTTCTCGTGCAGCGCGGCCAGGTTCTCGTCGGGGATCTCGAACACCGTGCGGCCGGCGAAGTCCTCGGCCAGCGGCAGCCCGGACTCGACCGGGCAGATGACATGCAGGATCGCCGAGACGTTGCCGTCGGGGTCGACGACGTCAGCGGGCTCGCCGTCATGGACGTAGACGTGGCCCTTGCCGGACCAGGTCTCGAACGACACCGTCACGCCATCGTCGCCCTCGCGACAGCTGACGTTGCGGTACCCACCCTCCGAGCGCAGCAGCTCGGCATACGTCTCAGCCAACCCGATGTCAGTAGGAGTCGCCATATCGGCGCAAAGGTGCGAGGACCGTGCCAACCAGAGCGAACTACACCCTGAAAATCGTCTTCCACCACGGGAAGGATCGCATCATCCCGGACGTCATCGAGTACGTCGGCGGCTGGCGGTACCTCTTTGTCGCCACGGCCGACCAGGACCGGGACACGCTCCGTATCCCGCGCCGGAAGATCCGTCAGATCTACCGCCAGCACGGCGGGCCGGACGCCGACTGGTTCCCGGTCGTGCTGCGCAAGCCGCGGTTCCAAGCCCAGGCATCCGGCGACCTCGACGCACGCCGGCAGCAGATCACTGACCGCTTTCGGCCGCGTCCAAAGGCGCCAGCTTGAAGCTGCCCCCGACGCGCTGTGCCCACTGCGTAGTGTAGACCTCGCCGCGGGCGCGGTGCACGGCGGTGACGAACTCTTCAAGCGTCGTGCCGGCGAAGATGGCGACGATGGGCTCGCCTTCTTGGTTGTGGCCGGTGTGCAAGCAAGCCGGCGCCGCGTGGTCGTTCAAGCGCACGAGGATCCAGCCCTCGGTGTCGGCGAGCCACGGCACCATCCGCCGCGTGTTGATGTCCTCGACCGACCACGGCGTGTTCGAGTGCTGATCAGCTGGCGTTTCCAGGTCGCCGTCAAAGGCGACCTTCACCAGCTCGTACGGCACGCCGCCGGAGAGATTGGGCAAGCCGGCGTTGTGCTCGTACGGTGCATCGTCCCAATCGTCGCCGCGGATCGAGTCGACGGGGGCCGTGGTGAAGAACGCCCACGGCCCCTTCACAAAGACGAGCTTCAGTTCACGTGGATCGCTTACGGGCATCTGCAGACTTCTTGAATGCCCGTAAAGTATGCCGGGTCGGCCACCGTTGCGCAACCGCATTTGCAGCGACCAGCTCCCAGCTCGGTTTGGCCGCGTGTTCGGGGAGCAAGAAGCGCAGGGCGCCGGTTGGCAGTTGGATCACGTTGAGCGCAGCAGGGTCTGCGATGCAGACGCGATACGCCTTGGTGTACGCGAGCCGGCGCCGCGGCAGGTGCAGCCGCACCGGTACGCCCTCCGCGTAGAGCCCACCGTAGCCGTTCGAGCCGAAGGACAGCTCGTACTTCTGCGCCTCTGCGGCAGCGGCGAGCGTGCGCCAGGCCTTGGACTTGCGCTTCATCCAGCGAGCACGTGGGCGCGCCGTACGCGCGGTTTGGCGCACTGCGCTCCGCGCGGCTTCCCAGATCTCCTTCAACCCGTAGCGCTGCAGCATCTGGCTCGCGGCTTCACGTGTCCGCAGCCCCGCCTGATCCGCGATCGCTTGGAGTGTCAGCCCCCGTTTCGCGCAGCTCTGGGCCTGCGCGCGGGTCATGCTTTTCTTCCCCACCACAACCTCCTCCACCTCGTTCGGCGCCCGCCTCGGGCGCACTCTCATCCGCGACCGCTCGCCACGCTTCTCGAATGCGTGCGGCCGTCGGCCATCGTTCCGCCGGCAATCTCCCCTCACGAAAATACCGATACCGTGGTCCGATCTCGTCTGGCAGCACGAAATAGCGTCGTTTGTCTGGAAACACAACGACATGGAGCGCGCGGCTCTTGATGTGGATGTGGAAGTACCGGGCCGCGGCCCGCGCCTCACCGTACGCGTACGACTTCGCCACGACGTGCACCCGCACCGGACCGCCCTCGATGGTGACGCTGGCATTTGTCGAGCGCACGGTGAGGCCGTGCGCAACGGCGTCGTCAACGAGCCGGCGCAACTCGGCGCCGTTGCGCTGCCCGCGCTTACGCGAGAGCGTCTTGTTCAGTGTGCTCGTCGCGCGCTCGACCCGTCGCTGCGACTGCCAGCGCGGATAGACGCCGTGCTTCACGAGCAGTTGACGAGCGCGTTCCCCCGTGACACCCAACCGCGCACCGAGGGTGCGCAAGTCTGGTACGGGCCGTTCATCAACTGCAGCGAGGATCAGGGTACGGGCGTCGCGCTTACCACCGCCCCCGGACGTAGTCATTGTAGGTCCACCGTTGTCCCGATCGGTGGTCGACCACGCCGTCCGATCGAATCGTCCGACGTTTGTCGCCGCGCATGCCGGAGCCGATCTGTTGCCGGCGCTCCGTCTGCCGGGCCGTGGCGTGCGACTGCTGTAGGCGCTCCCACAACCGCGCTCGCAGGACGGTGAGTGTTCTGATGCTGGGAACGCTCCGACTCGATGCGCACGCGCACCTGTGTCGGGCGGTGGGTCATCTGGATAGCGGAGGCGGTCTTGTTGCGGTGCTGCCCGCCGGGGCCGGACCCCGTGGTCGCGATGACGTCGAGGTCGTCGTCCCGAATGACGAGCTGCGGCGCACTCGGCTCGGCGAGTACGGCGACGGTGATGGTGCTCGTCTGAACACGCCCGCGCCGTTCGGTCGGCGGCACGCGTTGCCAACGATGCCCGCCCGCTTCGTGCATGAACACAGTCTCGGCGTTTGGTCCGGTCACGCGTAGGATCGTGCTACCTGACCGCCGGTCGATGACAGTGCAGTCAAAGACAGTGGTGTTGCGCGAGGCGGGCGTAAATGCCCGCTTGATCGTCAACGAGGAGCTTGGCGTCAGCTCCTCCTTCTGCGGCTCGAATCTCCAAGATCATCCTCGGCCTCTCCTATCCCGTGTTGAATGCTGTCCTCAGCCATCTGCCACGCCATGGCGCGCATTGACACCGTAGCATGCTGGACCGGCATGCGAGCGGCTTTACAGAGATCCGTCAAGTGCTCGCGATAGAACCGTTCCAGGACCTGGCGGCGTCCCACTCGTCGACGCCGCCAGGTCCAGAGTTGTTGGAGCCACTTCACGCGCCGGAAGAACTGTTCGCGGCGAGTGATGGGCTGTGTGCGTCCGTGGCCGGCAGCGGCTGCGTACTCTGCCCCGCGTCCACTGCTGGCGAGAACGTAGGGTCCAGTGCCGGCGGCGCGCTCTCCTGATCGCGCGTGTCAGGGGTGTCGGTGGCCGCGGGATCCGCTGGCTTCGGTGCCTCGACGATCTTTCCGTTCACCTTCGGCGCGTAGAGGTTGCTGACCACGTACACGCCCTTGCGCTCGATCACGACCTCGCCCGCTTCGACCATGCGGTAGAAGGTCCCCTTGACGACGTTCATGTCACGCAGCCCCATGCCGAAGTGCTTCAGCTCGTCGGTAGTGAAGCGCTTCTTGCCGTCGGCCGCTTCCGTCATCCCGTCCATCCAGGTGCGAAGCTGCCCCAGGTACGGACGCTCGGCGTACGGCATGCCGCGGCTGAACTTGCGGCTCGTCTTGCGCGTGCCCGGTGGTGCGCTGGCACGCGGTGCCGGCGACGCTGCGGCCGTACTCGGTGTCCCGCCGATCAGCGCCTGCATCTCATCGAGGCACTCTTGCGCCTTCGCGCGGTGCCCGGCAGCGATGAGGTCGTGCTCTTCTGCCTTGAGCGTGTGCTGCTGTAGCTCGCGAGAGAGCTTCTCGATCCTCGCCGCGCGCTCGCTTCCCTCAGCCATGTCTCTACCCCCCACGTGAAAGTGTGGGGCACCATAGCGCACGCGGACGGAGATTGTAAATCAGTGCGGATGGGCGATGAAGATGTAGACCTTGATCCGTCGCCAGCTCGCCTTCCCTGTGCCGGAAGTGGTGTGCACCGTCCTGGACGTGCGGATGACGTCGAAGGTTACGCCGATGAGACGGTGAACTTGGTGAAGGATCTCACGGAGGCGGTTCAGCGGCAACGAGATGGTGAAGTGCCGGGTGCTCCATTCAGCGTGGTGCCCATTGCGTGCGCGCACGGCGCAGGCGGCGATCCCACCCGCCGCGTGCGCGCAATACGGATCGTCCGTGAACATCTCCGCGAAGCGGCGAACGAACATGGTATCGCCCAAAGAGAAGTCGCCCACCTTCGCGACGAATGGCGGCTGCTCGTAGTACCGCCACCGTCGCGTGCGAGCAGTTGGGATTTGCCCGCGTCTCACTTCTCCATCAGCTTCCTGATCGCATCGACGATCTGCTCACCGACCTGCAACGCTCGTGCGTGCTCAGGATTCGCCGTGTCTGCCGGGTTCTGCAGCTGCTCGATCACCACCTTCCACCGCTCGGCTGGGCTGGCTGGCGCGTAGCCAGCCTTCGCCAGCGCTTGCAGCTCGTCGCGGTACCCGTCAGGAACGGAGAACGCGACCGTGGCGTACGTAGCGTCGAACGAGTCGTCGGCGTCGCGCAGGTAGTTCGGGTGCCGCGGTAGGTGGTGCGTGATGCAGCAAGCCGGGCAGCGGCACCCGAGGCCCGGCGGCGTACCGTCCTCACTGTAGTGCTCGCGGTTGCCTCCACCGTTGCGCGTGTAGAGATGGATCTCCGTGCCGTCGGGAGACAGGAAGCAGTCGCGGAACCGACCGACCGGCCACTCACCATTGTTGTGAGGATCGAGACCGAGCAGCGGGAGCAGGACCCCAGCCAGCTGATCGAACCCGAAGATCGCGTTGTACATGCTCATGAGGTCAACACCAGGCCGTCGGCGACCATGCCCTCGGCAAGGTCGCCAGCATAGCGGTGGTCGACCGCGAAGCCGTTGCCCAGCCACTGCCAGTCCTCCAACTGAACGTTGTCGCGCACCCAGTCGCGGGCCGCGTCGGTGTTCGGCGTGAACAGTACGACGCTGCCGTCGTTCAGCACGGAGACGTCGGGCTCGGTCTGGGGCGGGACACTCGTCTTCTTCGTCTTCGGCATAGGGCACCTCCTACCGGTGCAAACCTGCGAATCGCGTGCCAGCACGATCGTGGTCATATCGCGATTGACCGTCAGAGATCTACAGGTTTAGTCTCACAGCCTCTCCTCCCTCCGGCCAGCCAATGCCCTCACGTGCTCTCGGGCGCGTGGGGGCATTGGCGTTTTCAGGGCTTGACCTCGCACGAGACACGCTGCTACCAGAGGACACGACAGGGGCAACCCAAACACACGTCGACCAACTGCACGCCGCCGTCGAGCCTCCCACTCGGCGGCGGTGCTGCATTTAGGGCCGGAAAATCGGCACTGGTCGGCGGATGTCGGTGATGACACGAGCGATCTGCACGCGGTACTCCAGTTTGCACCGTGGGCACTCGATCTCGCCGCCGCCGTCGAGTAAGTGCGGCAGTTCTACGAAGGTTCCACACCAGGGGCACTCGATCTTCGTCGCCATGATCTCTCCTTCTGTCCCAAAAGACGTCGGACGGGCTGTGGATCTGACACCTCACTTCTCCATACGCGGACGCGTGACGGCTTCTATGTCGGCTCCCGCGTGCCACCCCTCACCTACCTATTCCGGCCAGGAACGGGTTTTCGTGGAAGCGGCCAAAAGATTCTGGTAGGGCAGGTGGCCGAGCGAGCGTGAAAGGGGTGTGCTGATGGCGTCCGTGGCGGTGGGAATCGTCGGGTACAACGATCCTGGAATGCTTGGGCAGACGTTGGACGCCGTCATGGCGACCGTCGCGTCCGATGTGCCGGTTTTCGTCTACGACGACGCGTCGTGGGCGGCGAACGTGCGGATGATCTCGCAGCGTCCCGAGTCGAAGGTCTTCTTCGACAACCCGTGGGTGGATCCCAACAACCCGCCAGGCTTTTACCATGCGCACATCCCGAAGCTGTCGGTGATCGCGAGCCCAGTGAACCGTGGCTCCGCGTACGGCCGCAACGAGCTGTGGCACGCCGCGGAGTTCTACGGCATCGAGCGCATGGCGACGATCGACATGGACATGCGCGTGCATCCGGGCTGGTTGGACGCGCTCATGGGCGTGATGGACCGCCACGACGACTGCGGCATCTCCACCTTCACCTACTGCAACGATCACGGCGGGCGCTTCCCGGTCACCCCGGCCGGCCAGGACCTGAAAGTCGCCGAGACTCCGTCGATGTGTTGGCTCGTGCGGATCGCGATGCTGAACGACTGTCTCGGGCCGGACACGGTCTGGGGCATGGACACGCGAATGGAGTTGTTCTCGCACGACTCTGAGTTCTCGCAGCGGATGAAGCGCTGCTCGCGCTGGCGTCAGTATCTGAGCCCGGAGCCGCTCATCAGCGAGTTCGTTCAGCACCACAGCGTGAAGACCGGCAACAGTGTCACCTCGGCCGAGGCCGCGGCGCGGCGGGAGCGCGACTGCAAGATCTGGGGCGAGATGAACGGCAAGCGCGGCTGGGAAGACGGCAAGACCGACGTGTGAGCCTTGTGGCCCGCCAACCCAACACCGCCGGCTGGCACCTCGTGTACAGCTCGTTCGACTCGCTGGAGAACCACCACAGCGACGCTGTGGTGCAGACCTGGGAGACTCTCTCGCTGTCGAGCCTCGCCGAGCATGCGCAGGCGCGCTCGACCGCCACTGCGCGGTGGCGCTCCCTTCTCTCCCACCGGTACGCGGGCTGGGACGATACGCTCTACCCGCGTGACCCGAGACTCGTCTACGTCGACGATCTCGCGTTCATGAGCGGGGAATGAGCCGGCGCGCGATCGAGGACCGGCTCTTCAGGCCGGGGCAGGTCGGGTACGCGTCCCAGCGTTGCGGTGATTGCCGGCGACCGATCGCTGGCTTCGAGCCTCTGTACCATCGCGGCCAACGCATCTGCGTACGCTGCTATCTCCGTGCGGAGGCCGACTATTACGGCAGCGGACGCTGCGGCGGGTGCGAGCACTGCGGGTCGTTCGACTACGTGTTCACGCCGACAGCGCAGTACCCTAGCCGACCTGTCCCGATGACGTGCGAGGAGTACGAGGCTGGTGGTGGAGGTGGTTGTGGAGCGGCGGACAGCGATGTGGCGCATGTGCCCCGTGTGCCGGCTGAAGGTGCAGAACCACAAAGATGGTGAAGAGGTCTTCGACCGCGGCTTCAAGCAGCTCGTGCACCGGCGCGCCTGCATGCACCGGTACCGACAGACACGACGCCGCGCTCGCAAAGGGAAGGAGCAACGATGAGGATCGGAATGGGCGGGCACATCTACCCGCTACCACCGCGCGGCTACGGTGGCGTCGAGCGCGTCGCCGCCTGGTGGTGCGACGAACTCACGCGCCGTGGGCACTACGTGCATATCTTCGGGCATCCCGACAGCTCGTGCGCGCACGACCGACTGACCCCCGCGTACGCGCAGCAACACGTCGATGGCTTCGGGCCGGCCTACGCGCAGCTGGGCGACGACCTCGACCTGATTCACGACAACTCGGACTCGCACCCGTCACCGATGCGTTGGTGTCGGCCCGGCGGGGTCCAGCGACCCTTCGTGCACACCGTGCACGCGTGCGTCTGGCACCGCGGTAGTCCCTGCCCGGTCTTCCTTTCGCAGAACCAGGCGCGCTGGTTCGGTGCCGAGAACCCGGTGATCGCGCACAACGGCTTCCCGACTGACGCGTTCACCGTCGAGACCAACAAGGAGGACTTCTTCCTCTGGTGCGGTTCGCTGCGGACCTGCAAGGCACCGGAGATGGCGATCCAGCTCTGTGAAGAGACCGGCGAGCGCTTGAAGATCATCGGTCCGATCCAAGACGGCCGCTATCACCACTTCCCGCAGTCGTACCCGCGTGGGGGCCAGATCGAGTACTTGGGCGAGATGGGCGCGCAGCGCATGGAGTACTTCCGCAAGGCGAAGGGGTTCCTCTACACCTGCTCGCAGGACTGGATGGAGGGGATGTGCCTCGTGCTCTGCGAGGCGATGCTCTCCGGCACGCCGGTGATCGGCCTGGTGACACCGAACAACACCATCGTCGAAGAGGTCGTGCAGAATGGGCTCGGTGGGTACGCGTGCAAGGACTACGAGACGATGCGCGGCGCGATCACCAACGGCCTCTACCGACTCTGCTCGCCGCAGGAATGCCGCGAGAACGGGGAGCGATTCTCGATCGAGCGCACCGTCGATCGCTACCTGCAGATCTACCAGGACGCGCTCGGCGGGAAGGTGTGGTGATGCCGATCGGACTCGAAGTCGACATGCTGCCGCAGGAGCGGTGGCCAGAAGCGCCGCCGCACATGCAGTACCTCGTCGAAAGAGAAACGCGCGATGGGGTGCCAACCGGAATCGGGTGGAACACGTCGCTCGGTTACTTCGTGATCCAATCGTCCGGACAGGGTCCGTACCTCATCGCGCAGGAGCGACACACCGACGAACGCCTGACCAGCGCGTCGTGTTGCTGCCAGACGTGCATTGAGCAGGCGCGTCGCGCACTCGCCATGGAGGAACTGTGACGCTCCTGACTCGCCTGGCGCGGACGATCTGGTACAAGCTCGACGGCATCGGGTGGGACGTCCCACACGGGCCGTTCACGCCGACGTGGCGTGAGGCCTGGGAGGAAGCGGAATGAGCAGTTCCATGTACTACCGCCAGTGCGTGCTGCGGGCTGGCTGCGAACAGCAGGTGCGCTGGATCCCGGAGACCTTCGCCCGCGTCGGCAAGTGGATCGTCGTCAAGGAGGACGGCTCCAACTGGTGTGTGAAGGAAGTTGGTGCAATGCGCGTCAGCGAGGAGTACCTTGCCGAACACGAACGAGACCACCTGCACCAGCGGGAAGCCTCGGACGTGTAAGGCGAGATGGCAGAGTTGGTCAACGCGCCGGTCTGAAAAGCCGGACATCTCGGTTCGATTCCGAGTCTCGCCACTTGTTCGTGGAAGGGTTGTGGTGGCTGTAGCTCAGTTGGCTAGAGCGCGTGACTGTGGCTCACGAGGTCGAGGGTTCGATTCCCTCCAGTCACCCTTCTTTCGGAGGTGGGGATGGTGGACGTGGCGGTGATCATGCCCGTGTACAACGAGCGGGCATGTCTGCATCAGGTGATCGAGGAGTGGGTCGCGCTCTTGAAGCCGCTCGACGGCGTGCTCGTGCTCTGTGATGACGGCTCGACCGACGGCAGCGACGACGTCTGCCGAGAGTGGCAACGGCTCGAACCGCAGCACGTCGTCGCCCGACGGCACGAGAACGTCGGCCACGGGCCGACCGTGTACTGGGGCTACCGGTACGCGCTCGACGAGCTGCGCGCGTGCTACGTCGCCCAGGCGGACTCTGACGGGCAGTTCCCCCCAGCCGGCCTCGACGAGCTGCTGAAGCACCGCCGTGGCGGTGTTGTGCTTGGCATCCGTCGGGATCGCCAGGACCCGCTGATCCGCCGGCTGCTCTCGAAGGCGATGCGCCGGATGAACTATGCCCTCTTCGGGGTGTGGGTCGAGGACGCCAACTGCCCGGTGCGCGTCATCTGGTCGGGCTACCTCGAACGCGTACTGCCGATGATCCCCCCGATGACGTTCGCACCGAACGTCTTGCTCTCCCTGCGCGCCGCGAAGGACGGCCGGCTCTTCACCAAGCCGATCCCCCACCGGCCGCGTGCCACCGGTACTGTGACCATCAACCGCCGCCTCCTCACGGTCTGCCTCCGCAACCTGGTCGAACTGCTTGCCTTCCGCCGTAACGGATTCCGTCGTGCGTTGGACGATCGTACGCGCACTCAGCGTCGGCATTGACAGCACCGAGTTCCGGCTGCCGTATGCGGTCGATCGCCTCGCCTCGATTCGTGATCAGTTCCGTCGCGCACAGGGCATTCGCGATGGGCAGCACGTGCCGGCGTGGCAAGCCTACCCGTGGCTCGTCAAGCAGCGGCTGATCCGGCAGACGACTACCCCGATCATGAAGGTGCAGCTCGCCGTGCTCTGCACACGCCCGGTGGTCAAGCTGACCCCGGTAAAGCCATCATGAAGCGGTGCACCGCCATCGTCCGGTGGTAGCCGCAGATCGAGCACTCGCGCAGGTCGGTGTTCGGCATCACGTGCGGCTCGACCACCACCCACTGCTCGGGGTGCTTCACCACGTTCATGAGACGCCGGGTCACTTCCAACCTGAAATGCCCACCGAACCCCGAGGCTTTGAGCCAGCGCACGCCGTCGCGCTGCACGAGCATCAGCTCTTCGCGGAGCCCATCGACCACTGGGCGATAGAGCAGGGCGCCACGCTCTAGCGCAGCGACCAACTCCGCAGCGGTCATCCGGTAGGTGGGACGACGTGAAAGCCGGCGTCGCGCACGGCTCGATCGAAACGCTGGTAATCGAGCGGGTGCGCATCGACGCCGCGCCGCGGGTCCGGATCCATCGGTGGGTCGAACGTCAGAGCTGCTCCGAACGCATGCGTGAACACCGCAATCATCGGCAGCGAGATCTGCTGCAGCGGCGTCCAGCGGAGCACATCGTGCGCGAGCGTCACCACGTGCCGGCGCTGTTCAGGCCAGCGATCGAAGGCGACGTTGTCCCGCACGGCAGCAAGGTGCGCCTTGGTGCGCTCGTAGTGGCCCGTCACGGCGTCCGGGACGATCGTCCGGTAGCCGCTCCACTCGTAGAGTTCGCCGAGCGCACGAGACAGTTCGCCCTGCGCGTCTTCCTCGGAATCGCTGAAGCTGTCGGCCATCATCCACACGCCCTTTCCCCACCAGCAGCATCGGTCTCAGTTCCCGTCCCAGTCCAAGATCCCGAGCCGCTTGTCAACCATCCACTGCGCTTCCGCGGAGAGCTGGGGGTAGTTCGAGGGGCGCTGCAACGCAGCCAGCGCGGACGGGGACGGCGTGTGGTGCGTGACGAACTCCGGCAGGTGCTCCCCGACGATGAAGAGCGACGCCTGCGGGCTCACTTCCTCTGGCCGGCGGATGAACGAGGCCTGGCAGAGGTCGCCGTTCCAGTACGACCGAGCCTGCGCGATGTTCTCGTGGAGCCGCTGCTCGCCGGTGTTCAAGTCGCGCTGGTTCCAGATGATCACGCGATCGAGATGCGGCTTGTGGAGCACGACGAAGTCGACGAGCTGGGGAATCGACCGCGGCTCGACCCACACCCGGTCATCATCGTGCCAGCGCCCGACGACGGTGGCGTAGTCCGCGCCGGCATCGAACGCGGCCTGCACCTCCTCGTCGGTCGTATGCAGGCCCTTGGCGAGGATGCGCTTCCACGTCGACGCCTTCGCCTTCCGGACGAGGTCGAGGCTGCCGCCCCACCGAGCATCGGTGTGTACCGAGATGAGGTCCCCGTGCTGGTGCGCAAGGGCGAAGCGCTCCTCCCAGCTCTCAGGCGCCCGGAAGCCGAACGGGCTCATCGTCTTGACCTCAGCCACGAAGAGCGGCCGTCCCAGCCTGCTCACGCGGCCTCCAGTGGCGGCGGTCCGCCGTACGAGTAGGCGCCCACATGGCCGTCGGGGAGTGGCCACTGGCGTCCGGACTGTTCATGGCTGATGCTGACGATGGTCGCGCGGATGTTGAAGAAGCGGGCGTCCAGATGCGCGCAGTTGAAAAACGTGCGCATTTCGTTGATCCACGGTTCGAGCTTCGCATGCGTGACCCGTCCCACGATCACACAGAAGGGCTGGAATGGCTTCAGCTCGTCGTACACACAGAACATCGACGGGACGGTGATCCGTCGCTTCAGACGGCCCTGACGCGGCCCAGGCGGGCCGAACACGTCGTGTCGTGGACAGACCGCAGCGACGCGATTCCCCATCCGCAGCAAAACCCGCCGCACCGCCCCGTGGTCTCGGCCGTGGCGGTCGACCCGCGGCAGTCGCTCCTGGTCCGTGCGGTACTTCACGTAGAGCGTGCACGAGCGGTTCTCGAACGACGACATGGGAGGCCAGCGGACCGTCCAGGACCGTCTCACCAGACCCAGCCACCAGGCCAGGCGTAGCCGTAGTCGTAGACCCCAGGCTGCGGGCGGACGATGACGATGCTCGACCCGGTCGCCTCGCACGTCGACTCGCCCGGTGCGCACTGCACCGTTTCCAGCTGGCGGGTACGCCGGCCGTCAGTCACTGCCGCGGCACCTGGCGGCACCTGCACCACGCTGATCGGCGGCTGTGTCTGCAGGACCGGGAAGTACCCACAGCCGGTCGCAAACACGCCGAGGTAGATGATGCCAGCCACGACGGCGGCAATGCCGAACGGGTGATCTGTGAGCACGCTCCGCGCGACAGCGGCCCACGACGGCTCCTGGGGTAACGGTTCGTCTCGTCTGACGATGACCATCCGACCATCGACCCTCTTCCACTCGTGGCACATGCTGAGCCCTCCCGGCCGAGGACTCTATTACAGGTCGGAAGATCCCTGCAACAGCAAAAAGACGCCCTCTGCGGCCAACGCGTTGGCCGTGACGTCCATCGTTGCGTCTTCGTACCGATCATCCAGCCACTGCTGACCGCAGCCGTAGCAGATGCCGGCGGGGTAGGTGATCACCTGACTGACATCACCCCAGTAGATCTTGGACTGCGTCTCGTGGAACTCGGTGCTATCGCTCTCACCACAGTTCGGACAGCGGGCTCGCCGTGCCGCCGCTTGCTCCGCGGTTTCCAGATCCCCCGTGTCGAGCGACATCACCAGGCGAGGAAGAGACCGCAGAGCATGCCGATCCCGAACATCACCCAGGACCGGTGCCGGACGTGCCACGGCTGCTGCGCTGGAGGTGGTGCCACCCGTAGCCGACGCGGGAAGTGCACGACCTGGTGCATGCCTCGATCTAGCGCACTTCTCGGCCGTCCGTCCAATGGCCCATTGAAGGAGCCATTGAAGGGGGCACTGTATGCGCCCTTCAATGGCCCAATACAGACAAGGCAGCTCCCTCTGAGTATTTAGGCAAACGCCTCGCTGCGCTCCCGCCTTCGGCTCCGCTCCGCTCGCAGGGGTTCTCCTGATGGCGCCAGGGGCGCGCAGCGTAAGCGTAGCGCCCCCGCGCCCTACATATGCTTTTTTTGTTCTCTCTGAGTATTTTTAGGCAAACAGGAGGGGGTGTGGGGGAACCGCCGGTCAGCCCCGTTTCGCGTCGAGTTTCGCCGTCAGCTCGACCTCGGCGGCGAGGCCGGCCGGGTCCGCGAACAGATCGCGGAAGGCGGTCTTCGGCAGCGGGATCTCCTGCAGCATCTCGATGTACGGATCGACCGAAAGCCACCGGTCGCTGTCGATGATGGTGATCTGCAGCGCAGAGCGGAAGCTGAGCTTGGTCCGGGTGATCGCCTCCCACACCAGCCGGCGCCGACGCCATTCCGCCGCGGTGACGTCCTTGGGCCGGTCTGTGTGGTTCCAGTAGTCGAAGCGGGTCAGCTCCGGCATCTCGTCCATGAACGCGAACACGTCCTCGAACAGCCAGTCGCTGATCGGCCGGAGGTAGTGTGTGCGGCGATGCTCGTGCACGATGACGTGGCAGTCGAAGTGGAAGGGGTTACGGCGCGGGGACTTCAGCTGGGCCAAGTACTGCTGCCGCACGAAGTCGTGGACGTGCTCTAGCCGCGCCATTTCTTCCCCGACCGTCTTCATACGCTCGACGATCTCGGGGAGGTTTGGTTTCAGCTCCCGTGTGAGGTCTTGGTAGAGCTTGCGGAGGATCGCCTGAGCGTACCGCTCGCCCTCGCGCTGGATCGTGCGCACGACTGACCAGAGTTGCCGGCTGTTGGTGAGACGGTAGGCTGGTGTGATCACCACGCTCATCGTCGTCTCCAGGAAGAAGAGCCCGCGGAGGGAGTCGAACCCCCGGCCCGCTGCTTACGAAGCAGCCGCTCTGGCCAGACTGAGCTACACGGGCGTGTGAAAGGGAGTGGGCTCGGCGAGAGTCGAACTCGCACCACTCGGCTTAAAAGGCCGATGCTCACCAACTGAGCTACGAGCCCAGGGAAGGGCTCGCGTCATTTCAGCCGAGTCATCATGAGGGAAGGAAGGGGTACGCCTCCAAACCGCTGCCACCAGCCCGAGAACGGGAGCCTGACGCCCCGTCGCGTCGCATTACTGCGCGCATCAGCTATCTGGTGGATTTGGCGCATCGTTCACCGTTCGGCGTTCAATCGTGCGATCAAGCAACCCTGCGCTTTGCGGCTATGAGCTTTTCGATCCGTTGGGATCAAGTACGGGAGTTGAACCCGTTACCTTCTGGTTTCAGGCCAGACGCTCTACCAAATGAGCTAACTTGGGTATGCCACGCTTCTCTCGCTTCGCTGCCGAAGGCGTACCGCGGTCTCCTCTCAGTCGTCGATTGTGATCTTGGTCGTCGCGTTCAGGAGCGAGAGCTTGCCGTCGAGATCACCGAGCGTCTTCTCGATGGCCTCGATCTCGGCCGTCAGCTCCGACTCCTTGACGTTGATGATCACAGTCTCTTCCGGTTTACCAGCGCTCGTGTCGCCGGCCTGTACGACCTGCCGCCCGCGCGCCTGGTTGCGCGTGTGCTGGATTGTCTGGAAGAGCTGCGCCAGGTACTGCTTCTGGCCCTCGGAGATCTCCCGGCGCCAGGTGAGCCACCCCGCCAGCGTGCGCGTCCGCTCGCCGAGTGTCAGCGTGACCTCTTGGTTCTTCGCCTGGACCGCGGTGCGGATCCGGATCACGCGCTCTTCGAGGTCGTTGATCGCCTGCCGCTCGCGCCGGATGAACTCGGCCGACCCGCCGTCGATGTCCTCCATCGGATCGCGCAACTGCCCGCCGCGTGCCAGGTACGGGATGATCGACTCGCGCTTCTTCCCGAGCCGGGCTTCGATCGTCTTGATCTCGGCCAGGGCCTCCGTGATCGTCGTCTCCATTTTTGCCTTCCTCCTCACAGGTCGAGCTTGCGGGGTGGCCGACTCTCGAACAGCTCCTGGAGCTTCACCGATTCCACCTCTCCGGAGGTGAAGGCGGCGCACACACGTTCGACCAATGCCCGCCCCGCAAGCCGCGCGGCGACGTCGTCCGTGCCGGGCACGCGCAACCGGACGACCAGTTGGTAGTTGTTCCCGTCCATGAAGCTCCGTGGCGTAGCAGACCTCTTAGAAGTTGTCACGGTCTTTTGCCGGTGCTACGACAGGCGTCGAAAGTTTTCTCCCACTCGCGTGGGCGTTTTTGGCTCTGGGGAGCATCTTACTAGGTAGGGGACTTGTGGTGGCTTGCGGCGGGGGAGGGCGGAAGGTGCAGGTTGGCACGCTCTTCGCACCTTTGTACCGGTAAGCCCTTAGCTGCGGAGGAAGCGTATGCCAGATCAGAGTCTCAGTCTCGTCGAACTGCTCACCCGTTTCGCGAGGCTGGAGTACAACGTCCTCATGACGGGGCACACCGGCGTCGGCAAGACGACGGTGGGGCTCCACGTGTGCGAGCGCATCTGCTCGTACCAGGTGAAGTTCTTCAATGCGGCCATCATGGACCCGCAGGTCGAGCTGCTCGGGATCCCGACCCCAGACCTCGACTTCGAGCGCCAGCGCGAGCGGATCTTGCGGGTGTTGATCGACTTCGGGTTGAAGGGGACCTTCCGGCCCTTGGAGAGCGAGACGCCGACCGAGACCTACTCGCGCGTCACGCAGCTGGTCGACACCGCGTTCGACCGGCCGAAGTCGCTGCAGTTCCTGCGCCCGAAGTTCATCGACGAGTGCGACGTGTTCTTCGTCGACGAAATCAACCGCGCCGAAGTGCAGACGCTGAACGGCATCATGGAGGCGATCCAGTTTGCCACGGTCATGGGCGATCGGCTGCCGCGCCTCAAGATGACCTGGGCGACGCGCAACCCCGACGGCGACGACATGGGCTACCACGTCCAGCGCATGGACCCGGCCTTGATCCAGCGGTTCCGGACCTTCGTCGAGGTCGACGCGCAGCCGGCGGTCGACATCCTCGTTGCGTGCGGGCCGATGCGCGAGGCAGTCGCTCGCAACCTGATCGAGTGGTACACCGCGCTGCAGGAGGGTGTGAAGCTGCACCTGCCGCCACGCCGCTTGGAGTACATCGGCAAGGCGTTCGAGGATGGGCTGCCGCTGGAGTTCGCCATCCCACCGTTGGTCGACGTCACCAAGCTGCCGCTCAAGAATCTGGAGACCATGCTGCGCAGCGCGACCAAGTCGACGCTGGTCAGCAAGGATGACCTCTCGACGCCGGAGAAGCGCGCGGCCTTGATCGGGCGCATGAACGACGGCACGGCCAAGGGGCTCAGTGTCACCGTGCAGGTGCAGAAGATCCTCTCGCACCCGACGGTGAAGCTGCACAAGTTGATCGAGTACGTCGAGGTCGTCGAGGCGATGCGTTTGGAGACGCGTGTCGGTATGTGGGCCGCGATCGGCACGCGCCTGCTGAATCAGGTACCGGAGCCGGCCAAGTACGACTTCTCGCAGTTCGGTGCGCAGGAAGAGAGTGCGCGCCGTCTCTTCCGCGTCGCGATCCGCGACGGGTTCTACCAGGACGTGAAGCCGACGGACATCTGATGACCATCGACTACTCCAAGATCCACCTGACCGGTGGCAGCCAGCACGAGCTGTGGAAGATCTCCCGGCCGTGTGACTGGCGCTGGCTGCCGCCGGGCTGGGATGACCCGCAGCGGGTCGCCTGGCGTCAGGAGCGCTTCGAGCAGGCGTTGGAGACGATTGACGCCGCTGCGGAGCACGACCTGTGGATGCAGCTGCGCTTCGCACAGCTCGGGACGCCGAAGTTCCAGGCGCTCCCGATGCCGACGACGGCCGTCGGCCTGCGCCCGAACGGGCAGATCGAGTACGTGTTCCACCCGCGCTTCTTCGATCTCTGCGAGCCGGAGCGCTTGGTGTTCTCGATCGTCCACGAGCGCTTCCACGTCGACCTCGACCACCTGCGTCGCGGCATCGGCAAGCGGCGCAACTTGTGGAACATCGTGATCGACATCGTCGACAATGAGTACTGTCACGCACTCGGCTTCCTGCCGCCGGAGATTGGCCGCGACTACTGGTCAATCGAGAAGCTGCTGCCCGGCTTCCGTGGCCTTGGGGAGGATGTCGGGGCCGTGGCGGACTTCCGCACGGAGTTCGACGCGACGCGCCTCTACGACTTCCTGTTGTCGATCATCGAGAAGATCACCCTGCCGCCGTTCGCCGCGTTCGCTATGGACATAGGGATCGGCATGCCGATCCCGGATGAGGATGCCGACGACGACGAGTCGATACCGGGTCCTGGCGGGTCGGACGAGGGCGAGGGCGAGGAGGACGACGATGAGGGGAACGATCTTGGTCCCCCAATCTCGTGGTCGGACGTCGAGGAGGACCCACAGGATCACAACGACTATCAGGACGACGTCGCGGCCAATGGCGGCGCCAACCCGTTTGGGGGTGGTGGTGGGGGTGCCGGCAAGGGCCGGGGAACCTTCGGCGACTCGATCATGCCGGCAGTGGCCAAGTCGCGTTCGCACACCTGGCTCGACAACTTGGCTGATCGCGTGCACGGCGAGGTTGTGCGTCGCGTCGAGAAGCAGTGGGCGATCCCGCCGCGTCGGCTGGTCGGGAGCGGACTCTACCCGCATGTGCTCCTGCCGTCAGTTCGCCGCACCATCGTGCGCACCAAGTCGGTGGTGCTGATCGGCGATTGCTCGGGCTCGATGGCCGGCGTGATCCCGAAGATGCTGCGCCTCTTCTCCGAGATGATCGACCACTTCACCAGCGGCCACATTCAGCGCAACCCGGTGAAGGTCGATTCGTACGCGTTCGACGATGGGGTGTACCACTGGCCGAAGGAACTGATTCAGCGCGGCCGTGCTCCGCACTCCGGCGGGACCAACTTCCAGCGCGTGGCAAACTTCGTCGAGGGTCGTGACGTCACGCTGGAGTCCGGCCACGGCGGCGCTGGCATCCGCCTGCGGCAGCACCCCGACCTGGTCATCGTGGTCACCGACGGTGAGGATCGCGCGCCGAAGATCAAGTACCCGGACAACTGGGTCTGGCTCTGCGTTGAGGAGCAGGAGTACCCTGCCTACGTCAGGCGCGACACCAAGGGCATCGGGCAGGTCGTGATGTATGGCGACGTCTACGACGGTTCCTTCTGATCGCATCACGCCGGTCAAAGCGACCGGCACTTTCAAGCCGGCGCTGTGGAACGACCGCGCGTACGTCGCCGAGGAGAAGCTCGACGGTGTTCGCGCGGTCGTGTACGCCACTGCGGCCGGCGCTCGTGTCATGGTTGGCGAGCGCGACATCACCGCCCAGGTCCCGCACCTGGGCGTGTTGCACGTGCCTGGTCTCGTGCTCGACGGTGAGCTAGTGCAGAACGCGCTGAGAAGCCCCGAGACCGACCACGTGCCGGGGATCGGCTCGGCCTCAGTCACCGGGATCGTGAACAGTTCGCCCGGTCGCGCCATCGAGACGCAGAAGCGCGACGGGTTCCTCAAGTTCTATGCCTTCGACTGCCTGCATGTGGGGCGCGTGGGGCGACTCAACATGCGCACGCAGTCGTGGGAGCGCCGTCGCGCTGCCTTGGTCGACGTTCTGGCTGGGCTACCACGCCCGATTGGCGACAACTACATCGCCGTCCCGGTCGCTGTACCGCCACTCACACGCGAGTTCTACCAACGCGTCGTGCTACTCGGGGGCGAGGGGGTGGTACTCAAGCACCGCGAACAGTCCTACACCGGCGTTGGGTGGGTGAAAGTGAAGTTCCGGACCACGTTGTCGGTAGTGATTGCCGGCATCAACCGTGACCGAGAATCGGTCGCCATCGCGGTCTACGAGGACGGCAAGCTCTCCTCGGTTGGTGATTGCGGGATCAAAAACACGCAGCTTCGTGCGCAGGCACAGTTGAAACCGCACACCTTGGTCGGTCGTGTGCTCGACGTGCAGGCGTATGCGGTCAGTACCCGCGGCAAGCTGCGCAACCCGATCTGGGACCGTCTGCGGCCGGATCTCTTTCCGAAGGCGATCACGCGCGACAAGCTGATCGCGGACTTCGAGCAGGCGGTGGAGCACGCGTAGATGACAGGGACTGTGGTAGTGGGGTTGGTGGTGGCGGTGCTGCAGCTCGTGGCGTCGATTATCGCGATGGCTGCGGCCGTACGGACGGTTCGTGCCACGCGAGCAGTGAAGATCGAAGTCGATCGCTTGATGGTGATGCGCTCGGAGATTGAGCTGGTCCGCCTCGAAATCGAGAGCGAGCTAGCGATGCACTACCAACCGCCGGCCGCGCACCTGCACTAGGCGCTTCCTCCACTCTCCGCTTGAGTCCACCAAAGGCCTGTGCCAGACTTCCCGACCGCAGGCGTAGGGAGGGTGGCGGTGGTGGAGCACGACGGTCGGCCACGTGATGGTCTCACGTATCGGTTGCCCATCGAGCAGATCCTGGCAGAGCAGGGTGCGGCGAAGCGCAGCCGCCTCTTCCGCCAGTACACCGATGCCACCTACGCGTGGATCGACGAGGACTTGGAGTTCTTGCGAGCGTTCGAGGAACTCCCGCAAGGTCAGGACGTCGGCGTGCTGCGCAACATCGCCAGCATGCGCGGCGCGGAGAGCCGGCGCGATCTCGAACGCGAGTATGATCGGCTGAAGCTCCCACACCAGTGGACCGTCAACTGCCTGTGCGTCGACGGTCCCATGCTGGCGCTCAACGAACGCGCGCTCGAAGCCTACATCGAGGCGAACTGCCCCATCGCCGTCGGACCGTTCCTCGACTACCTCTGGCGCAAGCAGTGGCGCATGGTCCCGACGCCGGAGTGGGAAGCCGTGGTCTACAACCAGTTGATGATCGGCTCGCGCCGCGTGTTCGTCCAGGACCAGGTCTACTACTTCCTCCTCCTCCCGGCGCCATACCTGATCGACGTGGGGTTCATCGAGTCTGCGGAGAAGCGTGAGGCGATCGTCTACGGGTGGTCGCCGATTGACTTGCCGCCAGTGACCTGGCAGCAAAAGCGCCGGTGACGAGATGCTTGACGAGGGGGGTCGTCAGTTCGCGCTGCATCGCGGCTTGCTGCAGTGGATTGAAGTCGTCGAGGATCGTGGCGACACCGTCGTGATCAACCATCCCCAGCGTGGGGAGATGGTCACGCCGCGCGAGCTGTACGAGTGGGATGTCGGTTCGCTCGACGAGTACTTGGATCGCCAAGTCGTGGTTGAGTCGCCGTTCGACAGCTCCGCGTTCGTCGTCGAGGCGTCCCCCATCGACTTGATCACGGACGGTGACGAGGACGAGCCGACTGCGCTGCGCGAAGCGTTGCCAGACGCCGCGTCGTACGAGCACCTCCTCTCGCCAACTGAGCGCCGCTTCATGGCGAAGGGGTGGACGATCATTCCCTTCAAATGAGCTATTGCGAATGATGCTCAATGAGTAGCAAGAACGCTTGCGCAAGATGAGATAATCAGTAGTATTTACAGGCGAGCATCAACCTGATAGTGCTCGTCGTCCTGTCATCAACTCAAGGGTGCTGACGTGTGTGGGAGAGGGTTGCATGGGAGAGTTGGATCGGGACGAGATTGCCGCGCGGTATGAGTACGTCCACGAGCAGCCGAACATCGTTCGCTACCTGGTAGCGCAAGCGATCGTTGCGCACCGCCGGAGTACGGTGCGCCTCGACGTCGACGACTACCTGCAAGCGGAGTTCCTCGCGTTGTGGGCGACGTGCCGTCGCATTGACCCGCGCGTCGAACTCGCGCGCTTCATCGGGTACTTGAAGGCCGCGTCCGCGGTTGCGATTCGTCAGGCGCAGCGCAAAGGCTTGCGTGAGACGCGCTTGCAGGATCCGTGGATCGAGGCGTTGAGCGACGTGGTGGCGGACGGGCGCCTCACCCCGGAGCAGCTCACGATCTACCGCGACCTGGTGCGCAAGCTCGGCTCCTTGGTGCGCGTGGAGCGAGACCCGTACCTGGAACAGGTCTATGATGCGCAAGTGGCGCCGCTCTTTGGGGCCGCAGCCGGTCACCTACCAGGCACGAAGAAGCGGGTGCGACGACACGTGGGCCGGTTGCTGTCCATGGTCACGACGCTCACCGCGCAGCAGTAAGGGCGGGGCATGCTCGCGTTCAACTACGGACCGGTCTTCACTACCGCCGTAGGGACCGAACTCGAACTCGGGACGGTGAGCCAGCTGCTCACGCCAGACCCCGAGCAGCCGAGCTTGCTCCTGGGCTCGTACCTGCCGACGGGGCTCTTGTCGCACGTGTGCACGCGGCTCGACATGATCGACGTGCCGTACGTGCTGCACAACACGCCGGCCGAGGGCTCGATCTACGACGTGCCGCCGGACTACCTCGCCGGCATCACCCTGCGCGAGGAGCAGCGGATGCTCATCCGCAAGGGGCTCTACCACCAGCGCGGGTTGATCGAGAGTCCGACCGGCAGCGGCAAGACCGAGCTGACGTGCGCGATCGCGCAGTGGCTTGACGGGCGCGTGCTCGTCTTGGTGCCTGGTACCAACTCGCTGCACCAGACCGCGGCCCGCTTCAAGAAGCGGGGCCTCGATGACGTCGGCATGTTCGGTGACGGCAAGCGTGACCTGAACCATCGCGTCATCGTCGCGATCGTTGCCTCGGTCTACCAGGCGATCGGTCGGCGCAAGGCGGACGTGCTGCGGATTCTCTCTGAGTTGCAGGCGGTACTGCTCCTCGAATGCCACCACTTGCAGGCGATGACTTGGCAGACCGTCTGTCAGAACACCGAGGCGCCATACCGCCTCGGGCTTTCGGCGACGCTCTTTGAGAAGGGCTCACAGCCGACCACGCATGGCGACTACGCGCTGATCGGGCAGACCGGGCCGGTGGTGGCCAAGCTCCCCGACCATCTGCTCATGAACCGCGGCCACCTGGCGACGCCGTGGGTGCACACATTGCGGGTCTTCCAGCCCGAGCGCACCGACGAGCAGAAGAAGTGCGACAACTGGATCCAGCAGCAGCGCGAGTGCATCGTGCACAACAAGCCGCGCAACACCATGATCGTCCAAGTCGCGGCGCCGCTGGTGCGCGAGGGCTTCAAAATCCTCACGTTGGTGAACGTGCTCAAGCACGGTGACACGCTCGGGAAGATGGCCTCTGAGGCCGTGCGGCCGTTGGAGGTCCAGTTCTACCACGGCGGGTCGACGCTCGACGTCTACCGGGATGGGATCCGGGTGCGGCGCGAGAAGCTGCCGATCTACAAGCTGGTCGACAAGCTCGAAGCGGAGCCGGAGTTCTTCCTGATCGGCTCACCGGCCGTGAAGGAGGACGCGGACTTCCCTGGTGCCAACGTGCTCGTGGCGGCAGGAGCCGGCCGCGGGTACCGCGGCGTGATTCAACGCACCGGCCGCGTGCTGCGTGCGAAGCAAGGCACCAACATCGGCCACCTGGTCGACTTCAAGGACTACACCGCCTGGATGTTGAAGGCGCAGTCCGACGCGCGCCGCAAGACCTACGAGGCGCGTTACGCTGGTGCTGAGCGGTTGCGGTTCCTCGATCATCGGACGCCGGCTGACGTCGTGGAGGCGATTCGGCACGCCGCGTGATGACGAGAGGGTTCGGTCGATGACTGGGTTGACGTGGTGGAGGATGGGATGGCCGATGCACCGCAGTATCCGTACGGTCCGCAGTTCCAAGACAAAGTCCTAGCGCTGATGATCCGCGAGCCGGAGTTCTTGCCGGCGCACGCGGGGATCATCCAGCCGAACTACTTCGACAGCGACATTCACTCGTCGATGGCGCGCATTCTCCTCGACTACTACGAGGAGCGCGGGTACCCGCCGGTCGCCGACACGGTGAATATGCTGATCACCAACTACATCGAGGCGCACAAGGTCGAGAGCAGCCAGGGTCATCTCCTGCGTGATCTAGTGCCGGCGCTGCAGAAGGTCGACCTCGCCAACCGCGTCGACATCATCGAGGCCGTGAGCAACTTCGGCCGCAGCAAGCAGCTCGAACAGCTCTGCTTCCAGCTGACGCAGCGCTTGGCGAAGGGAGAGAAGCCGGACGACATCTGGGAACACATCGACCGCTCGCGGACCACCGGCTCGGCCATCGGGGACATCGGCATGTACCTCGCCGACGCGTTGCCTGGCGCCCCGGAGTTGGTGCACGCCGACAACCTCTACAGCGACATCGGGAAGATCTCGACCTACATCGGCCGACTGGACAAGCAGTTCAACAACGGCATGGGCCGCAAAGAGCTGGGCGTCATCATGGGCTACACTGGCTTCGGCAAGTCGCTGATGCTGGTGAACCTCGGCGCCGCGGCGCTCTTCCAGAAGCTCGGCGTGGTGCACTTGTCGATCGGCGAGCTGGAAGAGATCGACCTCCTGGCGCGCTACGCCGCCCGCATCGCTGAGACCTCGATCAAGGACCTCGCGCGCCTCGAACAGGTGTCGGTGGCGCTCTATCAGCGCCGCATTGCCGAGATCATCCAGCTCTACGGCGGGCGCGGCTACGCCAAGTACTTCTCGCCCGGCACGAAGGTGGCGACGCTGCGTTCGTACCTCTCACGGCTGCGGTCGGAGAAGCACTTCGAGCCGCACCTTCTGGTGATCGACAACGCCGACGACCTGCGACCGTCCTCGGCCGCGTTTCAGGCCGAGTCGTCCTACGAGCACTTGGGCCAGGTCTTCATCGAGCTGAAGGCGCTCGCGCACGACTTCAACGTCGCCATCTGGTGCGACAGTCAGACCAACCGTTCTGGCAACAAAACTGACGTCGCTGACCTCGACGTCATCGCCGACTCGCACAAGAAGGCACGCAAGGCCGACATCGTCATCTCGGTGAACCAGAGCAAGCGCGAGCGCGAGCTGAGCGTGCTGCGCCTGGCGCTGGTGAAAGCTCGCCGGTACTCGCGCGCCGACTCGATCATCTGGTGCCGCGTCGACTACGAGCGGATGCTGGTCAAGGAGTGCGAGCGCCCGCCCGATGAGATCCTGAAGGCGCCGGTCGGTGCCCCGATTCCGCCAGAGTTCCTGCCGAACTTCCACCACTGAGTTTCGCGTCATGTTTCATGTTTCACGTGACACGGTACGGATGAACACCGACTGGGGAGTGGGGCGGCGCCGTCGACGGCGCGACGGGCTCTGTCCGAACTGTGCCGAGCGGCCTAACCAATCCAGCGGCTATTGCAAGCCGTGCAAGGCCGAGTACGCGCGACGGCGCCGCGCGCTCGGGAAGGGGCAGCGCTACGCCACCATGACCGCTGACCAGAAGCTGCGCTCGCGCGCTCGGGCGTACGCGCGGGTCTACCTGCGCCGCGGCAAGCTGCAGCGTGGCCCCTGCGAGCGCTGTGGTAGCGACCGGGCGCAGATGCACCACCACGACTACACGCGCCCTCTGGAAATCTACTGGATTTGCAAGGACTGCAGGGAGGTGCAGGCCGCATGATGATGGCAGAGAACGTCCTACGGCCGATGCTGTTCCGACAGCTCGGGGTGGAACTCGACGATGCGATCCAGTCGAACCGCGGAGTCGAGCTGCGCTTCAACTGCCCGTTTTGCGTCGAGCGAGGCGAGCCGCGACCCGACAGCAAGTACCGGCTCTACGTGCACGTTGAGGATGATGATCGCTTCGGCGCGTACAACTGTTTCCGCTGCGGCAAGCGCGGCCGACTGGTCGGGAAGTTCGATCCCAACTGGAAGCCGCGCTGCGGTGGTGTGATCGACGAGGAGGTCGACACCAGCCGCTTCCACGTGAAGAAGCCATCACTGCCTGACCCGGTGCGGATGGTGGTCGAGCTGCCGAAGGACTACGCGCCGATCCTTCCGACGATGGAGGCCTGCCGCTACATGCTCGGCCGCGGGCTCGCGCTGGAGGACATCGACTACTACCAGCTCGGCATCGCCCGCCGCCGCATCGTTTTCCCCGACTACTTGGACGGCAAGCTCGTCTTCTGGGTGTCGCGCAGCTACGTCGACGAGCATGGACCGAAGTACTTCAACGCGCCCGGAGTGCTCCGCAGTGAGCAGCTCTACAACCTCGGTCGCTGGCGCGCGGAACCTCGCGACCAGGTCGTGATTGTCGAGGGACCGATCTCCGCGATCGTCGCTGGCCGCGACGCCGTGGCGACCTACGGCAAGCAGATCACGCACGAGCAGATCACCTTGCTGCGCCAGATGGGCTGTGCGCGGTACTACGTTGCGCTCGACCCTGACGCGAAGGAGAACGCGCTCGGCCTCGCCAAGGCGCTCTACGGCCACGGAGAGGTGTACCTGGTCTCGATGCCGAACCGAGAGGATCCGGCGTCACTCGGCCGCGAGCGCTTCCGCACGCACTACTTGCCGGCGGCGCTGCCGTACGACCTCTACAGCAAGGCGACGCAGATCCAGTACATGCTCGGTGCGACCGCGGTCGCGTCGGTCGTCTCGACCCACGCGTAGTCGCATGCACGAACTTTTTTTCACCGCGCGAACTTTTTTCATCGGCGCGTGGGCCGATTCCTCTTCGAGCGGCATCTATATCGGGTGAGGGTACGGTGGAGGTGGCGGTGTTGGTGGAGGGGCAAGGAGCACCCTTGGGGGTGGGGCCGTTGGCGCCAGGTGGTGGTGCGGTGGATGCGGATGCGTTTCGTGCTGCACGTCCAACGTGGCTTCCGCACGAGATTGAACGAGCATTGCTGTCGAAGCAGCGGTGTCAGTTCTGCCGTCTCGGGCGGGACAAGCGCACGGGGTTCGTGGCAGTGGCGTCCAACGGCTCCCCCTCTCCTCAGATCCTCATCGTCGGCGAGGCGCCCGGCGGCGATGAAGACCGACAGGGCATCGCGTTCATCGGACGAGCCGCAGAGCATGGGAAGATGCTCCTGCAAAATGCGGGCGTGCCGTTGAGTGCAGTCAGATTCACGAATACCACGCGCTGCTTCCCACAGGACGAGCACGGTTCACCACGCGAGCCGAACCTCTTTGAAGAAACGGCCTACTGTCTTGGGTACTTGTGGGAAGAGATCGACACCGTCCGCCCGAAGGTGATCGTCGCCTTGGGGAGCTACCCGGCGAGCATCCTCACCGGCGAGAAGACCGGCAGCATCTCGAAGATGTCGGGGCAGCTACGCACCATCACGGTGCGCGGCCGAGAGTACCCGGTCATCATGTGCGTGCACTTCTCGGCCGACTTGCGCTCGCACTACAAGTACTCCAACGCGATCACCGACGCGCTCGACACGGCGTGGAACCTCTGCCGCGAGATCGAGGTGCCGTGCACGACCGAGACGGTGAACGACACCAAATCGGCGCTCGCGTTCTTGAACGAGTTGCTCGCCCGGTACGACGCCAAGGAGTTCGAGGCGGTCGCGTACGACTTGGAGTGGGACACTATTCTGCGCATCGGCAATGAGGCCGAGCGCGAGACGTACACGGACCTCTTCGATCCCGAGAAGAAGATCGTCATGGCGTCCTTCGCGTGGTCGAAGGATCGCGGCACGTCGATCGTGCTGCACCACGACGAGAGCAAGGTCGACTGTGCGGTGGTCGAAGCGAAACTCCGCGAGGTCCTCAGCCGCGTTCCGGTGATCGCGCACAACTACCTCAAAGCCGAGGGGCCGTGGTCGGCGATGAAGCTCGGAGTGACGCCCGAGCTGCACTTCGACACCATGCTCGCGTCGTTCGTGTTGCGCACCAAGACGGCAAGCCACGGCCTGAAGGTGCAGGCGAGCCGGTGGCTCAAGTGGCCGAACTGGTCGAAGAAGCTCGACGCGGTGGTGGCGAGCCTGCCGGCGGATCGACGCAGCTACAAGCACGCGCCGCTCGACCTGCTCGGTCGCTACTCGGCCGTCGACCCCGCGGCGACTTGGGGACTCTACGAGGTCTACAACGAGCACCTCGCCGAAGCCGACCGTCTGCTGCAGCCGCTCGATCTGCTGCACCGAGCGTCGCGCACGTTCATGAGCGTCGAGCTGCGTGGCGCGTTCATCGACCTCGACGAGCACGAGCGGCTGAAGCGCGACTACCCCGAACTCTTGAAAACCCAGATGAAACTGTTGGCCTCGTACCCGCAGGTCAAGCGCTTCGTAGACCGCCGGCAGGCGGACATCGACAAGGCGATCGAGGGAACCAAACGCCGTCGCACACTCTTCGCGTTCAACCCCGGCTCGAACGAGCACGTCGGTGACGTGATCTACGGCGAGTTCCAGGCGCCGATCCCACAGCCGACGAAGAAGGAGCGCAAGAAGGTCGAGAAGGTGATCGGCTCTTCGCTCGACGCTGGCGATCAGATGATCACCACGCCGCTGCGTGTGCCGAAGCTCCCAGACTCAATCTGGATCGGCCCGCCCGACGGCTCGGTCGAGACCGCCGAGCGCGTGAAGATCGACAAGCAAAACTCTGGGGACGGCATCACGCGCTTCCGCGCGCCGGTGCGATTCGCTCACCCGAGCCCGTTCTGGGTGTACCTCGGCCAACCGTCGACTTCGGATCTCTCGTTGCAGTGGTTGATGCGTGAGACACGCTGCAAGCCGTGCAAGGGCAGCGGCGAAGAGCAGGACGGGACGTGCCCGTCGTGTGGTGGGAGTGGGCGCCGCGGCGATCGCCGAATGCTCGCGAAGTTCCTGCAAGCCCACCGCGACTACAAGAAGATCGGCAAGATCAACGATGCCTACGTGCAGGCACTGCCGAAGTTCATCGTGCCGAACACCAACCAGCTGGTGTTCAACTACCTCTTGCACGGCACAGACACGGGCCGTCTCGCCGCGCGCAACTTCGCGGTGCAGACCGTGCCGGCAAAGTCCGACATCCGCCGGCTGTTCGTTTCGCAGTGGAAGGATCGCGGCGGGCTGATCGTCGGCATGGACCAGTCGCAGGTCGAAATGCGCGTCATGGCCTCGATTGCGCAGGACGACCGCTTCATCTCGTTCTTCTTCACCTGCTCGAACTTGGCGTGTGGGTACGTCGGCTCGCCGGCTGATTGCGGGACCTGCCCGAAGTGCGGCGCGAAGCTCGGCGGCGACATGCACCGGCAGGTCGCGTCCCAGGTGTTCCGTAAGGACCCGAAGGACGTCACTGATGGGGAGCGCAGCTCGGCCAAGACGATCGGCTTCGGCATCCTCTACGGCCGCGGCCCGGCCTCGATCGCCGTCGCGACCGACAACACGATCGCGCAAGCCGAGGCGATGATCCGCGACTTCTTCGGGCAGTTCCCCGGCGTCGAGGCCTGGGTGAAGGCGCGCCATCAGGACTGTCTCGACTTCGGATACGTCATGTCGGCGTGCGGCCGGCGGTTGTGGCTCGAAGGGGCGGTCTGGAAGGACGGCGAACTGCAGCGCGACCGGCACGGCAAGATCGTTTATGTCAGCGACCAGTCGCTCGCGGGCGCGCAGCGCAAGTCGCAGAACTACCCGATCCAGAGCGCGGCGTCGGACTTGACGCTCGAAGGCTTCCTGAATGCGTACGACGCGTTGGTCGCCGGCAACTTCCAGTCGCGACCGTGGGAGACGACGCACGACTCGATCGAACTCGACGTCTACCCCGGCGAGTTGCTGTCCGTGATCAAGACGGTGCGCGAGGCGATGACGACCCAAGTGCACCAGACCGCGCCGTGGCTGCGCGTCCCGCTGGAGATGGACGTCGAGATCGGCGTGCGGTGGGACGGTGCGGTGAAGTGCAAGTGGATCAACGAGCAGACCAACACGATGCGGGTCGTCGGCAAGAAGCTCTTCTACGACGACCTCGTCGAGCAGCTGCGCAAGGTCCACCAGGTTGATGAAGAGATCCTAAAGACGTTCGACGACCCAGAAGAGTTGAAGGGCGGTATCCGCAAGACCTACCAAGGTCGCAATGGCGGACTGCCGATGATCGACGCGCAGCTCACGATCCACTGAACAAACCAAGCGCGAAGGGCGTGAAGTAAAAATACTCAGAGGATCCGTGGAGCATGGCGCACTACCCAGTGAACGCGGAGCGGCTCAAGCGCTTCAAGACCTTCCATAAGGACCTGCTCGAAGAGGTGAACGAGTGGTTGTCCGAACCGCTGCTCCGTGAGCTGCTGTCGGACGACGACCGTGAACGCTTCCGCTGGCTCCTCGTGGCGATGCGCGCCACGGACGCCACCTTGGACGACGACTTGAATGTCCAAGGTGACCTGGAAGTCGTGATCGCTTGGCTGCGCCCCAAAGTCGAGGAGGCCTACGCCAGAGAACAACAGTCACTAAAGGAGTGTGAGGGGAACATCCGGAAGCGGGCTCGTGACACGAGCAAGCCGGAATGGGTGGCGGACGCGACGGTGGAGGCGGATCCGGAGGTCGTGCGGAAGCGAGACCGTGTGATCACGTACCGACGGCTCTACTCCATGCTCGACACCTTGAGCTACTCGCTCAAGCATCGAGCCGAAGTCCTTGGCCACCTCGTCCGGCGCGGCAACGAGTCCCGCCACACGTAACACCACACCACAGGCTCCGTGTGGAGCCAAGCAACACACAGACGAGGAGTCAGCCATGGCATGGCAAGTCAACCGTGAGAAGGCAGCCGAACGCGCCCAGGAGATCGAGCAACGGCAAGATCGAGCGGGTGGCAAGATCCGGTGGTTCAAGTGGCAGACCGGGCAGCCGGGCAATCTGATCCGCTTCATGCCGCCGGGGCCGGACGAGAACAAGCCGCCGTACATCCCCGACGCCGAGTTCGCGATGATCGTGTACTCGCACAAGCGCGTGCCCGGTCTCGACAAGGACACGAACTTCCGCTGCGTCGGGAAGACCTACCCGTCGCAGGGGCCGTGCCCGAAGGAGATCTGCATGTGCGCGGCGATGCAGAATCTCAAGGATTTCATCGGGCAGAACAAGGAGCGCGAGGATCGCATCCTCGGCACCGGCCAGAACAAGTACTACCTCTCGAAGCAGTTCTGGACCAACTGCATCAACCGCAAGTCGATGCGCGTGCTCGACACGGCAAGCAACGAGGTCACTGAGCTGGTCGCGGGGCAGCAGCCGACGGACACACAGGTGTTCGCGCCCGAGCTGATCGCACTGCCCGAGACTGTCTACAAGTGGGCGCTCACTAACCTCGACGTCGTCGGTGACTTCACCGATCCCAACACCGGGATGGACGCCTTCATCCTGCGCACCGGGACTGGCCGCGATACCAAGTACCAGACGATGACGCTGGTGCCGGATCGTCGGCCGATCGACGTCCCTGGCAAGATTCAGATGACGCTCGACGCGATGTACAACGTCGCTGACATCTTCAAGTACCCGGACGCGGCGACGATCGACAAGATGCAGGCGCACGTGCGCACGGTCGAACAGTTCCTCGGTCGCTCGCGCACCGACATGCCGATGACCGAGGGCTCGCAGCAGGCGGCGACCAACGGCATGGCGATGGGCGCCGGCCATCAGGCGGCGCAGGCGGTCGCCCCAGCAACTGCACAGATGCAGCCTGTGATGCAGCCTGCCCAGGCTACGGCCACGCCGGTGCAACAGCCGGTCCAGCAGCAGCCGGTGCAACAAGTTGCCCAACCGGCCCAGACGACGGCGCCAGCACAGACCACAGCACCGGGCACGATGAAGGTGAAAGACCAGATCGCTGGCATGCTGCAGGCGGCGCTCTCTGGTGAGGAGCCTGACTGCTACTTCCACCAAGTCATCGGGTGGAAGAAGTGCCAACTGTGTCCGTGGGAGGCGCCGTGCATGGACGCGACGCAGCGCGCGGAGAGCACCACGCCGCCGCTCGTCACGTTGGAGACGCGCAAGCGCATCCACGGCATCGCGTGAACCATGGAACAGTTCTGGGTACCGTTCCTCGGGGTACCTGAGAAGGTCCCCGAGGGATGGTGTCACTCCGGATGCGGTGGGAAAGTGAAAGAGGGAAACCATTATTGCCACGGCGGTTGCGCGAAACGAATGCGAGTAATCTTCAAGTTCATCGAAGAGACCGGATGCCTTGAGGGGACGCGCGAACCTAGCACGTCTCAGGGTTACATGAAGGCGCCTGGCGGAAAGTATCTCCACCACGTGGTGGCTGTGCATCACTACGGTGAGTTACCGCCAGGGTACGAGTGGGATCACTATTGTCAGAACCCGCGATGTGCGCGGCCTGATCCGGCTCATGTTCGGCCGCTTACGATGATCGAGAACAGAGGTCGCGTCCGCCCGCGGCGCATGCTCACTCAAGAGGAGATCGAAGAGATCAGGAATGACCCGCGCGGCGTCAGCGCAGCGGCCAAGCGGTTCGGCATTCAACTCTCGACCGCAAAACGAATCCGCGAACCTGGGTACTGTCCACCTTCGGACCGACCAGCTGGTGGGCGATTCAGTGGTCGACTCAAGTATCACCCCAACCTGCGCCCATGATGCCGTCGTTGCTCATCGTTGACGCGAACCACACCTTGCACCGGGTGATGAAGCAGCCGTCTGTCGCCGAGCTGAAGATGGGCGGCGTGTTCGGCTTCTTGCGCACGCTGCACCAAGTGCTTGGCCGGTATCCGTTCCGGCAGGTGGTCGCGTGTTGGGACGGTGGGCTCTCCACACGACGGCGTGCGCTGTGCCCAGAGTACAAGCAGCACCGAGATCCGCCCGAGCCAGGCTACCGAGAACGGTTCAACCTGAATCGGGCGTATCTCTCCCAGCTCTTCGCGTTGCTGGGTGTTGGCGAGCTGCGCTTCGAGCGCCGTGAAGCCGACGACGTCATTCATCGGCTCCGAGAGCGCGTGCGGCTCCTGGATCCGACCGTGGCGGCAGTAGTGATCTCTGAGGACCGTGACTTCTTCCAGCTCGTGGACGAGGTCACGGCCCTCTACCTGCCGCGCAAGGACCGGTACGTCACTGTCAACTGCTTCGAGGAGCTGGCCGGCGTGCCGCGCGACCGGTTCCTGCTCTGCAAGTCAATCCTCGGGGATCGTGGAGACAACATCAGCGGCATCCCCGGCGTCGGGGAGGTGACCGCAAAGAAGATCGCGAACGCTGCCCCAGTCGCTGACGGTGCGCTGCTCGAAGAGCGGTGGGAACCGGTGCGCCAGTTCTGCGTCGAGTCGACCGACAAGCGGGTACGCAAGGCGAGCACGGCGTGGAACGTCGTTTATCGTAACTACCAGCTTGTGGCACTCGACCTCGAACCGTTCACGCCACAGGAGTTGCTCGACATCGACGCGCTGATCACCGCGCCGCCAGAGGTCAATCTCGAAGGGGCTCGCTCATTGCTGAGCGCGATGGAGTTCCGCTCGATCATTGCCACGTTTGGTGACTGGGCCGAGCCGTTCAAGCGTCTGCGATCCGGGCCGTGCATCGTGACGTCGTGAAGGTGTGGGGATGTGGAAGTCGATGCGTGGGATCGTCATCGGTGCGGTCATCGGCGCCGTGACGCTCGTTCTGCAGGATCATCTCATGCGGCTCATCTACGCGACCGAGGAAGCCGTCCTCGATACGGTTGCAGCACTGTTCGCCGATGATGAGCGATCGGATGGAGGCAGCCAGATCGCGATCGTGGACGATACGTACGAAGAGCCGACACCTCACGCGAACCCAATGACCGAGTTTGGCGGGACGATGCACCTCTTCGCTGATGGTGCCGTGCTCTCGAAGGAATCGCCGGGCTGTGCCCTGACGACCTACAACGGCACGAACCTGCCGTATCGCGCGCTCAACTGCTCGCCGGGGGCTGGACAGGCGTTGTGGCAGCTTCCGTGGCCGGTTGGGGACGACTTCACCTACCGCGTGCACTACTCGACGGCGACGACGGACGTTAAGGCTTGCAAGTGGAACGTGGCGGCGCTGCCGGACCACGGCACGGCCGTCGTGTCGGTGAGCCTCAACCGTGACTCGACGACGACCACGGACTGCTCGCTCCGTAGCCTGGAGATTCGCTACTGATGTACCAACAAGTGCAAGCTGACCTCTGGTCGTACCCGGCCGACTGGCGAGTCGTCACGACTAATGGCTTCACGCGCAAAGACGGCACCGCCGTCATGGGTCGCGGCATCGCGGCGCAGGCGCGCACGAAGTACCCCGAGCTGGAGCGCAAGCTCGGCTTGCAACTGCGCGTCACCGGAAACGTCGTCTACGTCTTCCCCGAGTACAAGATCATCACGTTGCCGGTGAAGCCGACGCGTGGGCCGGACGGCACGCCCGGCTTCATGGTCGCGGCCGATCCCATCCTGATCGGGGAGAGTCTTGTACAACTCGTGCGACGGAACCTGGACGGTGTGATCGCCATGCCGCGGCCAGGATGTGGCAACGGCAAACTGGATTGGGCCACACAGGTCAAGCCGATCTGTGACCTCGTGCTCAAAGACGACCGCTACGTGGTGGTCGATTGGGAGGAGTGAGCGGTGGCAGTGAAAGCGGTCAAGAAACGAAAGGCCGGCAGCACCAAAACGGCCGACGGGTTCCAGGCGTTGCTGAAAGACCTGCGCGAGAACATGGAGGAGGGTGCAGTGCGCCTGGCCTCTGAGGGGTTCGACTCTGACGTGAAGATGTGGATCCCGACCGGGTTCACTCAGCTCGACGTCCTGCTGAAGGGCGGGATCCCGGTTGGACGCATCGTCGAGATCTACGGCCGGGAAGGTAGTGGGAAGACGACGCTCGCTACGCAGATCATGGCGAGCTGTCAGCGCATGGGCGGCGTGGCGATCCTCCTCGACTCGGAGTCGAAGTTCTACCCCGAGCGCGCCAAGCTCATGGGCGTCGACTTGAACCAGTTGCTCACGGTGCGCGCCAACACGGTCGAGAAGGGGTTCGCCTACATCCTGCAGATTCTGCCGAAGGCACGCGAGCACATGGCGGCTGACTTGCCGGTGGTGGTGGTGTGGGACACGATCGCCTCTGCGCCGACAGAAGCGGAGTTCGACGCGCAGACTGAAGGCGACGACCCGTTCAAGCGCGGCATGATGGAGAAGCCGCGCATCATCAAGCAGGCGATGCGGGTCGGCGCGACACTGCTCAGCCAAACCCAAGTCTCGCTGGTGCTGATCAACCAGATCATGGAGACGCAGCACGGGGACCGGCCACCGGGCGGCACTGGTATCCGGCACCAGACGTCAGCGCGCATTCAGATGTACCGCACCGGCGAGGAGGGGGCTGAGGTCTCGTTGCAGGCACGCATCCGCAAGCTGCAGCTCGACGGGCCGCAGTCCGGCACCGACCGCGTCGACCTCGTCATCCGCCCACACGGCGGCGCCGACCACGTCTCGATGTTGGAGTACCTCGCGACGCAGAAGGCGTGCGCCGAGATCACCAAGAGCGGCGGTTGGTACACGATCGGGTTCAACGGCACCGACCACAAGGCACAGCGCTCGACCATCGAGCAGAAGGTCATGGAAGTCGACGGCTTGTCTGACTTCTTGAAGGACCGGACAACCTTCTACATGCTCGGGATGGCTGGGTACGAGCAGTGGAAGCAGATGCATTCGCGGTGACGGTATGCGATACGGAGGATTGCGGTTGCTGGTGCCGCCGCCTACTGACGAAGTGCGCCGAGGGGAACGGCAGTTGCTCCTGGCAATGATGGACGACGCGCAAACGTGTCTGCGTACGGCGATGACGAACTCCCGCACGTTCTGGGACACCTACGTGTGGATGTACGACCGCAGGTGCTCGGCGCCGTTCTCCTTCGAGGATACCTGCATCTATCTCCGGCTCGATCCGGAAGCAGTCCGCGATTGCCTGCGCCGCGACTTGCAGCGGCGGTTCCCGAACGGCATCCCACCGCTCTACGACGAGGACCCGCATGAACAACGTGCCCGAGCCGCTCGCGCCGGGGGTGATGCTCAAGCTCTTTCGTCCCCCAAACCCCAAAACCCAGCAGATGGGGTTCGAGATCATCGTGTCCGATCAGAACGACAACGAAGCCGTGCAGCGGCTGAAGCAGCTGGCCAGCGAGATCCGGGGACTCGCCGACCCAGCCTAGCTGGCACGGCTCCTGCACGTTTGTACCGGTTGGAGGTCTACCAGTGACGATCCGAGAGACGCTTACGGAGCTGGGGGAGGACATCATTCCCCAGCTGGAGGCGGTCGCCGGCCAGCATATCGAGCCGACCTACCTGACACAGTTCATGGACACGGTGCTGGGCGTCGACGAACCGTTCAGCCCGGACTACGTCCGGGCGATCGTTCTCTTCACCATGCAGGTGCCGGGCGTGAAGCCGGCCTGCTACTACGCCGTGTCGAAGTTCTTCACCGACAACGGGTTCAAGGTGCGCATGCAGCGCACCAAGGGAAAGGGCAAGGCGAATCAGCCCGTCGAGAACACCAAGGCGGTGATGATCACGCCCGCCGCCGCGGCCGAGGAGCAGGCGCAGCGCGACGCGGCGATCGCCCAGCTCGATCAGGCTGGCCAGGACGCTGCCGCGGCGATCGCTGCTGCAGCTGCCGCCGCGGCGTCCGGTGCCCCGGCCGATCCGAACGCGCCACCGGTGGAAGGCGTCGAGGTCGAGGACCAGACGCCGAAGAAGCCGACGCCAACGTTCTGCGTCGAGGACGTGTTCTCCTACGCTGGCAGTGTGGCCGACGAGGGCTTTCTCACGCTCGCCGAGGGCAGCAAGCAGATCAAGATCAAGCACAGCGTTACCGTGAACCCTGGACGGATCCAGCGCTTGCTGACGACGCTCGGCACGCAGGGGAAGAAAGCCGGCACGGTGGTGTACGAGACACACGAGTTCCCGCCGGCTGTCTCAGAGAGCGCTGGCACCGGCGCGCCGTCAGGGCACCGGTTGCGCCGGCTCGTGAAGTGGTACACTGATCAGAACCTCGACGTCCCGGATGGCGTCGCAGCAGAGTGAGCGGCGGTCGGTTAGTCGGTAAACCACGAGACTCCAAATCTCGGACCGGGGGTTCGATTCCCTCCCGCCGTGCTCTGAGGTCGCAGCTGATGATGTGGTGTGGTGGAGGTGTGGATGCGCGTTCAGAGCGGCAAGGCCAAGGGCCGTCGTCTCCAGGCGACGGTCGCTGAGGCTCTTTCACGGACACATGGCCTGACGATCGAGGCCGTCCCGCCGACGAAGCCGGGCGCGCGTGAGCACGGCGCGACCTACGTCGGCGAGTTCAAGCAGCCTGACCTCCGCGTCAAGCGGATGGGCGAGGCGGGCGCCGACGTCGTGCTCTTGTCACAGCGCGCCGTTGACCGCGTCGCGCTGCAAGACACCAACGGCGTCTGGCACCCGGTGTGGTTCGAGTGCAAGAACCGTGAAGGGTGGCAACTCGATGCCCACTTCTGGAACGCTGGACGGCTCGCGATCCTCGATCGCGCTTTCGAGCAGACTGCGGAGCGTCCAGAGGAGTACGTGCCGATCGTTGTGCTCTCGCGCAATCGGCACCCGCCGCTTGCAGTGCTGCCGGTGGAGGTACCGTTCCGCTTGCGCCTGCCGGCAAATCTGCTAGACGGCACGCCAAGCCTTATGCTACCACTCCCGACCGTTTCTGTGGTGGTGTTGTTGGACCAGCTCGTGCCGTACTTCGGGTACGGCCGACCCTAACCTGTGCGGAGGAGAACATGGCGGAAGCGGACGTCAGGGTTGGTGGTGTACGCGTCACGTTCCATCGAACGGTGCGCGTCCCGAGCAAGCGTGGCGATGGGACGCCGAATCAACTGCCGGCGAGTCTCGGGAGCTTCGGGCTCTACCCGGTGACGAGTCTCAAGCAAGCGCCGAAGCACTGGAAGCGGGAAGGCGCCTACGTGCTGCCGATGCATGGCCATGAAGCGATGTGGCTCGGTTTCGCACCGCCGGCCAAGCCGCGCGCGATGGTGATCGGCACCGGCATGGTGAACGCGGTCACCGGTGACACGCTCAGCAACGAGCTGTCGGGCGACAAGCAGAACTATGTCGTGGTGCCGCCGCAGCCGTGGATCGACGGCTTCAAGCTGAAGGGCAAAGAAGAAGTGCGGCAGTTCGTCGCCGCGGTGATGGGCGACGGCGAGACCGCTGAAGAGCAACTCACCGGCAAGGCCGAGTTCGGCGGCATCCAGCTCGGCGTGTTCGAGCCGAAGATCGAGCTGATCCCGGTACACATGCCAGGCGCGGTTGGCGGCGCCGGCTGGATGGCGAACGAGGCGGCGTACAAAGCGTCGTCAGGTATTCTGCGCACGTGTAGCTTCAACGCCTCGACGACGCCGACCATGTCGTCGGCGCGTGGCATGTCGTCCGGGCCACCGCGGGAAACGAAGACCTCTGGCGGTATCATCGGTGCCTCAGCGGCCGACGCGCCGATCGGCATCTACAACGTCACTGACGTCAGCGAGATGGGCCTCGGCGGTGGCGGGACCATCGCGCAGAAGATCTACGACGATCCGTACCTCGACGGGAAGACGGTCGCCGAGGTGTGGTCGGCACAGCCGACCGACAAGGCGTGGATTTACATCGTGCACGCCAAGGACTGGGAGCTGCTGACTGGCAACAAGGCGCCCGCCTCGCCGATCACGTACCAGACCTACCAGGAACACGGCTATCCGTGGTTCGGACTGGCCGACGGCACGTGGGCCGACGAGGGCGGCAGCGACGCCTTCGAGCAGATGGCGGGCGTCGGCGGCAACCCGTCGGCGGTGCACGTCGAGCCGCAGCCGAATCCAGACACGAAGGGAGTCTGGTAGACCAGCCAGACGGAGATCCCGGTCGTGGCGGGGTTCAGACCGCTTCGGAGTCTGGCTGGGGCGCACGCCCAGAGCGGCTCTGAAGAGCCTGGTGGTTCCAGTCCAGAGGGCTGGTGAGGCCAGGCGCCAAAATACCGGTCGCGTGTGCGGCGACCGGCTAACCTGTGGACTGAGTGGGGGAGGTGCATCAAATGCGTCGACTGTGGTGGGTAGTCGCATTCGCATTGGTGCTGCTGTTCGGCAGCATCGTCTTCGCCGGGCCGTCGAGCAGTCGCAGCGGTGGTGGGTTCGGCAGTTCGTCGCGTAGCGGGAGCTACAGCTCGCCCTCGCGCAGTGGGAGCGGTGGATTCGGGCGTTCGGCGCCAAAGGCAGCACCACCCGCTCGCGCGCCGTCGAGTGGTGGCTTTGGATCGTCGAAGCCAGCCGCACCGTCCGCACCAAAGGCCGCACCGCCAAGCAGTGGCGGATTCGGCTACAGCTCGAAGCCGAAGCCAGCTGCACCGCCACCGGCCGCAAGTAACAGCGGCAGTGGTGGGAGTCGTAACAGCAGCGGGTGGTCAGGTGGATTCGGGTCGTCAGCCAAGTCGGCAGCCGTCGGCGCCGCGGCTGGAGCTGCTGCAGCCTCCGCAGCGGGTGGGGATTCTGGGAGCACAGCGAGTGATCCTGCCACAGCACCAGCTGCGAAGCCGTACGGTGGATTCGGCGAGTCGGCGCCCAAGGCGGTCTCGGCGCAGAAGGCCACCGACCGCGCGCTGACGCAGATGGTCGGCAAATCGGGCAAGACCTACACGACCTCGCAAGAGGCTGAGGCGGATCTGCGCGCGAAACTCGCCACGGCCAAGCTGCCGACGGAGCCCGCCGATCGTCCCGACTTCGTGCCGTCGAGTTATTCGACGTCGGGACGCAACTACACGATCATCTTCCACGACGGCGGGTACGGGTACTGGCGCGACGATGGGTTCTGGAACCCGTTGCCGGCCGAGGCGTACATCATCCGGGCGGCGCACTTAGCGGCGTACGGCTATCAGCCGTCGGTGGTGATCAGCGGCGGCTCGGTGATCATCTTGGTCGCCGTCTTTCTGGTCGTGGGAATCGTCATCGCAATCATCATCTACCGCATCGTGCAGTGAGAGGAGGGCAACGTGGCACTACGAGCAGACCAGTTCCAACAGTTCTCAGCAGGCGATCTTCTCGTCCTGCGTGACATCCATGCCATGGAGGCGACCGGCCAGGCCGAGTGGTCGACGCCGATCAAGACCGTGCGGCGTTGGCGCTGCCAGGGCGGACAGCTTCGGTACACTCTGGCTGAGATCGCGTACGAGGACGCGCGCCTCGCGCTGATCATCAAAGAGGTTGGGGATGCCGCCGATCTCGTGGTCGGCCGCGTCTGGTCCGAGTACGTCGCGTCGACGCCGGACACAAGCGTACTGAACCTCTGGACGCCGAACGGCCGGCACATCGACTTCAGCCCAACGATGCGCGTGCAGATCGAGAACGAGGCCGTCGACTACGACCGGCTGCCCAACTTCCCATTCTGGGATGCGCAACTGGAAGGTACGACGGACGAACCGTCTGCGATCTGCGAATACCGCGCGACGAAGGCCGAGCCGAGTGCGTGGAATCGCAACGCGCTGGTAGAGTACTCGCCGCTGGGCGGGCTCACGACGTTGTGGCTCGGCTGGGACATCAACCCGCGCGACGTCGACATGCTCGACCAGCGCTGATCGCAACATCACATCAACGAGGAGGGCATGGGAATGCGGCTACTCAATCGACTCAAGGACATCGTCACCGCGGTGCTCGATCAGCGCGTGCAGGAGGCCGAGTCGCAGAACGCTGGCGCGCTCGCGCAGCAAGACATCGGCCGGCTCGAAGAAGCCCTGCGCGAGTCGTCCGGCGCTGTTGCCTCACTGGGCGCCGAAGTGCAAGCACAGGCCGACCTGGAAGCGGAACTGCGCGGGGAAGTACAGCGCTGGCACGACGTCGCCAAGATCGAGGCCGAAGCCGGGCACGACGACACAGCGCGCCAGGCGCTGCAGCGCAAGCTCGACGCCGCGGCCGAACTCCAGGCGGTCTCGACCGGCTACGCGGCGTTGAAGGAACGCTTCGAGACGGCCAAGGGGCGCGTGCTGGAGAATGCCGAGCGTCTCCAGCAAGCGAAGTCGCGCGTCCGCACCGCCGTCGCGCGTGACCAGGCCGAGCAAGCAACCGCCGCGGCTGATCGCGCGTTCGGTGACCTCGGGGATCACGAAGACCTCTTCCAGCGCATCGACGTGATGGAGGATCACATCGAGCGTCGCGAGCGCACCAACGAAGAGGCGCGCAAGCTGGCCGATCAGATCGCCGGCAAGGATCTCCTCCGTGCGGCCGATCAGACGGCGCGCACGCGGGCGGTCGAGGACGAGCTGGCGGCGCTCAAGACCCCGCCGCCGGCCGCACCGGCGAGTTCACCGACTGCCTGAGCAGCAATGCTCGAAGACACTACAACCGGCGGCGCGGACCCTTCGCGCTCAGCCCTAGCTGAGTACCGTCGCCACAAGGTGACACGAGGCGATCTTCACCCGCCGCATGCGTACCAGCCGGTTGTAGAGGGGGAGGGTGGCGCATCCACCCTCCCCCGTCCTTCGGAAGGGAGTGAAACAGGACCAGCTCTTGGCCAAGTCAATCGCACCCAAGCCGTGCCGCTCGTGTACGTCACTGGGGAGGAGCGCAGGCAGCTGCTGCGCTACGCGTATATCGCTGCGCGGTTCGGCAACCAGCTCCTCACGTCCCAGTACGCGCAGTTCACCGCCCGACAGCAGATCGCGGCGCTCGCCGAGCAACACCAGGTGCCTGAGAAAGAGCTGCTGAAGGCGTGGACGGTCTATCGGGACTTCGCCGACGAGCTGTCAGGCTACGTCCGCGATGCCGTGCAGCGGGAAGTGCAAGGGATCTGGAAGCGCCTTTTCAAAGACATCATGGCTGGCCGGCAGACGCTGGCCTGTTTCAGGATGCACCGGGCGCTCTCGATCCGCGGGCGCGGTGTCACGCTGTTCAAGGACCAGGACAGTGCGTACCACTTCACGTTCCGCTTCGGGCCACGGTCGGGTGCGCCGACCCAGCTCTCAGTGTACATGGACACGTTGTGCCGCAATCCGTTTCTCGAAGCGTTGCTCGACAAGCTGATCGACGGCACCACGTACGAGATCACTCACGCGACGATTCGGATCCCACGCACCGGCAACAAGCTGAAGGTGCTGCTGGGTTACCGGAAACCGGCTGTCGCGCAGCTGGTGCATGAGACGCGAGCCTTGGTCGCGCTCGAAGCGGGCGTGCTCGTTGTGCGCTGCGGCTCGACCATGATGACGCTTGGGGACCGTGTCTACCGCCTCCGTGAGATGAAGCTCCACCTCGACGGGATCCAGCGGCGCTTGCGCGCCACGCTCAATCGTCGCAGCCGGCGTGGGGAGTATCGCCGCCAGCTCGCACACGCGCAGAGCTTCGAGGAGTGGGCGCGGACTCCACTGCATCAGCTAAGCAGTGAGATCGTCACGTGGGCACAGCGAGCCGGGGCCGGCCAACTCGTCTATATGATGCCGAGCACGGCCGACCTGCCCTGGGCGACGCTGCATCAGCAACTGGAGTACAAGAGCGCTGAGCACGGCATGCGGTACGAACGAAGAGAGACGAAAGTTGAAAAGTCTGACGAGCCGTAGCAACAATCGTTGAGCCGGCTCGCACGGGGCGGGCCATTGTGGAAGGAGTGAGCAATGATGCGGATCAAGATCGGTGAGGGTGACGAGGCCGACGACTACGGCGTCGGGTTCGGATACCAGGAGAAGCGGCGCGGCCGGACGCGGAAGCAGGGCGGAACCCCGCACTTGTCGGTCACAACGACGGCGATCGTCCAGCTGCCCAAGCGGTTCCAGTTTGCCGATGTGTTCGGCGTCGGGCCGCACCAGACGGACGAGGACGGCACTCTGCGCGGGGTCGTGACGATCCACGATGACGAGGGTGACCCGACGTTGACGGCCGAGGAACGCGCCAAGCACGCGTTCGTGGTCGAAGTCGTGCAACCGAAGGGCAAGGACGAGGCGCTCGATCGCGTCATGCTGATCGCCAGAACACGGTGCCACTCAGTGGCGGACGTCTACGATCGCGGCCGTGGCCGGCGCGGGGCGTTGCGCCGAGTGCTGACCGGGTTCAAGCAACTGCTTCCTGACGTCTATCTCGCCAAGGGCGATCGCCGCAGCGTACTCGCCAAGCAGATCTGGGCGATGTACTTCGACCGCACGCGGGACGGCGTCGAGTTTGGCATGCGCGGCCCGTTTCTGAAGACGGACAAGAAAGAGGCTGTGCTGGATCCCGCTCCTTTGGAGTGACCATGTCCTTGAAGTACCGCGCAGAGTTGCACGGGACGAACCACTACGTGTTGCCGCGCATCGGCACGATGCGGTGCGACGTGCACGCGTTCATGTCCCCAGAGCTGTACACGATCAGCGACGAAGGCACCTGGCAACAAGCCTTCGACGCTGCGTCGTACCCGAACGTGCGCGGAGTCTACCTGATGCCCGACTGCCATCTCGGGTACGGCATCCCGGTTGGCGGTGTAGTTGTCACCGACGGCGTGATCATCCAGTCGGGGTCGGGGTACGACATCTCATGCGGTGTCATCTACATGCGCTTGCCGGGAGTCACCGCAGCCGACGTCGTTGACTGGGAGCGCCGGCTGCGATGGGTGCGGGAAGTCGAGCTGCGGGTGGCCACTGGTGTCGGCCGGCACCGCCCGAAGCTCGCCCCCAAGATCACTGGTCGGATGATCGCCGAGGTCTTGCTCCACGGTGCCAAGCCCTTGGGCGTGTCGGCCGACGTGTGCGAGCGGCAGTTCATCCAGGTCGACGAGAAGCACTTCGACTCACAGCGGGTCGAGCGCGCCATCGAGCGTGCTGGCGACCAGCTTGGCTCGGTCGGCGGCGGCAACCACTTCATCGAGCTGCAGGTGGATCGAGACACCGGTGAGGTGTGGGCGATGGTGCACTGTGGCAGCCGCGGCTTTGGTTGGCAGACGGCCAACCACTTTTTCTTCGCGGGCGCGGAAGCGCGCGGCCTGCCGAAGAACCGGCGCGAGTCGTCGTGGCTGTACGCCGACGAAGAAGTCGGGAAGCAGTATTGGGCGCATCACAACGCGGCGGCGAACTACGCGATCGCCAACCGGCACATGATCGTCGAAGGCGTGCGCGAGGCGACGCAGGAAGTGTTCGCGGCGAGCCCAGAGGTCTACTTCGAGATCTCGCACAACCTCGTGCAAGACGAGCGCGTGCTCGTGCCTGGTGCGGACGGCTCCTACGAGTTTGTGCGTGGGTTCGTGCACCGTAAAGGCGCGACGCGCGCCTTCCCGGCACACCACCCCGATCTCGTCGGGACGAAGTGGGAAGAGACTGGGCACCCGTGTCTGATTCCAGGCTCGATGCTCGACGGAGCTGCGATCTTGTTCCCGACCTTCCGCACGGTGGAGAGCGGGTTCTCAGTCAACCACGGCTCGGGTCGTGCCGTGGCGCGTGGACAGGCCAAGCGAGATCTCGAACCGCTGCAAGAGGACATCGACACCGAAATGCGGACGATCCGCCGCACAGTCGGCCCCGACCGGGTCGAGATCGTGGGCATTGTTGGCAACACAGCGAAGACGCCACTCGATGAGTGCGGACACGTCTACAAGAAGCTCGACCAGGTTGTAGGATCGCTGGTTGATGCCGGCGTGGCCACCGTTAGTGCGCGACTGTATCCCGTGGCGAACTTGAAAGGGACGGACTGACGCTGGGCCTTGCTCGTGGTGGGGTGAGGTCCGGTTCTGCCCGAGGCGGTTGGTGTTGGGAAGAGCGCCAGCCGTCTCGGGTTCCACCGAGTGAAAGGAGGAGGGCGATGGCTGTTCGTGATCGGGTACACCGATTGGTCACCGGTGCGTTTCATCAGATGATCTCTGCGATCGAGAACCAGGCTCCAGATGCCGTGATGGAGCAGGCGATTCGCGAGGCTGACGAGGCAACCGAGGAAGCTCGCAGTGAGTTGGCGCAAGTGCTGACGCGACAGCATTTGGCGTCGTCGCGTATCGCACGCGATACGGACGCGCTGCGCGCACTGGACGCGCAGGTGCAGTTGGCTCTGAAGGAGAAACGAGAGGACCTCGCGCGCGAAGCAGTCGCGCGGCAACTGGACCTCGAAGCGCAACTGTCGGTCGTGCAGGAGGCGGCGGATCACGAAGCGCATGCACGCGCTGACCTCGAACGCATGATCCTCGCGCTCGATGCCCAGCGGCGAGAGATGCGCGAGGAGTTGGCAGCGTTCCGCGCTCAGCAGGACCGGGCCGTTCCAGGCGTTGACGCACCACCGATGGGTGGCGTCACGGGGACCGTCGCGGAGCAGCGGGCTCGCCGGGCGAAAGAAGTGTTCGGCGATGTCATGAGCCGGCAGACGAATCTCCCGCGGCCACTCGGGTCCACCAGCAAGCTCCAAGAGTTGGCGGACCTGGAGCGGACACATCGGATTGACGAACGACTCGCTGCTGCGAAGGCACAGCAAGGTTAGCCGTGACTTCCTTCACCTTCCTGCTGCAGGCGGGCGTGTGGCCGTTCACGGCAAGCCTGTCCTTGGTCGTGGTGCTCGCGATCTTGGAGTTCATGACGTACGTGGCAGGCCTTGGTGGAATCACGCATGCATTCGAGCACGCCTTTGGTGTCGATCTCGATGGCGACTTCGACATGGCGCACCCAGATTTCTCTCACGGGGGCGTCTTCGTAAAGGCCGTGAACTGGGCGCGGGTGGGAGAACTTCCACTGTCGATCTTACTGATCACGTGGTGGTTCCTCTTCGGCATCGTGGGGGTGGGGGCACAATACGCGTCGTCGATCGTGCTTGGTGGTGCCACGATGCCGTTTTGGATCGTGGTCTGGCCAGTGATGGCCGTGTCGATTGGCGCGTACCGAGGGTGCGCGCGGATCTTTGTGCGGGTCTTGCCGACTGATGTCGAGACGTACGCGGTCGAGCCGTCGTCGTTCGTCGGAAGGACGGCAACTGTGGTCATGGGTACGGCGACCGTGACCGCCCCTGCTCAAGCTCGCTTGGTGGATCAGTACGGGAACGCGCACTACGTCATGGTCGAGCCGAGCGATCCAGAGCAGGCGTTCGCGCCTGGTGCCACCGTGCTGCTTGTTGAACAAAACGACGCGGTATTCCGCGTTATCAACCCGCCGAGCGCACTGTTACTCGGCACGTGATGGGGGAGAGCTGATGGAAGGTTTGATCGGAATCGGGATGGTGGTCGCAGTCTGCATGGCCGGGCTGGGTGCGATTGCCTTCATGATGTCGCGGCTCTACGTGCGCGCCACGCCCGAGTGGGCACTGGTCCGCAGCGGCTACCGCGGCAAGAAGGTTGTGATCGACGGCGGGTGCTTCGTCCTGCCGGTCTACCACGAGATCCAGCGGGTCAACATGAAGACGGTGAAGCTCGCCGTCACGCGCCAGCAGCGGGACTCGTTGATCACCAAGGATCGGCTGCGCGTCGATGTCATCGTGGAGTTCTACGTCCGCGCCAAGCCGGACGCGACGGCGATCCCGGAAGCGGCTCGGACGCTCGGGGAGCGCACCGCCGACCAAGCGGCGCTCAAGGATCTCATCGAGGGCAAAGCGGTCGGCGTGCTGCGTGCGGTTGCGGCGCGCATGACGATGGCAGAGCTGCACGAGGACCGGGCGAAGTTCGAGCAGGAAGTGCTGAACGGCGTGCAGAAGGACCTGACGAAGAACGGCCTCGAACTGGAGTCGTCGGCGATGACGCACTTCAACCAGACGGCCAAAGAGTTCTTTGTCGCCGAGAACGCCTTTGACGCCGAAGGGCTCGCAATGCTCACCGCTGCGGTCGAGCAGCGTCGGCAAGAGGTGAACAACATCGAGGTGACCACGCGCGTGGCGATCGAGACGCGCAATCTCGAAGGGCAGCGGCGATCGTTGCAACTCGCGCAGGATACGCAGGAGGCGATGCTGACTCAGCAGCTCGCCATCGAGACCGCCACTGCGCAGCGCAAACGTGAGATCGCACAACAGCAGGCAGAGCAGGATCGGCTGGCGCAAGAGGCGCAGATCGCCGCGCAACAGCAAGTGCAGCTGGCGTCGGTCGAAGCCGAACGGACTGTGCAAGAGGCGAAGGCGCAACAGCACGCCGCCGTGCAACAGGCGCAGATCGCTTCAGAGCGGGCGGTGAAGGTGGCCGACGAACAGCGCCAGCGTGATGTGGCGGTGGCGGCTGAGGAACGTCAGCGTGACGTGGAAGTGGCCAAACAGGAGCGCAACATCAAGGTGCAGACCAAGAGCGAGGAGCTGTCGGGTGCCACGGCCAGTGCTGAACGCGCTCGTGCCGAGGCGGTCGTAGCCGAGCAGCAGGTCATCACGGCCCAAGCGGTGGCCTCCGCGGATCGTGAGAAGCAAGTGGCGGTGATCGCGGCTGAGCGCGAGGCACAGCAGGGGGCGGTCGGCCTGGTGGTCAACGCCAAGGCGCATGAGGATGCCGCCGCACACGAGGCCGCAGCTGTCATGGTGAGAGCGACGGCGGATACCGACGCCAAGCGCCTCGCCCTGGAGATCGCGGAGCGTGACTTCGCGGTCCGCGCCACGGGCACGCGGCTCTTGCACGAGTCCGAGAACGTGCTCGGGCAGTCGGCGATGGACTTGCGGCTGCGCCTGGCCCTGGTCGAGCACGCCGCGGCGATGATCACTGCGGCCGGCAAGCCGGTCGAGCACATCAAGGATCTGCGGGTCATTGCCGTGCAGGGCATTCCGGGGCTGGCGGGGCCGTTGCCGGTGAACGGCGACGGCTCTACCGTTGCCAACGGCACTGGGCACGACGCCGGATTGCCCGACCAGATCGTCAATGCGGCCCTGCGTCACCAGGCGCTCGCGCCGCTGGTTGGGCTGTTGATGGGGGAGATCGGCATCGACCCCACGACCATGAATGGCATTGCTCGCCCTCTGACTGACATGGCGGTGGCGCGGCCCGCCCACCCAGCGAACGGAGATGCCCGAGCGTCGAGCTAAGGTCGTTCGTGTCGGTGACCACAGTAGTGCGTCGGCGATCTCGATTGCGGTGATGGGGCTGGCTCTCAAAGAGCAGCCCCTCACCAACGTCGAGCTGCAATACCTGCGCGAGCAGTCTGGGATCACGATCGACACGATGGCGAACGTGGTGTGTTTGACACCACGGACTGTGCGTCGAATCGAGGACGGCAGATCAAAGCTGGCGTACGCCGCTGAGGCGCTCTGGCGCCTCGCTGCCGTTCACTGGTTCGCGGTCCGTGCAGAACGATTCATCCTCTACAACCGACCCGCATCGAGACGGAGGGCTTCGTGATGTGGCGCATCAACCCGATCCTGTGCACGGACAGCTACAAGCACACGCACCATCCGCAGCTGCCACCGGACGCCGAGGTCTTCTTCTCGTACTTCGAGGCGCGTGGTGGCGACTACCCAGCCACCAACTGGTTTGGGTTGCAGGCGATCATCCAGGAGCACCTCATCGGTGAGGTCATCACCGACGAAGACATCTACGAGGCGCGCGACGTCGCCCGCTTCCTGCACGGCGGTGAGGATTACTTCAACATCGACGGGTGGCGGCGCATTGTGGGCGACCACGGCGGCAAGTACCCGGTGCGCATCCGCGCGGTACCCGAAGGCACCTGGGTGCCGACCTCGAACGTGCTCTACACCATGGAGAACCGCGACAAGAAGCTGCCGTGGCTGAACAGCCACTTGGAGACCATGTGCGTGCAGTCGTGGTACCCGATGGGCGTCTCGACGCTGAGCGGTTTCCTGAAACCGATCTTTCAGCGGTATCTCGAACAGACCGGATCGCCGGAACTGCTCCGGACGAGACTCCATGACTTCGGGATCCGTGGCACAACCTGCATGCACCAAGCGGCACGCGGCGGTGCTGGGCACCTCGTGCACTTTGATGGCACCGACAACTACCCAGCGATGTTGCTGCTGCGCGACTTCTACGGCGGCAAGCTCTACGGCTCGTCGGTGCCGGCCGCGGAGCACTCGACGATCACGTCGTGGGGTCCTGAGCGTGAGCAGGATGCGTACGAGAACCTCCTGCGCCAATACCCGCGCGGACTGGTCGCCCTGCCGACTGATTCGTACAACACGCTGAAAGCGATCCACATGTTGACTGTGACTCTGCGCGACTTGGTGGAAGCGCGCGACGGCGTCTTGGTCATGCGGCAGGACTCCGGTGACCCGAGTGAGACGATGCGCCAGGTCTTGGCGGTCGCCGGCCAGAACGCCGGGTACCACCTGAACGACAAGAGCTACCGAGTGTTGAACCCGAAGTACCGGGTCCTGCAATCTGAAGGCGTGAATCGCGCCGAGATCAACCAGATGCTCTGGCTCCTCACCAACAACACCTGGTCGATCGACAACATCGTCTTCGGCATGGGCGGTGCGCTTCTGCAGAAGCTCGATCGCGACACGTCTTTCTGCGCGTGCAAGTGCTCGTGGGTCGGGCTCTCTGACGGAACGGGCCGCGACGTCTACAAAATGGCGCCCGGCAAACGTTCCAAGCGCGGCCGACTGAAGCTCGTCGAACAGAAGGGCGAGCTGACCACGGTCCGGCAGGAAGAAGCTGGCAAGGATCTCCTGGAGGACATCTACGACTGCGGCCAGCTGCTCAACCCGTACACCTTCGACCAGGTGCGAGCGAACGCCGAAGCGTCTTGGCGTCCGCGGTGGGCGCACTGATGGAGCTGAACGACACCACCTGGGTGCTGATCGGTGTGCCAGAGGCGCTCACCAAACTCGCTCCGGACGTCCACTGGTCACAGACCCACGTCTGCTGCACGTGCGGCGAGCGGCTCTACACCAACGAAGAGATGCGCGGGATTCTCGCCAGCGCCGACCATCACATCCACACCGTGTGCTTTCGCTGTGGGCTGAGTCTTGCAGAGAAGCACAAGGATGACGTCGCGATCGAGTGGGTTGAGGAGATCGCGGAAGGCATGAAAGGGCCACTGCAATGACGGACATGCAGCCAGTCGAAGAGAGCGGTAGTCGTAGCGTCGGGATCGTGATCGGCCGCTTTCAGGCCCACGCGTTGCACCATGTGCACCGCTCGCTGATCGAGTATGTCATGGGGCAACACAGCCGCGTCGCGATCTTCCTGGGGGTCGCGCCGATCCCCGGCACGCCGCGCAACCCGCTCGACTTCGAGACGCGCAAGCGCATGCTGCAGGACGTCTGGCCGGACCTGCCGGTGCTCGATCTGCACGACCGCCCGACCGACGACGAGTGGAGCCAACTGCTCGACGAGCGCGTGCGCTCGCTCTATCCGACGCAGAAAGCCGTGCTCTACGGTGGGCGCGATTCGTTCATCAGTCACTACACCGGCCGGTTGCCGGCGCGTGAGCTGGAGCCGGCAACGTACGTAGCCCAAGTCTCAGCCACGCAGCTGCGCCAGCTTGCGGCCTCGGGCGTGGCGGCGTCAGAGGACTTCCGCCGCGGCGTGATCTTCGGGGTCCACAACCGTTACACGCGCACCGCGATCCCCGCCGTCGACATCGCTGTGGTTCGTGGGGAGGAGCAGGTACTGCTCGGCCGCAAGCCGCACGAGACCGGCTGGCGTTTCCCTGGCGGCATCGTCGAAGACGACGAAACCTACGAGCAGGCCGTGCTGCGGGAGTTGCGCGAGGAAGCCGGTGCGCTCGACGTCGAGGACCTCCACTACTTGGCGAGCTTCAAGGTCGATGACTGGCGCTACCGCGGTGAAGCGATGGGCATCATGACCGCCTTCTATCGCGCGACGTGGGTCGCCGGTACGCCGCTGCCGGGCGATGATCTCGCCGAGGTCCGTTGGGCGGGGCTCGTGTCGCTCACGCAGGAGGAGATCGTCCCGTCGCACTGGCCCTTGGTGCAGAAGCTCTGGTACCCGCCGACTCGGACGGAACGCTGATGGCACGCCCCAGCTGGGACGAGTACTTCATGACGATCACGCGGCAGGTCTCGGAGCGCTCGACCTGTACGCGGGCGAAGGTGGGGGCGATCATCGTCCGTGACCGCAACATCCTAGCGACCGGCTACAACGGCTCTCCGTCCGGAGCCCCACACTGCCTCGATGTCGGCTGCTTGATGTTCAAGACGATCGACCCTGACGGCACCGAGGACGAGTACTGCTTCCGCACGATCCACGCGGAGATGAACGCGCTCACGCAGGCGGCGAAGCATGGCTCGACAGTGCGCGACGCCGACCTCTACTGCACGCACTCGCCCTGTTACCACTGCTTCAAGGTCCTGATGAACACGGGGCTGCGGCGGATCTTCTACGTGAAGCCGTATCGGCTGGAGTCGATCGCCGAGCTGCGGCAGGTGGCGCCGGTTGAACTCGTTCCCATCCTGCTATGAGTAGATGGGATCGGCGGTACATTGCCGCCCTCTGCGTCGTCCTAGCCGCGCTGGCGGGCTTTGCCGGCGCACAGCTCTCCTCGACCCCCAATGTCGTCTGCATCTGCCAGAAACGCCCCATTGCGTCCTGGGCGGCAATGCACGGCACACACACGAAGTTCACGTGCACTGTGATGGTGCCAGAGGGCGGGCTGCTCGTCCACGCGGACTGTCTCTACGTCAACACGCACGAGGTCGTGAGGGAGTTCCGAGTCGATCGCCGACCGTAACGGCCGGCCTCGTGTGGAATAAGCACTTGACCACGCGATAAAACTTCGTCACCATCACGGCCGGATAGAGGAGGTGGTGGTGATGGCGGAAGATCGACTCGTCGAGATCCGCGACGAGAAGGACCAGCTCGTGGGCTATCGGTGCCCTGTCTGCAGTCGGTACTTCGGACTGCAGGAGCAGGTCCAGGCGCAAGGGTGCCTGGCCTCGCATCGCGAGCTGCTTGTCGAAGGCTGAATCTAGCCGCTCGCCGTTGGTCGAGGCCGTGTTCGCCCCGTTCGAGCGGGCGGCGGCGTTCGAGGCCTTCAACCACTGGCAGCAGACGCTCGCTGCGTCGGCGCTTGACCAGGCTGTGCAGCTGGCGCTCCCGTGCGTCGGCTTCGCGTACCGGATCCTGTTCCTGCAGCAGGCGCGGATCCGCAAGCTCGACCCGATGACGCGCGACGAGTTACTGGCCGGCGGCGCGGCTGAGGTGTTCGAGCGCTTGCGAAACAAGCGGGATTTTGTGGGCGACGCCGACGCGTACGAGCGGTACCTCGTCGCCACCGCTCGCCGGCTGATGTCTGGCATGTGCCCGCGGCCGGAGGTCCTCGACTACGACGTGTCGAGCCTCTGGCACCCGATGGGACGCGTCCGTGACATCCGCGACGTCGAGTATCAGCTGCTGTTGGAGAAGCTACCCACGCTTCTGTGGCGCTACTTCCGTGACCAGTGCCGCCTGGTGGGCTCCGAACGCCACGCCGCGGCGGATGTGCTGCGCCGAATGCTGAGCGGCCGTGGGCTCGGGCTCATGCGGTTGAAACAACAGTTCCGAGTCCTCGATCCGGACTTCATTGTGAACTACGTCCTCGTGCTCGTGCGCCGGTTCCTCTACGAACTACGTGCCGAGTACGGGCGCATTGTTGAGGTGCCGACGGAGTGGGCGCCGGTGTGGGGTGGTGGTGGCGGCGGTGATGGCAGCCGAACAACTGGTCGGTGACGACGCGCTGAGCATCATCGACCCGGAAGTCCGGCGCCACTTCCCCATCTTCATGGCGCTGCTCTTCCAGCGGGTGCAGCGCACACTCTTGCCGGAGATCCTCGACATCTTCGGTGAAGAGGCGTTCCTCAAGTTCATCGACGTCTTCGCCGGTACCACGATCACGGTGCCGGACCGGACCGTGCTCACCAACCTAGTCCGCGACGCCGACATCTACGCACGGCTGCAGGAAGGGGAAAGCACCGAGGCGCTCGCCAACAAGTACGGCATCACCCAGGAAGCCGTGCGCTGGATCCATCACCAGGTGAAGCGCGTGGCCGTAGAGGCGATCACGCCATGACCAAGGCTTCTCCTCCCCCGACTCCGAGCAACGTCGTGCCTATCGCGGGCAAGGGACGCCGTCGGAAGAAGGGCGCTGCTGCCGCGGCCCCACCACCACCGCCGGCTCCACCGCCACCAGAGCCGTCACAGGGCAACCTGAACAACATCGCTGGCTGGGTCGGACGTGACAGTGCCGATGTCGGTATGGCCGGTCCGTCGTTCCAATCAGTGGTGAAGAACGGCCGCGACGAGATGGTCGTGATTCAGCTCGCGTACGCGCGCCACGTCGTCGCCAACCGCCTGCCTGGGCTGGTGAGTCTCGCCGGTCGCGTCGAGCAGGCGCTGATGAAGAAGCTCGACGGGAAGCTCGAAGACTTCGACGTCAAGCAGCTCTGGGGCATGCTCGGACTCACGCAGAAGCACATCGAGGCGTCGATGGCGGCGGTTCAGGTCGTTGTTGACGGGCCGAAGCCGATCATGCCGCCGCTCGATGATCCCAACCCGAGCGCCTCGCGGCAGCTCGCTGCCAACCTCCCCGAGCGCAGCCGTGAGCGCATGCGCCGCTTGATGCAGTACCTTGCGACCGCCGCCGAGCAGTTCTCGGACGACGAGCGTGCGGCGACTGCCCGCCCGATCACTGATGATCCTCCAACCAACCCAGGATGAGCAGCGGCTGCTCGCGCGTGTGCTTGATGAAGCGAAGCATCACGACCGGATCTTCTTCAACGCGCTCTCTGACCACGAGCAGCAGGCCGCGCTAGCGATGCTTCGCGAGTTGCGCCTGCAGGGCAACTCGCCAACGCTCGATCAGTTCTGGGAGATCGACTACGAACGCCGGCCGTTGACGGTCGCGCAGTTCTTCGACGACCCGTACCACTGCGGGAAGTTCTTGCACGAGAACCTCTACGACGTCTGGCGACAGGATATGCAGGACGTCGTCGAGGGGCACTGCATCGAGTGGATCTTGGCCGGCGCCATCGGCGTGGGGAAGACCACGGTCGCCATGGCGTTCATGCTCTACATGATCCAGCGTCTGCTCTGCATGCGCGACCCGTGCGGGTACTACAAGACGCCGGCCGGCATCGTCTTCGCGTTCTTCTCGATCATCGTGCACCTCGCCAAGTCAGTCGAGTACAACATCCTCACCACCGAGTTGCTCGACTCTGAGTTCTTCCGCTCGCTGACCGCTGTCGACGAGGACAAGCGGCGCACCGAGCAGAACGCCGTGCTCCTCTTCCCGAAGAACATCAAGTTCGCCTTCGGGTCGAAGGCCGTCCACACCCTCGGCCAGAACGTCTACGCCGGGGTGATGGACGAGGTGGCGTTCGCCGGAGGCACCGAGAACTCGCAGATGGTCACGCTCTACAACAACGTCCGGCGCCGCATGGAGTCGCGTTTCATGGACGAGCAGAGCGAGGACCAGCCGGGCGTGCTCTGCATCGTGTCGTCGGCCAACCGTGAGGGTGACTTCCTCGACACCCACATCAAGGCGCACCGTGACGACCCCATGGTGCACATCAGCACCTACGCCCGCTGGCACGTGAAGCCGTTCCCTGGCCCGTGGTTCCGCGTCCAGGTTGGTGACAAGCTGCACGCCTCGCGCGTCCTCGACGTCGTCGAGGAGAGCGTTGACCGTAAGGGTGAGCGCAAGGTGGTGCCACAGTCCGAGCCTGCCCTGGGCGCCAACGTCGTCGAAGTGCCAGCGCAGTTCTACCAGCAGTTCGTCGAGGACATTGAAGGCGCCTTGCGTGACATTGCCGGTGTCTCGATCTTCACCTCGAACCCGGTGTTCCCACACCGCGAGAAGATCTACGCCTGCGCCACCGACGAGCTGCCCTTCCCATTCACCGTCGACGAGCCGCGGGTGCACATTCACTCTGACATCGAGCTGGAGCACGTGTTCAAGAAGGAGGCGCTCTTCAAGTGCGTCGATCCCTTCCGCGATGTTTGGCAGATCATTCGCCACCCGGCGTCGCCGCGGTTTGTTCACGTCGACCTTGGGCTGAAGCACGACTCGTGCGGCATCGCGATCTGTCACATCGCGGGTGTGAAGACCGTCACGCGTCTCGACAACCAGGACAAGGCGCACCAGGAGGTCGCTCCAATGGTCGAGTTCGACCTGGTGGTGCGCATCCCGCCGACACCGAACTCCGAGATCGACATCGCCAAGGTGCGCTCGTTCATCTTCTTCTTGATCAAGCTCGGGATGCCGGTGCAGTTCGTCAGCTACGACGGCTTCGCCTCCGAGGAGTCGCTGCAGGTGTTCGTGAAGGCGTCGATCGAGGCCAAGCGCATCTCGGTCGACAAAGACCCGGCCGCATACCTCTCGCTCAAGTCGGCGATCATGGAGGAGCGGGCGCGGTACTACGGGTACGAGCCGATGATGCGCGAGCTGGCGCAGCTGCAGCGCGTCGACCCCAAGCCAGGCACAATCATGTGGCACCGCAAGTTCAAGATCGACCACCCGCCGAAGGGCTCGAAGGACGCCTCCGACGCCGCGGCCGGCGCGTGCTACATGTGCGTGACCAGCAAGTTCGCCGAGACGCAGCTGCTCTCGCCGGAGGTCCTGGCCGGCGCCAAGGAGGCCTTCGGCAAGCCGCCGCTGCAGATACCGGCTGAGCCGATTAGCTGGGCCATCCGCGACCACGACGAGGCCGACGTCATCGCCAAGTACCTCGATGGTGGATTCTGAGGAGTTGCGCATGGGGTGTGGAGCTGACACTCTGACGCGGGACAGTGGCCGAGTCCGGCTGAAGGCACCAGTCTCGAAAACTGGCGACGGCGCAAGTCGTCCGAGCGTTCAAATCGCTCCTGTCCCGCCTTCCCAGGACCGGGAGGAGTCCCACGGGCTCCTCCCGTGTCCAACCTGGCGACGAGGGTGGTGATGTCACACCGTAACCTCGTCGTCCGCCGTCTCGCTCGGGAGACGAACATCTCGCTGGAGGTCGCGCAGCAGCGCTACGCCGAGCTGTGCACCGTCATGCAGCAGCTGCTCGTTGAAGGATGCGACGTGCGTCTCACCGGGATCGGGAAGATCGTCCCCGATCATCACCCGGCGCCGCATCGCGCGATTGTGCGCTTTGTCGCCGGCAAGGGCCTGCGGGCTGCCCTGCGACAGATCTTGAAGCCTACCGAGTGGGAGAAGGATCCATTCAGCTCGACCGAAGGCATTCGTGGTATAGACCAGACTTGGGCTGCGGTGGTGGGCCGCGAGCACGGAGGGTAGGCGGATGGCGTGGTGGCAGGAAGTGCTCCAACAGCTGTACCAACGGCCGCAGATCGACGGGCCGGCGATCGGCGATGAACTCAGTCCGATCGGTGCGTTCTACGCGCACCAGATGCAGCTCGGCAGCCAGCGCATCAAGAAGTACAAGGACTACACCGACATGGCTGCCGACACGCTCATCTCGGGCGCGCTCGACATCTACGCCGACGAGGTGACGCAGTACGATCGTGTCCAGGGCTCCTCGATCTGGCCGGTGGCAAAGAACCGCCAGGTCGGCCAGGCGCTGCGCAAGCTCCTCGACAACATCGAGGCTGAGCAGTACTTGCACGGGCTCGCGCGCTACCTGTCGTGCATGGGCGACAACTTCGTCCACCCGCTCTTCTCATCGCAGACTGGCGGCATCGTCGGCATGGAGTTCGTCGACGCCGAAGACGTCGAGCGCATCGTCGACAAGTTCAACCGCCTGGTTGGCTTCCGCTACGGCGGGCAGCGCAAGCTCCTCGACCCGTGGTCGTTCATCCACTTCCGGATTGTCTCGCGTACGCAATCGGTGAAGCTCGGTGGTGGGATCTACGGCACCTCGATGCTGGAGAACGCGCGCAAGACGTGGCGGCAGCTGACGCTGCTCGAAGATGCGCTGGTCGTCTACCGCCTCGAACTTGGAGGCCGGCACCGCGTGTTCTACATCGACGTCGGCAACACGCCGTACGAACGCGCGCTGCGCATCGTGCGCCTCTACAAGCGCGAGTTTGGCAAGCGTCAGTACTACAACCCGCAGTCGGGCGAGTGGACCTCGCGCTTCAACCCGCTGCACCTGACCTCCGACATCTTCTGGCCGGTGCGCAAGAACTCCGAGTCGCGCATCGACTACCTCGGCACCGACCCGAACGTCGCCTCGATCGTCGACATCGACTACTTCCGCAACAAGCTCTTCGCCGCGCTCAAGATCCCGAAGGCCTACTTGGGCGGCGACGAGTACAGCTCGACACGCTACGGCCTGTCGCAGATCGACATCCAGTTCGCGCGCACGGTCAAGCGGTTGCAGCGCGCGATCAAGCAGGGCTTCTACCGCATGGGCCAAGTGCACCTGAAGCTCTGCGGCATCAACCCGCTCGATCCGATGAACGACTTCGACCTGGAGATGGCGATCATCTCCACGCTCGATCAGGAACAGCGGATCATGGCCATGGACCTCTCGATCCAGCTGGCCGCGAAGCTGAAGGACCTCGGCTTGGCGATCGGCATCCCCGAAGACCAGCTGAACTCCTACATCGCGCGCCACATCCTCGGTCTCTCGCCGCACGACCTGCGCATCATCGGACAAGATCCGGAGGTGATCCCGCAGCCGGGGCAGCTCACCTCGGGCGTGAACGGCGAGGATGCACACGGCTCGCTGGTGACCGAAGCGTTCCAGTTGCTACGCGAAGATCCGGAGATCGACCGCATCACGCGGCTGCTGCGCTACCAGACGGGGGCGGACGAAGAGGACCGTTTCCGCAAGGGCGCCAACCGGTTCAGCCTCGAACAGCTGCAGCTCCTCGAACAGGACCGCCAGTTCGAGGCCCAAGAGCGCATGCACGACCCGAACGTCGACGACAACGTGAAGTCGTACGAGGCTGGGGAGGAACCTAGTCCACCACGTCGACAGCCGTAAGGCCTTCTGTGAGGGCGAGTCGGGAAGAGCCCCCGACTCGCCACCGCGCGACGACTGTGACGTCGATTGGCCGCGCATAGAACGTCTCACCACCTGGTTTGGTGAAGTACGTCTCCAGTCGGACGAAGCCGGCATTGAGGGCGACAATCCACACGGTGCGCCAGTCGTTCTTCTCCGGCTCAACGCGAATGACGGTGGAGCTAGTCGGGCTCAGGAGGTAGTTGACGATCGCGTCCTCGGCGATCTCTGACCTGAGTAGGTACTTCTTTCCCAGCTCCAGGCACGCCACGCGCGCTGGGATCACTCCATGCAACTGGTGAGCGGCGCAGCGGGCTTGATCGAGTCGCTCTTGAGCGCGCCGAAACTTACGCTCCCGCCGCGACGAGCGCGACACCGTCGCCATCCTCTTCGTCCTCGATTAGGCCGTGGTGCTTGCTCGGCTCGATGTTCACCGGCGACGCGCCGGCTCGCAGTTCGAGTCGCCGCGTCCGCTTGCCCGAGTTGACGTGCGCGAGCATCAAGTGGAGCAGGAGATCACGAGCCTTGCCGCTGCCGCCGGAGACGCGGCTGACGGTCGGGTCGGCCGTGTTGAAGAGTTTCAACTTCTTCACGATGTCGGTCTCGACCACGAGCTGCTCACCGCGCCAGAAGTTGGTGTGCCGGCTGAACAGCATGGCCACGCACTGCAGGAAGGTGAGCCGCATGTGCACCGCCCCTTCCTTGAAGGTGATGCAGCGCACGCCCCAGGCCTGGTCGACAACGTCGAAGAAGGTGACGACATTCTTGCGCAAGGTCTGCCGCGTGATCCGGCGCTGCACCTTCTGCAGGCCGGGCGCCAGGTGCGACAGGCTCATGTGCAGCACGCCGCCCAGGTGGCCGTGCAAGAAGCCGACGATCTTCAAGTAGGCCATCGCCGATAGGAGGTGGTCGCGCTGCATGCGCTGCGTCCAGCAGATCCGGTTCTTCATCGAGAAGTCACTGTCGAAGGTCAGTCGGTGCAGCATGTCGATCGCCTCGTTGCTCTCGCACATGTTGCGCGCCAGCACGTTCGGCGAGAGCTTGTTGCGATCGACGTTCAGGATCCGGAACCGCTCGCGTTCCCAGTCCTTCGTCGTGTCGAAGTGCACGATGCAGCCGACACGCGGCACGCCGCCTTTCTGCATGAAGAAGCGCGCCGCCGAGGTCCGCTGCAGGCCGTCGATGATGAAGATGTCGTCCGGCAGATAGAACGCGCCATCGCGTTCGGTGTACCGCTGCCCGCGCATGCCGAGTTCGATGTCCGGCACGCGACCGCCAGTCTCGAACGCCTTCAGCAGCTTGGTGATCTGCGCGATCGGTAGGACTTCGCGCTGGTAGTCGTCAACCTTCAGCTCGTTGAGCGACTTCGGGTCCACCTCACCGCGCAGAACGATGTCGTGCCCGTTCTCGGCGAGCGCGCCGTTGATGATCTTGACACTGGCCATCCCCACATCCTCCCATCAGTTGGCACCCTGGATCACGTCGACCATGTTGGTGCGCATGCGACACGGATACGGAACTCCATCGACCCGGCATTGGATCCAGGCGGTGTTCGAGTGGCCTGGAGCTTTGCCGCGGACGTCGAGGCCGAAAGCGACGCCGGAACCGCTGACAGGCGCGGGGCAGACAAAGCGCAGTTGCGCTTCCATGACCCACGTCTTGCCGTCCTGGACCCAGGACTGTCCGCCGAGGTCCGTCGTGCTCGCGTCACAGCCGGCGAACATGCCGACCGGGTGCACGGCCAGGAACTCGACGAGTGCGCGATCCAGCTGAATGATCAGCTCGATCCGCTGCAGAGGTGGCAAATCGACCGCCCCGTAGTAGAGGGTGCCAATCTCACCAACTGCGATGGTGATCGGTTGGACTGGGTCCGTGACGACGGCTGATGCCGTCATGCCTACCGCGGCGCGCGGAACGGCCTTGGGAACGGCTGCGCTACAGCCGGCCACCACCCCGCACACCAACACCACCAACCAACCACGCACGGTCGGTGGGCTAGCATACTTCTGCCCGACTTGTCGAGCAGCTGGCTACTCGTCGTCCTCGTCGTGTCGGCTCGGGCGTAGGGTCTGTTCGATCAGGTACTTCACCCGGCCCTTGTGTTTCTCGGCTATCAGGGGCTCGCCGCCCACGCCGACGCCGACCAGCGACTGCATGATAGAATGCACCTGCCGCGACGCTTTCCGCTCAGCCTTCTGTCGCTTGGCTTCGCGATCGGACTCCCAGCGCAAGATGTCAGCGGGTTCGATCCCACAAGCACGAATCAGGTTGTTGACGATGGCCAGGACGGTGCGCGCATCTTCCTTGCCGAGCAGGTTGTAGAGGTAGGCCTCACTGAAAAACGGTGCGTCCTCGTCGCCTTTCGCGTAGCCTCTGCTCTTCGAGAAGAAGCCGGCGTGCGGGCGATCTTCCAGCTTCACCGTGAACAGCTGGCTGATCGCACGCTTGAGCGTGCGGCTGCAGACGTGCGTGAGGCGCTGCTTGCACCGGTCGCAGCGGATGCTCAGTTGTTCCATGCGTTACCTCCGAAGTTGAAACACGACAGGGAAACGACTGCGCGAGACGCCGTCGGCGTAGGTCACCGCCGACTCCTCGTCGAGGAAGAGACGGTGCGTGGCGAGCGCGGGCTTGCGCTCGTCGAGGCAGAGGATGACGAAGCCGGCTGGACGGTCGTGTTTCTTGATGCGATCGACGGGGATGGCCTGCCCTTCGCGCTGGTGGCGTTCGTAGGCGATCCGACACTCGCGGATCGCGAAGAGCGTCATCTCAGGATAGCCGGCACGGCGGTAAGCGCGCAGCCGCACGTAGTCGTCGTGCCCGTCGAGCTGGGTCTGGCAGTTGTCGCAGATTCGCTGACGCTTCCCGAGATGAACGCGCCGGCTGCTGCACGACGTGCACACGGGCTCACCACAGTGCCCGCACGTGCCGACGGGCTGGTAGTAGTCGAACCCGGCCGGCGCGCGGCACCCTTGGTTGACCACTGTGCAGGAATCGAAGTCTCCGCTCATGTGCGCAGCTTGCTGAACGGCAACGGCCCGTCGCTCTCGCCGAGAATCGCGTTCAAGGCGTAGATCACGTACTCCTCGGCCTCGCGGACCGTCGCGTGCGCGTCGTACCGCGCGCGGTTCCAGAAGGTCTCGCGGACGTCATGCGGCACTGCGGCTTGCCAGAAGGTCGCCCAAGTGTCGAGCTGTTCGCAGTAGAGGCGCCACACGAGCGCGAACTCGCCGCGCGGAAGCTCGTGCAACGGTCGTGGTGGTGTACCACCGGTCCAGGCGATCGTGTTCATACGGTCCACGTTTCCAGCGGCGTGACGGCGCCGGGCTTGAAGATCAGCGCGTCCTGTTGCTCGTAGTCGAACTCGTACCAGGCGTCGTCGCCGGCCTTGGCGACCTCGGCTTTGATCCGCCGGCTGCCGCCATCGCTGACTTTGAGAGACAGTCCCTGACCGCCGACCCGCACGGCGACGTGGAACCGCTTCACCAACTTGGGCGTGGCGACCTCGATCTCGTCGACGCGGGTGAGGATGCGTGTTGGCTCCGGTGGGCAACTCCAGTGCGGCCGGGCGACACGCGCCCCGTCGGCATCGTTGAGCGGCGTGAGTCGTTCGGTGGACGGGTCGGATAGGTTCAGCGAGCCCCAGACCTGCACCCCGCCACGCTTCTCGATCCACTGGCGGATCAGTTCCGCGTTCGAGGCCTTGATGCGGTATCGTTCGCTCATGTTGGGGTGCCTCCTCCAAGCTGCGGACGCAGCTCGTGGCGAATGACGTTGTACACGCTGAGCAACTCAGAACGGCGCGGCTTGCCGGTGCGATAGCGTTCCAGCTCGTCGAAGAGTCGCAGGAGCAGGACACGCTGGCGATTGGTGATCACGGTTCGCTGCCGTCGGTGTCGGCGTTGCCTGAGTGCTGTGCTCGCGACTTTGGCGATCTCCGTAACGCCTGCGTCGAAGACCTCGAACTCGCGCGCCATGTCATCGAGCACGGTCCGCGCGATGCGTTGCGGCGACGTGTGGCCACCTTCCCAGCGGTTCACCGTCGCGAACGAGACGCCGACTCGCGCTGCGAACTCTTCCTGGGTCAGGTCGAGGCGAGCCCGGAGTCTGAGCACCAGCGTTTTGTAGTCGGGCATCACGCTGCCAGGCGGTCGATCTTCGGGTAGGGCAAGCTCGTCGGCAGGCGCTTGCGATCGGCCTTCTGGAAGGCCCAGGCGTACTTGTGGTTGCCGACATGGCGCAACGGGCGGGTGAGCAGCGCCAGGTGCGTCTGGAGCCACGCGAGACGCTCCTGCGCATCCTCCGGGGCCTTCGGCGCGCCGAACGCTTCCAGGATCTCGGCCGAGTAAACCCAGCCCTGCTCGCCCGCGCGGATCTTCTGGATCGCGCGATCGCTGAACACGGTGCCGTTCGGCAGGATGCGCAGCGTGCGCGCCGTGCCGCGACCGAGGTAGACGCCATTGGACGCCTGGTAGATCGTACCGACGTGGCCGGGAAAGATGGTCTGCCCTTCGTCGTCGGTGCGGGCGATCGGGTCGGAGAACGACACGACGCCGCGCAGGCCTTCACCACGCAGCTGCTCGAAGCAGCGCGCCAGGAACCAGGTCTCGCCGTTGCCGGCGACGTTGTCGAGGAGCACGAAACGGCCCAGCTCGACCGATTCCTTGGCCTCGCCGGGGAACACCGAGGTCAGCACCTTGTTCGAGCACGGGTGGCTGAACACTGCCACGCCGGCCAGGTCGCCACCGCGGTAGAGCCCGAAGCGGAAGCGGGCCGCGGGGTAGGTCGCCGAGTAGTGGTGTTGGACGACGAAGGCCTTGGCGACGCGGTCGGTGTCGATTGCGGCGACCTCGAACTCGGCCGTGTTGATGGTCTCACCAGCCGGGCGGTAGGTGTCCCGGCGGTCACGCCAGCGCTGGTTCACGGTGGTCAGCACGGGCGGAAGTCCTCCAGCCACGAGGGGCCGAAGTTGTTGCGGACACGCTGCAGGCTCGCCGCCAGGTCGCCGACGTCGAGCCCTTCGCGGCGGTAGTTGCCGCTGAGCCAGGCGTTGCGGATGGCTGCCTTGTACTCTCTGCCGAGAAGGTTGCGCGCCCGCTCGACGGCCGCTCGTGCTTCCTGTTCAGTCATACCGGTACAAAGGTGCGAGAACTATGCCAACGTGTACGTGTGGCCTTTGGTGGCGCTCACGTACTTGTCGGCGCCGTACCATTTGACATGGTCGATCTCACCGTCGTCCGAGACGATGGTGGACCAGTGGGCCACCGTGTCGACCTTGAAGCGTTTCCTGTCCCCGTCACGGACTAGGGTGTCACCGGGTCGCACGGCGCCCCTCAAACCACCGTGCCCACCTCGGTAGCTTGGCCTTGATCCCGTCCAGCTGCTCATGGATTCGCGTCTCGTCACCGCGTCCGTGGTCGGCCGCGTCGTAGCAGAGCAAGCAGTAGAGCCCGAGCTGCCGCAGGACGGTGATCTTCCGTTCCTCCCCGGCGGTGACGTCAGGCCAGAGTCGGGTGACTGCCAGACGGAGGGCGGACTTGCGGTGGTACTTGGCGAAGTTTCCTGCCGTGCCACAATGCTCGACCGCTGCCGCGTCCGGGTTGCGGAGGGTGTGTACGTGGCGCTCGAACTCCGGCCGGCACGTGGCGCACAGCAAGTCGGCTTCAGCGGCGCGCTCGCGGCAGTGATGACAGCGTTGGGCGTACGGGATCGGGTTCGGTTCGGTTCGTAGGGCATCACGATCACCGGCGAGCGCAGGACGGCGCAGCGGCCTTGAGGCCGGCGCGATCGAGCGCCTCGTCCACTGCTTCCTTGCGACTGCGGCAGAAGGTTGAGGACATCTTGTCGCCGATGGTGGCGGTCCAGTACCCGCCCCGTCGGCGCCAGACTGCGCCGACGTCCCCACCGTCCGAGAGGATCCGATAGCTGCTCGGGCCGTCGTACTTGAACGTGATCATCGTCACCTTGCCGAGGGTCAGCACCACGCGATCGCCCGGCTTCGACAGCCGCAGCGCGCGGCGCATCATCGCCAACGCACTCTTCGCCGCCGGGGCCATGCTCAGGTGAGTCTCTTCGAGCGTGAGCGGGTTGCGTAGGAAGTAGTGCCCGTTCTCGTGCCGGCCCAGCGTCAGGCCGTGCGAGAGTGCGAAGGCGACCGCGGTCTTGTGCATCTGCATGGTGAGTGCCCTTCACTTCGCCTTGCGCTGGATCTTCGGCCAGCGGGTCTTGTCGCGCGCGATCGCCTTCTCGTCGTCGACGTTGGACGCATGCTTGGTAGCCAAGGCGAGGGCGACCAGGTCGGCGCGATCGGCGTGGCTAGAGCGTATGCGCGGCGCGTCCTCACGATCGGTCTGCTCGTTCCAGTAGTCGACGTCGCGCAGCTCGCGGGCCAGATCCTCGTACGCGGACCGCTCGGTGTTGTAGAGCACCCAGCCCTTGACGGGGTGAAGGACGGCCTTCGCCAGCTTCTCGGCGCGCTTGGTATCGCGCTCAGCCTTGCGGGCTTCCTTCGCTTCACGCGCCTCGCGGCCGACGCGCCCCTCGCCCCAGAACTTCGAGGCCGGCGCCGACGGGAAGCAGACGGTGCACATCGTCTCGCCGTATTCCTTGACCGCTTCCTCTTCGGTCGCGCCGGAGAGGGTGAACACCCATGAATACTGCGTGGTCGGGAAGCAGGTCGAGCAGCCGCGCGTGCTGTGGACGTGGCCGTTGCCGTTGGTGACCAGGTAGAAGCGTGACCAGGGGCGCCGCGCGTATTCCTCGTGCAGCGGCGCCGCCGCGGCGCGGGCGGCATCGCGCTTGCGCGTGTACGCGGCGACCTCGGCTTCCGCCTCATCGAGTCCATGGAACCGGAAGTCCGGGCCGTACCTGTCGGGATGCCGCTCGTGCAGTAGCTTCGAGTCCTCCAGCAGGCGCTCGACACGGTTGGTCAGGTAGGACAGCCGGAAGATCGCGTCGTACTCGATCCCCACCAGGCGGGCCAACTCGGTGTCGATCTCGACCGGCGTCTGCGTGCTGAGTGGCTTCGACATACCGGTACAAAGGTGCGAAGAGCGTGCCAATCAGTCCCCCAGGAACCTGTTGCGATTGTCCATGGGGATGAGGGCGCCGTGCCCAGCGTCGACGATTGCTTGGTAGAGTCGCCTAGCACCTGCTTTGAGGTGTGCGACTTGTACCGGGTCGATGTGGGCGAGCCAGTGAACCTGGTCGACGGTGTAGCTGGCTGGATGACTCGCCGGCAGCTGCAGGACGTCGTTCAGTACCTTGCGTAGATCGTGCGCGACCTTCAGCGGCTTCCTTGGGTCGTCAGGCTTCGCCACTGGCGGCTTGAGCCCTTGGCGGAAGAGTGCCTGGCGAAGTGCGTTGCCGCCGAAGTCGTAGTGATCCGACCGGCCGACGTAGATGTACGGCGCCGCACTCTCGAACACCCAGCGTGTCGGGTCATAGACGCGACCGTCTGGAAGGTCGATCCAGCCGTGGTTCGAGAACGGCCGGCCCGTGAAGATGTTCCCTTCGGCGATCGGGCCGTGCCAGATGCCGTACGAGAGCTGTGAACGTGCCGGCAGAAGCTCAGAACGAAAGACCTGTGACGCAACCTGGTAGCAGTGACCAGGCCATCCTTCGACCGGCCAGTTGATCAGGGCGGCAACGGTCCGCACGTCGAGTGCGCGTTTGCTGAGACGAGTCGGCATCTATCGGGACAAAGGTGCGAGAGGTATGCCACCGATCGCGTCGATCTGCTAGAGGAGTTGGCACAATCCCTGCACTTTTGTCCCGGTATGGATGCATTGACCGCTGAGTTGTTGGAGGCCGCAAAGCAGGTGTTCGAGTCGACCACTGAGTGCCGGCACGGCCACTGGTTGGTGCCGAATGCAGCGGTGCGTCGCCTGGTCGTCGCGACTGAGGCCCTCGATCCAACCTGGCGCCCGGCCTCGGAGGAAGCGTGAGCAACGTCCCCATCAAACCGTTCAACGATCGCCAGGCGATCGCGTACGCCGACCGCATCGAGAGCGGTGGAGTCGTCGTCATCATCTGCAACCGGTGCCGCGGCGAGGTGAAGCGGCACAAGGTGAAGCCGACACTGGCGAAGCTCGTGCTGTCGCAGTGGAACCTCGACAACGGCGGTTTCCCACTCGCCGCGTGCCAGCGGTGCAAGGAGCGTTGATGCCCAAGGTCAGAGAGACGGACATTCTGCACGAAGCCGGCGACTACTGGGTGAAGCGAGTGGCCAGAGGATTCGAGGTGTACCGAAACGGCCTGACCCACGCCGTGCGTGTCGCGAGCGTCGGCGACGGCCCCGGCCCGCGCCTTGGCATTGAGCGAGCGAAGGCCGAGGCTGATCGTCTCTATGCGACAGACTTCGTCGCCACTGCGCAGCGCATCGCCACCGAGGCCCACGCCGGCCAGACCAGAGCGTTCGGCCCCCAGGCCGGGCAGCCGTACATCATCCACCCCACCGCGGTCGCCGGCCGCTTCCAGGATGATCCTGTCAAGCAAGCGATCGGTTGGCTGCACGACACCGTCGAGGACACGGCCAAGACCGATCATCCGGTAACCTTCGACGACCTCCGTGCCGCCGGTTTGCCCGAAGAGGTCGTCACTGGCGTAGACGCAATGACGCGCCGTCAGGGCGAGGCGTACCACGACTTCGTCGTGCGCTGCTCGCGACATCCGCACGCGCGGCACGTGAAGCTCGCCGACCTCGGCGACAACATGGCCACGTTGCCCGAGGGGCACGGGCTCAGGAAGCGGTACGTCAAGGCGCTCGTGCTGCTCGCGGAGGCCGAATGAGACCGCGCAAGTGTCCACGATGCAACGGTCGACTGGCTCTGCTTGGGGCGACGGCTGGATCGCAGAAGCGTTGGTACTGCACCACGCGCGGCGGCTGCGGCCACGTGTGGAGTCGTGTCGACGGCAAGTGGGTCGCGTTGTCATGACCGAGCTGCAGCGCCGTGCGCTGGCTCGCGCGATCAAGGCGTATCCCGAGTCGATCATCGCGACCGGCTCTGGTGACCGAGTGACGCTGGCGTCACTCCACACCAGAGGGTTGCTGACGCGCACTGTGCGACGCGAGGCGCGCCAGGAAGCGGACCGGGCGTACGCGTACAAGGCATCCGACCTCGTCATGGAAGAGTGGCGCGCGATCTGCGCAAGAAAGGCGGCACCGTGAAGATCACCAACACTTCACTGTATCTCACCAGGAACCTGCGACGGATCGTCGCCCGCGTCGCGGCCGAGGAGCTGACGTCCGAGCAGCGTGCCGGCATCATCTCGGTGCGCTTCGAGACGCGGAGAGGGTCACGGAAGGGGCCGTGCACGAGCGTCGCAGTCGGTCGCACCGACAACAAGACCGCGCGCTGTGCGGTCAGCCTGCCAGAGCAGAGCACGGAGCCGGAGTACGTCGCCGTCGCCCTCGCCCGCGCCTTCGCCGAAGCGAAGGGAGTGAGCCAGCGGCAGATGCAGGAAGTGAAGCGCTACGGCTTCAAGACCGGCTGGCACACCTTCTACTCGTCAGTGGTCGACATCCCGATCACGAAGCGAGCGCCGCGTATCAAGGCGCGGCCGACGTCGTTCGCCAAGCTCGTGCACGGGAAGCAGAACGCCGAGGCACGCGTGCGCGAGTGGGAGCGCAAGCAGAAGCTCGCTACGACCAAGTTGAAGGTCTGGCGCGCGAAGGTGCGTTACTACGATCGGAAACTGGAGAAGCGCAGGCCGAAAGAGGAGGCCGGTGCCACGGCCTGACCCACCTGCCGCCAGAGGTTAAAACAACACCGCGCTTTTGTAACAGCACCGGGCCGGAGGCTGGCGCTGAGCATGCCGACGCGATATAGGACCGGGGGCTGATAGGCCCCGTGCCGGTCACCTGCCCGGTGACCTTAACCGCCCCGCACGTCCTGCCCGGACGCCGGGGCGGTTCACGTTTGACAACGCGACAAGATCTGGGGTATGCGACGCATCACCTTCTAGTGGGAGACGTCTCACGACCGATGCCTTCTAGCGGGGACCGGTGGGGTGGCGCTGGGCGCTGGCCAGTAATCCTGGACGTTGACCGGCGCCGCTCCTCGGTGATGCGGTTGGATGTGGTGGGGTGATGACGGAGCAACGACTCTCGGCGGACCAGCAGCTAGCCGCTGATACGGTGATGACGCGACCGGGTCCGTTCTTCCTGACGGGCGCCGCAGGCACCGGCAAGAGCTATGTCATCAACCACTTGCGTCGCACCGTGCGCGGCGTCGCGGTCTGCGCGATGACTGGCATGGCCGCGCAACTGATCCGCGGCCGGACGCTGCACTCGTACGCCTCGATCCATCCGCGTCATGGCGTCGTGCCATCGCACAAGGCCGTCGAGCGCGTGCAGGCGACGAACCTGCTCATCATCGACGAGATCTCGATGGCGGACGTGAACCTGTTCATGCAGTTGCACTCGCGCTTCGATGCCTGCGAGTGGGTGCCGAAGGTGCTGATGGTCGGTGACTTGATGCAGCTGCCGCCAGTCGAGGGCGATCAGCTGATCAACTCGCCCTGGTGGCCGGAGGTCACGACGCTCGTGCTCACCGAGCCGCACCGCCAACACGAGCAGCACTTCATCGACGTGCTGAACGAGATCCGCGTCGGGCACGTGACCTCGAACGTGTTGAGCTTCCTCGCCGAGCGTTACGTCGACCGGCTCCCGGAAGATTGCACGCAGCTCTACGCGCACCGGCGCTCGGTCGACGACGAGAACACCCGCCGTCTGGATGCCTTGCCGGGGCAACCAACGCGCTTCGACTGGCAGGTGTACGGCGCGGGGCACTCGCGTTTCCGCACGCGGCAGGAAGAGAAAGACTTCCTCGCGCGCTTCGTGCAGCCTGATCGCGTCCGCTTCCCGGTCGAGCTGTTCGTGAAGGAACATGCGCGCGTCGTGCTGCTCACCAACGCCGACGAGTGGCGCAACGGTTCAACTGGTGTCGTGACGCAGATCGGTGAGGACTTCCTGCGTGTGCGACTTGACTGGAATGGTCGAGAGGTATCGGTTGGCCGCACCAATGAGGAAGTGTATCACGACGACGACAAGCCCGTGGCGTACGTCCGACAGTTGCCAGTGCGGCTTGGGTGGGCGCTCACGGTGCACAAGGCACAGGGGATGACGATCGACCGCCTGGGCGTCGATTTGAATGGTCACTTCGCGCCTGGCCAGACGTACGTGGCGCTCAGTCGCGCGGCGACGTCGAGCGGGCTCTTCGTGACGGGGAAGTTGCAACGCTTGCAGGTGAACCAGTTCGCGCGAGCGATCGAGGAGATGTCGCGTCGCTTGCATGATGAGCGGATGGCTGCCGGCGTGGCCGGGGTTGTGGTTGATGAGGAGGATGAGGATGTCGGCTTCTTTGGAGGAAGCACGCCAGTTTCGCGCATCAGTTTCCGCTGCCGCGGTCCTCGCGTGCGACTCGACTGCGTCACCTGACGCGCAGATCGCCCAGGTTCTCGCCGCCGTGCTCGCGGCGGTGCCCAACGAGGTGAAGCCGCTCGGCGGCGACGTCGCCGACCACGATCTGCATCCGTTGATCGTCGCGGCCGTGAACGACTTTGCCGGGTACTTGAGCACTCAACCGGACTTCCACGTTGGGGAGACTCGTCACCCTGAACCGCTCATCTTGCGCATGAAAGAGTGGATGGAGAAGCGCGAGCTGCGCGACACTGCGTGGTCCGGCGATTGGTTCTCGGTGCTGCCGAAGCGCACGATTGAGCTGTACCTGCTCGTCGCGATGCTCCAGGCCCGCAAGCTCGCATGATCGGCTCGGTCATACTCGAAGGATTCCAGGGACACATCAGCAGTCACCTGGAGTTCAGCCCAGGCGTCAACGTCGTTGTGGGTGAAGGCGACGTCGGCAAGACGGCGGTGATGCGCGCAGTGCGTTGGGCGTTGGAGAACCGCCCAGCGGGGGACGGCTTTGTCTACCGCGGTTCGAGGAAGAAGCTCCCTTGTCGGGTGACGATCAAGACAGCGCGTGGCGACACCATCATCCGTGAGCGCAAGCCGAAGAACCGCTACGTGGTGAACGAGACCGAGTTCACGACTGTCGGTCGCACCGTGCCCGACGAGGTACGTGCCGTTCTCGATCTCCAACCGATCAACGTGCAAGGCCAGTTGATCGGACAGTACTTCCTCGTGCTTGACAGCCCTGGGGAGATCTCACGCTACCTGAGTGACCTCTACCACTTCGATGCGGCGACCGTGGCGAGCCAGCAGCTGAAGGAAGGTGCCCACCGCGCGACTCGGCAACAGCAGGATCTCGTCACCAAGCAGCACCAGCTGACGCAAACGCTCACGGCGTACGAGCCGCTCAGCGAGCTGGAGGCACCGATTGAACTGGCCGAGCAGTCGATCGCGGAGGTCGAAGAGGCGAAGCAACAGCAAGTGCGCTTGCAGACCTTGCTCAATCAGTTGGACACTGCTGAGCAGGACGCGGCGGTTGCCGCGCGCCTCGCGCAGCAGGACACGTCTCGCTTGACGCAGTACGCCACCTTGCTCGACTCCACGCTCACGCGACGCACGCAACTGGCCGAGCAGCTACAGCGGTTGCAACGCAGCCGACAACAGGCTGCGACGCAGACAACAGCCGTCGAGCAGGCGTCGCGCAACGTCACCGAGGCCGTGATGAAGTACGAAGAGATTCTACGCCGCACTGCCACGTGTCCGACGTGCCTGCGGCCGATGTCGGAAGACGTCGTCTCGCACATGGTGCACGAGGTAGCAGCGTGAAGCCCGACGGGATGTGGGACTACCTCGTCCTCATCGGCGATCTCCATCTGCGTGCGACCGCCCCTGTCTCGCGGATCGACGACTTCGTGGAGGCGCAGGCGCAGAAGGTGCGCGCCATCGTCAACATCGTGAAGGCACGTGAGGCGATCGCGGTTTTCACTGGGGACCTCTTCGATCGGCCGGATCCGCCGTACGCGCTCGTCAACCGCTACGTGCCGATCCTCAATGAGCTGGAGAGTTGCACCAAGTACGTCGTGCCTGGCAACCATGATGTGTACGGCGGCTCGTTGGCGACGCTCGGGCGCTCAGCGCTCGGCAATCTCGTCGCCCACCGTTCGATCAACCTGCTCGGGCCGGAGCCGATGCGCTTCCGCGGACCGAGGGGTCCAGTGGCGCTCTTCGGAACGTCGTACATGCACCCGAACTGCCCGTCTCCAGACCCCGACTGCTCGCTCAACGTCCTCGTGGCGCACGAGATGATCGTTGAGAACCAGCTGTATCGCGAACAGGAAGACTTCACCCTGGTCGATCAGATCCTCCTCGACCGGCCAGGGTGGGACATGATCGTCTGCGGGCACTACCACTACCGCTTCTTGCGCGAATCGGGGACGACGCGGATCGTGAACCCAGGCGCCGTCGTGCGTGTCAAGGCGAGCGTTGGAGACCTCGCACTGGAGCCCGCAGTGTACGGGTGGAATCTGAACACTAACGAGCTGGAGTTGATCCCGTTGCCGCATCTGCCATCGAAGCAGGTTTTCCAGCCGGTCATTGTCGACGCTGGGAAGTCGCAGGAGCCAGAGGTGCTGCAGGCGTTGATGGCGCAGTTGCAGACGCGCAACGATCAACGTCTGAGCCTGAGTGAAGTCGCGCATCGGGTGATGGCCGAGCGTGAGACTGAGGAGCCGGTACGGGCGCGTGTCCTCGATGCGTTGGCGGACGCCGAGGCCGGCTATGGCGCGGGGAGGAAGGCGTGATGGACGACATCAACACGCTGCGGGCACGTGTGGCGTCGATGCGGCAGTTGCACGCGCAGGCGCAGCAGGACGCCGCGGCGAAGACCGCGGTGGTGCACACACTCCTGGAGCAGCTGCAAACCGAGTTCGGCTGCACTAGCGTGGAAGAGGGACAGCAGCTCCTGCAGCAGCTCGATCAGAAGGCGTCGACGTTGACCACGACGCTCACGCAGCTGCTGGCGGCGGTGGAGCAACAACTGGGTGGGGTGGAACGTGCGGGAGCAAGTCACAGCGGTTCGGCGACGGTACGAGCGGCTTAGTGAACGCCAGCGGCAAGTTGCCGCGGAGTTGACCACGACCGCGGCCTCGCTCGCCGCGCTGGCCGAGCAGTCGCGCGTCGAGCAACTGGCGCACGACACGGTCACGGCGATCGACATCGTCTATCGCAAGCTCGCGCTCGATCGTGTCGAGCAGCTTGTGACCATCGGCCTGCAGGCGATCTTCGAGCACGACTACGCGTTCCGTTTCCACGTCGAGCCGAAACGTGGCCAGGCCGAGACGACGATCATCATCTCGGACCAGGGGAAGGATCTCGACCCTACGACGGAGATGGGTGGTAGCGTCGTCGATGTCGTTTCCTTGCTGTTGCGTGTCGTGCTGTGGACGCAGATGCACGAGCGCTCGGCGCCGCTTTTCTTGCTTGACGAGCCTGCCCGCATGGTGTCGGCGCAGTACCGGCCTGCCTTGGCAGCGTTCCTCCAGCGCCTCTCGAAGGAGCTGCAGGTGCAGTTCTTCATCGTGACCCACGAGCCAGCCATCGCGTCGTCGGCGGACCGCGTCTTCGAGGTCACGAAGGACGGCCAAGGGGTAAGTCATGTGGGGATTCTGCGGTGAAGTGTGGTACATACGGCATGGCGGTTGGGGTGGCGGATGGACGGGACGGATCAGAACGCGTTGATGACGGCGCTCGCCGAGCGCATCGACCAACTCGTATCGACCAATCCGCGTCTGCAGGCGCTCCTGACCCAGCTCGTCGAGAGCAAGCACATCTCCTCCATGCGTCGCACGTGGCTGCCGCGTCACCGTACGTTGCGACAGGCGCACGCCACCGACCCCGCGGCGTTCGGCCAGAAGGTTCTCACAGCCACGCAGACCCAGCGTGGGCTCGCCACCAAGCTGGAGAAGCAGCTGCACGACCAGATGCAGGCATCGCTCCGCGCGATCGAGACTTTGGCCTCGCAGCGCAACAAGATCCTCACCGGCTTGCCGAAGCTCACGCGCACCAAACAGACGCACGCCCGGCAACAGTCGCACGTGCTGGCGAGCCGTCAGCTTGGGATCGCGGCGAAGTTCAAGAACGATCTGCGGCAGTCCTACGTGAACGCATTCCTCGCCGGCATGCGCGCCTCGGGGCACCCCACACGCCCGACGCAAGAGGAGCTGCGCTGGGTCGACAGTGCGTGGAAGCACGAACTGCGCTACGTGAACCGGCTGGTCGGCGAGATCAGCCAAGGCACGCCGGTCGATCGGCTGCAGCATCGCATCAAGATGTACCCGCGCGTGGTACGCGCGATGTTCGACGCCGGCCGCGTGGCTGGAGGGCACCCAGACGCGTTGATCTACTGGGAAGTCGACCACGACGCCGAACACTGCCCGGATTGTCTCTACCTGGAGTCCCTTGCACCGTTCACTGCGAAGACGTTGCCCACGACACCGCGGGCGGGGCTCTGTCGGTGCCTTGGCAACTGCAAGTGCCGGCTCGTCACGGTGCACGCGACCAATGCCGTGGTGCGCAAGCGTAACCGCGAACTACCTACACGGGAGGCGATCGTGCGGAAGATCCAATCGGCGCGGAGAGCCTGATGCGGCTCGTGAACCTGACCCCGGTGGCGATCGTCATCGAAACCCCGAGTGGGCAGCGCGTGCTCGAACCGTCCGGGCGCGTCGCGCGTCTGAACACCGTGCAAGAGCCTGACGAGAGCGTCGACGGCGTCGAATGCGTCCGCACCAGGATCCGTGAGGTTCTCGGACTGCCGGAGGCGACGGTGGGCGTGGTCTACGTTGTCTCGCCACTCGTCGGACAGTTCGCCCACCGCCACGACGTCGTCTGCCCGGACACCGGCCCGACGGCCATTCGTGATGCTGACGGAAAGCTGATCGCCGTGCGGCAGATGCAGCGCTTCTGAGGGAGATCATGGGGGACAAGACACGAGGGTTGTACGGCAAGTTCTACGTCGCGCGCGTGGACGAGTCCGACATGCCTGGTGGAAAGCACCAAGGATGCGACTACTTCGTGCTCGACCTCTCTCACGACCCGTACGCTGGTCCGGCGATCCAGGCGTACATCGACGCGTGCAAAGACGAGTACCCACTGCTCGCCGAGGATCTCCGCAAGAAGCACCTCGGTGAAAAACGTCCGGCGCAGGGAGTCGCCACGGACGCCGAACCGGAGGACGCATGACCAACGTCAACATCAAGCTGCCAATCCTCGACATTGAGGATTACGACATCCCGCACGAACGTGCCGGCCAGGTGAGCAACGAGATCCAAGGCTCGGTGCAGTACGCGTTCATCGGTTCCGGTCAGGGTGGTTGTCGCTTGGCGCGTGAGTTCTACCACCTCGGCTACCGCAAGACGCTCTGCTTGAACACGGCGCCGCAGGACCTGCTGCTGGTCGACTTGCCGGATACGCAGAAGCTCCTGCTCGACATCGGTCAAGGCGGTGCCGGCAAGAACATGGAGCGTGGCGAGAAGGCCGCGGTGGCGCACCGGCAGGAGATCTACGATCTCATGCGGCGAGTCTTCGGCAAGGTCGACCACATCATCATCTGCGCCTCGGCCGGTGGCGGCTCGGGTGGCGGGAGCGTGTTCGCGCTCATCATGGTCGCCAAGCGGTACCTGCGTTACATCGGCTACGACGATGTCGACCAGCGCGTCGGCGTGATGGTGACGCTGCCGACGCGCGGCGAAGCCAGCTCGCCGAAGGTGGCGGTCAACGCCTACGACCTAGTGCAGCGGCTCTCTGATCTCGCCGAGGCCAAGCAGGTCACGCCGCTGATCATCATCGACAATGACAAGATCAAGCAGCTGTACTCGGGACTGCCGGTGGCGACGTTCTGGCCGACGCTCAACAAGAACGTCGCGCAACTCTTCGACGCCTTCAATCGACTCTCGACGCAGAACTCGCCGTACACCACGTTCGATCCCGAGGACTACCGTACGATTATCACTGGCGGCGGTCACTGCATCTTCGGGCTCACGACCGTGAAGGGCATGGACACCGAGACGGTCGAGGAGACACGGATCTCGAACGCCCTGAAGGCCAACTTGGAGAAAACACTCCTGGCCGGAGGTTTCGATATCACCACGGCGACGCACGCGGCGTGCTGCGTGGTCGGCGGCGAGCAGATGTTCGCCCAGCAGGCCGGGCTTCAGGATGCGATCGAGTACGCGTTCGACACCCTGACGCAGATGACCGGGGAGGCGATGGTGCACCGCGGCATCTACCAATCGGAGCGTGAGCTGTTGCTCGCCTACACCATCTTGAGTGGACTCAAGCGACCTGATGAGCGGTACTTGGAGTTGAGCCGGCAGGCGCAGCGCGCATACCCATGAGTGACGACGACGACTTCGCACAGCTCGTGCAGAAGACCTTGGCGCCGCTGGTACAGGTGAAGGACTTCACCATCCAGAAGCGTCGCGTCCAGGTCGTGTTCGACTTCTTGAACATGAACTCGTTCGTCGAGAAGCAGCTCGACCAAGCGTTGCGGATCTGGCAGGCACGCTACCCGGGCGCTGGTCTGTCGATCATCCCCGAGAACGAGAACTACCGCGTCCGCTACCCGTTCCACCGTGAAGAGTTCGAGACCATGGGTAAGGCGATCCTAGTCTCGGGCCAGCACGCCAGACCAGCCCCTGGCAAGGTCACTATCAACGTTGGCGAGATTCGCCGCTTAACCGACAACGAGGAGGAGTGATGTCGGACGACGATGAGTGGGAAGACGACGACTGGGAAGACGACGATGATGACGAGTTCCTGTGCGGTGGGTGCAAACAGGATCAGCCAGCCAGCTGCCGGTGCGACGAGTGCGATCTCTGCCCAGACTGTTGTGACTGCGACGACGAAGAAGATGAGGAGTGGTGAATAGCACGAGGCCGTGCTATGCCGCGCAACGGGTGAGGAGAGCGGACAGTGGTGAGGTGGTGGCGGCGAACACGGAACCGGCTCGGGCGCATCGCGCGCACGGCCGTCGAATCCCTCGTGGTCGTTTCGTCGATCGCGTTGCGCGCCTGGTTGTCGCGGCAGTGGCGCGACGCGATCGCCTACCACATCATCGTCGCCCTTGGGTATCGCGTACCGGTGTGGAACGGTGACGTCCACGAGGAACGTGACAGTGAGCGAAGCATCCGCATCACCACAATCGAACTTCGGGACTGAGGGGAGTTGGGGGATGGTAGAAGGGCAAGAGGTCGAGATCTACCGGTCTATGTTGCAGCCGTTCGCGCTGCAGAAGTGCAGCGTGCAGAACCTGTACTTGGCGCCGGGTAACTCTACGCAAGGGCTCGACCGATCACTGCTCGGTGCGCTCTTCGACCGCCGCGTCCCGTTCTGGACCAACGTCAAGCGTCGTGGCCGTGACCTGTTGCTGGAGTTCGAGCGCATCTCCCTGCTCATCCGCGGCGGTTTCACTGTGCATGTGAACGAGCCCGCGTCGAAGGACGATGTGGTGCGGCTCTACTTGGGGCACACCGCGGACACCAGCCGTCCACCGCAGGCGCGAGCGCAGCGCATTGCCGTGCGCCCAAACGGCAAGATGCGGGTGACGTTGCTCTCGCCGGAAATGTACGCCGCGATCTATCGACGCTTCGGGAGTGACGTGCTCTCGCAGGCGGTCGACGTGCCCCAGCTCTACGACGACAGCCGTGAACTGGGGAAGCCGATCGGGGCGTACCTGCTCGATCAGAACAACGTCGCCGGGATCGGCCCGCGGACCGCGGTAGAAGCGATCGTGGTGATGGCGCAGTGCGACTTGTCCACGCCTGTGCGGGAGCTGACACCAGAACAGTTTGGGACGTGCGTGTTCGGCGCACAGCTTGTGGCGATCACCGCGCTCGTCCAGCAGGTACGGAAGGGAGAGGCATACCCCTACCGCTTGCCAGCGGAGACCGAGACAGCAGACCGGCAATGAAGGGGGTAGTCCAGTGGCACAGTCGAAGGGAGTAGATCGTGGGTTCATCGACCCCAACGACAGCTCACGGTACGTGATGCACGGGCATCGGGAGCTGAAGATCCCCAAGCGGTGGGAGGAACTCACGCCGGGGATGTTCTTGGCGATCATGGACGACATCGCCAATCGCTACCCGTTCTTGAACACGAAGGATCTGAAGTCGACGCTCGAAGGGATCCGCGAGGAGATGGCGCAGATGCGCAAGCTCATGCAGCAGCTCGTCGACTTGGAAACAGAGCTGGGCGACTAGCCGATCTGTTCCGCGACCGTCACGTTTCGCGACCGTCGGCAACGTCGCCCAACAACCCCATGGGAGGTGGCTGTGGATGCGGTAGATGTGGAGGGGCGGCTGTACGTGCAGATGCAACGTGCCGCCAGGCTCGCGCGACGCGCGTGGCCAGAGGAACAGGACCGACCGGTCGAGGGGCTTTGCAAAGAGCTTCTCGCACACCTGCTCGAAGAAGGCGGCGAACTCGCCGGGGCGATTCGCAGCTATCACGGCCGGCGTCTGCGGCCGGAGGTGAGCGGCTCGCACAAAGAAGTCACGCTGGAGATGGGCGACGTGCTGATCGTGTGCTTGCGCATCGCGTTTCTGCAGCAGGTGGATCCATACTTGGCCATCGACTTGAGCCTCGACAAGTTCGAGCGCCGGGTCGAAGCACTCGAACGTACGCTGGCAGGAGGGTGAGATGGGGATGGATGTGGAGGGGTACGAAGAGCTGCGCGCAGTCCTCGAAGGTGCCTACGATCAGGCCGCGCGCGGCAAGGGGAAGGAGCGGCACGCTGGTGGGCAAGTCTACACCAGACAGCCGATCTTGATGATCCCGGCACTGATCGCCGACGAGACCGACGACAGCTTGCGCTATCAGGCGATCAAGAAGCTGACCGAGTCGAAGCGGCTCCCAACCGAGCGTGCGATTGCCGAGTGCTACGGCGCCATCATCTACACGGCGACCATGATCATGCGCATGAAGGACCGGCTCCTACCAGTCCAGGACACGGTCGCACCTTCCCGGCCGCGAGTCTCTAGGAAACGCCGCGCGGCGTAGAAGCGCATTGACGCTTTTTCAAGATCTATGCTAGCGTTCGCCGGCATGGATCTGGTGTTGTCCTACCTGTTCACGGGCGCGGTCGTCGGCGTCGTCCAGTGGCCGTACGTCGAGCTACTGGCCGACGAGGCGATCCGTGCCCGGAACGCTGCACCGCAGCTGCGCCGGCCACTTCTGGTCGTGACCTTCACCTTGGTCGTCATCTTCTGGCTTCCGGCCGGCCTTTGGTACGTCTACCGGCGCGTTGGCACGCTCCTCGCACGTTTGCACCGGTAGGCAGATCAACCCAACTGAGGGAGGTATTGAGGTTATGGCACTGGTGAATACCCGCAGGGCGGTCGCAGAGCAGCGGACGTTCTCGAAGCGCTTGCTCGACGCGGCGCGTGAGTGCGCCCGGCTCTCGCACCTGAAGCACTTCTTCGAGGATCGGCACGACGCGGCCAAGACCGTCCTGTTCGCTGCTGTCGAGGCCGAGCCGGGCGTGGTCGTCGGGCCGGGCAACTCCCTCGGCAAGAAGCAGGGCTTCGAGTTGGGCTCGATTCAGCGCAACGAGAAGTACACCTACAAGCTCGACAGCGACGCGCTGTTCGACGCGGTCAAGCGCGGCAAGATCTCGAAGGCGGACTTCGGGGCGTTGGTCAGCGGCGTGAACTCCGAGCTGTGCGCGCAGCTGTTCAACGGCGACACGCTACCGGTCATCCTCACCAAGGAACAAGAGAAGGATGACAAGGGGAATCCGCTGACGATCGACAAGTTCGTCCCAAGCACGCTGGCGCTCGCGCCGTTCATCGCGTTGGCCGACGACATCACGCGTGTGGACGACGAGATCTTCGCGCCGCTGCTCCTGCCCGACCTGCACGTGGCGCCGAAGCGTAAGAAGGCGGCGGCGTCGTAAGACGACCGCGGTCACAGCCGCACCGCCAGTCGGTTCCCCCTACTGGCGGTGCGGTTTCCTGGGGGAGGTGTGGGGATGCTGCGGAAGCAGGTTCGAGTCGGCCGGACCGTGGTCACCATGGTGTTCGACACCGTCACGCAATGCTGGTGGTCTGATCAACAACAGATTCCCACTGCCGCAGAACGCATTTCCGCTCGTTTGCGCGGCGAGGGTACGTACAAGGCAGGCATGCTCCGTGCCGGCAGCGAGCCTGAGAAGCGAGCCCCGATCGCGAAGCCTGGCACGTACCATCGCCGGCTGCACATGTACAAACCGCGTGTGCGCCGTCGATGATCATCAACGACCGTATCGTTCGGCGGAAGTTGCTGGACATCGCTTGGAGTGTGCTCGATGCCACCCAGGCGCGCCCTACGTGGCCTCCAGAAGTCCAGCCGATCAGCCAGGTGTTCAGCCGCTCGTACTTCGTCGGCCGTGTCTTCGAGGATCTCGATGTCTGCCACGCCTGCCAGGTGGCGCGCTCAACGCCGTGCTGGCTCGATCAGCGCGACCAGAAGTGCACCGGCAGTGTCTGTTGCGGCCTGTGTCTCTCGGCGAGCTACTTGGTGCAGGTCAACACCGAGCTGGCCGCGGTGCCGGCTGGTGCGTTGCCGGCGGAACGCTCCGACGGAGTCGGCTACCATCTGGGCCAGTGGTGGTGGCTCACCAGGCGCACGCAGAATCAGTACGTGTGGGCGGTCGAGCCTGCCGATGGGACGACGCTGCGCGTCCCGAAGATCAAGCGCACGCTGACGGTGATCGAGCAGTTGCGCGGGCCGGGCGGCGGTGGGGCACTCACCTGGAAGCTGTGCGACGCGCAGCATGCCCGTCTGGCGAACGACTCGGACCTTTTTTGCGGAGCGCAGCACTACGCCAAGGGCGGGTGCCCGATCAGCATGGTGACGCCCGATCTCAAGAACGTCGAGACCGTTTTGGCAGCTCAGGCCGAGTCGATCGTGACGCGATGCACCGACTTCGTTCGGCAGGTCAGTATCGCCAACTTCTCCCGGCTCAAGTACCAGGCCAATCTTTTCGTCACACCCCAGGTCTGATCTGGCACAGATCTCGCACCTTTGTCCCGGTATGAGCAACGCTGACGTGTACAAGAAGGTGACCGAGCGGGTCGTGGGCCTGCTCGAACAGGGAACGGTGCCGTGGCACAAGCCGTGGGTCGGCGGGCAGCGAGGCCTGCCCCGCAACCTGATCTCGAAGCGGCCGTACCACGGCTGCAACGTGTTCTTCCTCGCCGTGCAGCAGTACGAGTCGCCCTACTGGCTGACCTTCCACCAGCTCAAGCAGCTCGCCGGCTGCGACCAGCCCTTCTGCAAGAAGCCGCACGAGCACGGGCTCGTGATCAAGGGCGAGAAGGGTACCCCGATCGTGTTCTGGCGGACGCGGCAGTTCACGCAGGTCAACCAGGCGACGGGCGAGGATGAGACGGTCAACGTGCCGCTGGCGCGCATCTACACCGTCTTCAACGTCGCGCAGGTGACCGGCATCGAGGACAAGCTGCCCGATCGCGCCGCGCTGCCAGACAACGACCTCGCCCCGCTCGACGCGTGCGAGCGCATCATCCACAACATGCCACAGCGCCCGGAGATTCGGCACCAGGAGCAGCGCGCGTACTACCGACCGCTTGCCGACTTCGTGAACCTGCCGCTCTTCGACACGTTCGAGTCGGCCGAGGCCTACTACTCGACGGCCTACCACGAGCTGGGCCACGCGACCGGTCACAAGTCGCGGTTGAACCGCGCGACGTTGAACGACCTCGTCGACTTCGGCGACACGAACTACTCGCAGGAGGAACTGGTCGCTGAGTTCACCGCGGCCTTTCTCTGCGGCATCGCCGGCATCGAGAACACGACGGTCAACACGTCCGCGGCCTACCTGAAGGGCTGGATCAGTCGACTGCAGGCGGATCCGCAGCTGCTGACGCGCGCAGCGTCGCAGGCGCAGGCTGCCGCCGACTACATCTTGCACGTGCAGCCCGAGCAGGCGGTGGAGGGGGAGTCGGATGCCGTCGCGGAATAGCACGGCGAAGGACCTGGTCACGCTCTCGTTCCGTGCGCTCGTTGCGCGCGTCAACGAGCGTGTACGCCTCTCCGAAGCGGATCTGCTCGGCGCCGCACAGCGCGTGAACGCCACCAATGTCGTGCTCTGCGAGAACATCGACATCAAGAGCCGCATCTTTGGTGAGCGCGCGGTCGTGCTGGTCGGTGGAGAAGCGCCATACGCCGACGTCGACGCGGTGAAGCCGTTGCTGCGGACGGTGAGGGGTGTCTCGTGCACGCTGGTGCCGCGATACACCGCCACCGTTCCGCTCAACCGCACCGAGAGGCACGCATGAAGCGCCCGCTCGCGACGCGGACACGCCGCCCGCCGTTGGCCGGCCCGTTCGCCGTGCTCATCGTCCCCGAAGAGAAGTTCATCCTGACTCAGGATGTGGTCCCGCCGGTGCCAGTGCATCCGCGCTCGCACCGGCTCACGCAGCTGCCAGTGGTGGCGTCGCTCACGAGCGAGCAGGCTGCGCTGTGCGTCTGGGCGTTCCCCAAAGGTGGACTCGCCGACGTCGCTAAGCGATTGCGTCAGCTCGCTGCGGTGCTCGAAGGTACTCAGGAGCTGCTCTAGGCACGGCATTCGCATGTCTGTGCCGATAGAGAAAGGACCACATGGTGCACGATGGACTCAGAGTGGATCGGAATCCGGCATTTGCTGGGAGGTACGTTCTCGCCATTGTGCGGAGACTTCCCAGGTTTCATCACAGGCAAAGTCGCCAACTGCAACTGCCCGACGTGCCTCTCGTTGTGGGATGCACGGGGCGGCGCCAGGCACTTGACGGCCGATGACGTCGAGATTGTGGGTCACTAGGAGGATCACATGACCAAGATCGGACGAGGGTTGATCACGGCACTCGCAGTGATCGCGTTGCTCTGCGCGGTGGAGTCGGCGCAGGCGCAGCGTCACGGACGGAACGGCAACCAGACGTTCACGTTCAACCAGAACTACAGCTACGGGCCGAACAACAACGGCCGCGACCTCGGCTACGCGAATCTCGGGCTCACCGCGTTCCTCGCGCTCCTCGACTCCGGCACCGGCGTTCGCCAGAACGGCGTGCCGGCGCCTGGCTACGACACCTACCCCGGTGGTGGTGTCGGCGGGGCCTGGGCCGGTGGTGTGGTCGTCGGCGGGGCACCCGTCGTCGTGACCGGTGTCGGACCGGTTGTGGTCTGTGACAACCCGAGCTGGTGCACGTGGCCGTCGCCGCTCGGACCTGGTCCGGGCTCCAACGGCTTCGCGGCCGGCGTGCGGGCCGGTCAGCAGATCGCGCGTGAGCGGCGCATCGCCGGCTCGGTCGCCTACCACCAGAACTACGCGGCCGGCTTGGAGCTGGGCGCGGCCGGGGGTGCGTACGCGCCGTGACCTCGCCGGCTCCCACTCGGCGCCGGTCCGGACTCGCAGGTGATGTCCGGGCCGGCACCCTCGGTTCACTGATAGCCAGCGCAGTGGTGGTGCTTGCACTCCTCTGCGCTGGCCACGTGTTGGCCGCGGCGTTCGCGGCCGTGTGCGCGTACATCGGGTACCGCATTGCCCGATGGATCTTCGTCGACATCGTCGCGCCGGTGGTGGAGACCACCGCGCGCATTATCACACGAGCTGCAGGAGGAGGGGTGGCTGATGGGAGCGAAGTGGTACGGAACAGCGAAGAGCGCGCAGACTAACCTGCTCGCGCTTTATCGCTACGAACAAGGCGACGATGACACCGTCCAGGCACACAAGATCGAGACGCGTGGCCTCGACACTGACCGAGTGGGGCACCGTGCTACCGCGGACGTCGCCAACGCCAAGGTGCTCGCGTTGGCGATTCTCCACGATCTGCTCAACGAGGATCCACAGGAGTACCCGCACACGCGTGCGACGCCCCTGGCCGAACAACTGTACGCGACGTTCTGGGGCACGCAGCTCGAACGGCTGCACGTAACGCAGGACGAGCTATGGGAGTGGGTGCGATCACAAGGCGAAGCGGGCGGGCCGTTGCGTGTCGGCGACTCGTCCGTGCCGGATGGCACGCCGTCGACCCCGCGCGCCATCGTGCGCATCACGACCGAGAAGGTGTCGCGATGATCACCAGCGTCGCGAACCTCCGGTACGGCGCTACGTACGACGTCTACTGCGGGCGGGCGATGCCGGACCGCAACCTGCCAGAATCACCGTGGGCCAACCCGTTCCGCATCGGATCGGACGGCGACCGTGACGAGGTGATCCGCAAGCATCGTGTCTGGCTCTTCGAGCACCCCCAGCTCGCCGCGCGCGTGAAGGAAGAGCTGTACGGCAAGATCCTCGGCTGCTGGTGCGCTCCGCAGCGCTGTCACTGCGACACCTATGTCGAGCTAGCTGAGGCACACGAGATCCTGATTTCTGGCGGACGCGAGTGGGTCAACGACACGATCATCCGCAAGGCGCTCGCGCGTGTTCCGGCTGGTACGATCATCATCCACGGCGGGCAGCGCGGCGCTGACACCGTCGCCGATCGCGTCGCCAAGGAACTCGGATTCGACACGATTGCGTTCCCGGCCTGGGGAGCTGGGGCTGACCAGCGACTGGCGCGGTCCGGCAAGGGTGCCGGGAATCTTCGCAACCTCCGCATGCTGCTGCGCTCCCCAAAGCGCGTGCTCGCGTTCCATGACGATCTCGAAAACCAAAGCCGCGGTACCAAGCACTGCGTCACTGCGGCGCAGTTCGCCGGCATCACCGTCGAGCTGTTCACCTCAACCGGCGCGGAGATTTTGCTCACGCCGTTCAGTCGAGAGGAGAGTCTCAATGCGCTCGCTTCTACTCAGTAGTCTCACCATCCTGCTGACGTCGACGGCGGCGCTGGCGGGCAGTGTCACCTTCGAGAACGTGCCCGGCACCGAGAACTACCAGGTGCGCAACCAGCTCGGGCAGATCCAAGGGACGCTCGAACGGCAGTACGATCCGAACGCCCGCGCCTACCGCTTCCGCGACGGGTCGAACGGCCAGCTCTCGGACTGGAAGCTGGAGGACAAGGGCGGCAAGACCGTGCTCGTGCCGAGCCCGTTCCGCCCACACAACTGAACCTTGCAATCGCGGACATACTGTGAAAACTTCTGCGCCCGTGAGTCAGGTGAGGGTGCAAGATGCGGCTGCTTGAGGATACGGATCGTCCCCACGTCATGTTCGACTTGGAGGCGCTCGGCAACCCGCCGCAGGGCGCGATCGTCGCCATCGGGGCGTGCAAGTTCCGCATGTTCGGCGACGGGCCAGAAGGCGAGCCGTTCTATGCCACGATCAAGCCAGACTCGTGCGTCAAATACGGACTGCGCCTCGACCCGAGCAACATCAACTTCTGGCTGAAGCAGCCAGATGAGGCACGCCTCGCGCTGTTCCAGCCGCCGCAGCGCTCGCTGCTCGACGTCCTGATTGACTTCCGCACGTGGTACGAGGGCTCAGCAACAATCTGGTCGCACGTGACGTTCGACAGCCGTCTGCTCGACGATGCGTTCGATGCAGTCGACCGGCAGTTTCCGTACTCAAAGCGTGACCATCGCGACCTGCGCACGCTGTTCGACCTCGCCTACGGCTACGGCAAGCAGCCGCGCAAGGTCATGCCGGAAGCGGTGCGTCACCACGCGCTGCACGACGCCACCAAGCAAGTCTACCAAGTCCAGGCAGCGCTCAAAGTGCTGCGCGGCGATCCGGAACCGAGGAGGGCAGATGGCGACCAATGACGTGCCGGGCGCGAACCCGGCGAACAACGACACTTTGCACGAAGGGTGTTGGGCCGAGCACGAGGACGGCTCACTAATCCTCGTGCAGGGCATGCAGCCCGAGGACAACCGCGTCATCTTCTCGGTGTTCGATCTCGCCAAGGGCTTGGAGTACCGCACGGCGATGCCGGAGAACAACTTCAAGAGCCGCTTCTCGTGGAAGCCGAGCGATCCGAAGTCGGCGAAGTGGACCTGGCACGACAAGACCGCCTTTCCGTGGGATCGCATCATGCAGTCCTTCCCGCCCGGCGAGCGCCCACCGTTCGCTGAGCACACGATCTCACAGGCCGAGCGCGTGAAGCGAGATCTGCGCCGCCGCGGGATCGAGGTGAAAGAGAGCAAGCTCGCGGACGTCGGCAGCGTGGCGTACGAGCGCACGACCAGCGTGATCGCCATCATCGGTGACAAGATCACCCGCGCGTTCAACGAGCTGCGCAAGTAGGCCGATGGCGCGTGGCAAGAAAGCAGAGGCTGCGGCCGAGGCCTCGATCCCCGAACCACCGGCGCCACCGCCCAGCTCGAACGTGCGGACGGACATGTACTGTACCGAGTGCAGCAAGCGGTTCATTGCAAAGCTCGATCTCGGGCTCGACGGCAACCACGTGATCGAGTGCCCGTGGTGTGGGCACGAGCACTGTCGCGTGGTGAAGGACGGCAAGGTCACCGAAGATCGCTGGAGTACTCGCGCACAGAACACCCACCGCGTCGAGCGTCGGCACGTCTGGAAGCACGACTCGCTGCCGGCGCAGACCTCCTCGGCCTCGTGGTTCATTCACGAGATGTGGCTCGATCGGATGACGCAATGATGATCGACAACAAGGGATGGGGCTGGACGGACGACGATGATGACGGTGGCACCGGCTGCCGGCACAGCAACAGGAAACACGGGTGGATCACGCAGATGTGGCCAGACTCGGGGACCTACAACAATCAGCCAACGACGCAGACCTCCGGCAACTACTATCGGTTCGTGCTGAACTCGATCACATCGGCGACGAACAACTCGATGACGGTACAGTACGGCGGTCTGCAGCAGACACAGATTCAGTACGTGTCGCCGCGCATGCAATGGACCACTGGCATCAGGGAAGTGCCGGCGCGTGGTCGCAATGACCACATGAAGCTCGAAGCCGGTGAGAAGATGCGGATCGAGCTGCCCGACGGCGCAGTGCTCGTCGTTGAGGAGAGCGGGGCGTACACCTTGGTCGACAAGGACGCGAAGCTCACCTACAGGGCCAACCGCATCCGCGACTGGAACCCGTACCTGAACGCATCGGATCTGCTCGCCGAGTTCGTGCAGTATCTCGGCTCGCTCGGACTCTCGCGCAGCGATGCGAAGGCGATCCCCATCGAGCTGTTCATCAACTGGTTGGTGATCGAGGCCGCACGGGTGGATGGCGAAGAGGCGCCGCCGGACGTGCGAGTGCTTGACCACCCAGCGCTGCCAGCGCCGACCAACCCTCGCTGGAACATGCGCTGCATCCAGTGCCGGCGCTTCATCCCGCGCCGGCTTGCCGAGAAGCAGATCATGGTCTGCAGCCCGGAGCACATGCAAAGGTTCCTGGAGGCGGCGTGAAGCGGAAGGATGCGCTGCGACTGCTTGACTTGGTCGAGGTCACCATCGACGGCCAGCAGCACGTGATGCCGCGGGTGTTCAACGAGGTCTGCGTCGTGAACGCACTGCCCACCGACGATCTGCGATCGTATGTTGGCGCGCACAGTACGCCACCGTACCCGTCGCATCCCGAGCCACGTATTAGGGAACTCGCCCGTGGCGTTGTCGAAGGTCGCGTGTTCTGCGATCGCATGGTCTGCGATCGCGGCAATCTCGACATGATCTTCATGCCGCTTGTGTTCGATACCGCGATCGCGCGAGCCAGGCTCGTGATGCGCGGTGGCGCATTGTACGCCAACATGACCGACACGCTGGGCTCGTACGGCGTCAACGGCTACCCGACCTTTCACACGGTTGGCATTATGAACCGCGAGGATGGTGAACGGTTCTACCGACTCATCGAGTCGATGCAGGAGACTTTGCGCGCCATGGAGAGCGCGCCACTTGAGGGAGGATGAGGACCATGCCCAAACGAGCCACGATCCACACGCTGAAGGAGCTGGAGCAGCGACGCGACGCTCGCACTGCCAAGCCGGACGCCTGTGATCTTCGCTGTGAGAACTCGAACCCGTTGAACCCGTGCACCTGCCGCAAGTGCGAGGGCCGGTGCCACGGGTCGCGCAAGATCACGCCGCAGCATCTCGAAGCCCTCTGCGATCGCAAGCTCCGCGACCCAGAGCTGTCGTCGGCCGAGAACCGTTTCTGGATGCATCAGCTACGAGCGCTCATGTCCTACGAGGCCGAGCAGCAGCACCGTCGCCGCAGACGGAAGCGCGCCGCCTGATGGACGAGAACAAGAAACGCCGGCTGGTCGAGCTGCTCTATCGGATCCGACCGTGTTGTGGGTTGTGCAAACACGGGTCGTTCCGGCCGGGACAGTACTTCGGCATGTGCGGGAAGAACACCTACGAGCATGGCAAGCACACCGGTCCGCCGCGGCAGCTCTCAATCTCGCGCTATGGCGTCTGCCTTGCGCCTGAGCTAGACGAGTCCAGGCTGCAGACTCTTGAAGGGTTTGGCGAGTTTGTCGACGGCTGATGGCACGGTCCTCGCACCTTTGGCCCGGTATGACTGGGAGTGCAAGTGTTTGAACTGGGAGACCAGGTGGTCGTCGTCGGGCCGGGCTCGAATCCGTGGGTTGGTCGCACTGGGACCGTTGTCCAGGTCCTCGGCGACGACGGGCCGTTCCCGTATGTTGTGAGCGTCGACGACACGCAGATCGTCGCGCAGGTGGCTGATCTGCAGCTGCATGCGCGGCCGTTGCCGGCGCTCGATCCGGACGACGATCTCCCGTGGGACCGTTGGCAAGCTGAGTGGGAGGCGCAATGCCGCGTAAGAACGTGAAGGCCCAACCGACCGACGAGCTGGAAGACGTCGCCGCGGAGAATCCGGAGGGTGAGGAGGCCGAGGTCGAGGAGAAGGCCAAGCCGATCTTTCGCAGCGCGCTCTCAGCTAGCGTCGCCGATCAGATCTGGAACGAGTTCACGGCAAGTGGTGGACGGACGCAGTTCGGTCCGGATGACAAGGAAGTCATCGTCGAGGTCACGCCCGACGAGAAGAGCCTCGTGATCCGTGCACGGGCGAGCCGACCGGCGTACGCCGATCAGCCGAAAGAGTTCATCAAAAAGGTGGCGGGCCGCGTCGAGTCGACGGCCAAGCGGGCGATCGAGGAAGTGTACCTGCGAGCACTCAGCGAGGCCCAGCGTTTGATGCTGATCGCCGAGCTGTTCGATCTCTTCGAGCGCAAGCTCGTGATCGGCGACAACGAGGAAGCACTGGCGCGCATCGAGGCTATCGCCTCGCGCACCAAGCGCACGCTCTTCTACGAGCAGATGACCGAGGACGACGTCGTGTTCTGGCTCGACGAGGCGCGCATCGTGTACGAGGAGTTGGGGCCGTGGGTGCCGAAGCCGAAGGTTCCGCCGTTGGATCCGCCGAAGCCAGAGGTCGACAAAGAGGACGAGGACGAAGAGTGACCATCGTGGTGTGGTTTGCCCGCGTCGGTACCATGGCGCTTGGGTTCAGCTGCACCACGGTGGGCGCCGCGTGGATGGACGCGTCGCTGATTGTCTGCGGGGTCCTGATCGTGCTACTGAGGGGCCTCGCGTTGTGGTGGTGGGAGGTGTGGGATGGGGCAGTATGCGGTCAACACGTCAGTCTCGATCGAACGGTCACGGGGCGAGATCGAGTCCACGCTCATGAAGTACGGCGCGTCACGGTTCGCGTACCTGAACGATGCCGAGCATGGGCGAGTCGTCATCGGCTTCACAGCTAACAATCGGCTGCTCCGCTTCGAGCTGCCGGTTCCGCGGCGTGATGATCCCAAGTATCAGCGTGACGGCCGCAACGCGAAGCGATCGGCCGACGCGCAGTACAAGGCGTGGGATCAAGAGTGTCGCTCGCAGTGGCGTTCGCTCGCGCTCTCGATCAAGGCGAAGCTGGAGTCCGTCGCCGCCGGTATCGAGACGTTCGAGACCGCCTTCCTCGCGCACATCGTCGTGCCGGGTGAGAACAAGACCATGGGCGAGTGGGCGATCCCACAGCTCGCCAAGGCATACGAGACGCAGAAGCGGATGCCTGCGCTCATCCCGGACTTGCGGTGACGTCATGACACTGCAGGAGCGGGTGTTCAGGTTCATTGACTCGACGGCACTGCACGGCGCCACCGACGACGAGATCGCGGCAGCATTGAAGCGCCAGCCTCAGAAGGCGAGCGCGAAGCGACAGGCGTTGTGGGTTCTCAACCAGCTGACGCAGGACGGGCGCACACGTACTTCACGGACTGGGCAGCAGGAAACCGTCTGGGTAACGAAAGATGCGGTGCGCCGAGCATACGGACTGGCACCGCTGGTTCCGCTGCAGGGTACCTCTCGGCGCACTGATCTCGCCTCACGCCTCTCGTACGCCGCGGTCAAACCGACCTTGGCGAAGAGACACATGAGTACGCTCATGGCGCTCGCCGAGTACATCGCGGCGACGGGATCGAAGCCGACGGGATATGAGCTGCTTGAATATATCAAGGCACGCAGTGGTGCGCCGCTGCTGCTGGATGTGAACAGCGTGCGGCCGAATCTCACCGGATTGAAGGATAGAGGGCTCGTCAAGAAGGTCGGGCCGCTTCGCCATTGCACGAAGTCTCCGACAGGCAAGCGAGCGAACGAGTGGCAGTTGACGGACAGTGGGCGCGCGATGCTGCAGAACGTCGCGCAAACGGATGAACCGGTTGTGGTTGAGGAGGTGGGGCATGCAGTTGGTGGAACCAAGGGTGCATCTGATCGGTAAGCCGCAGTTGCAATGGGACGCAGTCAACAACTACCTGCACGACATTGGGGGTGAGGCGTGGTTCGATCGCATCGAACCGTTGTACCAGGCTGGCGACATCACCGACGCCGAGGCGATGGTCGAGTTCGCTGGTCGGCTCTGTTACCGCGCGTGGGCACCGGGCTTGAACGCGAACGTGACCAAGGTGCGCGAGGACAGCGGCGTGTACCTGCGCAACATCCTGCAGCAACGCCACGGCTCGGTGCTGGAGCACGCATACTGGATCTTCATCTTCCAAGACGTCAGCCGGGTCTGGACGCACGAGTGGGTGCGCCACCGCATGGGCGTCTCGATCAGCCAGGAGTCGCTGCGCTACGTGCGGCTCGACAAGCTGAAGATGTGGATCCCACCATGGGCGCAGCAGGATCTGGAGTTCTTCAACCGCGCCGTCGCACTCGTCGAGGACATGGAGGCTTTCCAGGTCTGGATGGCCGAGCACTTCAACCTCGATCGCGAGGGCATGCCCTTCGACGAGAAGAAGGCCAAGACGTCGTTCATGCGCCGCTTCGCGCCAGAGGGATTGGCGACGTCGATGGTGTGGGGCGGCAACACGCGAGCGGTGCGCCACGTGCTGGAGATGCGCAGCGACACCGCGGCCGAGGAAGAGATGCGCCTTGTCACCGCGCAACTCGGACACATCATGCAGGACGAAGCACCCAAGCTCTTCGGCGATTACGTCGTCGAGGACAATCACTTCAAGACGGAGTTCCGGAAGGTCTGACCACAGGAGGACGGTATGCCTGACACGGAAGCGATGGAGGCGGTCAACGGCGTGAAGGAAGTGCCTATCACGATCGAGGACGCGCAGGAGTGGGTGAGAACGTCCGACGACCTCGGGCTGGTTGGCATGGCCGGCCCGCCGCGGCCGTTCGTTCATCTCTTCTTCACCGTGTTGGAGTACCGGCACTTCCCACCTGACAATCGCGTGCTCAACGACGAGTTCAAGCTCGCCTCGATCAAGTGGGGCGACGTCGTGTGGATGTTCGTCCGCGTGCCGGCGTCGTACCGGCCGCAGGTCGAGGCGGTCGCTGCCGAGATGGGGCTGCGCCTCGGCGATGGGTTGCCCACGATGCTCGGCGGGCCAGACGGCCCGCAACGGTTCCCGATCGACGGCGACAACGTGTACACGTTGGAGAACGTCGGCGGTTCACAGGTCTACCAGTGGACACCGCAGGAACGCGACCTGGCGCTCAAGGACGAGCTGGCGCGCATCCAGCGCATCGTCGACACCAAGCGGGTCTCTCCCGACGACGTCAAGGCGAGCTTGGCGCCGGTCGATGGACGGGTCGGCCACGCGAGTCATCCAGACACCAAGCGCAAGCCGCCACCCGCGGCCGAGCTGCTCGTGCGGCTGCGTGCGAATCCAAACGAGCGTATTCGGCTCGGCACCATCGGCCAGTTCGAGGCCGAAGATCTGATGGTGCTCGCTGGCGCGTTGGCGCCCGAGTTCACCGTCGTGTTCGACAAGGACCAGGAGATCTACGCCGGCAAGATGCCGGTGCGGATCTCCATGAGTCCTGGCGCCCGCCAGCTGATCGCCCGCTACCCAAACCGCGAGCAGGCGATTCTGCACTACGTCACGGCTGCATTCTCGGCCTTCGACAAGGACGCCGTCGAGGCTGGTGGCTACGTCAAGGCGCTCGAAGATTCGCCCAACGACGTGCGGTTGATGTGCGTCTTCACGCCTGGCGACGGAGTCTTGGCCGAGGCTGAGATCATCAGCGTCGAGGAGTTTGAGCGCACACACGGCGCCGACCAGGGCCAGGGCAGCTAGCTTGGCACAGTCCTCGCACCTTTGAGCCGGTATGATCCTGTGGTGCTACACGTGCCGGACGATCAGCACGCATGAGCAGGCGTTGACGCCGGCCGCGACGGTGTACACCTGCACCGACTGCGGCCGGCAGGAGACGTTCACCGCGGCTCCTTGTCGCACGCCGTCGCCGCTGCCGCGTACGCCTCTCGGTTGTCGGTCCACGTGAGCCCGTGGGCTGAGCCCCAGATCATGATGCCGCAGCGCTCGCAGCACCCGGCGCTCGCTGCCGTACTCGGCGATCGTCTGCCGCTGCTCGTCGGTGAGCATCAGTCTTTGCGAACCCGCTGCAGTGCTGGGGTCGTCAGCTCACGGAAGTGCATCCGGCGATCGTTCATCGAGCCCACTAGCTGGCCAGCTTTGCGCTCGTTGACCGCCCAGCGCAGAAGGCCAACGGCCTCCTCGAACAGCTGCCGCTTCGAGCGCAGCCCGAGATCGGTCATCAGTGCTTCGAGCTGCTCGAAGTCTTCCGCGGCGACGTCGCAGTTGAAGCGACGCGTTTCTTCACTCGTCCCCATCCTCATCCTCCTCCTCCACTGTCACCGGTTTGCCCACCATCAGAGCAGGCGTGATCAACGGATCGCTCCGCGACGCGTCACCGACGCGTAGCTTGCCGAGCGGCCGAAGGTGTCGCACCGTGCCCTGCTGAATGAAGTAGCGGCTGTGCGTGACGCAGACTGCGAAGCGCACGCGGCTGGTCTTGTGCTCGACGAGCTGCGTGGCGATCTCACCACACGGCACGGTGTCAGCCGCTCGCACGGCCGCACACGTCATCCGCTTTTTCCGATGCTCTCCCATTGGTTGCGCCAGCTCTAGGGTCATCTGCGTCATATCGACGCGGCACCCGCCCTCGACGGCGACTGCGAGTAGCTCGACCAGTGGCATCGGCGACTGGCCATTGGCGTCGACGTCGCCCTTCACGATCACGTGCGCCGACCCGCTGCGCACGCCGTAGAGGCGGACGGTGTTCGGGTGGTCGGGAGACTGCTCGGCGCGGACGACGTTCGGCGCCGTGCTCTCGATCACCAGGTTGTCGAGTTGAACGGGCCGACCGTGAGAGTCGTATGCGTCGACTGTGACTTCTCGCAGCCGGCCCTGTTCGATCTTGAGGTCTTTGCTCACGTAGCCAACGCAAACTCCGCGGCATCGACCGGTTGTCGCTTCACCGGCGGACTCGCCGCGCGATCATCATCCGAATACGTCCAGCGAGACAGCTGGCGCCACTGCCTCTCCTCCTCATCGAAGGCGAACATCATGTTCATCTGCGCCCGGCCAATGCCTTGGATCTCGATCAACGTCTCCGCGATGCGCTGCGCGAGCCACGAGTCGTCCGGAAACTGCTCGATCGTCAACCCTTTCAGGATGAGGATCGTACCACGGGCTTTCTGCAGCGTCTTGCGCAGCTCGTTGACCTTCTCGGCGCTGTAAACGCGCGGGGTGCTGAGGGCATCGGCGTGTTTGATCGGCTCTCGCACCGCGTGGCCGGCGGCGAGTAGCGTACGAATCCGATCACGCAGCCGCTCTTCGAGGAGCTTCACGCAGAGGCGGTGGCTGTTGCGGTGCTTCACGTTGACGCCCAGCTCGGGGATAGAGCCGACCCAGCTGAGCTTGCCGTCGGGCCAGAAGTGGCGGTGGTAGGGCTGCGTCGCCAAGCGTTCGACTTCGGCCTCGTCGACCTGGACGCGTGTCGGTGATGTGCCGGCGAGTGGTGGCTTGGAAGCGCTGCGTCGCGCGGGAGGCTTCTTCGTCGCGTGTCTCTTCTTCATCGGCATGCTCATCCCTTGAACGCTTTGCTGGAGCGCTCACCAACTTGCTGCTGCCAGTCGTCACGGAGCAGGCCGAAGAGCACCCGGTCGTAGAACTGCCCACCAACTTTGACCGCACTGCGTTGGCGCCCTTCTTCGTGCATGCCGCCCTTGTGCATCGCGAGCGAGGCTTCATTGCCACTGACCACGGTGCTCTCGCATCGGTGCACGCCGAGCTTCTCGAACGAGTAGCGCAGCAGAGCGCGAGCGGCGAAGCGGCCGATGCCCTTGCGGCGGTGCTGCGGCAGAACCCCCAGGCCGATGTCGGCGGTGTCGGCGTGGTGGTGCCGCTCGATCCAGGCGACGCCGACGGGCGTCGAGCCCTCGTGAATGATGAACTCGATACGACCGTAGTCGGTTTTGCGATCCTCCCCGAGCAGGTGGAACGCGCCGAATGACATGAAGCGGCCCTGGTCCTGCAGCAGGATGTGCCAGATCTCAGACATCCGCTTTGCGGTGTGGGGGGTGACTGTCTCCAGCGTCACGATCCCGGTCTTCGACTTCTTTTTCTTGTCCTTTGCCATCCTCAACTCTCCTCATGTTCGGGTCGCCCTCGGTTGCCGGTGATCTTCGCCGCCGGGCAATCCGTGGCGCAACCGTGGTGGCGCATCTCTCCGCAGCCGGCACAACTTGGCGCACCGTTGTAGATCGGCTGTACCCACTGCATGTCCTCGATCACTTCTCGCAACCGCTTCACGCGGCGCTGGTAGGTCCTGATGCTGGTCATTTGGGGAAGTGCCCCGCGTGTGCGAGTCGCTCTTTGAGTTCCTGCAGCAGCGCGCGGATTGGCCCGTAGCTGCGCGGGCCGAAGGTGTCCTCTTGCGCGATCACGGTCTCGACGACGAGGTCAATGTGGTGCCCGCAATCACACACATGCGCCCTGGGCGTCGTCCAGACATCTAGTGCACGCTGCTCCACAGCGATGAGCATCTGCAGCCGCTCAGGTTCGGTGCCTTGTGCGATGCCCAGGAGTCGGCCGAGTGCAGCCTGCATGTGCGTTTTCAACAGCGCGTACTCTTCGGCGAGCCGTTCGTACTGGCCTGTCAGGTCCATGAGCTGCGTTTGCTGCAGCTCGTAGGCGCGTTCCCACACCGCTTCGAGCGGTTCGAGCTGCTCTGTGGCAATGGGGCTGCCAAAGTCGAGATCAGGGTCTTTGAGCCAAACGATCACGTCACGGATCAGTCGCCGGTGGGCAAGATCACGCCAACTCTCACTGGCTGCCAGCCCTTCGAGTTTCTGGACGAGTTCGAGATGAGCGTGGACAGCAGCCACATCAACGGCCTTTTCGCGGTCGTCTTCGTCCTCTTCGTCATGGGTTGCGATGCGCTGAAGTTGTCGCGCGATCGGCGGCTCGGTGAAGTACTTGAGGTAGAGTCGCTGCCCCCACGCGGGCAGGATCAGGTAAGTGATCCCGCTGTAGTGCCCCAGGCGAATGCAGAGGATCGCTAGGAGAGCGTAGATCGTCACGATCAGCATGTGGACTGCCCAGAGAGCGCGGTCTGGAGTCGCCCACGAAAGATACTGCTCGATCATCGTCTTCGCCGCGGCGCGTTCGTTTTCTGGCGTCGTCCGTTCGAGCCATCGAGTGCGGTCTCCATCATTTCATCAACCGAGTCAAAGACCTGGCCGACGTACTTGGACTGCATCACCTTCGCGGCGTCGTACATGCCGAGTCGCTCAGCGATGCGCGTCATCTGCGTGGCGATCTCGTGCTTCTCCGAGAAGATCAAGGCGCCGAGGCAGTGGAGGTCTCTGCGCTCCTTCCGTACACGGTTGCCCATCGCGCCGGTGGTCTTGTGGCAAGCGAAGGTTGCCCCTTGGTGGTCGAGGAGGCCGTCAGTGATCTCGGTGATGCGGCCGGACATGAGCCGGATCCCGCCCTCACGTTTGAACGGGCAGTCGTGGCAGAGCACAGTGACATGGAACGGCCGAACCACTAGCAGCCTCGCCTGAGTCGCTGGATCGAGGCCAACAGATCGACCAGCTCGGGACGAGCCATGAACTCAGCCAGCTCATCAGCGGTAGCAGCGCGGCGCTCGCTATTCTCCATGAACACAATCACGACCCCACACTCCGCGCAGAGACCCCAATCACCTGGCTTCGGTCCTTCGACAGGTTTCTTCAGCATCGCTTCGAGCGAATCGCCTCGCTGAATGTCGATGTTGGTATCGCCGTCGAGTAGGGCTCCACACCCTGGGCATCCGCGTTTGGTGCCACGGAAGCTCTTGACGCGCACGAGCCCGACCACTCCCAGCTTCGGGTCAGTGTGGGGCATGCGCCACTGGGTTCGAGCTGATGTCGTAGACAACGCGTCGGATGTTCAGCGCGTCGATGCACGCGTTACCGAACGCGCACAAGCGGTCCCACGGTGGTGCATCCTCGATCGGATCGCCCGCCGTGAGGCGTAGCACGAGCAGCCGCTCGTACGGGCTCGTGTCCTCGTGCGTGCGCACGGTGACAAAGCTGCCGTGGACTCGCGACAGTTGGTAGTGCGTGAGCAGGTGTTGGAGCAACGCTTCCTCATCCATCGGGCGAACTCCTCAGAGCCAGCCGTTGTCCTTCATGCCTTGGCACGGATCGCAGAACCGCTTCGGTGGGGTGGTGTACGATTCCGGCTTTGTGTCAGCCAGCAGTCCGCACCCTTGGCAGTAGAAGTACATCGGCGAGCCGGCGTAGAGCTTCGAGTTGTCAATCCGACCGTCTTTCTTGGCTTGTGCCTTGCGCGTGGCGAGCGCGGCTTCGGCCTGCTCGCGCTCACTCATCGGGATCGGACTCGACGCCATCGCGTGCACGCGACCAGGCCAATCCGACCTGCGTGCTGAGGCGCGCAAGGAACTGCGACGGGACCGTGAAGCCGACGAGCAGAAGGCCACGGCTCAGGAGCGTCAGCGGGCGCGGCGCCATCCACACGAACATCGGTGTCAGGAGCGTCCAGAAGACACCGAAGATTGCCAGATCGAAGAGAAAGATCATCCACACCATCCTTTCATTTCAGAGCCGGTGTGTGCCCGGCTGGGGGTTACAGTTTCGCTTGGGCCTTGCTCCACTCCATCAGTTCGAGCACTGAGGCCGTCGACGGCAGCATCGACGTGCTGTCGACCATGCACGCGACCAGCTCATCGAGCCCTCGATGCAGCTCGCGATGGCGGTCTGTGCAGCGACACGGCGAGCCACCGTGCGTCCGCGCGTCTGTACTCATGCGCGACCTGCCTTGAGGTCTTCGGTGAACTGCGCCAGTTCGCGCACGAGTGCGTCCATGAAGATGAGATCGTTGTCGGTCGGTTCCGCACCGGGTTCGAGTATCGTCATCACGTTGCTGAAGAGCGCTTGCGCCCCAGCATAGAACGCGCGGCGGGTCTCCTGGATCTGGACCGCTGGGGCGTCTTTCGGCAGCAGGGTCTGGTAGCTGTCCCACAACTCTTTGAGTGTCATGATGGGGTCTTCGCCTCCGAGTGGTGATAGCCGCCGAACTGGATCTCGACAGCATCGCTGTGATGGCGCACGCCAAGGAAACGGACTGCCGGCCACTTGCCTCGCCACATGGCGTGGTTGGGTTCGAGGCCGCTGTTCAGCTCGGTGAGCAGGTCGTGCACGAAGGCGTACGGGTCCTGCCGAATCGCGCTGATGAAGTCGTGGTTGAACTCGACGAGCGTGCGTGTGCTCATTTGGCCTCCATCATCGAGCGGGCGGTGCGGATCTGGGTCACGACGTCGCAGACGTTGTAGCGCCAGCCCCAGCACGACCACCAGCGCAGGGTGCTGTAGGTGACCGTGACGCGCTCCCCGGTCTCCTCGGCGCGTCGTGCCAGCTCGACCAGGCCCTTGCCCGGCTCGATCGAGAAGCGCTCGCTCTGCTTCTCGCCGACGTCCGTGCTGCCGTGCAGCAGGTAGAGGTCCCACGTCAGCACGGTCTTGCCGGCCTCGCTCACGTTGACGATCGTTCCCGAAGACTGGTTGCGTGTGGGCGTCACCATGTAGCTGTAGCTGAACCAGCCAATGGCGAGGACAAGGACGACGGCGGCGGTGATGAGCTTACCCACGGGTGGTCTCCTGTGTTGGGCGGGAAGGCAGACGACGCCACCAGAGCACGCCCTCGTTCGGCACCGAGGTGTAGCCCCAGAAGGTGTCGTTCTCTGCGGTGGGGATGGCAGGGATGTAGGAGCCGATCTGGTCGGTGGGGCCGAACTCGCCTGTGTGCCGGCCGTGCTCGTCGAGATCGTCGATCGGCACCTTACTGTCGGTGGATGCGCAGATCGCGCAGAGCAGCGTCTGGTTGTCGAGGAACGCGTTGTAGTAGCGCCACAGCTTGCAGTCGCTCGCGCCGCAAGGTTGGCAGCGGTAGCTGGTGGGCGCCGCGTCACTGGCGTAGTCGACGGGCTGTGTCGGGTCGACGAGGCTCATGCGGCACGCGTGGTGTTGGCCGGGTGCATGTAGTTCTCGAAGTCGATGTTCATCACGTTGACGTTGTGCCGTTCACACCAGACTTGGAAGCCGCGCTGGGTGTGCGCCACAGACAGCCGCGCCCAGTCCATGGCTGAGATGGTGCGCGGGCGCTCTTGCAGGCAGAGCCCGCAGTGGATGAACATCTCTTGCTGGCGCGCATTGCTGATGGGTGCCGGTGGGTTGACCAGCGGCCCCTCACTGTCGAAGTGCCCGTCCGGGGTGAAGATCCATTGGCGGGTGCGTGCATCGGTGAGCACGTTGGCGTCCGCGCCATCGAAAATACGGTACGCGCCCGGTGGGATGTCGACCTCGACGGAGGCGCCGTCGGCCGCTCTCACGTGAACCTTCATGACCTCACCACGGTCCGCAGCGTTCGGCGGGGCCGTGGACGAAGCCGCACCCGCACATGACGCGCTTTGCAGGGTCGACGTGCTCAGCGAGCAGCGCGCCGAACATCCCTTGCGCCAGCCGTCGGCGCTCTGCGTAGTGTTCGCTGCCGGGCGCATCGTCACCGACGTAGGCTTGCGGATCCCGATGGAGCGCCGCCGTGTGCCGCGTCATGGCCTTGTGGACGACCTCGCTCAGGTACTGGTCACCTGGGGCGCGCCGTTGGAGTGCACGCAGCTCGACGGCGAGCCACGCGCTCATGTGGTCGAACGCGAGCATCGCCCAGTAGCACTCGTCGTGTGTCGGCTGCTTGCCGTTGCGGGCGTCGGTCAGAATCTCGGCTGTGGTCCGCATCAGGGCTCCTGGATGAACTCGTACTGGGCGCGGAACTCGCCGTCGTGCTGCCCGCGCGTGGTGATCTCCTTGACGCCCTCGGTCGGTACGTCGGCGACGCGGAACGTGAAGCCGCAGGCAGTGCACTCGTGGCTGCGATGCGGTGGGTTATCCCAGTCGCGCTCGGGTGCCGGGGCGTCGATGTGTTGGGTGCGACAGTTCGGGCAGAAGATCACCACCGGCAACGGCGGCAGTGCATGCAGGTCTGGGGCAGTACAGCTCTCGACGATGTGCTCGAAGAGCCGGAGCATGTTGAGCGGTGGCAGGCTACCATCTCGCCCGACACTGGCCGCGCGTTGGATCACGTTCAGGCGTAGGAGGACCCGGCACAGCGGGCAGCCGAGACGCCGCTCGAACTCGATCTCGACGTGCCCATTGTCGCAGATCGTCATCGCCGCTTCCTGCTGGCGCATCACCGCATCCAACTCCGCGTGCCGTCGCTCGTGCTCGGCCAGCCGTTGGAGCAGCACCGAGCGCCGTGTCTGCCAGCGCGCGATCAGCCGACGCATCAGTGCCAGGCTCCGCACGCGCACGGACCGCTGCTCACGTCGCACCGCACGCCGCCGTTGGTTCCGAACGACGCGTACTCGCTGTGGAGGTCCATCAAGTGGAGCACCATCACGCCGTCGACCAGGCAGCAGGATTGCAGCCCGATGAAGTCGTGGCGGTGATTCTCGGGGTGCTCCTTGATGTCTCGCTCCCGCTCGCTCACGCGCTGGCGGTGCAGCGCGTCGCGATCGGTCGTGCTCTGTGGCATCACGGCCTCCTTCCTCGATGTTGCTCGATGAGTTGTCGACCCGCGACGGTGCGCACAAAGTACGCGCCCACGCGGTCGTCGTAATGATCGACGCGCGCCAGCTGGCGCCGTTCCAAGCTCCATGCGGTGCGCAAGGGGCCACCGGAGCAATAGGTGGCCGACTGCCCTTCGTCGGCCAGCTGGTGCAGCACCACCCACTGTGCGAGCGTGAGCCGGCTCATTCGACGTGCCAGAGCGTGCCGTAGATCGCCTCACGGCTGACCCACCCGTTCACATGACCATGGTTGTTGCTGATCTGGTAGCGCTCGCCGCGCTTGGAGCTGACCAGGTGCAGGTAGTGGGAGCGTCCCACCTTGCAGAGCACGATGTCGCCGACGTGAATCGGTCCCCGCACTGGCCGCACCGTGCAGAGGTCCCCCGAGTCGATCCGTGGCGTCATCGAGTTGCCCCGTGGACGGAACTGCACTGTCTCGCCGGCCAGCAGCTTCGCGATGTGCCCCGTGGCCCAGCTCATGACGACGGGAGCATCCATTCATCAGGTTTCACTTTGCGAAGCAGCCGTTGCCGGAAGCGCAGCACGATGCGGAGGTCTGACGCATCGACATCCGGCCAGAGTGCCATCGCCTGCCGCACGAGCTGGTTGGTGGTGAACGTGGCGGCGCCTTCTTGGGTCAGGTGGAGCGCCGCGCGTTCGAGCACGCCGACGATCGCTTCGAGGTCGGTTGGGTTCTCTAGATCGCGCAGCGTCATCAGAGCCGCCGTTTCTCTTCGATCAGCGACCAGAGTTGCTGCCCGTCCGCGTGCCCGAGCGCGTTCTCCAGCAGCCCGCCGATCTGCCGCGGGATGTCTTCCTCGGGGTTGGCGAAGGTGCGCCCGGCGCGCATCTCGTCGTAGAGCGCCACGGCGAGGGTATGCACCAGCTCGCCGATCGCCTGGTCGGTGTGTTGGCGGACGATGCCCCCAACCAGGCCGCAGTGGCGGATGCGCTCCGCAGCTGGCGTCTCGAAGCACATCAGGCGTCCTCACCGACCCGGCCGAGCCGGATCGACATCTGCGCGGGCGAGAGTGTGTACCAGGTCGTCCACACGTCCATGGCTCTGGCGAACCCAGCGTCGTACTCGCTCGGGAACGGCGTGAAGCCTTCACTGTGCTCGTGGATCGCCCCTTGGATCGCCGCGCGGATCGTGGCGAGCACGCGTAGCGGCGGCTTGCCGCGGGGATCAGTGTGCGTGATCAGCCAGTCCACCATGCGGCTGAGCGCCTTGTTGTAGCGCCGGTGCGCATCGAGCCACAGTTGGCCCGCGGCCACCGGCCCCAGGTCTTCCGCGATGCGCTGGACATCCGCCTCGCACGGGAGGCCGGGGAAGCTCGCCGGGTCCGTGGTGTCGTTGGCGACCTTCGGTGCGGCCAGCAGCAGCTCGCGCACGATCTCCTCGACCTGGTCGAGTGCGGCTTGGAGCCGGTAGACCTCGTGCGTCTTGGCGTGCGCCACCAGCGTCGCTTGGGTCAACGGGTCCGGTGCGGTCTGTTCCTCCATCCCATCCTCCTCCACATCAGCGGGGTCGCCGCGGGGGTGGCCGGCGACACAGTTCGTTGATCAGGCCCTCGATCTTGTTCACCATCTCGTCGTCCATCCGGATCGGCGTGCTGCGCTCGTAGACCTGTCGGAAGGTGACGGTGCGCTGCTGGCGGGGACAGGTGCGCTCGACTTCGTTCAAGACGATCAGCGCCACCAGCAGGTGGAAGATCGTGTAGAACATCGTGTAGAGCATCAGTGCCGCGTCTCCTCCGTCGGCCCCGACTCGATGCGCCTATGGACTACGCGCACTCGGACTTCCTGACCTGGGTAGAGCGTCATGCCCGGTTCGTACCTCACCACCGCCGGGTACGAGCCCAGCGTCGGGTGGTGGATCATTCCATGCTCGTCAGGCTCCAGCGCCGAGGCATCTGGCCACGCGGCCTTCCATGCCTTGTCCTCTCGCCAGCTGACCACCGCGGCGATCACGCCGCCCAACAGTAGGCAGCCACCCAGGAAGAGCATCGTGCCGGTCATACCTTCTTCGCCGCCAGCTGCAGCTGTGCCAGGGCCAAGAGCATGTCGCCGGGCGTGACCAGCAGTCCGCCGTCGAGCTGCTTCCGGGTGTCGGTCACCAGCTTCTCGATGCCCGCTACGAGCACACCCAGCGGGTGCTCGGGGCACTGGGCGATGTGCGCTTTCAGCACGTTGGCCTGCACCACTGGCGTGCTCTCCACCGGCCCGTAGCGGTGCCCGCAGTAGACGCAGTTCACGTACATGCCCGACTGCAGGTCCGCCACCCATTGGCGTAAGCGGACCAGCTCCTCGATCTCGTCTGCGGGCACGACCTCCAGGTGCTCCACGTGGCAGGGCAGCATGATCCCGCCCAGCCGTGGATTGCACCGGCGCTCGCCATCGCTCCGGACATCGGTCGCCTCCCGGCCGTGGCTGTGACACCACCACAGGCCGGGACTGCGCTCGCTCAGCCAGTTCATCGGCGCTCCGGTGGTGTTAGCCGGCCACCGCACCGTGGACAGCACAGGCCACGGACCGGCCCACGCTCGGTCCGCCCGCAGCCGGCGGCGTAGCAGTAGCCCACCGGGTCCTCACGGTCATCGTTCATCTCAGCTCTGCGCGCCGACGATGTCCTCGGCCATCTTCGAGTAGCGGGCGTTGGAGGCCAGGAACTGCTCGCGCCACTCCCAGTCGTCCATCACGTAGCGGGCGAAGTCGTGCTGGCTCAGCTCCACGATGTCGTCGACCGACATCTCCAGCATCTTGAGCACCCGATCGTACTCTTTGGTCTGGTCGACCGGCGCCAGCATCGACCAACTGCGTGGGATCCGCCGTCCTGCCTTGGCGTTCTCCAGCAGGCGGTCCAGCTCGGCGATCGCCTGTGCCCGGAACCCCTCCTGGGCCTCCAGGAAGATCGCCCGGTGCTTCTCGCGGTTCTCGCGCACGATGGCGAGCAACGCGGCCTTCTCAATCTTGACGGTCTGCATGGCCCCTCCCACGTCCTAGACTGGGACGTCCTAGTAGCTGGCTAGTAGGTGCGGCTGGGCACATACCGGGGGCAGGGTGGCGTGCGCGACAGCGCCGCCGCCCGTCAGCTGACTGCTGTGCGTGACTCACCACACCCACCCGCATTGACCCACCCATGCCGTTGATTTGGAGCGCACGCTCTTAGCGCGCTTCTTACTCGCTCGTCAAGCTCAACGTCCAAACAGCCGGGCTAGGTAGTCCGTACCTAGCCACCAACAAAGGTCGACCACGGGTCGACAAAACGGCCGGTACGCCGTGGTTCACCCCTGTATCGCAGGGAAACCCACTTCGGGAGAGGTGTCTCCAGCCTCTCCCGCAGCCGTTTTGGAGGGCCACACCATGCGTCGAGTCGATCCGCTGGAAGTGGACGTGCTCCTCGACCTCGCCGCTGCTGCAGGTCCTGGTGCCGCCACCCAGCTCGCTTCAGGCCGTTCGCTGTTCGATGTCAGCGAACGCGCTCAGTTCCTCGTGTCCTCGCAGGCTCTGGCCGAGGCTCTCGCCGATGTGCAGCCGCTCGTCGACGCGATGCCGCGCCACAGTGAAGGCGATCTGGACACGGCCATCGACCTGCAGGATGCCGCCGCGCAGCTGGGCAAGGTCATCCCGCGGTTGCAGCTCGCGATCCGTGCCACCGAGAGCATGCAGGAGCGTGCGGCGATCGTCGCCGTCCTCGACGCCGCGCTCGACGCACACCGCCAGCTGAACGAGTGGTCGAGCCGTGCGGCCGAGTACAACCCGCCGCACGCCGCCGAGATCATCCAGAACTTCCACGGCCTGGTCATGATGGCGAAGGACCTGGCCCAGCTGGACCAGAACTACCGGTGAGCACCATCCGCGCCCTGGTGTGCGCCGCAGCCTTGCTGCTGAGCGCACCGGCCTGGGCAGGGGAAATCTACCTGCACGCCGCGGGCGCCCTCACCAAGGGCTCTGGTGGATGCACACGGGTGCAGAACGACGGCACCGCCGGCCCGATCGTCTCGATGCAGTGCTCGCAGACGGGCACGCAGGAGCTGTTCTGGTGGGTGCCGATCCCGTCGGACTTCGGCAGTACGATCACGCCGACGATCACCTACCACACCGGCTCGGTGTCGGCTGGCAACCTGTGCTTCCGGATCCGGCTGACGGCGTTCGCCACCGACGGCTCGGCAGCCAACATGCTGACGGCCGCGGCAGCCACCAACACGGTGACGATCACCGATGCCAACCTGACCGCGGTGGTGAACTCGCCGAACCAAGGGGCGGGTACCTCGCTGACGCCGCAACAGCGCACCAGCGCAGGGCTCACCAGCTGCGCGGTGCAGAGCTGCCAGAACCTCTACGGCCTGGTGCAGGTCGAGCGCATGAACGACGGCAGCTGCAGCTCGAACCTCGCGACCAATGCGCAGGTCGACATGCTGCGGCTTGCCTACTGACGAAAGGCGATGCGGATGGATGCGGAGCGGTTGCTGCTGAAGGTCCGGAAGTTCGGTGACGTTCAGGCGGAACATGTGGCCTGGACCGAGCCGTTGTCGTGGAACTCGGCGACTCCGGCCGGTGTTGGGTTCACCGAGCACAAGCTGTCGTTCATCGACGTGCTCAACCACGCCTTCCAGCTCTACGCGCAGGGCGACGTGGTCCCCGACGTTGGGGATGAGCTGGTTGATGTCAGCCGCAAGGTCGCGAGCCGCGACCTCGTCTTCCTCGGCGAGCGCGCCACGTTCATCATCGAGACGCTGCCGGGGTTCATCATGCACCCGCCGCAGCAGCTCGGCAGTGCGACGCGCCTCGGCCGTCTGAACGGACACTGGACGGTGGTGCGGGAGTCCGCGTTGCCGCTGAACGAGTTCATCGTGGTGCACGTGCAGCCGCAGACGCGCACGGTGTTCGCCACGCCAGGCGTGGCCGGTAAGCAAGAAGACATCGCGGAGTTTCTCCAGCGCCGCGCCGCCTCGCTGATCCAAGCGGTGGCCTCGACCAAGGCGCCGGCCAATCGACAGGTCAATCCCCACGCATCGTGCGCTGGGTGACGAGGTCTCATGGGCGGGTGGCGGTGGTGGAGTGGAGTGGTTGTGGCCGTGGCACTGGGTGCTGCGGCGCCCGCCCATGCAGGCAAACTCGAACTGTGGGCTGACTCGGCCTACACGCTCTCGGGCTCGGGCTGCACGAAGGTCGTGAACAACGCCGCCTCGAACGAGGCGTACACGACCATCAACTGCCCGGATGCCGCGGGCGGGACCTTCGTGGTTCCGTTCGCGATCCCGGAAGTGGCCGCGGCCACGGGCTGGACCTACCGCATCCACTACGCGGTCTCGAACAACTCGACCTCGTCGACGTGCGCCTGGGACGTGCAGCTCCAAGCGCAGACGAGCGACGGGACAGTGGTGATCACTGGCGGGCCGACGACCACGGTCACCGCGGGGCCGCGCGATCACACCGCCGGCAAGATCGACCTCTCGCCGACCAGCGCGGCGATGACCGGCATTCGCGACAGCCAAGCCGGCGCGAACTGCTCGGGATCCACCTGCACGGACACCGGGGGCGTCGCACTCGTCACGCTGAACAACACCAGCACGAGCGGCATCACCGGCACCTGCAACTTTCGGCTGTTGGAGATCACGTACTGATGCGCTCACTGCTCACCACGCTGTGCTTCGCTGTGCTCGTGCTGGCTCAGCCGGCGTGGGCAGGACGGCTCTATCTCTTTGCCGAGAACGCCATCCTGCCGTCGGGCTCGACGTGCACCAAGAACATCGAGATCCAGTCGGATCGCGCCTACACGACGATCAACTGCCCGCCGGGCGGCAACAACATCTTCGCGATCCCGTTCCCGTTCCCAACCGATGCGCCGAGCACGGGATGGACGTTCCGCGTCCACTACCAGGTGAACCAGACCACCGCGTCGTCGCGCTGCGCGTGGGACGTCACCATGAAGACGTTCCCCGACAACAGTGACGCCACGATCACCGGCGGCTCGGTCACCACGCTCCAGAGCACCTCGCAGACGCACACCGTCAACCGCCGGTACGTCTCCCCGGCGAGCGGCGCCATCAGCCAGATCCTCGGTCCGAGCGGCAGTCCCTGCACCGGCACGCCGTCGAACTGCGCGGATCTCAGCGCGGTGGCGAAGCTCGACATGAACGACGGATCGAGCACCAACATCAGCAACCCGAACAGCTGCAACTTCCGCATGCTGGAGGTTCGGTACTGATGCCGCGTTCGCTGTTTGCGAATAGCAAACGTGCCGGCGTCACGGGCCTTTTCTCCCTGTTGGGGTGTGCCCGTTTGCGGATTGCATACGCCGCGGCGCTGCTCGTGCTGGTCGCCACGCCGGCTCACGCCGGCCGCATCTACGTGTTCGCCGAGGCGTTCTACCTGACGACGACTTCGACGTGCACCAAGACGGTCAACTCGACCACGCAGAACTCGACGACGACGATCAACTGTCCGTCGAACGTGCTGACCACCGGCTTCCGCGCCAACGTGGCGTTCCCGCCCGATGCGCCGAACAGCTGGTCGTACAGGGTCTGGTACACGACGCCGGACACGGCCTCGAACAAGTCGTGCAGCTGGCAGATCCAGGCGCGCTCGCGCCCCCACGACTCGCGCAACGACCTGGGCGGCGGTGAGGACACCGCTACCGTGATCGGTGGACCGATCCAACACGCCAACAACCGCCAGTACAAGACCGACATCTCGACGGCGACGGCCGTCTACAACACGGCGACTTCGGCCAACTGTTCGAGCACGGCGTGCCAGGACACCGAGGTGCGCCTCAACATCGCGCTCATTCCGGTGCTCTTCAGTGCCGACTCCGCGAGCGAGTGCGACTTCCGATATCTGGAGATCGAGTACTGATGCGCACGCTACGGATTCTCTTCGTCGCGCTCGCTGTACTCCTCGTGGGCTCCAAGGCTCACGCCGGCCGCATCTACGGCTGGGCTGAGGCAGCGAAGCTCACCTCATCGTCCTCGGGTTGCACGCTCACCGACAACCAGGGTGTGCGCTCGGGCGGCAACTACGCCTACCGCACGATGAACTGCACCGACGGTGCGAACCGCGAGTTCGTGCTGCCGTTGTGGATCCCGCCCGATGCGCCCAACACGGGCTGGACGGCGCGCGTGCATTACGAGACGACCGACACCAGCGCCAGCAAGGTCTGCGCGTGGAACGTGTCGATTGGCGCCTACAAGGACGGCGCCTCGCCGCTCGGCTCGCAAGGGTCGACCACGGCGATCGCTGGTAGCTCGCGCACGCACGTGGCTGGCACGCGCTACATCACCAGCCCGTCGGCGACCTTCTCGCTCTACGATGTGCTCGCGGCTGGCGCCTGCGCCTCGACCAACTGCCTGCAGAAGACGGCCAAGGCCTACGTCACGCTCGACAGCTCGGCCACCACCGCCACGGGGTGTGACTTCCGCATGCTGGAGGTTCGGTACTGATGCGCACGCTGAAGCTCCTGGTCGTGCTCGCGCTGTGCCTCCTGCCAGCCACCGCGCACGCCGTCACCTACTTCGCCTTCGCCGAAGACGCCACCCTCGCCACGGCGACTGACATCTGCGCCATCACTGAGCACCAGGGCACGTCGAGCAACTACACTACGGTCGACTGCACGGGCTCGGGCGAGACGCGTGTCGCCATCCCGCTCTACCGCCCGGTGTACGACCCGAGCAGCTGGCCGAAGGCGGCGACGGTGAAGGTCCACTACGAGACGCCCGACACCAGCTCGAACACGCACTGCGACTGGGACGTGGCGATCTACATCATCAACACGTACACCTCGTCGGGCACGGTGCAGCCGGCCCTGGTGAATGCGTCTTCGGTGTCGACGACGGCCGTCACGGGCACAACCCAGACGCACGCGGCGGACACGCGCTACATCACGCCCGCCACCTCGACGTTCAACTTGAAGGATCCAGCTGGCTCGGACTGCAGCAACGGCAATGCGGGCTGCGCCGATGGCGAGGCCGTGGTCATCATCGACTGGGACGACGCGTCGTCGACCGCGAGCGAGTGCCGGCTGCGGGCGGTGGAGGTGAACTACTGATGCGCTCGCACATCGCTGAGCTGCGGTTGTTCGTGAAGCAGCTGCATGAGCTGGGCCGTCTGCTCGGGATCCCGAAGCAGGCGATGCGCCAGTACATCGGCAGCCGCCTGTTCGTCGTGGCACTGGTCGCGCTCCTGGGTGGCTTCGGTGAAGCGCACGCTGGCATGATCCAGCTTGGCGCCGAGGCCGCACAGTTCGCGAGCCCCGCGCCTGCCACGTGCACCAAGGTCACGACCGCGGCAAGCAACTACACCGACACCTCGATTAACTGCACGTCGTCTGGATCAGACGTGAAGTTCTACCTGCCGGTGGCGATCCCACCAGATTACACCGGCGGCTCGGGCATCTTCACCTCGGTGTACTACACGTCGCCTGACCCGTTCACGAACCGGCGGTGCTACTGGGCCTTGGCGCTCTCGGCCCTGCGCGACGGTGCCACCGCCGCCTCGCTCGATACCACGACGGTGTTCACGGCCGGCCCGCAGGTTCAGCACGTGGCGGGTCGACGGTACTGGGCGCAGAACAACGTGCTCCCGTACGACGTGCTAGCCGGCGCGAACTGCTCGGGCAGCAACTGCTCGGATACTGAGGCCATTTTGGAGGTCACGTTGCGCGCCTCGCCGAACACCTCGGCGACGCAGTGCAACTTCGACTTCGTCACCCTTCGCTACTGAGAAAGGGACGTACGCCATGTGGAAGGTTCTGGTGCAGGTTGTGGCTGGGGCAGCGATGCCCTTCATTTTGCTGGGGGCGACACTGGCGTATGTGCCGCCTCAGTACGTGATCGGCTCTGCCGCGCCACCGGAGTGCAAGGCGTGCAGCTGCCCCGGCGACCTGGACGGCAACGGTGCAGTGTCGGTAGGCGAGCTGATCGCGGCGGTGAACTCGCTGCTGCACGGTTGCCCAGCGCCGGCCCCGACGTTCACGCCGATCACCAAGCGCACCGCGGTCGTCTTCTGCCCAGGGGACTGCAACGGAGATGGAGTGGTGACCATCGCAGAGAAGGACCAGGCGATCGCGATCATCAACGGGGCGCCCCTCTCGACGTGCATGGCCGCGGACGCCAACGGCGACGGCCGTGTGCGCAGCAACGACATCACCATGATCATCCAGGCGATCAACGACGGCTGCCCGCAATGAGCACATTGTCGGCTGAGTTCCGCATGTTCCCGCCGACCTACGCGGACATGTACGGGTTCCCGCGGCAGCCGCCCAGCTCGGGCTGGCAGCAGTGGCAGCAGCAACAATGGGTCGACGACCGCACCTCGGTGCAGCCGCCGTACGTGCCGTCGTACGGGGAACCCATCTGGATCGTGCAGCCGTCGGTCACGGTGCCGATGGTGCCGTACCCGCATCCGCAGAAGCTGCCGACGGTGCCGTCACCAACGCCGTTCCAGCCACAGCGGACCTACACCGTCGAGGAGCTGGAACTGATGCTGGCTGCGGCGCAGCAGCACGCTCTGCACGACGGCGCCCCGAGCGATCACGTCCCCACGCCTTTCGAGCACTTGCAGAAGGGGCAGATCGGCTACGCCTCGCGTCGCGACGTCGTCGAGCGCGACGGCGCACCGTGAGGATTCAGGGCCGGCTCCGTACCCCGAAGCCCGTCGTCTTCCACGATGAGGAGTGCACGGTGCGGTTCAACGAGCACCTGCAACCTGGCCAGGTCGGCTACGCGTCACGTGAGGGAACACATGGCTGGACCGCTGCTCGATCCGACTCGCCCGCACCACCCGTCGCTTGACGACCTAGTCGATCCGAACTGTCACCGCCTGGTTCGCCACTTCTTCGAGAAGCCGCGGACACCTAGCGCCGACGGCGTCGCCTTCGATCGTGACGGCAAGCGCCCGTTCAACTTCCACCTGCAGCGCGGGCAGGTGGGCTACGCCAGTCGCACCGTCGTCGACACGGCGATCGGCACGGTGGCGGTGAGTACGCCGGAGTGCGGGACCGTGCCGCAGCTGGTCACCAACGGACCGCCGCTCACGAACAACCCACTGCTCGACATCGCCAACCGGCGCATCCGTGCACTGACACACCGTGAGGAGTGATGAAGGATCCCAACGCACGTATCCGGCGGATCGAGCGTCTGCTGGTGAAGCTCGAACACGCCTGGACCGGTCAGGTGAAAGCGATCCGTCTCGAACTGGATCTGCTCTCGCTGGTGCTGGTGCAGGAACTGAAGATCCCCGGCGAGCGCATGGAGCACTACCGCCGCCAGGTGATCGTGATGCACTCACAACTCGAAGCCGCGGCAGCGATGTCGGAGTGTCTCCGGCCGCTCGCCGCGGCGTTGAAGACACCCTTCCTCCACGATTCGGCACAGGCTGAGTCGCCAGCAACCCCGGCGGCGGTAGGCGCCCTCCTCCCGCAGCCGGGGTTCCCGCCCGAGGAGGCTACAACAGCATGACAGCGCTCCTCTACGTGCTGCTGGGTGTGGGTTTGACGCTCGCCCTTGGCGCTCTCTGTCCCGCACGCCATGGGCGCCTTGGGCGACTTCGGGTGCCCATACGGATGCGGGACACCAACGACAACGGAGGAGTCGAGATCATGGTCACCATGACCACCACGCAGCAAGTCGACATCGGCCCGATCACCGCGACCGATCGTCGAGGCAACCCCGCACCGCTCGATGGCGCCCCGACCTTCGGCAGCTCGGACGAAGCCGTCTGCACCGTCGAGGCGCATCCGTCGGGCGACCCCGCCATGGCGCTCGCCAAGGCGGTCGGTCCGACGGGCTCGGTGCAGATCACCGTCAGCGCTGACGCCGACCTCGGCGAAGGCGTGAAGCCGATTCAGGGCATCCTGCAGATCGACGTGCTCGCCGCCGAGGCCAGCACGCTGGTCATCGCCACCGGTCAGCCGACCGAGCAGGACCTGGGTGCCTGATGCTCCACACTGTGGTCGATCGCCTGCTCGCATCAGGCGATGTCGAGCAGGCGATCGCCGCAGTGCTAGAGTCGGGCATGACGCGCTTGCCCGACGGTAGTGGCTTCTTCACCGGCACCGTGAAATCCCCGCACGATGTGCGGGGAAAGCGTGGTCGAATCACCGCAGAGGCCAAGGACGAAGGTGACGAGTGGGATCGTCTGGTCGGCGACAAGCGTCGCTACCGCCGCTGGCGTCGCACACGTTGGTGTGAGTGCTCGAACGGCGCGTGTCCTGCGCATCCCGGCAAGGAGCTGCACGACATCCAGGCGCGCTCGCACACGGTGATCAAGACTGAGACCGGTGAGCCGCATCGCTTCTGCGGCAACTGCGCTCGTCATGCCGTGAAGAGCGGACGTTTCCACGTGAGCGAAGCGATCGACGAAGGCGACGTGGTGAGCTTCAGCGCTGGCCAACGACGTCGGCAGATGGCGCTTCGGCCGCAGCGCCCAGCCCCGAAGCGCTCGATGAAGGACCAGTTCTTGGCGCGTATGGGCTTTCCCAAGCGCCCCATCTCGCTCGATGCGGCCCGTGAGCGTCGGGACGATCCGGTCCGCGCGCAGTACGATCTCGCTGGCGACATCCAGCACTGGGGTGAGCGCCACCGCTACGACAAGGATCCCGAGTGGCGTGGCCCTGCCGTGGTGAGCTGGCGGGCACAGAAGGCTGCCGGCAAGGTATTCGGCGCCGCGGGGATCGAGGGCGTGAAGCTGCGCTCGGCGATGCTGCGCTCGAAGCTCAACACGTTCCGAGGTCGATGAACTACGACGAGGCCCGTCAACGCCAGGGCGACGGACGCTGGGACTGGACCACGGCCAATCGACGCCTGGGCACGTTCGCCGACGGCTACTGTGCCGGCTGGTACACCTGGACGCAGGCCGACGCTGATCGGCTCGCGATTCCGCTCGATCGGCTCCTCGCTGAGCAAGAGAAGGATCACGGCGCGCACCGTGCCAAGTTCCACACCGACGGGCACGCGACCAAGGAAGACGCCGAGCGCTGCTACTACGAGTACTCGGCCGATCACCTCTACGAGTCCGGCCCGTGGTCGCCCGAACAGAAGTGCCACTACCAGGACTGCCGCGAGCTGGCGAACATGGGCCTGGAGAACCGCGGCTACGCGGGCTGCTTCAGTCTCACGCTCCTCTGCGATGCGCACCGCACCGTCGAGGTGATGCGCGAGCTGCAGCCGTTCAAGCCGGGGATGTCGCACATCCACTCGTAAGCGTTGACGAGTCCGCGAGGACTCTGCTACCAGGGGCGAACCATGAATCCCGAGGCACTCGCACGACACTTTAAGTCGATCGGTGCCGCGATCCAGATCACTGAGGTGCCGCGTGAGACGACGACGCGTCGTCCGCGAGCGCGGCTGGTGCGGTGGGGTAGCGGCGAGCCGGTCAGTTCTCCCTCTCACATTCTCGACGTGCGGCCGATGCGCGAGCATCGCCAGGCCAGGCCGGTCGAGACCTTCACCCTGCGTGTGAACGAGGGGGTGCAGGTGAACGCGGTCCACATCGACCCCGAGCTGCGCCACCTGCTGCTGAACGTCAACGACGGGACGCAGAAGGCCAAGTACCTCTGTGGGCACGACGAGCGCCACTGGTTCGTGGCTGGGGTGGCGAACAACGTCACCACCGTGCGCACGGCCATGGAGAGCTTGCAGCCGCCTCCGGTCGCCGAGAAGACGCGCCGACTGAAGACCAAGGACAAGCTCAGCCGGCGCAACGACGCCTTCGTGCGCCAGGGCGAGTGGTTCTTCGTCCCGGAGCCGAAGCTCCGGCTGCCGGCCACCGCGCAGGTCTACAAGCACGAACCGCTGCGTCGGAACACGCGCTCGAAGCCGCACATGGCCGAGGAGCTGACCCGCCACGGCGGCACGGTCGTCTACCTGTGCTCGCACTTTCGCACCGGTGCGACGGCCAAGCAGTGGCGGGAGCACAAGGCAAGCGGCGCGTTTTGCCACGCGAATACGGCCGTGCGCGATGCGATCGTGTACGTGCGCGGCAAGATCTCGCACGCCGATCACAAGACCGTCACGCTGAAGGGCTGGCACCGGGTGTTCATGAACAACGAGCCCTTCCGCGCCGAAGTCGCCTTCCTCGACTGACCACGGAATGGTTGAGGGTGCCTGGCCAGACCCACGCTTACTCTACGTTTCGCTGGCATGCGGCGTGGGGTGGGCCTTGCACTGATCGGGTGGGTGCTCTTCTTCGTGAGCACGAAACGGTGAGGTGAGTTGTGGAACTCGACGACGGACTGAGCGGCGCTGGACCAACCCGCGGCCCGGACATCCCGGTGAGCTTCCCACGAGCGCGTCTGCTCTGGGCACAGCTTGCCGGCCACTACACGGCCTGGCGCACCGGCGTCCCGTTCGACATCACCGAGCAGCTCCGGGCGAGTGCTCGGGCACTGCATGTTCCAGGCCCGGATGTCGAACAGCACGACGAGGACTACGACGGCGACTGCTACTGCGCGCTCTGCCTGTCGTACTCGGACTGATGTTCCCGAGCCGCTTCACCAAATCGCTGCTGTGGATCTACTGGCGCACGCTCCTGCGTCTGAGTGTGCGCCGCCAGCGGCTCACCTACGTCGACGTCCGCCTGATGCGCATCTACGGCTACCTCGAACGCCGTAAGCGGCGGGCGAACCGCGGGCCGTTCCTGCAAACGCCGTCGCGCGTAGAGCGCGAGCTGCGGGAGATGGAAGACGAGCTGGCGCTGATCAAGCCGGTGCGGTCCGATGGCGAGGCAGGTAAGATATGAGCGGTGGCGAGACACTCGCAGAAGCGATTGCTCGACATGAGATCTGCCGTTGTGGAGATCCGCTCGGCGACGATGCTGTTGGTCTCACTGACGACCGGCGCCTCGTGATGATCGTCGCGTGCCGTGAGTGCGCCGTTGATCTGCGACTGCTTCCCAATCCTGATGGACCGGTCGACATCCCTGCAAGGTTCACGCTGGTTCTGAACGATGTCGGGGCAGGGTAAGTCGGTCGATGAGATCGTCGGTGAGTTGGCGGACGTCATGGCCATGTCGCTCCTCGACAAGTTCGCGCTTGCTGCGCTGCAGGGCATCCTCGCGCACGCAGGACACGACAACGATCCTGCGGACGTCGCTCGCTGGTCGTACGACTTCGCCGAGGCCGCATTGAGGGAGCGCGGGTTCCGCGTGAAGACGTGAGTCGCCGACACCGTCGACGGTTGAACAAAGATGAGCGCAACGAGCGAGACGGCGTCCGCCGCTACAAGCACCGCCGTGCTCTCCCGTGCTTGGAAGACGGCACACAGGTTCCTCGGGCACAGGCCCGCCGACACTGAACGCTGCGCGTTCGTCGACTTCCCGGTCGAGACCGACTGCGAGTGCTGCAATCGCAAGCCGTGTGGAAGCGTGTCCCTGCGCTTCGAGTTCCGCGACGATGACGGCCGCTGGGTGCGACAGTGGCTCTGTGGACGGCACCACCGTCTCGCAGGCCGCTGGGCGGACATCGACCAGCTGGAGCATCGCATGTACGATCTCCGCGGTCGGTGGTACGACGACAACAGCTTCCACTCCTGGTGGAACGCGTGGAACTTCCTCACCGAGCTGTGGGAGCACTGGGACGAGCGCAACTTCGGCTGGGCGTGGGGCAACGGCTGCGCCGGCACCGGCCCCCGCAAGAACCACGACGGCTCGGAGTCGCTGCCGTACCGCACCTTCGGCGTCTCGGTCGACATCTGGGACCAGGCCATCGTGTTCGTCTGGAACTTCCGACTCTTCAGCGGCTACTGCTACTTCTGGTGAGAACCGTGGAGGACAGCCGTGTTTGGATTCGACAGCGCCGTGCCGCACCTCGTGCAGTGGTGCGCCGATACGCTCCTGCTGTTCGCCTGTCTCATCGCTGCCTTGTTGGTCGTCAGCGACGACCGGCTCGGCGCTTGACAAAACATCACGAACTCTGCCAGTGATTTGGGCGTAGGTTTCCACCACCACTCTTACTGATCATCTACCGTGGTACCGCGGACGGGTGGTGTGGGATGGTTGGTGGGCCTGCACACCCAGCGCTGGCGAGACAAGCTGTGCCGGCTGGCAAACCCAACCTGCGCCAGATGAGCGCAGGAGCTACGTGCAAGGCGTAGGCCGGCTCCAGTTCACTTTTGACACAAGAACGGTGGTGTTCTTGTGGCGCTTTCGTTGTGGAGGGGTGGGGATGGTGTGGCTGGCGTACTACTGGGACGGTGACTGGGAACAGTTGGTCTTCATCGGTCTGTTCACCGAGATCACCAAGGCGTTCGAGGCCGTCGACGCGCACGCGAAGCGGAAGGTGGACTTCCCCGCGGCACCGGCGTCGATGCCGACCGAGTACTCGTGGGACGGCTACCACGTGCGCTGCTTCGAGATCGACCTCGACTACGCGAACCCGCCGGTAGATCTCGCCGACGTCGTGGGCCGCGCGCTCGCCGATGACGAAGACAACGCCACGCTGCAGCTGAAGCCAGTCGCGTCGAGCAACATCGCGGCGATCGGCTACAACAAGCTCACCTCCGTGCTGCGCGTGAAGTTCCTGACCGGCGGCGTCTACGACTACAGCGGCGTCCCGCCCGTAGTGGCCGAGGAGTTCCAAGAGGCGTCCTCAAAGGGCACGTACCTCTCGCGCTTCATCCGGCCCCGCTACGCGGTGCGCAAGCTCGACGCGGCCGAGTGAGACTTTCGCGCATCTGAAACACGCGAAAGTCGCACAGAGAGGCGATCATGGCTTGGACAGCCAACGAGACGGCAAAGGGGACCAGCGAGTTCACCGACAAGACGCTGGAGTTCGACCAGCTGTTGACCAGCGCCGAGGATCTCGACGCGCTGGTGCAGCCGCCTGGCGTCGAACCGGCGACGTGGGCGGTACCGCTGGACGAGTTCATCGACGTCACCACGCGCTGGCACGGGTACAACCGCGCCGCCGACGGCGATCAGTTCACGCTCTCCCGTCAGCTCGCGAAGCGTTTCACGACGCCGCCGATTCCCGACCACGTGCCGGAACGGCCCCCGTGGTGGTGGGGACTCGAACAGATGTTGGAGCGGTCGCGCTTCAATCGGCAGGAGACCACCGAGGAGTACGTCCGCTTCGTCTTGAACGACATCAGCAAGCCGCGGGCGACCGTCATCGTGTACGCCGACGGAAGCTGGCACACGATCCTCGGCGGGATGATGCACAAGGGCGCTGACACAATCGAGATGTTCCTGAAGCTCACGCGGTGGTTCCGTCAGTGGGAAACGACCGCGCGCTCGCTGGCTGAGGAGGCATGATGGCCGACACGTTCAACATCCTCCAGCACCTGCTCCCGAAGACGCTCACGCGCGCTGAGGTGCAGCGCCTGCGCAACCGTGCACGCTGTGTGCCGGGCTCGGACGAGGCGACCACACGCGCGTTCGATGCGCTCGTGGAGGCCCTCGATCAGGTCGATGCGGCGCTCGCCCGCAAGGAGCTGGACGACGAGAAGCTCGTGCGCAAGATCCTGCAGGAGCAGGAGCGGCGCCGCGAGTCGGCGCGCAAGCTGATGGTGGATCATCTGCGGCATCTCGACGCCGTGGTGAAGAGTCCAGACGAGGTCGAGCCGGTCGAGCGCGCTTTCAAGTCTGGGCGGCAGAAGCTCTTCGGTTCCGAGCTGCTCTCGCGCCACGTGCGCGAGACCATCAACGGCGAACAGCCGACCAACTTCGTCCGCCACAACGGCCAGCCGCTGGCCTACAACGCAGGCCTGCACGATCGTCTGGTCGCCCTGGGCATCCTCCCGGCCGTCGAAGAGACCTGCTGACGCTCGTGGGAGCGTCGACACTGTACGCCCGCTCGTCGTTGCGGTAGGTTCACCCTGCCCCGATGGCTCAGTCTGGTAGAGCGGCTGACTTTGGATCAGCAGGTCGCTGGTTCAAATCCAGCTCGGGGTGCTTGGGTCGATAGCTCAAATGGGAGAGCGCCTGTTTTGCAAGCAGGGGGTTTGGGGTTCAAGTCCCCGTCGATCCACTTCTCGATCCCCGGTAGCTCAGATGGAAGAGCGCTCGCCTACGAAGCGACAGGTCGCTGGTTCGACTCCAGTCCGGGGAACTGCACACACGATGGTCCCCGGTAGCTCAGCCTGGCTAGAGCATGCGCCCGATAAGCGCAGAGTCGTCGGTTCAAATCCGACTCGGGGAACTGATGCGGAGTACCCGAGTTGGTAGCAGGGAGCGGCCTGTTAAGCCGTTGGGCGTAAGCCCCGTCGTAGGTTCGAGTCCTACCTCCGCAGCCTTTTCTCCTCCTCTGCTTTTCGTAGCTCCTGCACGCGCTTCCACAGGTGCGGGAAGCGCTGCTGTAGGTCAGGTGAGCGTTCGAGGTCCTGGATGGCCTCGCGCACGAGGGGCGCGAGCCAGTCGCGGTCTTCAGTCATCATCATCTCCTGAGACCAGTATCTCACGAAGGTTTCCACCGCCGACCCACCAGGCTGTGGGCACGGTTACGGCGGCGTCTCTGTGCAAGAGGCGCCGCTAGATCTCTCGCTCGTCCACCAGGTGTGGAAGGAGCATCCGGTGGCGTCGTCCGAGCTATGCTTGGCGGCGCTTCCAGTCAACGTCTGGAGGACGTGTGCTCGAAGCGATCGACTACGACGAACTCGACCCCGGCATCCGCGACATCGTGCGGCTGTGCCGGGAGAACGGCTTCGACACCTGCGACAGCGGCGACGGGGTCTCGAAGCCGAACGTCGGTGTTGAGGACGAGCACGGCGTGATCGAGAACTGGGCCTGTCCGAACGTGGCGGTCCAAGTCGAGCGCGAGACGTTCTTCACCGAGGCCGATCGCCTCCAGCAGCTGCTCGGCACCGAGTGGCGCATCGAGGCAACCTACTGGCCAGACGGCGGCGCGTGCATGCTGCTCGCCGTCAAGGATGGGATGCCTTCATGACCAGCGTGCGTGACATTGTCCTTGCCGAGGTCGCTCCTCCGGGTTTCAAAGGCACCGTGAAGGCGATGAAGCGCAAGCACGGCTTTTCCAACAAGAAGGCCTACGCGCTCGCCTGGTCGATGAAGAACAAGGGCGACCGCTCGCACTACAAGGCCGACGGCACGCACAAGGAGTCGGTCGACGAGGCCTTTGTCACCCGCGAGCAGCTGCTGCGCGACTTCCCGCCGAACCCAGTGGTACTGCGTCAGCTTCGTGCAGGGACGTACAACACTGAGGCTGCAGCGGCAGAACGTGATGTGGCCAAGGAACATCAGCTGAACGTCGCCCGGCGCACGCTCAAGATGCCGGATGCGATGGCGGGAGTGATGGGCGGCATGACCAAGGACCAGGCGCGACGGATCGTGCAGAACCACGCCGGCAGCTTCGCGGCCCGAGTGCGCGGCTACCAGGAGACCGACGAGTCGCTGCGCTTGGTGCAGCCCGGCACCACCGGCTGGCGGGACAAGTCCTTCGGCGCCGCGGAGCGCCGCCAGCAGATCCGTGCGCGGGTACACCAGCAAGGCACGGTCCACGGCGTGCAGTCCGAACGCGTTTTGAAGAAGGCTGCTGCTGCGGTACAACAGGGGCGCATGAAGGAAGATGTCAACGCGACCTGGAGCCAGCTCGTCGACGAGAAGAAGGACAGTCTCACCGACCCGGTCAAGTACGAGCTGATGTACTCGGGCGGCGGGCACGGCGGGCCGTACCTCGGCGCACAGGCAGCCTACAAGGGCGCCAAGCGCATGCTGAAGGGCGGCAGCGATCGCGCGGTCACTATCGCGCGCTACGCCAAGCCGGGCGAGCAGGGCCTCTTCATCCCGCGCTTCACGGTCCGCAAGGACGGCACCTCGTCGTCAATGCGGCCGATGATGGATCCACGGTTCCGCAAGTGAACCGCCTGCTGGCCGCGCTCGTGCTGGTGCCTGCACACGCCGCGCTCGGCTGGCTCATCGTGACGCTCTTCTGGCCATGATCATCAACCTCACCTGGGCCGAGTTGCTCGAAGCCGCCCGCCCAGTGGTGCACGCGCACTACCTGCAGATGATGGTCGACAAGTACCCGGTCGACGCCCCGCCGACGCGGATTGCGCAGGACATCCGGCACCGGTTCCGCACCCACATGAAGCTGCCAGTGAAGCCCGAGCAGGTGAAGGCGACGGTATCAGCCGCATTGCGCTACCATGCGTATAACCAGCGCACGCACCGCCAGGTGATGGGAGTGCGGCCGTGATCGAGTACGTGTTCCCGCTCACCGTTGTCGCGACCGTGTCGCTCCTGGCCTGGTTCGCCTGCCATCCGGTGGAAGACGATGACCGCACTCTGTGAGTTGGCCAAGACCTACCGCACCGACAAAGGGCCGTGGGGCTTCGATGGCGACGCCTCGCCGGGCCACGGCTACACGCGCACCTACGATGCGCTCTTCCGCTCGATGCGCCATGACGCGATCGTGCTCTTGGAGATCGGCATCGCCAAGGGCGCCTCGCTGCTCATGTGGAGCGAGTACTTCGCCGAAGGCACGATCCTCGGCCTCGACATCTCGTTGGCCAACGTCGATCGCTCCACGCTCGCCGGCACGCAGGGTGGCGGCTGGGAACAGCTGCCGCGGCACGCCGACATCCAGCTCTACGAAGGCAGCCAGGACAACACGGCGCTGCTCCGACAGATTGCCGAGGACAACGGTGGCGTGCTCGACATCGTCATCGACGACGGCAGTCATCGCGCGGAGCACCAGGTCCAGACCTTCGAGACGCTGTTCCCGTACGTGGCGCCGGGCGGCTACTACGTGATCGAGGACATCGGCCACGGCGATGCGGTGTCCGGCAGCGTCTTCACGAGCCGGATGCTCGACGCACAGGGGCTCTTCGCCGACGTCGACGAACTGTACTGGGCGATTCGCCAGCGGACGAGCCAGTCGGTCATTCTCCGTAAGAAGGCACGCGTATGAAGAAGACGCACGAGCGCATGCGTGAGATCGCGTACGGCTGGCACGGCGGGCAGAGTTCGCCGCTGTACTCGTTCGCGTCGACCGGCAAGATCCACGGCCCCGAGCACCGCCACGGGCTGCTGCGCGAGATCGACAGCTCGCTCAATCATCCCGACAAGCACACGCTTTGGGATGCCGGTGAGCTGCGCGAGCTGCAATCACTGCGCAGCCACCTCGCCATTGCCCCAGACAAGCACGGCGCGTTCCCAGCGCGCGAGCAGCCGGCGATCCAAGCTGGCCGTGTCGGGGCCTGGAGCATCGGCGGCGTGAAGGAAGGGGCTGACGCCTTGCTGAACGGCGCGCCGGTGCGCAAAGTCGTCGAGACCGTCTCGTTCCGAGAGCCTCGTCGCCGGCCGCGGCAGCCGGCGCGGACCGTCACGTACGGCGATTCGACGTACAAGGTGAAAGGCAAGGTCGAGATTCCAGACCTCACCAAGATGGAGCGTATGGACGCGCTCATCTGGCTGAACCGCAACACGCACGCACGGGGCTACTCGAAAGCCAACCCGCTCGCCGGCATCGGTGGCGTGATCAGCCTCAAGACGCGCTAGACCGCCAGCGGCGCTGGCATCCAGTTCTGCAATGGGTGCGGCCCCGGCAACTGCACCAGGACTGGGTTCTCCGGAATCGGCCGCACGCTGGTGCTGGTCTTGTTGGTCTCGTCGGGATGCATGTGATCGACACAGCGCGGTTCGAGTCGATCGTGGGTGCCCTCGATCACTCGCAGGAACACGCGCGCGGGGCTCGCACAGTACCCTGATCGTGGAAACGCTCGCTCGCGGCGGATGTCGCCGACGCGCAGGAGCCGGCGCGAGCGGAAGGTCGGCTCACCACCGATCGCGTCGGCGTGGCCGTAGTAGTACCAACACCGCCACGGATACTCTTGGTTCCAGGTGCGCGCCATGAAGAGTTCCTTCTGCCCGGTGAACACCGAGCATGAGCCGCCGCACCACGGGCCGAGATGGTCGATGTAGAAGAACATCGGGCTCTGGCAGCGACGCTCGCGACACTTCACCGCTGAGCGTCTAGCGGTCCACCCTGGCCACAGGCGCCGCGGCATCTGGTAGTCCGTGATCAACGCGGCGATGTCGATGGCGCGATTCCACTTCAGACGCGTTGCCGCCGGTAGCAGCAAGAGCTGCCCGCGCGCGTAGCCGGTGGCGCAGTACCGACAGAGCGCGTTCTTGGTCAGCTTGTCGATCGCTACGACGTCGGGCCGGCCGCAGCGCTCGTGCTTCCCCCAGCGCCACACGAGCTGGCAGGCGAGCGGCGTCGGTAGCGACGCGGTGTGCACCGAGCCCAGCGAGTAGAACTCCTCGCTCCACAGGTCGCGGTCGATGGCGCACGCCTCGCAGAGCGGCCACGCGCACCGCGGATCGTGATCGAGGGTGAGCTTCACGGGTGGGCCGTCGACGATCTCCGTGAACACGCTCGCTTCGTCGGTGCGGCAACTTCCGCAAACCATGCCCCGGACGTCCGTGATCTGCCCCACATGTTCCATCCGCATGCTCCATCAAGGGTACTTCACCTGGGAATGCCAGAGGTGTGGGCACCGCTGCAACGGTGACCTGCCGACGAAAGAGACCGATGACGGTGAACGACGCGACGATTGACCTGATCAAAGGCTTCGAGAGCCTGCGGACGCGGGCGTACCAGGACACGGGTGGGGTGTGGACGATCGGCTACGGTCATACCAGCGCCGCCGGCAACCCGAAGGTCTTCCGCGGCATGGTGGTCTCGCCGGAGTCTGCGCTGCGGATCCTGTACGATGACGTGTCGAAGTTCGCCACGGGCGTCGAGCAGCTGGTCACCGTCACCCTGAACGAGAACCAGTTCGGGGCGCTCGTCAGCTTCGCGTTCAACGTCGGGCTGGGCGCGTTCAAGGGCTCCTCGGTGTTGAAGCGCGTGAACAGCCGCCAGTTCGCCGAGGTGCCGGCCCGCTTGAATCTCTGGGTGAAGGACAACGGCAAGGTGCTGAAGGGGCTGGTGCGCCGCCGCAAGGCTGAGGGCGTGCTGTTCCTGACTCCGGTGGTCTGATAGACGGGCCGCATGGATGTGGTTCATGCGGACGTACCTTTAGAAGGCTGCAAGCACCTTGTCACGCCGTTCCAGTGCATCGCCTACACCTGCTTCGCGCGCACCACGCACCTCCCACTGGTGGAGCTGGTCACCCCGAAGGGCAAGCAGGTGGTCCACTTCCAGTTCGGCGCCTGCGCGCAGCACCTCACCACGGTGCGCCTCGCGCTCAGCGACGCCCCATTCTTGCGGTTCGTCTGCGGGCTGCTCGACGTGCCGGAGGTGGGCAGCCACATCATGCGCGTCACCTTCGAGCAGGCACCGGTCGGGAGTGCCTGACCGAGGAGAGTCGGTCATGGACACGCCAGTGTTGGAACGGCCGCATGTCGAGATCAACCGGGTCTGCGCCCGACAGCACTGCGGCAACTTCTCGGTCTACCAGCCCGTCCTGAAGATCTTCCACACGACCTCGGCCGAGCCGTACATCCTCTTCATCGGCATGGGCATCTGCCTGACGCACCAGCCCGACATCACCACCGACGTGCTCCTCGGCTTGCCCGAGCAGCAGGCGTTCATCCGCAACGTGTTCACCGCGCTGCACCTCGGCGAGCCCCAGTTCGAGCGCAGCCTGGTGGAGTTCGAGATGCTCGACGCTGAAGGCTCCGCATGAGCTGCTACCGCCACCGGGTCCTGCCCACAGGCGGGGAGATGCGCGGGATCGGCGACCCGGACGCGCAGCGGTACACACGCCGTCGCCGGCAGCTGTTTCTCCGTCGCTTTATCGACTGGGATCCTGTACATCCGAAGAAGCGCCAGGACCGGTCCTGGAAGCGCTTCCGAGCGACGAGGTATCGCTGATGGCGTGCTCTTGGTGTCCGAATCCGATGGCTCAGACGACCCCGCTGATTGTCACCGATCGCGGCGCTGAGGCCTCTGGTCGGAAGACCGGTGACACGGTCAATCTCTGCCCTGCGTGCGCGACGAGCGCATTGCGCCGTCGGCACGCGAAGGCGGCAACCAAGCCGCGGGAACAGATCGAGGCAGTCGCCCGCGGCATGCGGCCGGCTGACGTCCTCGCCGAGAATGATCCGAACGACGACTTTGTCGCGGACACCGACGGCTCGCCGCTGCGGATCCCACCCAAGGGTCATCCCGATCGGTGCCCGGACTGCGGTGGCAGCCGTGCGCTGCGCGTCGGGTACACGTGGTGCGGGGCGATCCCGAACACGCCGTGCAACATCCCCGGCGGCGGGGAGCCGCACCAAGACGATCTGATCAACGCGAAGATCAAAGCCCATCCGTACCGCTACCGGCGCCGCTGATGGCTGAGTGGCACAAGCGCGGCTGGCTCGCTCCGTCGGGCACGCTGCACTCGATCGCAGCCGAAGGGACGCACACCGACTGGTTGCTCGCGCACCCGGAACACTGGGAGCCGGGCAAGCACCAGGAGGCGGTCGACCGCATCAACAAGGGCGAAGGCAAGCACTACGCGGTCCGCGACGCCAATGCCCGCCTGCTGCGCCACGGGTGGGTGCGCCAGGCGGGCCGCGGCATGTACGAGCTGAGCGACCGTCGCCATCTGCGCCGCGTCCTCGACCACGTCATGACGAACTACCCCGACATTGACCGGGTCACCGTCGACATCGGGGTGGACAAGCCGACCACGCACACGATCTCGGTGCACGAGGAGACGATTCCACTGGGGCAGTGCTACTCGTGGGCGACCAAGAATGCGCGCGAGGGAGACACCGTCGTGCACGGCACGGTGCAGCATCCATGGGACGGGCACAGCTTCTCGCACGCTTGGATCGAGCGAGGCGATCGCGTGCACGACTTTCAGACCTCGATCGGCCTCGGACCGGGCAAGCAGGGTTGGACGCGAGCAGCCTTCCAGGACGCCTACACGCCGTCCCAGACGCGTCGTTATGCGCCGCACGAGGCCAAGGCCCACATGCTGCGCCATGGTCACCACGGGCCATGGGAGTGGGTGGAACGCGTGCTTGCTGGGGAGCGGCCTGCAGATGTCATCAACGAGGCCGTAGGCTTGGTGCGCAAAAGCACTCAAGACTTCCTCTTGAACGATCCTGATGGCGGCGAGACCGACGCCGAGATGTATAACTTCGGGCGTGGGCGGGAACGCTACCGGCCTCGTCACGGCAAGGTGCACGAGTTCGACATTGTCCATCGCCAGCATGGGCGGGTCGGTACGATGCACGTGGCGCACACCGATCGAACGCAGCGGACGCTCTACGTACCGTGGATCGAGATTGAGCCCGCTCATGAGCGGGCTGTGAACCCGATGAGTCTGCGCACGTCGCTGCAGGCGCACTTTCCTCGTGCGCGTGAAGTGCGCGGCTGGCGCATCACTGGCCGCAGGCCAGGCGTCCGTTCGTACACGCTGCCGCCGCCTCGCAGCAACCCGCGACAAGGAAAGCTGTTCTGATGACGATCACGGCGTACGTTGAGTCGCTCATGGGCGGCACCAAGCCGCGGACGGTCATCGAGCAGATGGTCGCCGGCCTGCGCCCTGGGCAGCATCTTCACCCGAACCAATACCCGTGGCACGACGGGCACACGCGCTACGGCCGTGGGCAGCTGCTCGAAGACGAGCACGAGTGGAACGACCAGGCGGTGAAGGGGAGGGTTGCCGGCTATCACGACATCGCGCGCCACTTTGGACACGTGGTGCCGAACGCGGGCGCGGACCTGAAGCACTACGACTACCGCGCCGAGCATGCCGAGAAGATCGACCGCACGCTGACAGGCCACGGCTACACCGCCTACTACGCAGGCGGGAAGTACGGACAGCCAGCCCTGCACACCAAGAACTACGACTCGGGCCACCTCATGATCTGGAACCCAGACGAGGGCTCGGGCGGGGACTTCGGCCACCGCGCGTACACTGACGCCTGGCGCAAGATGCACGAGCTGGCGCACGCGATCACCAAGCCGATCGTCAACGCGAAGTACGGCGAGGCGCAGCGCATCGGCAAGCTCGGCCACCA